GAGGAACAGGAACAGGAAGAGGAACAGGAACAGGAAGAGGAACAGGAACAGGAAGAGGAACAGGAACAGGAAGAGGAACAGGAACAGGAAGAGGAACAGGAACTCCAAGAGGAAGTAGAACCCCAAGAGGAACAAGAACCTCAAGAGGAACCCCAAGAGGAACCCCAAGAGGAACCCCAAGAGGAACCCCAAGAGGAAGAGGAAGAGGAAGAGGAAAATACAGAAGAAATAAAAGAATTAAAAAGACAATTGGCATTATTAGAAGCTGAAAATAATTCACTTCGCTCCAATGAAGAGGAAGAGGAAGAGGAAGAGGAAGAGGAAGACGAAGAAGATGAAGAGGAACTTGTTACTGGATTTGAGGGTGCGACCAATGAAGAAATGATTAAATTATGGGACAATACCACAGATTTTAAGAAACGTGACATCATTGTAGCGGAATTACAACGCCGAAAATTATTTCCATCCAGTGCGATGACCCAATGGGAGCGTAAAACAGGTGCTTATCCTGATATCATTGATCCCGAATTTTTACAAAAGTTGTTAGCCAAACGTGAATTTGCTGAGAGTTTACAGACTAGATGGCAGCCTAACACCAACCCATGCGAAGACAATTCTACCTTTGAAGTCACACCTGTTCAGCGATTCGTCACTAATTTTATGTCCGCCAAAACACCCTACATGTCCGCTCTTCTCTTTCACGGTGTAGGTGTCGGTAAAACATGCGCTGCCGTTCAAATCATTGAAGCATGGCTTGAATACTATCCTCGCAATGAAATTTATCTTGTTGCCCCTCCCACCATTCAAAAGGGATTTTTCCAAACTATTTTTGATATTAATAAAGTTATCATCGGTGAAGGAAATGAACCCAATACTGCATCCCAATGTACAGGTGATACGTACATGAAACTCACCAATACACTCTATGAGCGTGATATTAGGCGCATTGAAAAAATAGTGAGTAAAGCTATTAAACGCCGCTATAAAGTGTTTGGATACATATCCTTTGCCAATTTTATTCGTGATGCTCTCAAAGGTATTCCTTCAGGATTGACTACCAAGCGTAAAGCCGAACTCAAAAAAGAATACATTCGCAAGAAATTCAGTGGTAAACTTCTCATTGTCGATGAAGCCCATAATCTTCGTGATTTGACAGAAGAAAGTGATACGAAGGAAGATGCCCTTGCTGGTGGAAAAAGTGAAAAAAGTGATGCGGCGGATGGAAAAGCACTCACCCCTTATCTACGTGATGTCTTACGATACTCTGAAGGAATGAAATTTTGCGCATTAACTGCTACACCCATGTATAACAGCTACAAAGAAATCATTTTCATTTTGAATCTACTATTAATGAATGATAAGCAAACTACCCTCAATGAATTAGATATTTTTGATAGAGCAGGAAATATTACAGAGAAAGGTGCCACTACATTAGCCTATATTTCTCAACGATATGTCAGTTTTATGCGTGGTGAGAATCCCATCTCTTTCCCTATTCGTCTCTTTGCAGATCATATTCCAGACACACCACCCTATCCTACCATGGATCCACGTGGCACTTCTATTGAAAATACGAAGTATGATACACACTTACCTTTGATTCCTATTGTCCTACATGGTGATACATTAAAAGCAACGATTGCTATTACAAATCGATTACCGCCAGGTGGAAAGGGTCTCAATACAATTATGTTAGAGAAATTGGTACATGCTGGTAATATTATTGTTCCTGCCACCGAATTCACGCAAGGGGATAACTATGAAGCATATGTTCGTCGTATTGATTCAAATGCTCTTGAAAGCGTGTTTGATAAGACAACATCAGGAGGTGAAACACGTTATCGTGCGAATGATTCGATTGGTGCGAATTGGTTAACCGTTGGACCTCTTGCCAAATATAGCCCTAAGTTTAATTTTTTGATTAATCGTATTCGTCGCTCAGAAGGATGTATTTTTGTCTATACACGATTTGTAAGTCTTGGTGCGATCCCTTTAGCCCTTGCTCTAGAAGCAAATGGATATACTGCTTATGGACGTAAATCAGGTCTTCTTCAAAATGGCATTCAAGCACCTGGTGGGAAACAATGCGCCCTCTGCCCTCGCAAAGAAAAAGAACACCAAGATGCAAATCACGCATTTGCACCAGCCTATTACGGTATGTTAACAGGTGAAGTCACTGTTTCTCCCAATAATGAGAAGACGATTAAAGCGCAACGTGCCTTTGAGAATGCTACAGGTGTTCAAATGAAAGTCATTATCGGTTCACAAATCGCATCCGAAGGTGTAGATTTACGTTTTGTTAGAGAAACGCACATTATTGATTCCTGGTTTCATTTAAATAAAACGGAACAAATTCTGGGTCGTGCCATTCGATATCTTTCTCATTGTGCCTTACCAAAAGAGAAACGAAATAATACCGTCTATTTGTATACTGCTATTCTTCCTGCTTCCGAATATTCCCGAGAAACGGCTGATTTATACAGTTATCGTATTGGATTTAAAAAGGCAGAACTTATTGGCAGGGTGACTCGTATCATGAAACAATCTGCATTAGACTGTAATTTAAATCACGATGCGATTATTATTAAGGATCAGGATCCTGAGCGACAAATCGATTCACAGGGACAAATACGTGAGCAAGTTAATATTAATGACATGCCTTTTACTGCTGTATGCGATTGGATTGAAACATGCGATTATCGCTGTAATCCTAATATTAATGTCAAAACGTTAGAAATGGATGATTCTACCTATGATGAGTTTTCTGCTCGGTGGCGTGTTCAACGAATGAAAGAGACAATCCGTGCCCTTTTCAAAGATCAAGCCTTCCATCCATCCGAACGTTTATGGGAAGCATTTGCCGATATTCCACGACTGGCTGCTGTTGATTTATTAAATGATATTGTCAATAATAAAACATTTCAAGTTCAACATGGTTCTCAATCAGGATACATTCGTTATTGTAATAAATACTACATCTTTCAACCCAATGTCTATGCCGATTTGACCATTCCACTTGCAATTCGTATTGCGTCCTTTCCTGTCAAACGTGATTTATATACACCCATTGAATATGAAATACCTGAAGTGATAGAGGAAGTCCATGATGAACAATCCCTTGAATTAGTAAAAGACTTTTGGAGAGCGGTGATGCGATGGACCGACTATTTGTCTACTTCTGTGAAATATGCGAAACCACCTGGTGAAATAGAACAGTACCGTGTTGCAATTTCCCATGATGATATCGAATTATTGAAATCATATCAGGAAAGTATTCAAATGATCGAATGGTTTCATACTTCCTTTCAAGCTTCCACACAAAAGAATTCCGAATCATTTCGAAAGGCAGTACTATTTTATTTATGGGATGAATGGTTGAGTTTAGAGGAGCAGAAATACCTTGTCTATTCTAGCAATATTAATGTGAACGAATGTGTCAGAGATCATCAATATCATATTGATCGCATTCTTGTGAATCGTTTCATGGATCCGAAAACGGGTCAGCTTCAATATCTTTGTGAAAATGGAACTGAATGTATACGTTCTATCGTTGATGCTGTCGTACGTGATAGGGATGAAGCCATCAAAAACTTCACTATTAATGTCAGAACTACAGGATCCCTCTATGGTATTATTGTACCAAAGTATGGCGAAATGGTCTTTAAAATCGATACACCACCTGAAGTAGGTGGAAAATTAGGAAAAGGTAAACAAATTAGTATCGTAACAACTATGACGGGGCATATTGCAAAGCTAATTGAAATTGGAGATATTCTTAAGAAAAATGGCAGAACCGATTTTCAGTTAAATCGTGCTATATTGGCAGGTCCTCGTAGCATTGAAAACTCGACACGTGCCTCTACTCTTTTGGATCTATTTTTACGCTTTCTACATATTGAACAAATGGAAAAGAAGAAATGGTTCTTTCGTTCGATTGAAGCCTATTACATCGGTTATAAAGGTTTGTTTCGTCCTTGAGAAAATAATGAATAAAAATTGAGAGATGGGAAACGAAATAAGATAGTAGGTAGAAAATGGAATCGGTCGCATTCTTCGAAAAAAAGCTCAGTCTCACTCCTCAGGAATTCAATAAAGTCAAATCGAATTCGATGGATGACATCTTGCTAAAGAAAGCAAAGGAAACCATGGAAAATAAATGCTCCGAACAAGGGTTTATTCTTCCCGGTTCCATTGTTCTTCATTCTCGTTCTATGGGGTACTTTGAAGCTGCTCGTTTTACAGGCGATGCCGTCTACTATGTCAAGTTAGAAGGTAAGGTCATTTATCCGGTAGACGGTATTCGTGTAACAGGTGATGTTATCCGCAAAAACCAGATGGGGTTGTATGTCAATTATCTAAACGCTATTCGCATTCAAGTTCCTCGTGATCTCCATCTTGGTAATGAAAAATTTGACAATGTACAAGTGGGTGATACGGTTCAAGTGGAATTAAAACGCTCCAAATTTGCGATCAACGATTTGTACATTTTATCAAGTGGCATCTTTATTGATATTATTGATTCTTCCGCTTTGATTGATAATATAACGGGAGTCGACAAGGAGGACGAAGATGAAGATGAAGACGAAGAAGACGAAGAAGACGACGACGAAGAAGATGACGACGAAGACGAAGACGAAGAAGACGAAGATTAAAATAGAAATGAAAAGTGCGCTTATCACTAGATTCTGAACATCTTTACGGAATTAGAAATGTCAGGGATCACACATGACGAACGTAAAAGAATATTTGACGCTATCAAAACACTTGTTAAGCCAGAACAGGAATCTATCTTTCGTATTATACGTAAAACAAAAGAAAGCTATACAGAAAACTCAAATGGTATTTTTTTTGATTTATCCGCTATTTCGGACGATACCTTCTTACAAATCAAAGACTACCTTGATTTTTGTTTAAAGACACGTCAAGATCATGAACTTCGTGTCAATGAATTAGAAACCTTGCGCATTGAAAATCAACAGCATTTTGACCATCCTACTTCTACTCATCCTAATACTGAGAAGACCGCTATCAATCATAATAATATATGATACGATTCATATAAATTTGATAACTTAAAGTTGTATGACTAAGTAATAGTAATTATGACGACTCCAGTAAAGAAATATCAGAATGTAAGCTACAAGGAACTCATTGCTTATTCCGAACAAAATCCAAATCGTGAACGTACCCTTGTTTCTGTGTCCCATTCCTCTTTGGCGTCTGATACCTCATTGGATAAACTCGGTCTACAAGGTTATACCGCATCTACCATCACGCCATCAGGCATCCTAAGTATTCTGGCGTGCATTGCCGATCCTCATTATTATGCCCTCGCACCAAAACACGCACGTACTCAACTCTTAATTGATTTGAGTACGTCCCTTCAACAACAGACGGATCGGCTTGCTCATTCCTCTCTTGCTCGTAAACGCAGAAAGATTCATGATCTTATTGGCGCTGCATACAATGAAGCATCCTTTCAAGATAAAGAATATATGGAACTCTTTCATGCCATTGGAATCATGCGTGATCTTCAATTTGTACTCATGAAAGAAGCTGTCCAAGATAAAATAGAAGATCATGAAGTACAATATGATAGCGCACTAAAAGGTGAGATTCTCTTCTCCTCTGATCCCACTACCTGGAAAAGAAGTACCCCTACATGGGTCGTGGATTATCGAGCTCATTGGGTTGCCATTCCTACTGAACAACATTCTGTCCCCATGAATCAATGGTTGCATCAATGGCTTCCTACTATCGAACAAAAGGGTTGGACCATTCAGTGGCCTACTGTAGAAGGTACTAAGATCGAAATGCTAGAGAAATTAATGATGTGTCCTGATTGGAAGGAAACCGATCGAAAATTAACAAAAGATATCCTATCTGTTCGTCTTGGACGCATCTATACGACTCGTCTCTTTACAAAATGGACAAAACCCTCCTCTGATTTCGATGAATGAACCTTCTACATCATTTTGAACAGTACAAGGACCTAAATATAAATATACTATTATTTTTTAATGAGTCGTGACCGAAATGAATCGGTACGTGGTGCCCATTTTATGATGAAAGGAATTATTTTATCAGATGAATTCCTTTCCTCTTTTCCCTTTGCAAGACCGTTTCTAGAAAGAATAATAAGAGAATTACATCTATCCATCGTGAGCCATACAAGCCACTCTTTTCTACCTCATGGATATTCATGCTCTTATCTATTTACAGATGGTCATATGAATATTCATACCTATCCAGATGAACACATTATCTATATTAACATCTTTCTTATTGGTGACTATTTTGATGAGAATCATATGATTCATATCATATGCCAAATAGCTCCCATCCAAAATATGACACGCAGTGTCATTCGTCAATAGTCATTCCCTATAAAATTGAACCCTTTCTATCTCTCATTCTAAGGCATCAAAGCTTAAGGTACTTTTATCACTCTACGTTAGAGTGAAGAATGGATTTGACCAAGATCCAATTCGAACAATTGAACCGAAATATCCAAGACTGGTTCAAGGATGAACGGTTTGAATTGGAAACGACATTTGGTGTCCGTGGCGTGGTAGATTCCAATACCTTTCGTCAGATTGCCCAGCGTCTTCGTACGAAAGGATTTGAGCCGATTCCTCAGGATGATCGGCTGAGTATTATCACTCCGAGTCATATCCGTTTATCACTGGAAGGAATGGGTGTTCTTCAAGACTATTGCCGTGATGATGCGCTACAAGGAAAGCCATTCACAGCCATGATTAAAGACAGAGCATTTCAGGCACGTGATCTGGATATCCATGAATATAATATCCGCTTTAAGGTGCGTCGTGAAGAGGAACTAGGTCCAACCGATCCTCAGGTCGTAGAGTTACTTCGCACATGGAAGCAACAAAAGAAAGCCTTCCGACTCCTTCGTCGTTGGAGCTTTCAAGGAAAAGGTGTTCGTATGGATTTGTCGATGGTTCGTCAATCACCTGTTAATCAAGATACTGGTCAATTTCAATGGTCTTCCACCTTTCAGGAACGAAATATTCTAAATGAAGTACCTCGCTATGAAGTGGAAGTGGAATTGCTTCATGGTACGGAATATACTGATACTCCTGAAAGAGCTCTACAATATCTTATTGCTGGATGCGGTGAAGTGCTACGTGCCATTCAAAAGAATATCCTTCTTATTCGTCAATCGGTTGCTGATAGTGTTCGCAGAGAATACCAGGCGATTACCGGTTCTAAAAAATTTCGTGGTGTTGGTCCCATGACTCTTCAAGTAGATAACATACGCAAGAAGTCGATAGAATCCATTCCAAATGTACGAACTGGATACAATGTGACCGATAAGGCAGACGGTCTACGCACCATGGGATTTGTGAATGAACAAGGCGATCTTTATCTGGTAGATCAAAGTCTTAACATTTATCGTACAGGACTAAAAAGCACAGAATGTGCCAAGAGCATCGTGGACGGAGAATGGGTCACTCTTTCCAAAGAGGGGAATGCCATTAATCATTATCTTATCTTTGATATCTATTATTACAAGGATGGCAAGAAAGTATCTCATCTACCTTTTATCACCTTTAAGGATGGTATACTTGATAGGGGTGCAGAAAGCCGTTTCAATATGATGACCGATTGGTATGAAAAGTGGAGAGATGGTGTGAAAGTAGTGGCGAAAGGTGTCACCGAATCTACACGTCTCGTAATTGCTTTGAAGGGATTTATGTTTGCTACCGCTGACAATGACTCCATTTTCCGACAGGGTTGTGCTTCCATTCTAGATACCAGCAGAATGTATCATACAGATGGTCTCATTCTCACCAGCAACTCTGCGCCTATCCCTGATAGTGCTGGCGTTCGTTTTCCACAACAATTCAAATGGAAACCTTCGAAAGACAATACTGTGGATTTCCTGATCAACTATGAACGAGATAGCGATACACCTACCTTGGATAAGATTACTAGAAGCATTCAAGACGACACCAATAGTTCTGTTCAATACAAAACCATGCGTCTCTATGTTGGAAGTGCCAAAGGAAAAACATATGAAAATCCTCGTGCCACCATTCTCTTTCAAGAACCAATTGTTCGTAACTCAGAAACCACACAATATAGACCTGCTCTCTTTCATCCCATTGAATTTCCCGATACTATGGCAAATACGTGCTATGTACATATCCATATGGATCGTGAAACGAGTGAAGAATATTCCATGACAGAAGATGGAGAACCAATTTCCAATCGCAGCATCGTAGAAATGCGTTACGATCCCTCCAAAGAACCTGGTTGGCGCTGGATTCCCTCTCGTATTCGTCACGATAAAACCGAACGACTTCTTCGTGCTGCTGCCCAAGGAGGTGCCATTAAATACAGCGGTATGATGAACGATGAAGGCGTCGCCAATGATGTCTGGAACTCCATTCATAATCCCGTCACCGAATCCATGATTCGTAATGGAACCGAAGAACCGACCGAGGAAGAAATTCAAAATATTCTCCAGATTCGTGAAAATCAAAGCCAAGTCGGTAGGAAATATTACGAGAGCAAAGCACCTAAAGAGAATATGCTCCTTGTGAAGGGTCTGCGTGATTTTCATAATCAGTATATTAAAAATGACATTTTGATTAAGAGCGCATTGCGTGGAGGAGAAAAGACACTGGTGGATCTAGCATGTGGAAAGGGAGGTGATTTGTACAAGTGGATTCAGAACCGTGCACGGGCTGTTCTTGGTATTGATACATCAGGTGATGGAATTACCAATTCAGATGATGGTGCGTATAAGCGCTATATGCAGGACATTATGAAGTTTGGCATCGATCGTGTTCCTAAAATCGCTTTTGTCATTGGTAACAGTTCTAAAAATATTGTGAGCGGTGAAGCGGGTGCAACCCCCGAAGAAAGTAACATGCTTCGTCTCATGTTTCGAAAGTATGAAGTGGATGGACCGGTTCCTCCCTACATTCGTAATGTCATGGCATCCTCCTTTCTTTCTGGAACGGATGTAGCCGCATGTATGTTTGCTCTTCACTACTTCTTTGAAAACAAAGCAACATTGGATGGATTTCTTCGCAATCTATCTGACATCGTTAAAATTGGCGGATATTTCATTGGATGCTGCTTTGATGGCAATAAAATCTTTCAATTGCTACGTCATGTAGAGAAAGGACGATCAAAATCAGGCATTGTTGAAGGTGTACCTCTTTGGACCATTACCAAGGAGTATGACACAGATGAATTACTTCCAGATGATAGCTCTCTTGGCTTAGGCATTAATGTAGAGTTTATCAGTATTGGATCGGGACAAAAAGAATACCTTGTCCCCTTTGAATTGCTGACGAAAAAACTGACATCGATTGGATTTTCGTTATTGAATGAGAAAGAGCTAAAGGAAATGAATCTAAAAGCCAGTACCAATACCTTTGATGTCAGTTATCAAATGGCAGAGCGTGATAATCAACGTTTCAATATGTTGGATCCTGTAAAAGAATATTCCTTCTTGAATCGATGGTTTATCTTTAAACGTCGTGGAGATGGTGTGGAACCTGAAATACCTGTGGAAGCGGCGGAACCTTCTGGCGTAGAAGAGATTCCTTCCACTTCTGTAGTTCCTTCCACTTCTGTAGTTCCTTCCACTTCTGTAGTTCCTTCCACACCCGTGAAGTCTGTGAAGAATAAACCACCAGTCGCAAGAGCTCCCATCCAACAAGAATTTGATGAAAAAGAAGAACTTGCGTCTTCTAGTTCTATACAAAGGTCTCATGTTCTACCTGGTGCCGACCGCATCTTTCTGCCTGTTGAAATTGTTCGTTTTGGTCTTGACATAGCTGCAAGTGATATTCTCGGTGGCAAGAAAGACATGTACATGGGACGCTGGATGTCATTGGCAGGACGATTTCCCATTCCTGATTCAGAAGATCCTACAATTGTCTATCCGACAACAGAACACTTCCTAGCAGGTATGAAAATCAAACACGCTTCGGACAAACCAGAGCTTGCGGCAGAGCTTGCGGAAAAAATCATGAGTTCTAAGGGTTCCATTCATATTTCCTTTCGTAATCAACGTCATGACAGAGGCATTGAACCTGAATCAGGCGAAGATTTTAAATTACTTGCAGATGAAATTGACATGGTCCGCAAAATCAATTATAAAAAGTATCGCATTACCATACGTGAAGATATATGGAACTCCATCAAAGATAATGTTCTCATGGAAGCTCTTCGCTTTCGCTTTGCCAATGATGTTCGATTTATCAAAGGTGTTACTACTGCCAGAAGCTATCCCAAGTATCTCCTCTATACTAGCACGGCTGGCACTGAACTAGGTGGTACTCGTAATGTAAAGTCTGGAAAAATTATAGGAGATAATAAAGTGGGACGATTCATCATGGAAATTGCTCATTTCAGCTTCTAAGATTTACTACCTATTCTCTATTTTTAGTTTATAAAATTGATCATAAATAACAGGAACTTAAACTAACCGCCACGAATTTATATAAAGATGCCTCGTGAAGCCTGGCAACATTTGAGCCATCAACATGCTCACCCACGTGATAAACACATCGCATTTGATGAGCCTACTCATAAATACTATGTAAATGGTTCCTGTCAAGGAAATATCTCCTGTACTGGATTCGTCCATGAATTCTTCGGTCATTTTGACGCAAAAGCCATCATTACAAAAATGCGGAAAGGACCCAAATGGGCAACCAGTAAATACTATGGAAAAACAGATGCGGAAATTATGGCAGAGTGGTCGAACAACGGCAAGGTCGCATCTGAAGCAGGAACTGCGATGCATTTGGCGATTGAACAATTTCTTCACGGATCGCCTGAACAAATTCGTCCTGAAACCTTTGACTCGGTAGAATGGAAATACTTTATGAAATTCTGGAACGACTGCGGACATGATTTGGAACCCTATCGCAGTGAATGGGAAGTTTTCACCGATTCATTGACTCCTCTCCAGGGAGAACGAAAAATTAAATTGTGCGGATCGATTGATATGGTCTTTCGTCGCAAATCGGATGGAAAATACGTCATTTATGATTGGAAACGCTCCAAAGAAATTAAATCTGATAATCCCTTCGAATCAGGCTTGGCGCCATTGGAACATTTGCCTGATACCAATTATTGGCACTATACGATGCAGCTCAATGTCTATAAATGGATGCTGGAAAATTACTATGGATTGGAAGTGGCTGATCTGTACCTCGTCATTATTCATCCTGACAATCCCTCCTATCGTCGCATGCGACTCAATATCATGACGGATGAAGTCGAAGACATGATAGAATGCCGCAGACGAGCAGTGGAAGCCGGCTGCAAACAATCCGTCATTCTCCCTATTCCTGATGAACCCGATTTCATCGGTGAACAAAAAGAAAAAGAGCTGGCTTCCTTTGCCTTTCGCCTATAAGTATTACGATATTATAAAGCACATATTTCTATGTATTTTATACTATTTTTGTCTATTTTATTCAATAATCTCGTCCACCAAGCCATTCGCCAAGCACTCGTCGGCATACCAGTCCGAATCCTTCTTCAAAATCTTATCCAATTTCTTATTGGTCAATTTGGTATGCGTCGTGTAAATCTCCTTGAGCTTATCCATCATCTTCTTTAGATCCTCCATCCTCTCCTCCATCACACTCATTCGTCCCCACATTCCCGCACTCAGCTCATGAATCATCATACTCGAGTGACGATGAATGTAACGACGTGCACCACATACACTAATCAACGTACCTGCAGATGCAGCATATCCATCAATGATGGTATGAACGGGAATCTTACTCGATTTAATACACGCAATCACTGAAAAGGCGGCATAGACCAATCCACCATAGGTAGTAAGATGGAGCTTAATGGGCGGCGGCTCAATATCATTCTTGATTCCAAGAATGATCAAATCATTTTGAAGCTCACGAATGGCTCGATTTAGAACCATTACTGACTCCATCGTAATATCATCATTGAAATAAATGTGATTGTTCATCGTATAACACGATGAATGAGAAGATCTGGAACGGCTAAACAACTCCGCCAAATCAAATCGCTCCTCTTCCTCCTCTTCCTCCTCGCTTTCCTTCTTAACTCTCTTTGTAAATGGCAACATGGAATATACACTGGAATGATTTCGCTTACTCATCTTTATAGTAGTATGGATGAATTATGTTTAGGTCCCTGAACCGTTGAAAACGGTTCAGCATGTTCTGTCTACAAGACAGAAGGTCCCTGAACCTTTGAAAACGGTTCAGCATGTTCTGTCTACAAGACAGAAGGTCCCTGAACCTTTGAAAACGGTTCAGCATGTTCTGTCTACAAGACAGAAGGTCCCTGTTCTATGACAGGTATTTAAGGACGTGATCCTACAGGCGGTTTCTTTTTGGCAGATGCTGCTGCTGTCTTCTGTGATACAGGAGGTTTCTTCTTGGCAGGAACAAGTGAAGCAGGAACAAGCGAAGCAGCCACACGTGGCTTTCTCTTTGCCTTTACTTCGATCGGCTTCTCTACAAACGGGACCTCCACCAACGGCTCTTGTACCGCCCTTGCCACCAACGGTTTTCGCTTCTGCTTCGCCATTACTGGATTTCTACCAGGAACTAATAGAACACGTGGCTCTTCTTCAGGCTCTCTCTTCATAATCGGTGGAACACTTGCATTCTCCCATGCATCCTCTAACTGAGAAGGCATGGATGCTGTACGAATCGTTGGATTACCCTCTTCTTCTACAAGAATACCTATCGCATTCTCCAAATAAACAATGATCGTCACTGTGTCAAATTGTCCTGTTCGTGGACGAGCAAATTGAATATCAATACCATCCCGCACATTAATCATGCCGATTGGTCTGGATGTTTCATTTACATATTGTATCATATGCTCGACAGTTAACATGGTGTCTTTTGATTTCATACCGATTTGCTCTATCGTCACACCTAGAATAGCAGCAAATGAAGCAAATGGTTCATCACGACGAATAGGAGGAATATCCACATAAAAGGAGCTACCTTCTCCAAAAATGGGTTTCAATGAAGCAGGCAATTCATCCTCCTTATCGTATTTCTCTTCCACCACCTCTCGTGACATTTCCTCATAGTATTTGGGTTCTTCTAGAATCTGTGTTGTCCAATCTAATCGCAATAAATTCGCCCATGTAAATGATGATTCTGGAATAATATACTGATCCCCTTGATGAACAGGTCTTACAATCGCAGACAATTTAGAGATTTCACCCTTTTTCATTAATTGTTCTCTACGAAGAGGAAAACGAACCAATTCATCAATGATTCGTTTCGTAAATAATTCAGACGTACTTACCACACGTTTTCCTGTTTTTTCACTTAACTCGACTGTTTCTTTTACATGTAACAAACACTTTCCTGCCTCTTTCTTCCAATAACAGGTGCCCGTGCACCCCTCTGGACGATCGATCATTCGGCAATCCTTTCTTAAAAAAGACGTATCCTCCTTCTCCCAATCGTTATTAGGATAGAACCATTTCAATAACTCTGTTGATATAAGGAGATAAAGACGCTTTCGTCTCTCATACTCTGGAAGATTTGAATTAAAAATAATGTCCTCTATTTCTTTCCGTAACGAACCAGCTTTATCACTAAGAATCCAATTCGATACCATTAACCGAAATTGTTGATATAACTCCTCAAATTCTTTATAAGATGAAGAACGCACCATACGAATATCAGATCCACAACGTTTGTCTATTGACATATCCTTCATTTCCTGTGTCCAATCACGATATTCTTTCTTATCATCTATACCAGCCAATTGCTTATCAATCGCCCATTCAAATTCATCCACTTCCACCATAGAAATCTTAAACTTCTCCATAATATCCTCTATATCAGATCCCTTTTTAGAGGAAGACACAGGAATATAAATTCCATTTTCTAATTGAATCGCTACTATTTTTCGCTCCTCTTTATGACGAACCACATGCTTCACACGATATCCTGGATATAATGGAAAACGGGGCTCGATCTCTCTTTTATAATAAATAATCACATCCTCTACTGTAGCAGGTTTCATATCCTCCCAATCCAAATAGATATTTTTAATGGAAAAGGCACTAGAAATAGAAATGATACCATCATCTACCACAGGTAATGCTACCAAATAGGTAGAACCTGCCTTAGAACGAAATGCAACGCTAATCACGTGATTATAACTATCCTTTACAATTCCTTCTGGCTTAGAAGGAAATGCTTCCACCGCCATGGATAAAGGAATCATCGCCATAGGATTGATTCCTGCTTGTGCGGTGTACAGAGAACGATAACGACTTTTACATTGATTCATATATTCATCCACTCTCTCACGCACAATTTCTGGCCACCACTTACGTGATGCATTATTCCATCGTATAATTGTTTCATGAATCTCCGATTCTCCACCTTTTGCTGGCTTATTACTGGTATGTAAATATAATTCATAACGTGCTGATTCCAAATTCGTCATACCAATTGACTTCACTCTTCGTGAAATGAACGCAATGTCACAACGAAGATGACGATCCAATGATACGCCAAATATAGGACATCTCACTGTAATTTCACTTGTTCCATTGTCTTCCATGACCACTAATAATATTCCTCTCGATACTAATAATCCTGGCTCTGCTAAAAGTGGCTGAATATGACGCAAATCCTTATGTTGTGTTGGATCCCTGATAAATTCTCTAAAGTGCCAATACGCATTATAGAGACGTATCAGTGAATACATATTCGCACTTGTCACTGGGATTCCTAATCCAGAAGTCTTCTCAGACCACTCATGTAACGCTTGTTTCGTAGGAGGCATCGCATAAATATTTGTTGGATGATAAAATTCTAATACCAAATTACCAAAATGCGAATTAATAAACACACGTGGTGTCACCACTTCTAATATGCGCAACTTCACTTCTTCTATTGAATTCTTATAAAGTAAGGGAGCAATCACCGCAAGCAACGATTCATTCTCCGAATATTCTGTACCAATACGCAAAAATCCACTCGCATTAGGGCGCAACTTTAAATGAATAGCGACACGTATAATAATCGATTCACCCGAATTCTGTCTAAAATAGGTATCAAATGCTGGAGGCGCAATCGCAAACGCACCCGCTTCAGGATGCTTATTCGATTCGAGAATGTATTTTCTATGAATCATTTCAAATAATACTGCATATTCGACTGGTTCTCCTGTACGAACGGCTAGTTCATCTATTTCTTCCTCATCTGATTCATAGTCATTGATATTTTTCTCCTCCATTTCCTGTAAATAGTCACGCACATGCGAAAATTCTGGATTGCTAATACGAAGTGTTGACTGCCTTACAAAACAACAGGGTAGCGCAAAATTACTTGGATGCGTTATTTTATCCAAGAAGCTAATATAACTGTGATATTTGTCACTACCCTGTTTATTTTTACGTTTAATAACAGTATGTCCAATGGTCGCTGCTTTTTTATTTGTAATTAATTTACCATAACAAAATGGACATGAATTTTCAGGCTTTTGATTTCCATCTCGATCTGTTGTGGCTGCAAAGTCAACGGGGCGAATCATGATTTCATCATTCATACAGAAATATTGGGGACAGAAATAATAATGAATATTGTCACCACTTGATCCATAACGCATCATAGTCACCGTTTCTTCCTTATCTACTGGCTGAATGGGTTCTTCTGTTCCTTCCAATGGATAAATGATCCAAAAAATAGGATCCTCCTTATATATTTCTCTCATTCGTTCATATTGATCCTTTGTTAAAATGGATGGCTGACGATCTTCATTTCCTGCACATTGTCGAGTATATCCATTCTTATCCTTGTCTGGTTTATAATTAAATAATGCTGGATCCACTTCTTTTAATTTGTTGATAAACCAACTTTTGGGGTCAATCAATCTCTGTTCCATTTCCATAGCAGGTTCCATAACAGGTACTGCTAGTTTCTTTCCATTTGCTTCCTTCACATTCTTCACTTTTCTCTTTCCTGCATCACTTACACCTGCTTGACTAGCTTCCAATGGATTGGGAGCCAATACAGCCGATACTTCTCCCTCTACCAAATCATCCTCCGCATAAGGGTCTTCTAACCAGAATGATGATGCTGTATCAGGCTCTAACTCCTGCTTAAAAGATGCACTCGCTGCTGTATCTTCTTCAGAAGCAAATTCTTTTTCATCATCATACGAAACAGAAACATCCTCTCGTTTCAGACTCTCTTTCTCTATTACCGCTTCTACTTTTGAAAAGACATCACTCTTCGCATTATTTTTGAAATAACCATCATCTTCCACAAATAGGAGAGACAATAAGGTACAAATACGAAGATACGTATTTACATTATCAATGCGATTTGCATGAACAAAGTAGGACGGATGCTGCGCATAAATATGAATATCAATGCCTGGATTAAAACTTTCAATAAATTCTCCATCTTCAGGCATTTGTAGCGTAAAAATACCCTTCTTATTACGCCATTCTACGTACGCATCCACCGCCTCCTTCTTCGAAAACTGGAATTCATTTTGAATCTCATCTATAATGCTTGCATCAGGCGCTTCTCCATCCAATGATTGATTTGTTACAAGTTGCGTAATAAATGTCATAATATTATTTTCATTCGCATACTGACTCACACCTTTATATCGCAATGATATCATAGGATTGTCCTCAGGAATAGATTTAATTTCTTTCAATAATGTCTGAAAATAGGGGAGACGCCTCTGAAGACGTGCTTTATTAAATTTAGGTGATTTACTATTTACCTTGATCGAAAACATAACAGCAATTTCACGGAGTTCATAGCTATCAGATGATTGTGGCAATCCAATAAATACATTACTTAAAATGCTCTTAAAATGACGAAAATCAAGAGTAGGATTTAATTTTCTTATACTCTTCGGCGGCTGTAACAATAATTTAATCGTTCCATCATGTAACACATGAATTGTTCCATAAATCGGTGGTTGATTTGACATGGCTGGACGATGGATGTATTTGATACAGCAAAAATCAATCCCTGGAGTAGGAGATACTTCTCGGTTCCATACTTCTAGTACACGTGGATCCTCTAGAGAGGGAATGGGTAGAATTCCATCCACATGAAGCTTTGTGATTCCTGACCCTTCTGCAGGAAGAAGACGAAGATAAGGTCTGATACGTTCTGCACGAATTTGATAAAACATGGACGCACATCCTTCAAATCCTTGTACTGGTTTTTTCCATGTTAATAACAATTGTCGTATTCCTGTTACTTCAATAGATGGCAGCGGTGCTTCTCCCAATAATCCATTAATAAGACGCAATGACTTCTCACGACTAGAAACAAAAATTTCAATTTTCTTTAAAAATGCCTCATCCTCCTCCGTCTCACGGTAAGGTCCCCCCACTTTGACATCAGGAAAGTAAGGAGCAAATCGCTTGTTCCAATCTGGTTCTGAAATTGGTCCTTGACTTCCATATCTTTTCATTAATGTATCCAATCGAAACACATGAAAAATGGGGATTTTATCATTACGTTCATTATGTTCATCACGTGGCTTCAAGAAAACATCCTCAATCGTACTACGTCCACGAAATTCACAATTAGGGCTCGCATAACTTCCATCAGATGTGACGAAACGATAATCAGGTTTCTCCAATGCAAGAAGTGGATGCTTTAACTGATAGGTCTGTTTTGGATCATTTGTCCCATTCGGATACCATAAATAATCAATGGGAAGATAGAGCACATTCAACTCAGGCATATACTCATCATATGCAGCTTCTCCAAGAGGAACTCCCACAAACATGAATCGTGGAAGAAAGGTAGGGTCATTTTCATAAAACGCACAAATCTTTCGCTTGATGTCATCAATGGTATCAAATGGATATACCTCTAATTCGATCATATCGTATTCGTCATCTCCTCCTCTCCCTTTCCATATGAAGCATTGAACCGGGGGGACATTCTCACGTAAATTAGAAAGTGCTTCAGGATAAAGTATTTGTTTGATATCAGAAGACATCCCTATCGCTTTTTTATAAAAAAAAGCGATAGCCATGTATCACAAGTATATTCCCTATTTATTTTTTATTAGAAATCGTACCAATTTGAAAATTTGTTCCGTCTTTTGCTGGATCATATCTCGGAGAATCCGTAATATAGACCCCACAATAACTAACAGGATGCGCAGAGAAATCTGTATATTTATATATTCCTAATGCCTCTGCCTCCTTCAGAAGCCATCCAAAATTATTCCAAAAATCAGGTCCATGCCCCACCGATTCCGTACAAACATGCGCCAATTCATGAATCGCCACAAATAACATCACGTTATCATCGACCAGACTTTCATTCACACCATCTCTCTCTCGTAAACACATATGAATCGATTCTCCCTTATTGATAGTGGACGATGTATGTTCTTCATCAGGAGTTGCCTCCATAAATCGTGAGGGATCGGAACGAAAGTTACGAACCATCTGTTTCACTTGAGGCTTATCTGGATACTTTTTCTCCAATGAATCACATAGTTTCACAAGCTTACCTCGGATACGTGCCATTAAATTGGCTGCTTCCTGCTTATCGGGCATATCACGTACCTTGTATTTCTTTCCATCCACAGTAGATGTCACATACGTAGTTGGAAATTGACCACCTCCAATAATGGAGCGAAAAAGTGAATTCGCAGTGTCAAGAATAGACATTCCTTCTGATGTCACATGAGGTTTCCTTTAGATATGATCCGTTTAGTTAATTTCAAGGGATCGGTGGCTAATATCAGGTCCAATCGTCGACTGAAGAAAAATACTAACAGGAACCTGTGGATTGGGTGGCTCAGAACGAATCTGAAGATTGGCGTTGCGCAAGCTCTGTCCCACCGTGTTCACACCAATCAAGGCACCTGCACTAAGAAAGTTCTTACCCTTTAGAGAACCTGGACCCATAGGGTTCTGCTCTGCCCAGATGCTGTTCATGTCCTTTGGTAACAACTCAGCAGGAGTGAGCTGGTCACGTGGATAGCAACCTGCAGGAGCTTCGGCTGCGCCAAAGGAAGCCGGACCTTCATAGGAGCTCAAATTGGCAAATCCTTCCTCGGATGGCATAGATGGCTGCTCCTTTAGCTCATTGCGATATGCCTGTTTGCTCTGTGGATCACCATTTGGCACTGGATTAGTGTGAGGATTGCTATTTGTAATATCTGCAAGCGGTTTACCTGGAAATGCCATTTGTCCCGCTTCTTCCGATCCATGTGCATTTCTCAAGATTTTCATAACACCATCAGCAGGGGTGTCAGCAAAAGTATCCTTATCCTCTTTATCAAGAGTAGCAAAGCCTTCACGTCTCATAAAATGAAAAAAAGAGGGATTATATTGATATGCTACGAAAAGAAGAAGAACCAAAACAATTACTATTGCACTTAGCATTTCTATACCTGCCATTACTTGCTATAAAAGAATGAGTAGCATTCTTTTATAGCGAATATATACATGTGAAAATCAAATTAATTAATTTCAAGAGAGCGGTGGCTGATATCGGGTCCAATCGTCGACTGGAGGAAGATACTGACGGGAACCTGTGGATTGGGTGGTTCAGAGCGAATCTGAAGATTGGCGTTGCGCAAGCTCTGTCCTACCGTATTCACACCAATCAAGGCACCTGCGCTGAGGAAGTTCTTTCCCTTTAGAGAACCAGGTCCCATGGGGTTCTGCTCTGCCCAGATGCTGTTCATATCCTTTGGTAACAACTCAGCGGGAGTCAACTGATCACGTGGATAGCAACCTGCTGGGGCTTCGGCGCTGCCAAAGCTAGCCGGACCTTCGTAAGAGCTCAAATCGGCAAAGCCTTCTCCTTCCTTCTTCTTTTCAGCATGATTCTGAAAACCTTGTGCTGAATCAGAGGTGCTTGTCATAGCCATTGCTTTCTTATCCTCCTCAGCCTTCTTATCCTCCTCAGCCTTCTTATCCTCCTCAGCCTTCTTATCAGCAGCAGCCTTGTCAGCCGCTGCAGCATCTTCAAAGCCTTCACGTCTCATAAAACGAAAAATGGATGGGTTATATTGGTATACCACGAAAACAACAATCAGAAGAACGAGTACGATTAAAACGACGTTCTGCATTTCTATACCTGCCATTACTTGCTATAAAAGAATGAGGGCATTATTTTATGCGAATGGATGCCGAACACCTCCTTTTTAAAGTTGCACTTCCTCATCGGATGACTCCTCGGACTCATCAGAATCAACGTCCGTATCGGACATCTCATTTCCATATTTATCATAGTACATTCTCATTTGGCGTTCCGCCTTGTATTGTGCCAATTTTGCCTTAAGACGTGCCTCTTTCACTTTCTGTTTATCATAAAACCGATCGGAACGATTCCATTCAAAATCAACGTCCGTAGCATTTCCATCGATTGTCAAATCATCCAAATTCAACTCCTCTACGTTCTCTAAGATCTCCTGATCCGGAAGAGTATTGATTGCCGTAGTAGTAGGTTCTGTTTCAAATAATACCGGAATATCAATCATAACTGGTTTGCAACGATAGTCCCATTGCACCCAAAAAATACCACTTAGAATCTTAATAGTAGTCGGTACTAATGTAATCGTTGCTGGAAAGGTTTGATCATATACAAATTCCTTATAAAGATTCTTAGTAATCTTATTGATTTGTTCTACCGTATAGGATTTCGCAAAAAGCTTAGATGAGGCTTGCATAAATTGCTGAATAAATTGTGTGATCCATTCATTATTCTCAGAAAGTATAGCACGTACTGCTGACTCGGAAACATCCTCTACATCATTTGCGATGAAGGAAATACACTGGTCATCCGTTGAAAATTCAATAGAAAAGGTATAACATGTCTCCACGGTTCCTTTCTTCGCATCGGTATGCTTTGAATAAACAGGTGGATGGAAGATTGGCATTTCTCTGAACACAGCGATTAGAAGAGATGAGATAATTTCACCGCAGTAACAAATGGCTCCAGACCGGACAAAGGATAAAGATCGATTTGCCCATATGTTAAAAGTATGGATTGACCAATTTGCCCTTTCTTTATCCAGCTCCGATACCAAAAACTACATTCAACAACTGGTCATTGAGCCATTCCTTCAATTTATCCTTCAACGGTCTTTTCCTTATATGATGATTGCGATTTGTGTATTTTCTGCAATTTTAATCCTTGTCGTTCTCACCTTTGTATTATTATTAATGAATCATAACAAGACGGTTCAATGTCCATTCTGTGATAGAACATTCTCATAAATTACCCTTTGTATTCATAGTAAATCATGGCTGATTCCGGTATCGGTACCTCTGTACGGCATTGGTTACATTATAGCAATTTAGCAGCTTCTTTTTTTAAACAATATGGATCCGCCCGAAAAATACGGGATGACTATGAAAAACACATTATTTCCACTCTCCAGCAACGCAACATTGAAAATGCCACCATCCAAATCAGCGGCGGACAAATTCGCATTCAATCCAAACGAGAACCTGTTCAATTGTCCCTTGTACGTGTGGAAGAACTTATCGCTGGCTACTATAAACAGCGTGGTGGAAAAGATGAAACGAAAGACATCATGCTCTTTTTAAAAGCAAATCGTGGCTATCATACTACTAAATCACTTAAACAAAGTGGTATTACCCCTAAACAATTGGAAATGCAGTGAATATAGAACAATACATATGATTGTGATCAAAATGTCATCATACATGATATAAAATGTATGATGCTATTTCTAACGATGTTACGATCATTACACAGCCCATGTGCCCGCCGAAAACGAATTAACTGGAATTTCATTGAGTTTCCCCTTAAAATCTCGCACCTTCTTGTCATATTCCATGACAGCAGGTGTCATATTATTCTTATTTGCTGCCTTGTAGCGATCATCATTATCATTTTCATTGGGACGATCGCCATAACAATTTACACCAAATCGTAATTCGGGATTGTCAAAATAACCTCCATTGATTCCTGGAATACCACACGATCCACGCTGCTCTTCGGGTCCTGTCTGTAACTTATCATACGTTTTCTTCTGTGTCGGATATACCGCTGTCTGTCCTTTAATCCATCCGTAATTGCACCAATCCGCACCCTTATCATATGCCTCCTTCACTTGGTCATACGTCGCTAATTCTGCACCAAATGCCTTACAGAGTGGTTCCGCATCGGAATAGGTATATTTGCTCTCAGCAATATTAAATACTGACTTTCTTTTTGGGATAAGCTTTTCGATCACATTACGTTGAACTACAGGTGGCTGTTCAGGAATGAAAGTCGGAGTTAAGGGAGGCGCAACAGGTGTAGATGCTCCAAATAGTTCCTTGATGGTATTCCATGTTTTCGTAAATCCTAACGCAATTTGGTCACGAAAATAGATAATAAGCGTTAATAACAAAATAAATATTCCTAATAATACAACAATATAGATGTAATATTCAGTAGATTCACCACTATTAACAGCCTGATTAATAGATGAACTAATTGGTTTTACTGTATTATTCATCATAGATGTAGGTAATACATTAGAAAGTGACTTATTAACATTACTCATCGATGCTTGTAAAAATGAACTATTCGTATTGATGGGACGATTGGCAGAGGGCTTATTGATTACACTCATTCTATTAGATGAAACTATTGATTATGATACTAAAAATAAATTAGTATCATAACAAATAAAACGAACACTCCTCTCTATAAGTTAGACACCATCATCTACCGTACGATTTCCTCCACGTGTATTAATGTATTTTCTCTGCTCTGGCGTGGTGCACACGCATCCCATATCAGAAGCATATGTGGAAGAGCAGCACTCTGGTTTAGCCTGGTTGTTCTTAAAGATAAAGAGACTATCGGGACCGGGCTCAAACTTTGGACCTAACAGCGGCTCATTGGGATCGGTATCACGCCAGCTGCTTATTCCATTCGATGGCACAATACGAAGGTTATCAAATGGTCCAATTGGATCACCCTTCGATGAACCAATGTTGGATGGTCCCGCATTTTCAAGGAAATAGCTGGTAAATCCCTCATCCATATCATACTGATGAGAATACACCATCATTAAATTGGCAATTAACAACAATATTAATCCGGTGATTAGAAACCCTGTTTTCATTCTACTGAATACATATTAGATATTCTTATGACGGCAACTAGGATTTATGAACCGGAGAGTCGGGCAGCTACAAATGAATAGGTTTCGTGAATAGACTGATACCCTACTTCCGTAAAATCTCGCACTGTCACTTCTTTCTGTAATACCTCATCCCAAATCGTAAACTCACCATCATCAGTAATCAATGACATTCCTTGAATCGTCTCCTCACCACATGATATCGTACAATCTCCTTTCATCCATACACCATCTCTCTCCTCATACAATTCCGTATGCCACGTATCGATGCCACCGTACTCAACATTCTCTACTTCAGCATGAATCACACCACGCACCCCTTGCTCCTTTCCCTTTCGATCAAGAACCGTACCCCCTGGAAAGGGAATCTCGGATAAACGCACCCATCCCTTCCCCGTCTTCACCTTCACATCCTTTCCCATCACCGCTACCTCACACTCCTGCTTCACATCCTTCTTCCATTTTTGATAATTCTCATATTTATTTAACATACATAATACCATATAGTTCCACAGATACTGCCCCTTCTCATCCTCATTACTAATCTCCTCCCAATCACGATATAATGTCGTCGCTGTTATACCACATACTGGAATAATGTTCGATGTCGTGTTCAAACAATAGACAATTGCCGATTTCTTATCCGATGGCACAGCACGCTCATCACTTGATACTGCTTTCCATACTTTATCTGTCCCCTGTACTAAGTGAGATTCTGATACATACACGCCATCTAAGTTATAGAGTTCGACATGGGTACCATCCATTTGAATAACAGCGGTCACTTTCCCATAGGTACCCAAATCATCTCCTACCTTGATATCTTGGACTCGCATACGCATCTCTTTTCCATTCTCCTTTACTATAATTTCCGTATCCTCTGAAAAACAGAATCCTTTACGTTGACCTTGCGCTTCACTCGCAATGGTGCCTGAGATAATACCTGAAAAAATAAGTACACCCGTAATAATCGCACCCAATGTTGCTAAAATGATAGGCATGACTGGAAATAGAATAAAAAAAAGAATGATAATAATAATTAACATGATTCCGCAAATAATCATAATCACACGAATGACGTAGAGAATAAAATTAATGATTCCACGAAAAACAGTTAATCCCGTAAAGATCATAGAAGTCACGATTGCATTCACACGATCCATTGCCATTTTTAAATATTGTAACATTCGATTCATTTCAAAGACAGATGACGTAAATTTCTTAAAATAGGAAGAAATGTATGACGAAAATACGCTATACATCTTGTTCGCAATACCTCTCACCATATTGACAGCATTCGCAGCACTCGTTGAAGCATTCACTTGCTTTCCAAATAGTGTCGCAATCGGCTCTGCAAACAAACTAATAAAGCTGTCCACATAGGCTTTCATACAAAAACTAAAATTATCACTCGCAAATGTTCCATTTGTTCGAGTATCGGTATCGGGTTTGAAAAAAAAGGCAGCGGTCATGATCGGCAAATCACAACGACGATTTTCCCAATCATTCATCACCGTGGATCGCTCCAACTGACCAATGGTATATCCTAACAGAATTAATAATCCCAATGTAATAAGCATGAAAGGCCATTTTGCTTCCATCTTCTTTTAGAAATAGAGAGATTAGTCATTGCTAAAAATTCATAGTGTGTAAGATGAAGGCGCTGATAGGAGCCGTTGTGTGTAATATTGTTCCGCATCCGGAGAACACAATTCCATATAATCTCTCACAATAGTACCATCTTCTAATTCAATTTGTGAATGAGGAACTACCACAAAGGACACCCATTCACATGGTTCTGTTGTCCACATATAATCTTCGCCACAACGATTCCACTGATTCGCCTCCTTCTTCCAATATAATGTAGCAGGTGTCACCTGAACGCCATTTGGTAACCGACATACTTCCGTCACCTGTCTTCGAATTAGACCCACTACCTCACATCCCGTGGATAATGTATCACCGATTTTAATATCCTTCGCCTCTACCAATCCTGATTTTGTCTTTATTTTACTATGTTCCTCGATTGCGAAACAACTGTCTTTATATGTATAATCCTTATTCTTTGGTTTTGTAAATCCATTCACACGACTATCAATAAAATTTAATGTGTCCTTGTCTCCCTCAGACGTCTCATCATAATCCATAAAGGTAAGATATTCTACTGGAATCTTATGATCCGATGTATTCACACAATACAATAAATCATCAGAATCCCATGGACCCAATGAAATGGCATGAGGATGCTCCCCTGCCATAATGGGACGTCCTTCATGCATCACATAATGATTTGTACTCACCTTCACACGACCCAATTGTACCATCTCTTGCCCTCTCGAATAAAATTGGAAGGTAGCTGTTACGACCGACTTCCCTGGAAGAAGCACATCCCCTATTTTCACATCCTTTATTGGCACTCTTCTTCCCTTCTCCTGTGTGGGATCTTGAACAATTAATTCAGTTTCTCCTGGAAAACAAAATGTATCCAGAAAGGAAAAGAGAAAGGTATTTGTAAATGATGTGACACCTGTAATACCCGATATGCCCATATACATTACGGAAAAGAGTGTTGCATACATACGTCCAAATAGTGATTTCATCGTAATGGCACTGACCCGCAATTGAAAGAAGAACTTAGAAATACGATCGGTAAATTCTTGAAAAATCACATTGATTCCACCACCCAGTGTCGCAATCGTATTTCGCAAGGAATTGATTGAATTAAAAATAGTCTGAAGCATTGTTGCAAATTGCCCAAAAATACTTCCAATGGATCCAAGAAAGGGCAACGAAAAATTACTAAAAATATTCTGTAAACAAAATTCGAAATTTTCCTTCGTATTATACCCAAATAATCCAGCAAATGGCATAATTAATGGACTACAACGATGTTTTGACCAATCCTTTGTGACATCCGTTATTTGTGATGCAGCCGATAGAGCTGTTATCGCAGCCACTCCAATAATAACAAGTAATATCATAAATAACAACGCATTCGAAAAGGACCATAATAGATGCGGTGCAGATACTTCTATGCTCGATGTAGCCGAATCTGCCATCTTCCTACTGACCACTAACAACCAAGTATAGGCAATATTTCCTATTTATTTCACAGATACCCTCTCGGTAGATAGTATATCTATCTTGGGAGATGATGTCACTTATTTCTTTTTCAGATAATGGTTTCTTACCCAATCACGATCTTTAGCAAAAATTTTACTTGCATCGGGAGCGTGTGTTGCCGATAATTTAGCAACCGCATCTAATTTATGGTACACCGAGAGCGCTCCATACGCAGCAACCGCTTTCACCAATGCCTTCTCTCGCGATAAATCGGATAAACGATATTGATAACCATATTTAATTAACTCACCCTTCCGGAGTTTACCAATACGTTTCACAGTTGAATTATGCTTTTTAACACAACCTGCTGGAACAGTAACCTGCTGTACTTTAGGACGTACCGTATATAATTTCCCCTTACGACGAACCGTGTAACCTGAATTTTTAATGGTAGAACGAAATGTACGCGTATAACCTTTACGCTTACGATAGCCTTCGGGACATTCTATGTTATTTGTACCCATTCTTCTATTCTATTTCATTATTATTTTTATATTATTTTTGTAATAATGGATGCTTACGAAAATGGATATCCAAATAATCAATATAGGGTATGGTATCTACATATTGATTTTTACGAAAGAATATAGTAATCCAATTTATCAATTGGGAAATAATGTTTCGTGTTTTCATGGGAAATATCATTAATTGTTTCTGTATTTCCTCTTCGGTAACCGTATCATTCTCAATTATTTCACATATTTCATACAGTTTCATCATTTTCTTAAGATACTTCAATAATAATTTGTTACTTTGCGCCTCGTCTGATTGTAAATCAGGTCCAAAAATAATACTATTGTATAATGTACGCTTCACCTCTAGCACTAATCTCTTACAATCTGGAGAAATGGGTTCAAAAGAGGCGTCATTATACATGTCATCTTCCTCCTTTTCCTCCTCTTCCTCATTATATTCCTCTTCCTTTTCCTCATTATATTCCTCTTCCTTTTCCTCTTGCTGAATACTTCTAATGTACGACATAATCCTAGTAGATAGTGCTACTATTTAGCGATCACACCATACACGATACATAGTATACCTACCACCATGATCATAGACGAATGGGAGGAAGAACAAAATCCTTCTGAGCGAATAACGGACGGTTTTCCTGATATGACTTTGGGATCATACATACTATCAGCATCTGCTTGTACTGCAGTTGCAGCCAAATCCACCGATACTTTACTTAATTGTGCTGCCGCCGCTGAATTTCCGCTTCCGGAACCACTAATAGGCAATGCTGCAACTTGCGTTATTCCTGGCGATGATATACTCATTCTCTATTTGTGCGTGTGAGTATAAAAAGGTTTTTCTGTAGTCTGTTAGTATGTCTAGACAATTACCACCCGTTCACCGTCAATCCATTGCCGAAGCAACGGCGGAAGCCGAATCCAGAACGCTCGATTATCAACCCGCCGAACGTGCCCAATACATTCGCACCATGCTCCGTGACATTGCCCTTTGGATGAGCCAAGGTGAAACGAAGGAAATGATTACCGAAAGGGTCCCTGAATTCGTAGAAATCTACCCTGAACTCTTCAAGAAAATCATTACTCGTCAAGATCTCTCTCCCATTCAAACCATGCTTGCCATGCTTGACAAAATGGGTCAAGGACAACTCTCACAACATCAGGCGTCTATTCAAGTAGGTCAGAAACTAGTGGATCGCTACGTGACTCCTCAATTGAACGGTGCCGCTGAACGTAAATAGGTACATTAAACCGCACACACCAATCATAACTAGTCTTCTCATTCCTTCTCAAATAAGACTGTATTACCTCTTCATCTTTTTGCTCAATCATCTGAAATACTTTTTCAAGATACCCCGTCTGTAACTTGAACGAGTGTTCTCGTAGCCCATTCATAATCCCCTTAAATTCATCTGAATAGCCTACCTGGAAAAGTGATTCTAATGGCTGCTGATTATGTATGATACTACACCATAAACGCATCACATCCAATTCTTTATCGGAACATCCTGTAAATCCCTTTCCAATAAAATAGTGCTCAGGATTACACGGACGACTCATTCCTGGCTTATACATAGACCATTCTTGAAAATGACACGACAGAAAATAGAGAAGATCCATTGTAGATTTGTGATAAAAATCAAATAGCTTCAAAATAAAAATACCTCCCTTCTTCAATACTTCCAATCCAATCTTGGTAGACGCTAGCAATAACGGAAAAATCATTTGCTCTTGTTTCATATAATCATATGAAAAATCAAATCCACCATCCGCCGTAAAAATATGCATTTTTCCTCCCCCATCCGATTGAATCGCATGGTCAATAAAATGCTGCTGATTCTCTGGCTTCATAATATCACCCGTCTCATCCTCTCCAAATAAAATATGTATATTCTTATTCTTCTGTAAAAAATGTGCCGCCCGCTTCCACCCAGGGATGTTACTCTGCTTTGATTTTAACGTCATCGCCATACTCGTCTGGATTTTTCTCTTCTTCTTCGACGCCTCGTCAAATAACGCCTCAATAAATCCACCTGGACCCTCACATACATGCGCTGTGCGAATAGGCTCTTCTGGAAAACGCTGGAAAAAATCGAGCAAATCCAACATCTCAATCATCTTAAAATACGATCGTGACAGTGGCTTTAAAAAACAAATCGAATCGGGAAAATTATCATACTTTCTCTGCGTATACACCAATTCATATGGATTAACGATTTTCTTATAATACTCCCAGTTTTTACCATTCGTCAATTGCTGCTCATAATCATAGATACGATTACGATAGGTATGCAGTTGAGACTCTTCTAACGTCGGATCATGTTGAATCGTATTCGATTCTAATTCAAACTCATCGATTAGGATCGTTTGTTCATATAATAGAATACACTGCCAAGGTTTTGATTCCTCCCGTGTGATTGAAGCCATACCTTATCTACTTGCCACAATCTTTATATGGTATGAAATAAATGAGATAAATAAAAAATATAATATCTTTTATTTATCTGTTTTTATTGATGAATGGTACTATATCACCTCCAATTCAATGTCCTCCTCTTCCATCACAGATGTAACACGTGGCATCACCATATTCATCTTAAACTGTGTACTAGAGCACGGGTCCAATTGCGACTCTGACTCTTCCAGACGACTCAAATCCCCTTCTTCCTCCCTCTCTAACCTCTTCTCGATATCAATCGACTTCAGTAACTCAGGAAGCATCATATCATCCAATAGAATCTGCGAAAAGGCAGTTCCTCCACGAATCGGCTGACCCATCATAATGTTCGCCGACACACCTGTCACAGGATCCACCTCTCCAAAGAGCGCCGCCTTCAACAAAATCTTCTCTGTTTCCTCAAAGGACGCCTTCGCCAACGTACCAATGTCATTCTTGTTAATACCATATCGGTCAATGGACATCAACTTTCCACAACGTGTCATCACATCGCATAGTAGACACAAGTGGCGATAATTCACACCCACTGACTCAAAGAGTCCATTGATTTCATTAAATAGCACCGCACGTGTCGCCTCAATACCTAGCACCTCATAGACATCCCACACATTCGTAGAATACAACTTCGTACCGTCCACCACAGGATGATTCATCACCTTAATGAAGTTAGATCCATCAGTATCCAGTACATATTGCTCCACTGGCGTATACTTACCTCCCACATCCTCCACATACTGCTTGTCATTGCGAAAGGTAACCGCCTTAATGCCTGGAACACCACGAATCACAATGCTATTCAGCAATTTGTTCTGAAACTTCTTCAGATTCGTAAAATCATCCAACTGCGAGGCGGTATCCTTATCACGCTTCTGAGCATCAGGAAGACGAATACGCATCACCAACTTATCTGAATTATAATCACTATAGACCACATTGATTTCACCGTTGAATTGATTCTTAATCACCGTGACCACCTCCTGCATCGAGATGTTGCGATTAAACATTTCCTCACGATTCAACTCCATCCGCAACATCCACTTCGACCATGTCTCATCCAACTTCTCCTGTGCCATAAAGTCCTCCTCAAACAACGCATAAAATCGCATGAGCTCCTTATCATCCTCCACCACAGTAGTTTCATCCTTCTCGTCCCAATAAATCGCCACCTTATCTGTAATGTTACGTAGCACCGTCAACTCTAATTCCTGGACGACCTCACGTGCCTTATCCTTATTGTTACGATACTCGGGCTTCAGATAAATCGTGAGCGAAGACGCCTTCGGATTCTGCGTTACCTTCAATAATTCTCTCAAACGAGGCACACCTCGTGTCACTGCTGACTTTGAGGCTACACCTGCCTGGTGAAAGGTATTGAGTGTATTATGTACCAATACATTACAGTCTACCATGAAACTATCGTTTCCAGGAACCGTGAAGTCATATACATACTCCTTCGGATCTTCATGATAGATCAGCTCTGTAATCTCATCCCACAACACATCCGCCGCCAATGCGGATTGTAGGAGGCTCATATTCGTCTGCACCTTCACACGATCATACTTCTCCACGTTCTCGTCTAGTTCCTTGCATTTCGCCTCGAACTCTGCCACATACTTCGTCAACGTCTGACGACCAATGGACTCCTTCTTTGCCCAGCGACCATATGTACGACTCTGTCCTGGCATCTTCAACAGTTTTCCTGTCTCTGCAATCGTCGGTCCCAGCTCAGGAATCTTGTCAATCATCTCCTGCTCCGAATGAACATCCTGGCGCTCATTGTATTCAATAATCTTGTCCAGTGCCTCCGCCTTCTCTGGCAACTGGAATCCGACCTGCTCTTTGTATGTTTTTGCGAACTTTCTCGGGATCACAAGCGTGTGCTGAACCTTGTCCTTGATGCGCACACTGCTCTCTTGCGTCATAACACCAAACATACCCACATAGCCCAGAAGCGCTGTGATTTGTTGGATGAGCGTTTCCGAACGACTGCTCGCACGAATCAGTTGACGCTCTACACTGACATTACCATCTCCATCAAAGAATCCACCAATGACACCAGCAATAAACTCCTTGTTCGCATGGAAGACTGTGGCGCCAATCTTCTTCTCATAGGAACCAGTATTGAAGGTTTCCATGAGGAAGTCCTTGAGATCTTTGGAGTGGAGATTCGTATCTTTTCCTGGACCATATGCTCCACGATAATGATGAACCGTATGTGACATATCATGTTGGTCTCCAAAGGCGACAAGGTTCTGTTCAACAATGGGGCTGATTTTAGTGATCCGCACATTGTTTCCATTAAAGGATCCATCTGCTAAGTAGATTCCACATATCCATCCAAACTCCTTATTCATCGTGAAGGTTGTATTACCTTTTGTCATAGACATAATGGGTCGAGGCACTTCAGGAATCACCTTTGCAATCGGAATTCGCATTCCCACCTTTAAATCCGAACCAAGCACAGGCACAATCCCAGTGGAAGAACGTTTTAAGAAGGAATGGGTCAATGTTGCTGTTGTCTTACGTCCTGTACGTGTCATCACCTCTACAAGACCACCATTCGCTGGATGACGGCTGATTTCACTGATACGCTTCCACGATGTTTTCTCATCCTCACTTACACCGACAATGTAGTAGTTCTCTTCCAGTGGGAGAATAACGCTATTTTCACCATGGTGGATGAGTTTTTCTTTGTTTTCCTCCAAAATGGAATCGCAGATTTCTCCAATTGTCCCATAATATTTCAACCCATTGTCATTTTGTAATACGATTAACGAGTCTTTTACGCTGCTCATCTGAGTAGCAGGCTCGCCAATGGACTGTGCCGCCACAATACCCACCTGCTCGCCTGGCTGAACCCACGACTTCATGTGCGTCGCTACAATGATCTCCATCAACATCTCAAACGCATCCTTCGTAAAGCGCTCCTTCACAATCAACTTATGCGGCGCCAGATGAAAGCGAAGCAACGCACACCAAATCTTATGATAAGCATGCGTACGCCCAATGATCTTCTTGATTCCATTCAATACCATAGCAGGCGTCAAATCCGTCTTAGGCAAATCATCCTTCTTACCCGCTGGTAGCAACGCAAATCGTGTCTTAATATTCAATACCCATCTCGCCAGATTTACAGGCGCAAAGACGCTCCCTGAATCAAGTGACTTCTTCTGAAAGACACCCTCCACCATCATGCGCTGGTCAAAGATAAGCTCCTGGACATATTCCGTGATAAGCTCCTCATCATTCTCTCGCACCGTTCCATCCCTAAAGACTTTCGACCAGTCCACATTCTGCATGCCGAACTCTATGCGAATCTCCTCCTGAGAGAGCTTACCAATCGGCAAACTCTGCGTCTCAATCTTCGTTGGATTAATACCATCCTCACCATAATGATACTGAATGATATTGTTGTTCGCATCACGCACCGTGCCATCATGCTGCACCGTCAAGTCCTCCATCGACTTAATGAGCTGACGCTGAATATATCCTGTATCAGCCGTCTTTACAGCCGTATCAATCAGACCCTCTCGTCCTGACATGGCGTGGAAGAAGAACTGCTGCGGCGTCAGTCCACGAATGAAAGACGATTCAATGAATCCACGTGCCTCCGAACTGTCATCATACTTCTTATAATGCGGCAGTGTGCGATCCGTAAAACCATAAGGAACACGCTTTCCCTCAATAGCAGTCTGACCGAGACACGCCATCATTTGCGCCACATTCAATGGCTCTCCCTTCGAACCCGAACGAACCATCGCCAACAATCGGTTCTGAGAAGAAAGCGACTGCTGACCTGTCGCTCCTGCATCCGATGTCGCCTGATTCAGAATGCCAAAGATTTGGTCCTCAAACTCCTGCTGATTGGTTTTTCCTGTATTGTTGTCAAACAAGTCCATATGAACTTGAAGAATCACTTGCTCCACCTGCTTCTTCTTCTCCTGAATCTTCGCATCAATCGCCTTCTTTGTCTCCTCATCCGCAATCAAATCGCTAATACCCACACTGAATCCATTCAGAACAAGAAAGTTCTCCACGGTATTCTGTAGCGCATCCAATAGACCCACCGTGTCCTTTGATCCACAATCATTGTACGCCACATGAATGATTCCCTTTGACGGCTTCATATAAATGTCACCATCTACCACACCCTGTATAATATCTCCATCAACAATCTTCACATAATTGTCCGATGCAGAGCTGTCCTTCTCTGAATCATACGATTTGTTTCCCATTTCAATGTTGACAGGCGGCATGAGCGCACCGAGTACCTGCTGACCCGTCCAACGCTCCTTACCATCTACCTTGGATCGAGCAATCGGCATCGTTCCATCAAATCGCTTATTCCACATCATCAAATTCATAAATTCTCGGCGAGTGAATTCAATGCCCTTCTGCGTCAGACGATACGATCCCACCAACGTATCCTGATACACACCGATCATCGGCTTAGCATGACGTGGCGTAATAATGTGGTGCGGCACCGCCGCTATTTCTTCTAATTCTACCATTGCCTCATAGCTCTGAGGCAGGTGCGCATTCATCTCCGAACATCCCCCAAGTTTCCAAGGGGGGCGGACTATATCTTGAGCCATATCGGGTGGATTAAACCGTCATATATGACCCGCTACCATTTAGTCTCTGAACCTTCTCCTTATCCTTATCATAACGGACGTAGGAGCTTGGCTGCGGATTGCCCATTTTGCCCACGCAAGAGCTCATCTTCAACATTTTTACCATACCTCTAGTATCTCTCTAGAGCCAGATAACTACTTTCATAGTTACTTTGGTAGTTGAAGTTTTAGGGGTTTCCCGAACAGTTTGGAAGCGTTGCGGATTGATTGATTATTTTTATAAATTCAATTGCTTTTTGTTTCAACTCTTGTAATGTTTCATATTTACCTGTAAATGATGTTGTCTTATCTCCAATGACTAGTTTAATGAACTTTGAACCATCCTTATTGCTTCTCACATGAAGGTATTGTTCTATATTGTTCATATCAACTATGACGCCTTTGAACTTAGAAAGTTTTATGATACTATGTTGCTTCTGACTTCGTCTCATTTGCTCTTGTCTAGCTTCTGGAGTACCCATTACTTCTTTCAGTCGTTCTGTCATTTTTGCACGAGTTTCTTTACTCCGACTCGTACATCCACCTCTTTTCTTTGGTGGATGAATAGGAGATGTCTTTTCAACATCATTCGTTTCTATGTTTTTAAACACTTTTCCACCTCGTGTAAGATTATAACCATCTGGATACTGTGATTTGTACTCCTTGATATGATATTCCTCTTGTATATCCAGTTCCTCCTTTGGACATGTCATAAGTAGTTCACATTGAAACGCCTCTTTACCATATAATCGTATTGCATTATTCAAATATGTACACTGCTTCTTCTTCGTATTACATACTGCTTCACTGATATGGTCTTGAAATCGTCCCATGTATCCAAATGGTCGGTATTTTCCACGATTTTTACGATGGGAAAGTGTTTGTCCAACATAGTATTTATTTGTTTTTATATTTGTAATGAGGTAAATATGTCCTATGACTTGGGAGTTGTCTTCTAATAATTTATTCATTTTTAGCAATTAAATTGTATTTTCATTAAATCAATTTTCCACTAGGTAGTTATATTATTCGTATAATTGCGCAGAATATACAAATTGTGATGTTTACACCATTAACCCTTGATTGTGTACATCACAACAATCAAGGTGGCTACCTGTTGATGACAAGATGTCCCTTAGAATAAGGGGAGTTTATCACCGTCAAAGTCAGCATTGTATGGCCTAGTGGTCAAAACGTTCATGCGAAACGTCTTGTAAGGCAGCACCTTCACACGATGACCCATCATCGACATCTTATGGAGAGTCGGCTGACGATTGAAGAGGAGAATGTCATTGTCCAGCAAATGACGATTCACCACATCTCCCTCATACAGCACAATCTCCTTCGTCGGCACATGCTTTAACGAAATCATGCGTCCATCCTTACGCACAATGGTCTTCGCACCTGGCCACGTGTCCGCACCATTCTGAACAAGCTTGTAGAGCTTGTCCAAGTTATAAGGCGTCACACGCTCAGGACTCGTCAGATTCATCGCAATCTCCAGCGGCACACCAATCTCCGCCACACTCAAGTTTGGATCAGGAGTAATGACGGAACGCGCCGAGAATTCCACACGCTTGCCCTGGATGTTGTAACGAATACGTCCTTCCTTACCACCCAGACGCTGCTGAATGGACTTGAGCGGACGTCCACTGCGCTGCGCCGACGGAGCCACACCAGGAATTTCATTGTCCACCAACGTCGCCACATGGTACTGGACGACATTGGTCATTTCATCAATTACAGTTTTATTTGCGTTATTTTCAATCTTCACTTGAAGCGTTTTATCATTTTTGATAATATCAAAGAGCTTGTGCGTCAAATCATCTTCCGATCGCTGATTGTTGTCCTGAACGACAGATGGACGCACCTGTGGCGGCGGAATACGAAGCACTGTGCAAATCATCCAATCAGGACGGCACCAGAAACGACTCAGACCCATAAAGTCCACATCCTCATCGCTAATACGACGGAAAAGGCGATGAACATACTCCACCTCCAATGGCTGCTGCTGCTTCAGTTCTTGATAGTGCGCTACGATTCGGGCAATACCCTCTCTCGTAAACTTATCAGGCTGCGGCGCACCACAACCATCCTCACATTCCTGTCCACAACGTTTGATATTAGATGAAAGCGCAAGAACCTCCTTCCAACGTGCCTCTCCCTTACGATTCAATAAATCTTTGTGATGCTCCTTGTCAATGCGAAGTTTGGAGCAACGGATGCAGATGCACTTTAGAACGTTCATGATCATTGCGTGAAATTGAATATAATAAACGGGACGTGTTAAACGATAATGTCCAAAGTGACCGGGGCAACCATGATTGGTCTGACCACAAGTGCGACACACCTTTCCATTATCAAGAACACCCATGCGCGGGTCAAACAGTCCTCCGATCTTTGGTTCATTTCCTTCATGCGTCGTCTGCGTCGTAATTTCCACCACAGAACTGCGTTCAATTTCATCCGGCGAGAGAATACTGAACTGGACGCCAACGATGGATTCAATATCAGAAGTAGCTTGATGGAAACCGGCTGGCATTCTGTCTTAGATATAGAAACTGTTGTCTAAGTTCTTTTTCAAATTCTGTCTATCTTTTTATATCACATTGTCATGAATCAAATTTTTAGTATTTATCATACGTACTATTCTATGATAAATACTAAAAATAATAATTATTACTTGCTGTAAGTAATTTACATTATTTATGTAATATGAATAATAACACGCTCCTTCCAATTTCTGGACTGCATCATAAACGTACAATGAACTTGAACTTCACGATATAATGTTACATTTATTTCTGATTTTTCATCTCGTGAAAGAACAACATCATCCGATACCGTCTTGTACATGGTAGAAATCATTCGTTTCCATTGCGGAAGATAAATTCTTATTTTTGTGGTATCATCCATTCGAATTTTCTCCATAATCGTTCCTGTAAATGTGGTACATCCTGTCTTCAATGCATCCAAGAAATCCATATCTCTCTGAAATCGCTTAATGGCTTTTCCTCTACGATTCATATCATACATCGTAATCGGAACAATATAACCTGACGATTTTCGTATCAATTGCTTCAGCACCCGTTGATTCACCAAATCTGCATATCGACGAATCGGACTGGACGCATGCGCATACGTATCTGATGCTAACCCATAATGTACTGTATCCTGTTCTTCTGCTAAGACATACTCAGCAGCTGAGAATGCCAAGAATCGCAACTCTGGAAAGTGCGCATCATACTTCTCTAATCGCTCTCTATCAGGTGCCGAATGTCGGCGTAGAATTCCCATTCTTGCTTTTTTTAGTATTTTACCAGCCTCCGTATTATAAAATATCATCATGTGCTCAATCCATTCATGCGAATCTGTCACATCCTTTTGAGCGATATAACTGGCAATCGCCGCCAATGGAGCCTTATAGGGTGAGTCAGATGCTTGAAACTCTTCATACGAATAGGACGTATTCACATGCACAGTCGTTTCCAGCCATTGAATGTCATAGATCGCCATTCCATCCCAGATAAATTGTAGCGAAATTCCATAGGATTGTTTTCCAGGAAGTAGTGAACACTCTTTTTCTGAATACGCCAAAGGAAGCATGGGACGAAGAACCTTTCCTTCCTTATTATACAGGGTTTGACTAATGAGCGATGCCATGATATCAATCGCACCACCATCCTCTACAAATGCTGCTACATCACTAATCGTAATGGTGACTCTCCAACATATCGCTGTTATTTTCTCAAAGGTAAGAACATCATCCACATCCTTACAGCCTTCTGGATCAATATGAAAAGTGATGCCCTGTAATTCGGTACGCTTTATATCATCATTTATTTTCGGATCATATTCATATTTAGGATATTTCCAAGGACATGCCTGCCATTGTAATGCCAACTCCTCTGCTTGATGGTCTCCTGACACACCCAATGTTTGCTGAAGAGATCCTCGGGGAAACGTGGCGGTCCAATCCTCCAGTTGAATCAACCCAATTTTATTGAAACGTTTATCCTTCTCTGAGCATCCCACAATAAAATGCGGATACGATTTATCATAAGGAGTAAAGAGATACATAGGAATCCCACGTTTAGTAAGACCATAGGTCGAGGAGCCTGTTAGTTCAATGGTGCCGACGATCAATGGGTGCTGATCACGTAATTCTAATTCACATTGTTTATCCCATCGCACATGGTCGCCTGGTAGACATTTGTTAGCGAGCTTAGCACCTGTAAAGGTCAGAAGTTCATTTCCTGTATCACTTAGAATGATAAAATGAAGATAATCGGTGGTCTGGAGAATGCCACGAACACCTGTTGGTTCTTGTTCGTGAGGAGACACCCCGAATAATTTGGATAATGCTTCGTCCTGATTCATAGTGATATCTTTTCTATTCATGTGTTCATTATCAAATTTTAGGCTGGATACTGTATAGAATGAGTTGTGGAGGTTCCATGCTATCTGGCTTCTCATGTGGAGCACGTCGCTTTGATAAATATAAATTTACAACGGATAAACCATCTAATCCGACATTGCATAAAGAAAATGAACAGAAATTAAATGATTTATTACGCATCCGAGAAGAACAAGATAATCGTGTCTTTGCACCGATCACTGCTACTAAAAATACCATCAAAGTAGCAGATGTCGTTAACATAAAAGAATCATTTGCAATGCCTACTATACCAGACCATGAACATGTTCTCTATTATCCTACATCCGATGTGAAGGAAAAGAGAGATTAATTATATGAAAATGCTTCACTCACGTCTCTCTAATGGTCTTACAATCAAAAAAGCAGCATCTCCCATAAATGACGGGATGGACACCGTGTATAAATGGACATCTTTATTTGTGTAGAACTCCGCAATGATATCTTTCAACATCTGATAGGGTTGAACGATTTCATTCTTCCTCATTCCTGCATACATCACAATAGATGTATTTGGTGTCATCCACTGAGGAAGATGTCGAAGTAGGTGTTTCCATTGTTCCATATTTTCCTCTTCTGGATCAAATAAATCAATGATAATCACATCATAGGGTTTATCGGGTGGAGATGTAATGACATCAAAAATATTATCAAAATGAAGAGCGAGTTTCTCGTTTTTCCAGGCTCCCTTTGCCCATTGTGGATACTTCGATTGAAAAAGCTGAACCACATCTTTGTCCCAATCATACATATCAACTTGTTTTACCGATGTCCATTTTAGCACTTCTCTCGCTGTGGCTCCCTCTCCTCCACCAATAATGAGGACACGTTCTACACCTGGAGTATGTATCATGGTTGGATGAACCAGTGAAATATGATACATCGCTTCATCCATTTCACAGCTCTGAATCACTCCATCCATAAAACAAGCGATCCCCCACGTAGGACACTGAATCATTTCGACACGTGTCTCTCGATGCGTAATGATAGAATCGAGCGAACATCCTTTCGCCCTCTCCGCCTCTTCTAATGTACTAGACATATTATGTTATGATATTACTTTTTATTTAAGTTATCGATTGTTCCAACTCCACCAATCCAATAACATATCTTTCTCTTTCTTTTTGTCTTCCATATTATATTATCATGTTATATCGTATTTAAGTTATTTACCAGTAGATCCAAATCCGCCTGCACCTCTTACTGTGCCAGGCATCGATTCTACCATTCTCACATGACGAATCCACCCCATATCAGGTGCTACAATTTGAAACAAACGCTCACCGTGTTTCACATCTGAATTTCCAGTCATCGACCAGACAGGTGCCTTGAGTTCTCCACGATAGCTTTTATCAATGACGCCGGCTGAGTTCGCCATCAGAAGACCCGATTTAAAAATAGAGCTGCGGGGAAGCAACCAGAAATGACTATCAGTTTTCACATAATCATTTGAGGTTCCATGTGGCATATGCTCTACTTTTACTAATCGGCAAATGATACCAAATGGGATGAGCTGTGGTGTCTGCTCAATGTGCATGTTCGCTGCAGCATACACATCAAATCCCGCATTTGCATCTGAACGATTGTATTCGGTAGGCGGATAAAAAGTAATATCCTGTGGATCAAGTGCTAGAATCTCTAGCTCGTACCAGGACATTTTCTATTTCTATATCTATCTTTTTTCTTTACATTCTATAATCGCAAGTACAAACTATCGGAAATCACAATATCTCGTACGATTCGCGTACGAACTTCTGTTATTTTCTCTACTTGCTCCACATGCTGACAATACGTTGCCATCGAAAGCCACTCATCCATCATGTTCGCCATTTTCATCACTGACCGAATGAAATTTCCTTCAAAGATTCCATATTCTGCACAAATCACGGATGCGTGTTCTCCCTCCATCCATCGCAACATCGGTTCCACTAATTGCGTACTCAGCTTCCAATATCCTTCCGTTCCATACATTTCTCTCATTTGATACTCTGAACTCATCTTATTCAACAATAAAATCGCATCACGCACCGCCGAAGAAACATGTAATTCCTGTATCGATGGACTATCCTCTGTCTCTTTCTTCTCCTGAAAGCTGGAAAGAACTGCCACCAATTCATTTCCCGTCAAATGATGTAATTTCTCTTGAACATAGAGCTCTGTCATTAGAATCGCATGACCCTCATTTACTTCCGTTGCCAACACACCCTTTAGTGTTAAGGAATCGTGCGTTAGTTCCATGGAATGAGGACACGTAATAAATCCCATTTCATAGAGAAACTGTACCGATGGCTCCAGATAATGCTGATGCTGCTTAATGGATTCGATATCTTGTTCTAACTCTGCATGTTGGATATGTAATTGTTTCAAGGTATGATAATCTGTCCATGCTTTATTCCATTTTGGACCCAATTGCTTATTTTTAAGCGTATCCAATTCACGCTGAACTTTCTTGCGGGCTGCATTGACCGTCATTGGAATCATCTGTTCCAATTCAAATCTCTTCTGACACTCACTTTGATACGGCTCGACCAGCTGTAATTCCTCCATTGTCTTTGCTAACGCTTCTAACTCCTTCTCATATTTCAGCTTTTCTGCATGTCGTTGCCGAAACCAATAACTTTGTTCCATGATACGAAGCCATGTAAGTGGCTGCTCCTTCGTTGACGCTTGAATCGTTTTGAGAATAAAATCATAGTGGAAATTCATTCGGCTTTGAATCGGTGGACGTGCTCCCTTCATCATCGTAAACATTTCATGTGGGTCAAGAGGCTCTCTGTCAGGAACGTAGATCACGACGCCTTTGTCATCTTTTCCACGGCGTCCCGCACGCCCCGCCATTTGGATGTATTCATCATTTCTCAGGATACGCATTCCTGCAGTCTCCTCATCATACTTTTTGAATCCTGTAAAGACGACCGTCTTTGTCGGCATATTAAGACCTACCGCAAATGTTTCAGTGCAGAACATGATTTTCACAAATCCTTTTGAGAAGAGAATTTCCACGATTTCTTTCAATAGCGGAAGAAGTCCACTATGATGAAAGGCGATACCTCGACACAGCAAGTCGTAGATCTGATGATATTGCGGGACTTTCTCCAGATCAGCCATATGACGATGAAGATGGAACGTGATAATGTGTTTGACAGCTGCAGTATCCGACGAAGTAAGTAAGGTACGTTCTACTTTCTTCGCATAGGCTTCACATTGCTTGCGACTCAGTACAAAGAAAAGAGCAGGAAGTAATTCTTTCTTTTCCAGGAGGGCAATGGTTTCCTGGAGCTGATGAATGAAATGAGCATGATGCACTTTTCCGTGAACCGCTCCTTTGTGTCCTGATTCACGAGCATCTACCACGGTGCGCTGATACGCACGATGTTCCGCTTCCTCACGCTGTTGAACATTCAGCCAATCTTTGTACGCTTTCTCGTGATAACCTTCTTTCGCATCCATTAACGTAATGAATTTCTCATTCGGTCCGAGAAGATAGTGCGTCAGAGGCACAATGCGATATTGTGTTTCAATCAGATGAATCCGTTTTTGCTTCAACGTTCCAAGCCACTCCGCCAAATACTCTGGATGGTCCAGTGTAGCAGAAAGCATGATCAATTGAATGGGGGGAGGTAGTAAAATCATTGTTTCTTCCCAAATATTTCCACGATCCTTGTCATTGATGTAATGGCATTCATCAAAGATAACCGCATCCAGATTATCCATGGAAATCGACGCCGTGAGTCCCAGATGTTCCGTTGTCGTTCCTTTTTTATAAAGAAGATTGCGAAGAATTTCCGTCGTCATAATGACAATTTGTGCATCAGGACAGAATTTAATATCTCCTGTCATAATACCAACCGTCGCATCGCTAAATTGATGCTTCAAATCATAAAATTTTTGATTAGATAGTGATTTAATGGGAGTGGTATAAAAGACACGCTTTCCTTTGGATAAGGAATGATAAATCTGGTATTCGCCTACCAATGTTTTTCCTGATCCCGTTTTCGCACAAACCAGTACGTTTTCTTCATTTGCGATAGCGCAAATGGCGTGCTGTTGAAATGGATCCAATGGAAAGGAATAAGGATGAGGAGGAAGTTGTTCAGGGGTCTTGGATACATCGGTGATCACTAGAAAGGACATGATGGAAGTTCTTTCAATTCTATGTACGATTTCTATTCTCAATTTTTATGATTTTATAAACATAACTTAAACAAAAGAAATAACTTCTAATAAGAAATGAATATTCTTGTAACGGGTGGGTGCGGATTTATTGGTTCGAACTTCATTAATTATCTTCTTAAGAAAGATAGCAACATTACCATTTATAATGTCGATTGTCTTAATTACTGTGCAAATGAAAAGAATGTGTTACATCATCCACGATATCATTTTATCAAAGGTAATATCACAAGCAAGGATCTAATTAGTCATATTCTTCAGGAATACTCCATCGATGCCATCATTCATTTTGCTGCGCAGTCTCACGTGGACAATTCTTTTGACAATTCGCTTCAGTATACAACAGATAATGTATATGGAACACACGTTTTACTACAAGCTTCAAAAGAATATGGTAAATTGAAGAGATTTCTTCATTTCTCCACTGATGAAGTATATGGTGAGGTTGATTTAGAACATACTGGATGTCATGAGCGTTCTCTATTGAATCCTACCAATCCCTATGCTGCTACAAAGGCAGCTGCTGAATTTCTAGTTCGTTCCTATTATCACAGTTTCAAGTTGCCAACCGTGATTGTTCGTTGTAACAATGTGTATGGACCCAATCAGTATCCTGAGAAGGTGATCCCTAAGTTTATTAAGCAATTGAAGGAGGGAAAGAAACTCACCATTCATGGAAAGGGTGATACACGACGCAATTTCATTTGGGCAGAGGATGTTGCGAGTGCGACAGAGCTTATCTTTCATAAGGGTGAAATCAATGAGATTTATAACATTGGTACGACACAGGAATTTTCAGTCATGGATGTGGCAAAAATTTTGATTGATAAGCTGACAGATGATAAGCAATTGGATTCGCATATTACGTTCGTAGAGGATCGTCCCTTCAACGATTTTCGTTATTCGGTGGATCGAACACGATTGATGGAATTAGGATGGCAGGAAGTGCATACCAATTTTATGGAGAATATTGAGATTCTTCTTTCTATGTCATAACATAATCGTATACATATGTTCATAGATAATAATATATCAATGTATTATCTATGAAGCAGACCAATAAGGCATTACATTACTCTAATTTCTCCGCTTTGCGCAACTCGAGACAACGCAGAATGGATTCTTGAATAGGAAGCAGTTCTAGTTCATATTCCTTACAGAATTTCTCTAGTTTTGTCGTATCCATTTCATTATTAGAACGTTCTGAGGTAATGTATTTCTTTTGCTCTTCATAGGAAATCAAATTCCAAGTATGTTGAGGGCGAATACGCTCTTTATATTGTTGGAGAATCCAATTGTGTTCGGCTGTTCCTGGATTCGTCAAATTGTACACACCACACTCTTGCACTTCAATCATCGTATCAATAATCGTCCACATATCATCGAGAACCGTCATAGAATTGGGAATGGAGCAAATGTTAGGATAGGCAAGAAGTTTATCAATCAAATTGCGTCCACTTACCAACTTAGATACAGGCATGCGAATGCGAAGTTGAAGCGTATTCTTAAAGTGTCGCAATATTTGGTCTGTGTATCCCTTTACAGTGGAATAACCTGATCCAAAGAAATTGGGGATATCCTCTTCTGTAAACATCTTCTTTGTATCAGTATACGTATAAATACAACCCGTTCCCAAATAGACAAAATGAATGTCGAGTGTTTGACACATATGCGCCAAATTATGAGGAGCATAGAAATTGTCACGCATGTTATCATACAACTTTCCAGGAAGCTCCAAATAGTCAATGGACGGAATCAACTTACCATTCGCCGTGCCATAGGTACGTCCCAAAAAAGAAATCACACAATCAGGCTTCACACTCTTGATTTCTTGAAAGGCTTCCTCATATTGATCCGCACGTGTCGTTGCTACTACTACATCATGTAGCGTATTTTGAATAAACTGTCCACCAATCCATCCCTTTCCACCAAATACAAGGACTTTCATTTCTATGTAGTAGTACACATTGCCCTTTAAATAGATGCTTTATGAATCGCATCATGAACTTTCGTAGTAATCAGATGAAGTGGTAATACACCATCTTCCAGAAGTAACCGATGATAACCCTTACTATCTCCTGGAAATGCTTTCAGATATTTTTCACGATTTTCCATAAATACTTTGCGTCCGATACTGTAACATAATGCTTGTGCTGGATAACAAATATATCTTTCAATCTCTGTTATAATTTCTGTTGATGATAAGGGAACGTGTTCCGTCATATAGGCAACTGCCTTTTCCCAGCTCCATCCATACCAATGAATTCCTGTATCAATCACTAAGCGTGCCGCACGCATGATCGCATTCACCAAATGACCAAATTCATCCAACGGATCTGAATAATCACCTAGTTCCTCGGCATAGAGAGCGATGCCCTCTGAATATCCATTATTTGTTACACCATAAATCATATATGCTGGTATTTTCTTTTCTATCATGTATTGATACTGATAATGATGAAATCCCTCATGAATACTTAATGTATACATACTATAAATGGGATTCTCTTTCAAATCACGTGTATTCACATAAAATGTTCCTTCAAACTCTCCAGGACGATACGAAGACGCAATATAAAAGGCGCCACCTGAACTCGACTCCATGTCTTTTGACACCTTTTTAATGTGATAATCTGTCTTTAATGTATAATCAAAATTCTCCTTCCATATCGTCTCACGAATCCGTTTCTGCATCTGACGATAACATTTCATCACATCCGCTGTGCTCTTACAATAATGGTCGGGATTTTCCATCATCCACTTATAAAAGTGTGTCAATGATTCTCGTTTGCTACGACCCATTGCTTCTTGGATGCGCCGAAAGGCGGTTTCTAATCGTTCTACTTCTTTGATACCATAGGCATGAATGGCTTCAGGTGTCATGTTGGTGGATGTCTGTTGACGAATCAAATGACGGTACATGGATTTGCCACGAGGTAATTCACATATTCCAATGGTCGTTCGACAAGCAGGTAGATAATCACGCTTTAAAAAGTGAAGAAGATCGGTTACTGCTTCTTCTGTACCCCTGATGCACAGCCTGGCATCTACGAATTCTTGGATCGATGATATTAATCTCTCACAAATTCGTCGTGGTAATACAGTACGTGATAGGATTCCTTGCTGCATATTGTAGATAACGGTCCGGAGTACTGTAGCATAATCACGATAACGACTTTCACTAGGATGCGGATACATTTGTGATTCATTAAATGCCAAATCCAGAACCGTATTACGAAAAGAATTGGTAGATAATTGCTCCAATGGAAACATTTGATCCTCCAATCCTATCTTTATCTCCCATGCCAATGTGATATCCTCTATGGTAAGATTCTTCTGTTTGGCTTCCAATGCTTTCTGATACCGTTCCAATAACTCTTTCGTTGCTTGTAACATATGAGGTGAGAGCGCATCTTCGTAATGAGAATCACGACGCCGATCTCCTAAATAAGACCCCAAACTGGGTGACATACGAATCTTTTCTGCAAAATAGGAGGCAAACAGGGAACGACTCATTACTATCTATCAATAAAATAGTATACTTTATTGATACGTATATGATATAAATAGTTCTCGATACTTATTTAGTATGTCTAATCAATCTTATTGCTATTTCCTCTATACTGATCAGGGTCAAACCTATGTTGGTGCAACCATCGATCCTGATCGGCGTTTACGTCAGCATAACCAAGAAATCGTAGGAGGGGCTCGCGCAACAGGAATACGCGTGGCACAAGGTCTTATCTGGAAACGAGCTTGTTATCTCACCAATCTTCCTGAATGGCGCACCGCTCTTCAAATCGAATGGCGTTGGAAACAACTTGGACGCACCCAGTGGAAACACATTCGAAATCCCATCGATCGCCGTCTCTATTCTCTACGCACCCTTTTGTCTCTTGAAAAACCCACCAGCAAAGGAATACCATACGCCGCCTATCCTGATGGACCTCCTATCATTGTATGGGACTCTGATGAAATGAAACAACGTTATGAATCACTTAGATAAGGGCATAAAATCCTGGCTGCTGAGGGGATACTTCTGTCATATCCATGATTCCTTTCTTTGTCAAATTGTCTTGGATGATGGTATTGAGGGGTGTACTCTGAGGATTCATCATGGATGTACTCATGGGAGGTAAGGGACAGAAGGAGGGTACTTTAGTAGAACGTAATTGATCAAGGGTGCCAGGAGACATACCAAAAAATCCATCATTGGAAGATGGCGCACGGGTAGATTGTAATTGATCCATCACTCCAGCCATATCGAAAAAACCGTCATCTCGCATTTCTTTTGTGAAAAAGAGAACAACTGTTAATACAAGAAAACAGAATATGAAATAATTCATACCAAAGATATGATGCATTTATTATACGATGAGAAATTAAATCTTAAAAAAGAAAATGGACATGTAATACATGTCATCCTGGGCAAACCTTGGCGTTCCTCGAAAGCGTAATCTACAACAGATTCCTGAAGGATTACGACCCACGATTATTACACGAGCACAACGTCCCGAAGTGATTCAATCTGAATCCTTTCAAGAAAATGAGAAACAAAATGAAATCATCTACCCATCCGGTTCGGAAGATTCCTCCCCTACTCCTGATATGAACGCCTATTCTCGTTCTTATCCTGTCCGAAAAATGGAATTGAATCCCGCACCCAATGCGATTGAACTCCGTTTTTCAGATAAATCATATGTATTTGTCATTTTACGCAACATTCGCACCACACGTGATAATGATTTATGGATGGCATCCTATCAATCCGTACGACGCTTCTACACCAATAAGATCATCATCATTGATGACAATTCCGATATTAATACAGTAAATGGTAAATTGGTCAATACCGAGGTCATTCGAAGTGACTATAATGGCGCAGGAGAGGTTCTTCCTTATTATTACTTTTTTGTGAACAAATGGGCTGACCGAATGGTCTTTTTACATGATAGCATGTTTCTTCATCGCCGATTTACCGATGCCGAGCTCAGTGGCGCTGTTCGATTTCATTGGCATTTTAGCAACACTGAAATTCGTAATGATCGAAAAATCGGAACCTATTTATCCATGTTACCTAATCATGAAGGATTGCTGGAATATGCTAATCAGCCTGATAGCGCTTGGAATGGATGCTTTGGTGGTACCTCCATTATCGATCTTGATATTGTGACTCAATTGGAAGAAGCCTATTCCTTCTTTTCTACCCTGGTCCTATCTATCAAAACACGAAAAGACAGAGAAACATTTGAACGTCTCTTTGGAATTGCACTTTATTTTAGAAAGATGATTGATGAACCGTTCTCCAATTTTGGTAACATTGTAAAATATCCAGGAGCATTTGAATCACAAATATCCACTCCTGACCAAGGTGCCTATGCTCTTTCCCAAAAGGGGTATGATACAGCAATTATTAAGGTATGGAGAGGTCGTTAATTTCGGTTTAAAATTAAAAATATATATAATATAAGGATGGCATCTATTTATACCAATGTCCTTTCCGATGAAGAGGTTCATTATTTGAATCATCTTCCCGAAGTTCTTGCCGCCAAGGCGTCACTTGACCTCAAGTCATCAGGAATGGTTTATTTTTCAGTATCCGTTACGGATTCTATTCGTTCCACGTTAGAGTCACGATTTGGCTTAGATCTTTCTACGATATCAGTCATTCCTATGAGATGGATCAAGGGAGATACTGCACCGCACATGGATGTTGGTTCATCACAATTTGAGAATACCTATCTATTGTATCTTAATGATTCGCCCGGTGAACTCATAGTTGATTCCCAATCCTATTCCATTCAAACGAACACGGGATTTGTATTCCATGAAGGACTTTCCCATAAAACACAACATACAGAAAATATTCCCCGTCTATTGCTTGGACCCATGAATGAAATGGCGGAACCTGTTGGTTATCCTCCAGGTGTATACTATTATCCTACTGAGATAGATGCTCTTGCAGATACAAATTTATTAGGAGATAATGAATCGTACACCGTCGGAACGGGTGGACCTTATGGTCCTGGAAGTGGATATACAAGTTGGAGAATTGCTTCCAACAGTATAGGTGACTCTCCACAAAATGTAGTATATGTAAACGGAACTACATTGAATCCATTCTATTCAGGTAGTTTTAATGCAACCTACTTTTTGTATCCAAATGTTCCATGTTTCTTAGAAGGATCCACCATTCTCTGTCAAGTAGACGGTATTGAACAATATGTTTCTGTCGAAAATCTCAAGAAAGGAACACTTGTCAAAACTAGCTTGAATGGATACAAGCCTGTTACCCTTATTGGAAAAGGAACCATTCAAAATCCTGGACATAATGAACGAACGGAGAATCGTCTCTATAAATTGTCGCCTTCCAAGTATCCTGAACTCAAAGATGATTTATATATCACAGGATGTCATTCGATCCTTGAATTCCCGATCACGGATAAGCAAAAAGAGGATACGATAAAACATATTGGACAGTTATTTGTCACAGAAAAGAAATATAGATTGATGGCATGCGTCGATGAACGTGCAGAGCCTTGGAATTCTGAGAACACCTATACGATTTGGCATTTTGCTCTTGAACATGATAATGAAAAAATGAATTATGGCGTCTATGCCAATGGTGGATTACTGGTAGAAACGTGCTCTATCCATTTCTTGAAGAATAAATCAAATATGTCAATTGTCTAAATCATTTTGCGTTTGATTTGGAAAAAAATAATCTACGATATGATTGTATCTGCTGATAGCTCAATTGGTAGAGCGGATGACTGTAGTCGGTTGGTTGTTATCATCAGGTCGCTGGTTCGATTCCGGCTCAGCAGAGTATATTTTTTGATGTCGTTCAACGAACTCAAACAATATGTATTATTGTTATATATTATATTGTATTGTATTTTAAAATAATGACATCATGAAACCCTTCTGTTTCTAGAAATAGAAGAGCACTGCCTATTAAACGAGGATATTCGAACGAATCACTTCTTTTACTAGAGGACGATTCATTTGACATTATTTACATTGATGAAAATCATGAACCAGAATATGTTCTAGAAGATGTTGTTCTTAGTTTTCGAAAACTGAAACAAAATTAAACACAACCTAAACATATAATAGTAATTAATAATAATAATGATATATTTCATAAATGATAATACATCACATGAACATATCACGATTGATGATATTTATAAAATATTTATTATTGAAAATGTAACACACTATTCATTAATTGACTTTCATACTCATCGAATTGAAGTATGTGAAAAAAAAGAAGAATCCCTTGAATATTATTTTGTAATTGATTTACTATATGATGATGCATTTGGACATTGGGTGTACGAATCTGCTATATATCTTCCTATTTTTGAAAAATTAAAGGAACTGTATCCTACGATAAAAATAGTATTGAAAGAAAAGAAACAATTTAAATCACTTTTTTTGAAATTTTTTGATATTATGGAAACAGATGTCGTGTATGATATGCAACCGAATAATGTATGCCTCTTTCCTAGTCCTATTTCTTCACTAAATGATAATCATAACATGACAGATGTATATAAACAAATTATAGTGAAGTTTATTACATTTTTTTCAAAATATAGAATGGAATCACATTTATACGATTATGTTATTTTACCACGACAAATAAAAGAAAATTATAAAAATAATGACAGAACATATGATATGAGTGTAGTATATGATGTGATTAATAGTATTACAACAAAATATAATACTCTTCATACAGATACAATCGTAGATTTAAAGGATCAGATTGTAGCTATACAATCGGCACCAAATGTCATTTTAACAGATGGTAGTCCATATCTAGTAAATAATATGTTTTGCAATAATCAGAAACTTTTTATTGTAGATACAATAACAATCCATCAATTACATATATATCATAAAAAAAAATATATACGAGAAATAGTATGTAAATTAAATAATAATACATATATTTATCTTTCAAAAGATACATCACATGCGCAACTAATAGAATTATTACAACATTAATTATATCTATATCGTATGATACAACTTTATAATTTTCTCTAATATTATAATTTACACTTATCTGATCATTATCATATATGTGTAAATAAAAAGAATATAAATGATAACACTGTATAGATTAATATCAATGAATATTATTATTCCATTATGTGGAATAGGAAAACGATTTCAGGAAGCAGGGTATGATCTTCCAAAACCTCTGATTACAGTATTTGATAAAAAAATGATAGAACGTGTATTGGACTCCATACATTATTCATCAGAAGATAATCTATTTATTATTTATCATCATTCGTTGGAAGAATATGGATTTTCCACATTTATCAAAACATATGATCTACATATTCAATTGATTCCTATCTATAAACGTACAGATGGAGCAGCCGAAACCATTCTATACGGTATTCAACATATTCAGCAACATCGTTTGTCTACCACATTACAAACTCTTTTAATCGATTGTGATACGATCTATCATGTTCCTATTTTGGAAAAACTTCGTGAAATTTCTACAAGTGCCACGATATGTTTTGAAGATATGGAATCAAACCCAATTTATTCCTACGTATGTGTGGAAAATGGACAAATTATTGAAATTAAAGAAAAAGAAAAAATTAGCAGCTATGCCAATACAGGAGCCTATTTCTTTCAAAATATCAATGAACTACAATATCATTGTGATGCAATCATTCAAAAAAATATCAGATACAAAAATGAATATTACATATCTTGTGTGATTCAACATATGATCGATACAGGTATACCATTTCAAGCAGTCACTATCCATCGTTCCAATTATTCATCATTAGGAACACCTGAAGAATTACAACGATACCTCCATCAGCATATATCCCTCTTATTTGATTTAGATGGTACACTTGTTAAAACGGATCCAATTTATCATAAAGTATGGGAGGAAATTTTGACACAGTTCAATATTCCTATGACCGATTACATCTTTAATCAATACATTCAAGGAAACAATGACTCCTATGCTATGAAACAATTACATATTGATTTATCTTCGTATGATATCAAAGAAATCTCATTATTGAAAGATAAACTTTTTCGGAAGTATATTGATGAAATTGTCGTCATGGAAGGTGCTGTTCACTATATAAAGAAAATGAAAGAAGAGGGTCATTCAGTATGTATCGTAACAAATTGTAATAGAGATACATGTCATGCCATATTGGAATATATTGGGATTAATCACTATATTAATTATATTATCATTGGAAATGAATGTGAAAGACCAAAACCATATCCTGATCCCTATTTGGCTGCCATTCGTTCCTTACATACCACATCTGACCGTTGTATTATTTTTGAGGATTCAAAATCTGGAATACTAAGTGCAAAAGGTGTATCTCCTCTTCGCATTGTAGGCGTAGATAATGGAACAAATCGTCATATCTTAGATGAACTCGGTATAAAGACTCAAATTATTAATTATCTAGATATGAGTTCGATTACTACAAATGAGGTCAATATGACACATGAACTTCACCACATGATCAAACGTTCTATGTCCAATAAATATTCCATTAAAATGATTCATCTAGACACCAATAAACTAAAAGGTGGATATATATCGGATGTGATTCGTGTGGGAATTGAATTAGAATCAGGAGAGACACTTGATTGTGTTCTTAAATATGAGAATGATTATACCTCATCACTCACCAAAATGGCATATACACTTGGACTATTTGATAGAGAATACTATTTCTATGAACAGATCCGTGATTATGTTACGATTTGTGCACCAAAATACATTGGAACCATTAAAAATTCTGATTATCTATCAAAGGGTATTCTATTGGAAAATATTAATCGTGACGATTTTGTACTAGGTTTGGATTTAAATAAGGAGAATATTGACGTATCCTTAAAGGTAATTGAGCAATGTGCAACATTTCATTCGCAGTTTTGGAATAAAGATTTATCAAAATCATTTCCTCATTTGAAGAAACATAATGATTCGTTATTTAAACCAGTATGGGGAGATTTTTTGAGAGAGCGGTGGACACTTTTCTCAGAAAAATGGAAGCATGTGATTTCATCTGATACAATGAATAAGATGAAAGAAAAGGTGGAACGATTTGAAGACATACAAGAATATCTTAGTCAGGGTCCTCTCACGATTTGTCATGGAGATGTGAAATCGGGTAATATTTTTTATAAGAAACAGGAATCTGGATATATGCCTTATTTTATTGATTGGCAATACATTGCAAATGGAAAGGGTGTTCAAGATATTGTGTTCTTTATGATGGAGAGTTTTAGCATTGAGAATATTCGAACCTATCGTGATTTGTTTAAGATGTACTACTATATTAAACTAAAAGAGAACGGTATTACTTACTCCCAAGATGTATATCATAAAGATTTTGAAGCTGCAATTTGCTATTTTCCATTATTTGTTGCTGTATGGTTTGGAACCACACCAAACGAAGATTTGATTGATGTTTCTTTTCCCTTTCTATTTATTCAAAAGTTTGTTTCTGTATTTGAAACATTATAATTTCTGCTATGTGTATAACTATATTATCTAAATTATAGTTATAAAATATATAACGAATGTCAGTTGATGCAAATAATAAATATACGATAATGCAAAAAACGCAATACGAGAATGATGCTGAAAACTGGAATGTTACTAATGTAGATCCGGTTGTTGGTAGTTTTAATGCACATAATAATTGGAGTGATTATGAGTTTTTATTTACAGATATTGACAACTGTGAAAATAAAATAATGTTAGATTTTGGTTGTGGTCCCGGTAGAAACTTAGTTAAATATTCAAGCAAATTTAAACATATTGATGGTGTTGATATTGCTGAAACAAATATACAAAATGCATTACTGTGGATTAAGCATAACAGCATTGATTCACAAAAGCACAATCTCATTCTATGCAATGGCGTTGATTTAAAGAACATATGTGACGAAACATATGATATTGTGATGAGTACGATATGTATGCAACATATTTGCGTATATACGATACGATTTAATTATTTGAAAGAGTTCTATCGTGTATTGAAGAAGGGTGGTCATATAACAATACAGATGGGATATGGAACACCATCACCCAGTACTGTAGATTATTATGATAATTACTATGAAGCAACTGGTACCAATAGAGCATGTGATACAAATATTTCAGATTATAAACAAATAGAAAAGGATTTGTTAGATATTGGTTTCAAAAATTTTAAATATTATATTCGTCCAACGGGTCCAGGTGACTGTCATCCAAATTGGATTTTTTTCAATGCTCAAAAATGAAAAGATCTAATAAATAAATTAGGAACCATAATAATTTTTCCTAATGAATTGTATTTTCTATGATTTGATATGTCAATTTCTCATTGTAGATTACTCCTTGTAATATTATTGTTAAGTCGGTCATATAATTAAATGATATAATATTAGTCTTTATATCATTTAATTATTAATATGCATAATAGTGAACATATTTATTTAAAAAAAGAATCACAAAATTCTTTCTCATATGCACGATTATTAGGGACGGTATTATAATACATATGAAGCCCATAACCATTTTTCACAAAAAGATGCGACATACCCATTTTCCAGGCATATTTGTTAAGTGGAACTTCATCAAATGGATCTACATATAGTGATGAATCGTATACAATCGATTCATAGATGGATGTCTTAATACAAAATACACTATTGCACAAATACGGTGAGGTTGAATCATAAATAATAGAGAGATCATTATCTTTATAGAATTCATCTTTATTCTGAATAATGCATTGATTTAGATATTTAATTGCATCAAGATTTACACGAATAGGATGAATTCCCTTATAATGGTGACTGTTTTGTTGTACAGCCTGAAAAAAAGCTTTACCATTCCACGATGATGCTTCAATCGTATATTTGTTTAAATGATTATACGTTGCACCCCACAAATCTTCCATACGAGTTTCTAATAGTTTTTGTTGAAGAATTGTGCGATCCGATTCATTCAAAAAATCATTCATAAAATACTCGATGCATGGAATACCTGAAGAAAGTAGTGGACCAAGTGTAAGATTTGCAGGATTTTCCAATAATTCAAGATGATTCATCATATAATCAAGTGTTCTTCCTCGATAAAACAAATCATTATCACATTTCATCATATAAGGAAAAGAATATTGTTTAGCATATTGAATGGCAAAACGTACCTTTTCCAAATAGTTTTGATGAGAATTAAAATTAAATACATCATAAGTGATTGTCGTAGATGCAAGAATATTTCTATAAAAATCTAGATTATCATCATGTGTAAGTACAATTAGTTTCCAATCATTCTGTTGGTTTGATTCATTTAGTAGATTTACAAAATGTGGAAATGTGAAATGTCGTCCATTATCAGATAAGTAAAAAATCAATAATTTCATTATGGTAATAAATGAATATATATCTTTAAGTTCTAAATTAATATAAATAATATCATGGTCATTTCCTAATAGTTTTTCATATGATTTATTTCTTCATCAGATAAGGTTTCTAACTGTACGCATTCCTCAATTGTTAATTCCTTCTCCTATGATTATTGTTCTTTATCTTTTTGTATTTGTACTGTACTATAAGGATTACATTGTAATAAAATACCATGATTAATTAAGTGTTTAGATAACTCAACATCTTCTCCATTTGCCCAACATAAATTCTCATTTAATGGATAGTTAAGCGCAATGTATTTTTTAATAACATAATATGATCCTGATATGTATATCAATTTATTTATTTTGGATGTAACTTTGTAGTTATATGGTATTAATGCTCTTGAATTATATGAACTTATAAGATGAAATGGATAAAGTGTATAATCACGAAAGCGTGCACCATGTATTGTTTTGATTTTTGTCACATATATTAAAATCAGATCCAAATTGAAGAAAACCATGATACCAATCATCGCATAATGTAATATAATCATGTAATAGTACAATATTATTATATGTCGCATGTTCGCAAATCATATTTTTTCGTGTAATCCAGTTAGGACGTATGGATTTATCAAATTCTATTTTTAATAGATTCATGTGAAATTGATGTATTTCCAACAATAATGATTTCATAACATGGTATATTCTGTTTTATAATAGATTCAATCACCATAGATAAAATAATGTCATTATTTCCTGCAGTAATAATTCCAAATATAAAATTCATTCTATTATATCATGATAGAATAAATATGATAAAAACGAATTATATTCGGTTTCCATGTGTTTTCGTAAAATAATCCCATATATTGATTCTCTTTGGAAGGGTATCTGCCATAATTCCAAGCGTTCGTTCAGAAAGCAATGAATCAATCTTTGTTTTTTTAACATTTTTATGTATATATGCATCTTCTAATTGTAAAATGGTAGGGACATGCTCTTTATTTGTTATAAATGAGGTATGTGCTCCGCCTGTAATGGGCATAGATGGATCTAATTTCGATATAAAATGTAAGTTACTATCGCGATATACATCTGCTGATTCATTAAAAAATCCAAATGCATTAAGAGGTTGATGAAAATGAAAGGTGTAAATAGTTCCATTATCATATTCATTCTTATCAAAATGAGGAATTCTGCAATTTGGCGTTAAAGTATCCTGAATAAACATATAGACATCATAATTCGGATACGTCTTAAACGCATAAGTCCATGCTCCTAATTCATAATTCTTATTCTTTACATAATCTACTTTACACTTAGGTGGCAATAAACCATATACAGAAAAATCTTCCGAGTCACTATCAACAATTACAATATCAAATTCGCTATAATATTCTTGAAGCTTTGTAACAGTAGATAATAATGTGGTAGAGGGATTAAAGGAACTAACGACAGCAAGACGATTCTTCATATTTCTACTTTAACTATGTTTTTTTTTAGATACAATTAAACACATCTTTCACCGTATATGATGATTATATTGATTACAAAAATAATTTCTCACCAAGACTCTTGAAATAATATTCCTTGTATGGAATGGGCTTATCTAAGACTTTTGCGAGGGACTTTTGGCTGATACCTGCTCTTACTGTACAATCAAACTTGCTAGCGAATTCAGTTAAAAGAGTATGATTTGAGTCAAATTGTCCAATTCCATCATGATACAATGATATATTCCCGTGTTTTTTCTGAAATTGATTCTTCAATGACGCATTACATTCTTCATAGAGCTGATAATAATATCCATCTTTTATGGTATGATTTTTTACTGTATTATCTAAGGAAGCAATGGATGAATATTTATTGCAACGTGTTGCAGTTTTACGATCGAGATAGACATGAAGAATTTCGGTTTGTTCCTGATTCACTTTTGCAACATATCCATTCTTTTGAACTTTTGTTGGTTTGGTGGGTTCTATTTGAATGGTATATGGATCAAGTTCGCGATCTACCAATTGCCAACGAAATCCATGATATACTGTATTCTCTCGAACCGCTTTATTAATGCTTGGACGTTTCATCGCATGATCCTCCTTCATACATTCTGTGACCGTTTCATAAACATGGAGAAGTTCGAAGGTTTCTGGATGAATCTTTTGAAGACGAGGACCAAGATGCGGATCTGGATGTGAACAGGCGGTTGTCGTTTTGGTTTGCATTGCATTCAGTCTGGATATGATTTCTTTATTACTGGCTTCTAGAGTCTGAACTTTTTGAAGAAGAAGTTGATTGATGTTGAGAATTTGTTGAAGAGTGGATTGATCGATTGGTATAGACGAAGTAGATTGCGAACGCAATTGTTGATTTTCAAGCCTCAGGCGTTCATTTTCCACTACAGGATTATTAAAAGGCATCATACCTGTTTCAATAATCTGAAGAAGACGTTGATACGTTAGTTCGCCACCCATCATAAATAGTTCCTGTTCTTTTTCATGTCCTTCTAGATTCTTTACTTGATGAGGATGGATTTCAGGATGATGATGAAGATACTTTTCAAATCCAGCAGAATCATGAACGATAAAACATTCTAAAATTAGAACTTGATTTCCATATTTTTGTTTGAATTCACTGAAACGATTCTTAATTCCCTTTCGTGATTCCCCAATTTTAATAATATATTTTCCTTGGTCACATGATTTAATTCGTACAATATAAACAAGAGAGCCAGCGATTTGTCCATATTCTTTTAGAAGGATGCGATGCTTTTCAAGTTCAGGAGTAATGCGCAGTTCTTCTGTTTTCTGATCCAATAGACGTTTTTGCTCTTCCATTTTCTGTTTCAGTTCCGTTCCTTCTTCTTCAATTACTTCATGAAGCACTTCCTCCATCTTCAGATAGTACTCGTGGATTTCAGATGCTTTCTTTGTTTGCGCTTTCAAACAGAGCGACTTGAAGCATTTGATGGTCATCATGATTTTTTTGATGTTGTGACCGCCATGGTCATTTTGCTTACGCGTTCGCGTAAGCAATGATTCTTTCTCCAAACTTGCTCCTCCGATCGGAGGAGCAAGTTTTTTATAGTCAACACCATCTGTAAAATGTTTTTCTATGATACGTTCCGCATTATATTTTTGACTAAATCCCATCCATTTCCATACATTATCCAAATCCACCACAAAGTCTTTCTTTGTGTCATAATTCAAATAACAATAAAAACTACCAATGAATAATTGTTGCTCCGCATCTGAGAAGCTTGTTTTGATTTTATTCAATAATTTCACATTATATGTATTTGTAAGCTTAGAAATTGGATGATTTTCAATCAGTTCTACAATATTTAGTTCTGACATGGTGTTTCTAGATATAGATGGTATTAGACCTTTAAGTTGGATGTTTTTGCTTTTTAAAAGCAAAAACAATAGTTACATGTCTATTCATTTTCTATAAAAATGTGTTTCCTTAAAGAAACACGTTTTTGTAATACAATTACCCATATCTTTTTTATGTACCGACGGTCGGAATTAAAAAATATATTAATTTTTATTTTAGATATAATATAAAACGTAGTATAAAACCAACGTAAAATGCTTAGTTCGAATATGCTAATCCACCCATGCCCGACATAATGCGGAGAACGTTGTAGTTGGTGGCATAGACGCGAACAGTCGACGACAGGTTGGTGCCGACGGCGTTGTTCGAGACGGTGAGGAGAAGCGTGGTGTTGTCGATACGAGACAAGTTGCATGTGCCCGATGGCTGATGTTGTTCAGGCTGGAGCGCAAAGCTGTATACGTTAATACCAACAGCTGGGATGTTGGTGTGGTGCTGGTATGGCTGAACCAAGTTGAAGTAGGCACCCTCGCGAACCGAGAAGCGGTCGTGACCGTTGAGCTGGAGAAGCGCGGTGATGACTGGGTTCTTGCCCGCCATGCCCTCGACACGGGTGACCGAGTAGCCAGACTCAAGCACGGAGCGATCCCACCAGTCCGAGTAGTTGAATGGCTGCTGACCCTTCCATGGGTTGATGATGTTGTCATCGCACGAGACAAACGAGTCGCGCTGGACGACCCAGATGAGCTCCTTGCATGGGTGGTTGAAGTTGAGCTTGAGCTTGTTGGCAGACGAGGTGATCGACTCACCACCAGTGAACTGGAGGACATCGATGAGGTACTCGTGAGAGACCTGGGCGAACTTGCGGCGCTCATCAGTGTCGAGGTAGATGTAGTCGACATAGAGAGAGGCAGCGGCGAGACCGCATTGACCGACACGGTTGCGAATGGCGTGGGGGTCCGAGGAGTTCGAGTAGTCCCAGCACACGTTGTTGAGGGTGTTGAACTCGAGGTTGATGCGGACTTCGTGGTACTGAAGGGCGATCAATGGCAGAGCAAGACCTGGGTTGCGGCAGAACCAGAACTGAAGTGGGATGTACAAGGTGTACATGGGTGCGCATGAAGTAACGACCTCAGAAGTGAGGGGCTCACCGCCATAGCAGTCGTTGTCGCAAGTGGATCCACCCTGGTAGAGAAGGTTGGTGAGCTCGGGGACGTTGCCAACCATCTTGGCGTATCCAGCCTGCTTTCCAGCCTCCTGGGTGAGCTCGTTCCAAATGTGAAGCCAATCACCGTAGTGCTTGTCGATGCGCTGACCACCGATTTCGATCTCAACATACTCGATGAGGTTGTGACCGATCCAGTTGAGCCAACGAAACTGAGCGCCAGAACCATCCGATGGCTGGAGCTGAACCTGAGGCAGAGTCGCCTGGAGGTACATGCGGTGGATCAAATCACCGTTGCGCTGGATGGTGCAGGTGACCTTCTTGCCAAAGTTGGGAGCACCGTTGAAGGGGTTCTCAATGGATTCCATGGCAAAGTTGGTGTGGCGACGGTACACCACCTTAAAGAAAGTAATCTGAGGGTTACCAGTAAGGTAAACGTCCTGTGCGCCATAGGCGACTAGCTGCATTAACCCACCGCCTGTCATCGATTTTTATACTACTTCAATAGAAAATAATTTTGGGAAAACACAACTTTTCATAAAAAGTAGAAATTTGCCGGGATGAATTTAAATATGTAAAATCTTATAAATATGTAGCATAAATCAAATGTATTTTATCAAAAATACGCATTTATCATTACCTGAAAATAAATCCTTAAAATTTGAACGGTCTGATTGTACCTATTATCATCAAAAAACATGGTAGAAGCAAAACCGAAATATATTCGTAAGAAGTGTGAGCACAATCGATACGCTTTTCAGTGTAAAGATTGTAAGGGGTCTTGTATATGTATCCATGAAAGAGTGAAAAGTATTTGCAAAGAATGTGGCGGATCAAGTATATGTCCTCATCAACGAATCAAGAACAATTGTAAAGAATGTCATGGAGCCTCCATTTGTGACCACAACAAACGCCGGGCTCGCTGTCAAGAATGCAATGGTGGAAGTATTTGCTCTCATGGAAAACTAAAAAGTAGATGTATTGATTGTGATGGACATGAGTTGTGCGAGCATAAGATACGTAGAGAAGTATGTGTGGAATGCCATGGTAAGCAGATATGTCCTCATCAACTACGTAAAAGTCGTTGTGCCGAATGCAAAGGCTCAGAGATCTGTATTCATGGTAATAGTAAATACATTTGTGTAGAATGCGATGGTAAGCATATTTGTGAGCACAAACGAATACACAGTCAATGCACAGAATGCAAAGGAAATCTTATTTGTGAACATGATAAAAGAAAAGCAACCTGTGTCACTTGTACTCCCTCCAGCGGATGCCAGCACTGCAAAACAGTATCCATTATCGGATCCCGTTGGAATCCCTACTGCTTTCGTTGCTACTGTGTATTACATCCAGACGTAGAAATTCCCCGAATGTATAAACTCAAAGAGCATCTTGTTCGTGACCGATTAAAAGAAGAATTCAAAGAAATCACCATGCGATTTGATAAAATCGTAGAGGGAGGATGTTCGAATAAACGACCCGATATTGCCATTGATTTTGGATCACATTGTCTCATGATTGAAATTGACGAACATCGACATATGAATTATGAATGCGAACAAAAGCGGATGCTACAATTATACGAAGACATTGGATTCCGAAACATCGTCTTTCTTCGTTTTAATCCTGATGAATATCAAGAGGACAAGAAATATCGTTCCCCTTTTGAATATAGCGTAACAGGTGCCATTCATATTGACACAGATGAATTCAATCGTCGTATGGAGGAATTGATTACACGAATCCATGTACATCAATCGGCACCGATAGAACCATTCACGATAGAGTATCTGTTTTATGGAAATCCGACAGTTTAAAAACCTCCCTCTACTACCGTATAAGTACCCTACATGAGTGATAGTGCGTTTTTTAAAGTAAAAAGCTCAAAACGTAGCAATCCTGAAGCTCGTACAACATTAGATGCAATCCATCACCAAAAGGTCCAGCATTTAATGGAACAACAAGAAAACATCGACAACTATAAAGCAGAACTCGCCGCCCTTCAACAAAAAATCAGTCAGAGCACCTCTGACATTGAAATATGGCGATTAGAACGTGATGCCGAAACTCTCGAGAAGAAGATTAAAGCCATCAGCGATGGCAGTGAAATGATGGATTATTACCTTCGCTCAGGAGACATCCTCTACAACTACTACGACATCCAAGACCACATTCAACAAGGCACCATGAATTATCAATCCAATAAGGCAAAACCTGGTTCGATTCTCGCCATTCTCGGCGGTGTCGCTCATGAACAACCTGACGGCGACATGACACTATCTGGTTCCTCCACTGTTGCTCCCGTTCACACCGAAAAGAAAGGTCTACAACGCAATCAATTACTCAACGACTATTTACAAATAGAAGATCCGTCTATGGCACGTAATACCGTCGATGATTATGATGACCCATGGACACTATGCGACATCTGCGGAAATGAAATGAATATGTGCCTCAATGAAGCAAATCTTACTTGTTCCAAGTGCGGACATCAAGAATTTATTTTGGTAGATAGTGATAAGCCATCTTATAAGGATCCACCACGAGAAGTCTGTTATTATGCGTATAAGAAGATTAACCATTTCAATGAGTGGTTGGCTCAATTTCAAGCCAAAGAAAGTACCGAGATTCCATCTGATATTTATGATGCGATTATGGTACAACTCAAGAAAGAACGTATTACCAATATGGGATCGTTAAAACCCACCAAACTCCGTGAAATTCTACGAACGATGAAATGCTCGAAATACTACGAGCACATTCCCCATATCATTAATCGTCTCAACGGACAAAATGCTCCCTTCATGTCTCGAGAAGATGAAGAGAAATTGCGACATATGTTTCGTGAAATTCAACCATCTTTTAAGAAACATTGCCCAAAAGGTCGTCGCAACTTTTTGTCTTATGGCTATGTACTCTATAAATTCTGCGAATTGTTAGAAATGGACGAATATTTATCGTGTTTTCCGTTGCTCAAAAATCGTGATAAATTGTATTTGCAGGATAAGACGTGGCAGAAAATATGTAAGGATATGGGTTGGGGGTACATATCTACTACTTAGGGAATTTGTCTCGTAATTTGTATCACAAAATGAAAATTTTATTGATACAAAAAACCCTATTTAAAAAAAAACATGAGAACGTAAAGTATTCGTCTTCTAATACAATTAGACGATGAATACTTATCAGAAGATATGTATTATTATATCGGTTCTATAACACAACCATTATCACAACGACTTCATAATCATAAACGTCTTTCAAAAATTGTTTTTTTATAAATTTTCAATTTATAAATTCTATTTTTTATTTCTTCAAAATGACGATAACAATATATTTTAATAATGCTACGGCAATTTGGAATTAATCTTTATCTTAAAGGCACACTTATCTAGTAAACCATAAAATAATATATTTATATTTGTTTTATAAATATATTTCATTTATATTATTTTATTAATTTTATTAAATATGTTATCAATATACTAATTATGAAGATATGTATAGTCATTACAGGTATAATATGTGATTATTTTTTAGAAGATTTAATTAATTGCTATAAAAATTGTGAATATGCAAAAATAATTACTACTTGGAATTATATAGATAGTACTATAATAGAAAAGTTAAAAGAAAATAATTTTTTAATAATTCAAAGTGATTTTCCTTTAAATATACATCCAAATTCAGTCAACTATCAAAATTATTCTGGAAAAATAGGTATTGATTATGCTGAAAGTATTGGATTTACCCATATCTTAAAATTTCGTGCAGATATGAAATGTAATGATATTAATAAATTACTTACAATTTATAAAAATATTTATAAAGAAAATAAGATGATATTTTTATGTCATTTTCATAATGTTCCAGAGGGGTATTTAGTTGATTATATACATTTTGGAAATATAAATGATACCAAAAAATATATTTGTAATTTTCAAAATATTAATGATAATAGATTTCCTGAAAAATTTAGACAAGAAGAATGTTATGGGACTTCTGATTTAAATATAATAAATATCTCTGTGATTTATTCAGGACAAAACCTATTAGAAAATAATATTGATTTTGTATTTTTAAAAAGAGCCTATGCACGTAATATAAATGTACTGAAAGGACTTGTTAATTGTAACACTAATTGGGGTTTTAGTTCATTTTAATTTAATTAATAAAATATAAAACATGGTCTTTTATAAAAATATATCTTTATTTATTGTAGCAATGGATTATTGTACCAAGCCACAGGGTTGCGTATCTATGACATAAGTATCATTCCTGTTGCAGTTCATTGGTCCAATTCAACATTATATGTAGTAGCTGAAAATTGCAAATGATATTCTTCAAATCTATCTATAATATAATAAAATGTCTTAGTAAAATGTCCTCTCTTACCACCCAGTTTTTCTATCATCTTATTGTAAATAACGTTGCGCCCATTATGGCATCGAGTGTAACAGGTATGACATCTACCTATTTTTCCGGATGCGCCGCACCGCCTCTTCCTATCACACAGCCATCCGAAATCAATGATGAACGTGAGCTAGAACTGCTACAAATGGAACGAATGCTCAAATGGATGAGTCTGATTTTTGAAGACACTTTCGTTTCCGTCGATAAAGATACGCCTGGATACACAGAAGAAGCTTATAAAGGATATAAGAAGGAACTCTATAGCATTTATTGTACGATCCGTTCTGATTATACACAATATCAACAATGGAAACAATATAATAGTGGAATATGGCTTCTTTCCTCTTATCGTAGCAAGGATACCAAATCGCTTGCGAAGAAAATTTTAGCCGATGTTAAATTATTTCAAGAATGTCTCAAAATGTTTTCCATGTTTGATACCTTACATCATTGATTTTCACGTTATATTATGCCTATGAGAAACATCATAGGCATAATATCATTCACTTTTATTGAAGATCCATTAATTGTTGAATGGCGGGATATTTTTCTAGCAAGATACCCATTTCATGTTCATTCAAATGTTTCCAAGGCGCATGAATGCCAAACGGTTGCTCATAAAAAACGGTTTCCACCGCAAATTTCTGTGCTTCTTGAAAAGATGGCTTCAAAAGTGGAACAATGGTTTGAAATGCAAAATAGACATCTTCATTCGACTGAAACGGCATCACCGTTTGCGTAATAGTAAGCATTTTGGTCTTCTTTCGTACCGATAGACCTCCATTTCCTACTCCGCCTGATTTCCACGGCGCACCCACATAATCATAGGATAAAAAGGCATTTAAGTAAGTGGGTTCAAGAATCATCGTATCCGTCTGGAAAATGAGCATGGTTTCTGTTGGAATACACTTATAAAAGGCAGAGCTCATCATCATTGAATTATATTGTGCGATGGTCAAATTATCGACATCCAATGAAATTGGTTTCAGAAATCGTGAAGGGAATTCCATATCGTCAATGATGTCTTTCACAAATTCTCCATTCGTATTTCCATGAAAGACAAGGATTTTCCAGCCATCGGGCAAAAGCGTTGCCATATTTTTGAGGACAAAGGCAAGCGCAGGATGCCGACGAGGCTCCACGATGACCGCAGTAAAGGCGCTCATTTATGGAATAAAGTGAGAGAATACTTTAAGTGTGAGAGGGTTAGAAGGTTAGAAACTATACAAAATCCAAGACTTAAAATTTGATGTACAATCTATCATTAGAAAAGAGTAGTCATGAATTGTTCTTCTACCCAAAAGGCTCTATGTGGGCAGGAAGAGTGTAGTATTTGCTATGAGCGTTCCTTTGCTACACATGAAAGAGCTCTTATGTGGAGCATAGAAAATGAACTTCAACCCCATCAAGTCTTAAAAAATAGTAATAAGAAATACAAATTTAATTGTGAGGATTGCGGACATAAATTAGAAATGATTCTAAAGAATGTCTATTCTGGTCAATGGTGCAAATACTGTAAATCAGATGGACTATGCGAAGAAGATTGTCTATTCTGCTATCAAAAATCATTTGCATCGCATCCTATGGCAGAGTCATGGTCTGCTAGAAATGATATTCTACCACGACAAATATTGCGCAGATCAGATAAAAAATGTTGGTTTGACTGTAAGGATTGCCAGCATTCGTTCGAAGTTAAACTATTTAGCATTAGCAAAGACAAACATTGCATATATTGTAGTAATCAAAAATTATGCGATAAGCAAAAATGTAAGATTTGCTTTGAAAAATCATGTGCATCGCATGAAATGGATAAAGCATGGTCTACCAATAATGAATTTTCATCTAGACAAATATTTATTCAATCCAATAAAAAAATAAAATTTAATTGTCTAATTTGTCTTCACATATATGAAACAACACCAAATCATTATCATAATAGAGGTAATCAATGTTCATATTGCTCTAATAGAAAATTATGTGAAAAAGAAGATTGTAAACCATGTTTTCAAAAATCATTTGCATCACATCCTCAAATTCATTGTTGGAGCAATAAAAATACAGTATTACCTCGTCAACTCTTTAAAGGTTCTGAAACAACGTGTATCTTTGATTGTGATGTATGCCATAGCGAATTTCATTCTAGAGCATATAATGTTCTGACTGGGTATTGGTGTCCTTATTGTAAGAAGAAGACAGAATCCAAAGTAAATATCTTTCTACAATCACAAGATGGTGAATGGCAAACGCAATTACGATTTACATGGTGCACATTTTCCAAGACAGGAAATGTGATGCCATTTGATTTCGGATCGATTTCTAAAAAGATTTTAATTGAGGTAGATGGTGCACAACATTTTACACAAATTTCCAATTGGGATAGTCCTGAAAGCGTTCAAGTAAAAGATATTGAAAAAATAAATCATTGTATCCACCAAGGTTATTCTATCATACATATCAATCAATTAGATATATGGAATAATGTATATGATTGGGAAAAAGTTCTTAAAATGGAAATGGAAAGACTGCATGAAAAAGAACCTCAGTGTTGCTTTATTAGTTCAACACCAACATACGAATCACATATTTCAAAACTTAATAATACGGTTCATTATACCATTATCAAACCAACATAATATCCAGAAAATTGGAAAATATGTTATTTTTTACGATTTTTATAAAATATCATAGGGTGGGGGTCATGAGCTATTTTTATGTAAATACAAATACCACTCTTTTTTTATTTAAAAATGGGTACTTACATACGTGCTGGGAAGCCGACCAAATTTGCACCGAGTCCAAATCCGGCTCCTTGTCTTGCAGTAACACCGACCGAGGGGCTCACCGCATCAAGGATGGCGAAGACGACCGCAGCGAGGACGGCGAGGGTAGCGACTTCATCAAATGGTAGTGCCTTCTTGGGGATAAAGATCGCAGCAGCGGCAATCACGAGACCTTCGATGAGGTACTTAATAATGCGATTAACAATTTCAGCAAATCCGTAGCCCATCATTTTTCTATATTCATTCATAAGAAAAAAACTCATCCACCGAACAGGTTTGAGTTTAAAGCTTGCATCCACAGAAACGATAGAGATGAGCACCGCAAAGAAAGTAGAATCCGTAGACGAACCCGTCGTAGAAGACTTTTTGGATGAGGATGCCGAGATTCCAGGTCAGCGTTATGTGCTGCTAAGTTTTCTCAGTCCGGAGAAAGTTCTTGATAAGAAAGATTTGTTCTTTTTCCAGCGATTTCTTCATGCTTATGAAGTGGACTGGAAAATCAAGAATCTTGAGAAGTTTTTGGTAGAAACCATTACTAGCATCAATAACGACCTTGATGAGAAGGCAAAAGAGTTAGAGAAGTCGGAGCAGTTTGAGGTAGCAGCGCTTTGTCGTAAGAATCGTGTGTCAACGAGTGATATCATGGGAACCTATGGTTCTTTCGTTCAGAAGAACAAGGCAGAGTTGAACAAGACCAAGATCAATGAAGCCTATGATGATTTCATGTATGCGCATAAGACAAAGCTGGAGGAGGAGTTCCATGCGCTGAATGATTTCCGTACGTCTATTCGAGGTGTCAAGATCCGTGGTGTCTATGGCAACCCGAAGGAAGCCGAATTGAAGGCAAAGAAGCTTCAGGGCAAGGATAAGTATCACAATATCTTTATGGCAGAGGTGGGCAAGTGGACACCATGGGATCCATCGCCACATGAGGTAAAGGATCAGGAGTACAACAATGACCAATTGAATTCCCTCATGAAGAAGTACAAGGAGAATGAGGACTCACGTGAGAAGTTCTTTGAGGAGCGTACCAAGACATCGAAGACGGTATTTGGTGGTGCAACTCCAGGACCGGATGTGACTCCTTCCAGTCAGTTCAGCAACCTATTTAGTGGTACGGGTGATCTGGTAACACAACGTAAGATGGAGAAGCCGATTGTTACGATGGAACGTGTGGAGGAGAATGTCGTTGTGGAGCCACCAAAGTAAAGTTACATGACAACTTTCCACCCAATGATATCAGGATCGCCTACTTGTCCATTTGTAAGAATGGGTATGATTTTTGAATGACCAACCCGATTTCGGTCATCAATGAATACTTGTCTTTTCTTACGATCTACGCCGATCACAACAGCAACATGTCCATATGGCAGTTCATTTGTTTGTCGATAAATAAATAAAGAACCGATAGTGGGTAAGTTACGCCCGTCATTACGAATGGAATGAAAAGGAAGTACTTGATGATCTGACAATCGTATGACAGATGAAATCTTCCAGATATCAATGGCGTGTTCTACGTTTTCAAAAAGTATATCACGATGGATGAGCCATCTCCTCGCAAATTCAACACATTGTCCTCGGATTCCTGTAGGGTACACACGACCACGATATGTCATATAATTGATAAAACTCATATTATTAGATTCATAGAAAATGAATATAATAATAAATGAAATATGATACGCTTAAGAATAATATCCGTTATTAATATCGATGTCGCTGTCTGGAAATTGCTTCACGCAACGCTGGGTGGTACCATCGCAAAACCATCCCTCTTCGCAAGGGGTTCCACTTTCATTGGGAGAACGGCAGAGATAGTTGGTATTTTTGTCAGGGACCCAGCTTGGAAGCTCGGCAGACGCAGCAGCAGCTGGCACCTTGTACATTACATTGGAGGCTTGATTTTGAAAGCCAGAGATAGCATAATAGGGTTCATTCTTGCCAATGTAACGCACAATCATCGGTAGGAGTATAACCGCAAGAATCAATAAAACAAACATCGCACCAATTCCCATTGCTTTCGGGTGAGCCATTTTCTAGCAAATGGTGAGGTTTTATTATTGATACAAATTCAACGATAAGGATACGCAGTAGGGGGTGTCATCCGTAAAGGGGATACACGGGGTAGAGTAGGAGGGATATCTGATTTACAATAACCATTCATACACCGTATGCGTTCGCCCTGACAGGATGGCAAATCGACTCCACATCGTCCTGCATCCACAAATGATTCAGACCGTGTCATAGCCAATACGCAGAAGATCATACCTCCTAATAAAATAAGAAATAGCGCACCTGCCGAATGTTTTAAACGCATGTTCATCTCTATTAGATTCATGAGCATTTTAAATGAATACTGGTTTAGTATTTCTTATTAACATTAATCGTTGGACCTCGTAATTTCACATTTCTCGGGTCATATTGATTGACATCCTCCTCCTCTTTAATGCGAGACATCATCTCAGATTGACGCCATAATTCAGGTGCACCAATCTTAAAATCACCATGAATATCCGCTTTGTACCAGAAAATGATATCCTCCAATTTATTACTCTGCGTCGCATTACATACTACCAAACATTCAAAATTTTGTGTACATTGATCCATCATTTGACAGAAAAATTCAAAGGATGGAAAGGCGGAACCATAATTTTCATAGAGACGGCGACGATTGTTCATGTAGGGCTCTCTCAGAATAAACACGTAATCCACGTTGGTACGAAGAGCGGGCTGAATACCAAGAGGAAACTGCATGGTAATGAGGAAGAAGACCTTGAGCCAACGTCCGTTCATAAATAAATATTTAATGTTCTTGTCATGTGTCCACGAATCGTCATACATACAATCATCCAAAATCATAAAAGCACGTGGATCAATGGGCGATTTAATACCCTTCTCGGCATCCTGTTGAATTCGCTGCATGACCAGCTTCTGACGCTTCACGAAATTGGCTAAAATAACAGGATTATACTCACCATGAATAAACATGGGCGGCACAATCTTTTTAAAGAATCCGTTGGACTCTTCTGTTCCTGAAATGACACAACCCATCGGCATATCTTGATGATGAAAGAGCAAATCACGAACAATGGTTGACTTACCTGTACGACGGCGTCCAATAAAAACCGCAACCGCATCCTGTGGAATGGATTTCATAACAAACTTCCGGAGATTCACATTGAGACCTCCTTGCGCTGCCATTATTTCTAGTAGAATGAATATATTTTGACACATGGTATCACGCACTCACTACGCAAACAAAGTGCGGTACAACGTATATAAGGAAGTATATAGGAGAAGGAGATGAGAGCAGTATTGAAGAAACTTCAAAAGGATCCCTGTCGCAATCGTGATCTATCCGACAATGAAAAGGAAACCTTTTCCACTTATTCTCATATTCAGCGTTACTATCCCGCTCTAGATATCTTCCCTATTCCTGAATCCGCTCTCTCCAAGAAAAACATGGAACTTCCCAGCCGCTATTTCATCGAAGAATGGAAAGATCGTTCGAAGGAACAACCCAAATTTTGGAACGCCGTTCGAAAAGAGCACGGTACTGACCATACGGAACCCTGCGAAGTCTTTACCAAAATTGTTCATTTATTGAATCCCATCGACATCATTAAAGAGAAATATGTGTGTCCTGAACATCCTCTCCTTCCCCAAAGTGAAAAAACATGGAAGCAGACCCTCTTGAAACTACATAGTCACAATAACCAGGCGTATGTCGATGCGGTCGCTAATCATGTATTGAGTCGCTTTCGTGAATTGAATTTAACGCCGCACTGTATTCTTTCGTATGGTGCGTACACTGGTATTAGCAAAAGCTATCAGTTCAACATTTCCGCTGAATATGATACGTACCGTCAATGCCGCTGGTTCTGGAAAGGTATGCAGTCTCATAGCGCTCGCCTCACTGTCATCAATCATAGGGAGAATTGCGTAAAAGGTGACCCTGATTTTGATGAATTTTATAAGGAGATTACAACATGTCCTTTTGAAAATATGGATGAAAGCGATAGTGATGAAACCCTTACGTTAGAACCGATTGATTCTTTAGATCATGATAGTGATGTAGAGTCGATTCATTCCTTTACATTTGATAATATTGAAGAAGATGCTGAAAATGCTACGACTATTTTTGAAATTAATAAGAATATCCTTAAGAACATGCAGGTGACGCCTGTGACGGATGTCCATTCGGAATCGGGCACGGAATCAGGCTCGGAATCGGGCACAGAATCAGGTTCGGAATCGGGTTCGGATTTAGAATCGGGATCGGAATCGGATGATTTTGATGTTGATATTTGTCTAGAAATCCCCAATATGCCCATTATTCTGATTGCGCAAGAGGCACAGGAGGGCGTCATGGATAATTTATTGGAATTGGATGAAGTGGATGGATGTGAGCGTGGTACGCAGGGATGGGAGGCACGTTGGATCGCCTGGATGTTTCAAGTGACAGCAGCTCTCACCTTTTTACAAAGTGCAATTTGCTTTACTCACAATGATCTTCATTCCAATAATATTCTTTGGCAGAAGACCACCACCAAGTTCTTATATTATCAGACTAAGAATGAAACCGTTTGGAAAGTGCCGACCTTTGGAAAGATCTTTCGCATCATTGATTTTGGTCGCTCCATTTTCCGTTTAGGAAAGCGTCTGTGGGTTTCGGATGATCATTGGCCCGATCAGGATGCTGGCGATCAATATAATTTTGGACCTTTCTTTGATCACCGCAAACCAAAGATCATCCCCAATCCATCCTTTGATTTATGCCGCCTCGCTGTCAGTTTGATTGATGGACTATTTGATGAACCGCCTCCTAAGAAGAAGGGCAAGGCTGTCCCCATCATGAGTGAAGAGGATTCGTGGAAAGTCTATGAAACCAAATCACCCCTCTACAATTTACTGTGGAGCTGGACCGTAAATGATAAAGGACAGACCGTTTATGAGGACAAGAATGGAGATGAGAAATATGAAGGATTTGATTTATACATTCGCATCGCACAGGATGTTCATAACGCCGTTCCAAAAGATCAACTTCATCGCCCCATATTTCAGCAATTTATCCATAAACAACCTGTTCCAGCGAATGAAACTGTTTATCCACTCTGTGTGTAAACTATGTTATCACATTATAATACATTACTATCATACGAATCATAGTAATATATTTCTAAAAAATGCTAATTAATTGGTGGGGCATTCATTGGGAGCAGATACCTGAGGCTGGCAAGGGCATCCATTATTGACCAAAAAGACGCCGCCACCCTTGCGGTAAAACTTCATCTGTCCGTTGCGAATGTTTGCCATGATCGAGTCATCATAGATGCCAAGGGCAGGGGCATATCCTGTATTGGGGTTGATAGGGTTATTGATGCGATTCAAAAAGGAACCGGATTGTGCGGATGCCTGCTTACGCTGTGTCAGCAGTGAGCTAGCATAGATGGTGGGTGACATGTCTATCTGCCTTTCAGAATTTATTTTTGTTAGCGTCTTACCGTCCTTTACTAACGTCCTATTAATCGTGGCGGACCCACCTGCAAATCCATCTCATCTGTGCTCATTTGTGGCATTCCTGATGGCAAGGATAGAACAGGAAAGATATCGGGAATGAGTACTCCTGTAAAAGCAATCAGAATGGATCCACTGATGAAATCCTGCAAATACTGAATGGGTCGGTACTCTTTTTCCTTGTATTTTGCGCTAATGAAACTAAGAATGATGAAGACGATGCCTCCTACAAAAATCCACGGAAACCAGGCGGGTGTCATTATATAGTTCGTGTGAGAAAAACACACTTCAATTCACCGCACTGAAAATCTATATTTACAATTCCTCATAATCCCCTACTCCCATACTTTCCACTGGACCATCCAAGGTATCAAAATCAATTTCATCCTTTAATGGTTGACCTGATCCTTCCATAATTTCAAGAGCCGGGACATGTTCTCCATCAGTGGATTCATCATCTCTGATATCAATGACCATATCTGATTCTTCTGGATGCTCCGTACTAAATACAGTATTGTACTTGCCAAAGCTTACATTATGTTTATCCGTTAACACAATCGTTGGATTAGATGAATCTTCCTTCTTTTCCTCAGGTTTCATCATTGCCATGAGAGGTTCTACAACAGAGGAGTTAAAGGACGATGTGATAGAGGACGTAATTGGCTCAGTACTCAATGAGACAGCACTTGGAATAATGATTTCATTCTTTAGTTCCTTCGGTTCTTCCTTGGATTCTTTGGGTTCCTTCAGCTCTTCCTTTACTTCCTTTACTTCCTTTACTTCCTTCAGTTCCTTCGGTTCTTCCTTTGGCTCTTTATCTTCCTCATCACTATCCTCTTCTGGGGTTGTATCAGCAACATCCTGATTCATAAAATCTTTCAAAATGGACTTGACAGGTACCAGATTTCGCACCGCCTGAAGAATACCCTCATTCAGAATTTGCTCAATGCTGCGATAATTCTGCTGCTTCTCCATTCCCGTGATGCCATCACGAAACAAATAGGTAGAGCTCCATAGAAGCTTGGATGTTTCACAAAGCACCTTAAATAAGAAATGCTCCACTTTCGGAACATTAATTTCCACTTTCTTGTTATTGGCGGATAAACGGATCGCAGTAAGCACCTTTGTATGCGCAATAAACACGGCGGTAAGCAAATCTTCCATGTAATCACATCCACAATTGTTATGAATGGTATGAATTTCATGATTTACCTTCTCCATGTTCCAATCATGAATCTCATTGAGATAGGTCTGAAATTGCCAGAGAGCTCTCTTGGGTTCCGCTACCATCGTTTGCTTCGCTTTCTCCAACAATTCTATGTAGAATTGAAAATAGGCGGGGACAAGGAACATACACAACTGTTTGGTATACTCGGCACGAGCATCGGAATACACGGATAACACGGAATCACTCCCACGGTTCATTCTTCTTGTTTCGTCGTTGTTGTATGAACCTTATCTAACGCACTTCCTAAAAACGCCCAAAGAGATCCTGATAATTCGATACACGTACCGTAGTCTTTTAGCACTGATTCATTCGATAATAAGGACATCGCAAGCCATTCGGGGTGATATCCTTGTTTGATGTAACGTACCAAATCATTCGGTGTTAAGTGTTCCACCTCTTCTCTCTCTTTCACACGATGCTCGATGGTTCGCTTCCATACTTCTGGATACTGTTGTTGAAGAACCACACACTGCTTGATGCGCCGATAGGAATACTCATTTGGATGCAAATATTCTTTGATTTCAGCTTTATTTGCGGCAGGAAACGATTCTGTGAGATACGAATCCAGTTGAAGCCATGTCGGATACATCATTTTCTTAATGGTACAACGGGAACGAATGGGCTCTTGAAGACGACCCGCATCACGGCACTCCAAAATGAAAAGAACATCGGATGCGTGCGTCTCCAAAATGCGGCGAAGAAAGGCTTGTGCCTCAGGAGTTAAATCATCTGCGCCTTCCAACCATAACATGGCGGGTTCCGTTCGGCGTGCCCAAATATGAAGTTTTTGTCTCCCATCACGCAAGGTTCGATCCTTGCGACAGGGACAGACAAAGAGTTGTTTGTTTAATTGTTGTGCGTGCTTCTGAATCCAGTAACTTTTACCGCATCCAGGAGGACCTGTTAAGATGATAGGGGTGTGAACCATTGTTTGATAGAACGTGTATATGGTTTAAGTGTTCTTTATTTGCGCTTGTGAGTACGCTTACGTCTACCACCTTGCTTTGGTGGATTTTTAGTACGTGCTGTTCTTAATTCTGTTTCGACATATCCAGCAGTATAAGTGAGAATACCATTTTCATCTACTTTTCTTACTAGACGAACTATTTTCGAATTTGATGGTGCGGGTGCTGCCATTTCTATTTAATCTTCTGAAAACTATGCAGGCAAAATATGATTCGCCTATCGGAACATCTATCGTCGATGAATTCGCTTGTGACTCTTATGACTACGCTTATGACTCTTATGAGTGCGTTTATGATGAGTGCGACGTTTACGTCTGCCACCTTTTGAGGCGGCTGGTGCTGCTGCTTCTCCTTTGCCATTTCTCGATATCAAAGTCGAATTCGGAGCTTTTGCATTTGGTGTGTTTGTTAATCCTGACATGGATGTTTCTTTTTTCACAACTGTGGCAATATACTTATTTTGTTCGCCATTTTTACCTTTTTGTTCTTGTACAAGGATCAGTCTTGATTTGATGTTTGGGGGGTCTGCTGTTTCTGCTCCTGATGCGGAGCTGCTAGCAGCGCCTTCTGGAAGTGCAGATGCTGCTAGTGTGCTATTTGCTTCTGCTACTCTTGCTTCATACCTCTTTTTAGCTTCTTCTTTTTGTGCGTTTGTAATTTTTGTTGTTTGTGAATTTACATTTGACATTGAGTTTATTTTAATTGCACTATTATTAAATTTAGGTGGCACATATGAACCCTCTTCTGACATCTCTATCTATCCCTCCTAAAATAACGCACACAAAAAGAGATCTACGTGTCGGAACATCTATCGTCGAGTTCGGTGAGCGCGTCGAGTTCGCTTGTGCTGCTTGCGTTGCTTGCGTTGCTTGCGTTGCTTGCGAGATCGGTGCTTGCGTCTGCCACCTGTGGATGTGTTTTCTCCTATACTTGCAATTACCTTTTCAGCATTTTCAATTTGTTCGCCTGATAATAGAGAATTCTGAGAGTTCATTTCTATCAATAGATCTGAAAATAACACGCTATCCGTAAAGAGAAAATCAATACTTTTTGTATCATAATACCGTAGATGATTTATCGCTTATAAGTTCGTTTATAAGTTCTTTTATGAGCTCGCTTATGAGTTCGTGTATGTGTACGTGAATGTTTACCTCCACTTTTAATTGGAGATACAGTAAAAATACTTAAAAGCTTGGTCAAACCAATTAGTGCTTTTGATCCAAATGTTGATCCAGTTTCTACTTGTGCCTTCTCAGTTTCTGCTTGTGCCTTCTCTATTTTTTGTACTGCGACTTTTGATGCATTTATGGCTGCTGTTTGTGCGGCAGGATTGGTTGGTTCGTTTTTTGCTTGTTTGTGTAATTGAATTGCGGTTGATGCGGCTGCTGTTGCGTTTTTTACCGATTGTGATGCTTCTAATTCTGCTGATGTTGGTGCCCCTGTTGCTCCTGTTGCTCCTGTTGCTCCTGTTGCTCCTGTTGCTCCTGTTGCTCCTGTTGCTCTTGCTGGTGAGTTTCCTGCTTGTGCTGAGTTTCCTGCTAGTGGATTTCCTGCTGGTGAGTTTCCTGCTTGTGCTGCGTTTCCTGCTGGTGAGTTTCCTGCTCCTGGTGCTCCTGATGCTTTTGCTGCTGCGTTTGCTTCTCTTTTTGCTGCGGCTTGTCTCAATTTTGTTGAACCATTTCTATGTTTATTTTCTAATTCTTGTATTGAAGCCTGTGATTTTTGATTTACTTGTTCTTCATGCTTAAGATTAAAATTAGCCGCTGCTTTATTTCCAGCAGCTTTCCTCTTTTTTTCAAATTCATCATTTGTCATTTGTGAACCCACTACGGATCTCTCCTGTTCGACCTCACCCCATGCTTTTACTATCGCACTCCGCCTTTCCATTTCTCGTCGTGTTTTTGGTGTTGGTAATCGTTCTCGTTGTGTTTTTGGTGTTGCGGATGCTTCTGATGCTGCTACTGGTGTTGTTTTTGTTCCTGGTTGTTTTGATGTGGATGTTGCTGAAGTGATTTGTCTAGAATTTGGGGATGTAGGATTTACTATTGTCTGTTTTGGTTGGGGTCCTAACTTTAGTGAGGTTTGTGTTGATTTTCCTGGTAATTGACCGTTTTTTATGATGACACTAAATCTATGCTGACCCTCATCTATTACTGTCACATTATGGCGAGATTTTCCGTTTGACATTTCTATTTATAGCCCATAAAATGAATACGCTCCTCATAAAAATACGCATGGAATATTTTTAGGGCATGATACGCACCAATATGATACAGGGAATGATACTCCTTGTATTATATTGTATTCTTATCCTTGATATCTCCAATACCGTAGAACATTTATCGGCGATAACGTCGTTTGCTTCGCTTACGATTGTCGCTTCGCTTACGACTATCGCTTCGCTTACGAGTGTCGCTTCGCTTACGACTATCGCTTCGCTTACGAGTGTCGCTTCGCTTACGAGTGTCGCTTCGCTTACGAGTGTCGCTTCGCTTATGGCTTCGTCGATTGCTATGTCGATGACTTCGCTTACGACTTCGCTTATATCTACCACCTGCTGCTGGTGCTGGTCTTCTTGCTTCTTCACTAATATTTAAATTTCTTATAAGTGTCATTGCTTTATCTGCCGCTTCACTTGCTGCTCTTGATGCTATTATTGCGTTGTCTCTTATTTGTTCTGCTTCGGTTACTCTTTCAGAAAAATTATAGTTTAAAAGAGTAAGATTTTTTATTTTATCGGATATTATGTATATACTATCTTTTATACGAGTATATGCAGCAGAAATTTCATTTACTTTGGTTGTTTCTAATAGTTTTTTTTCTGATCGTTTTTTTATTTCCAAATTATTTTGTAATCCTTCTATTATTGAAGACAATTCTTTTTGTACTGATTTTGCTTCATTTATTGCTTTGCTTACGTCATCTGATGCTTTTGCCGTTTTTTGTGCAGCATTCAATGTGTCTATTGCTGCTTCTCCTACTTTGATTTTGTTAAAGTTTAATTGTGATTTTATTAGTGCTTCTGTTGCGCTTCTTTCTAAGTTTGTTGTGTCTGTTGCTACTTTTGCTACTTTTGCTGCTAGATTTACATTATTTACAACTTTCGTCACTGATGAATTTATATTTATTATTTTTAATTCAATATTCTTTAATGTATTCATTTCTATTACTATTCTATAATTAAAATTCTAGCATATTCGATAACCCGTAGAATATACTTAATATCGCATCTTCACTGCAGAATAAGCCATCTTACCCACAATTACCGTTGTAGCACCAGTCAGAAATCCATAGAAAAATAGTGAATAGCGTGAAAAAAGGGATTTTACCTGTGGCGCAAGAATAGAGGGGGCATGCGCAAGGAGCTCTGTATCATTTGGAATCTTGCTGAGATCTAGGGTTAGCTCCGTAACAGATGACATATCGTAATAGATTTATGACATATCTCATCTTTAAGTTTCGCTTAACGACGTGTGTGACGGCGTGTATGCTTACGTCGGTGTCTGCGACTGCGTCGACTGCCGCCATGTGCCACATTACGCATTTCCGCTTCTGATGGTGTAGCAGCACCCGCAGTTGTTGCCCATCTCATCACATTTTCAGAGGGCTGATACGCTTTCAACGTCATGCCTGCCTGAATGGGTGCCATGCCACCTCTTGATTGTCTATTGCGTCTGCGTCTTGACGAACGTCTGCGTCTTGTATTCATTCTATTAGAATACCATTTTAAAAGACCGATTACTGCTTAAGAAATTGGCGATACTCCCGTACTGCCGCCTCATCAATCTCCGCATTCTTTCTCAAGCTCTGCATCAACGGATTGTTATCCACCGCACTCACCGCCTCATACTGATTGCGCTCACGGCTCACATCCAACTTCAACGGAACACGGTACTCGACACGACCCAAATCACCCACGCCTGGTGTCATATCCAGAGAACGATTAATCGCAAGGGCACGGTCGTTGATAAAATCAGCATCCAGCTTCTTTGACCACTGCTTTCCAGGGTCACCATTGAATGTTGCGGAACTACCGGAACCACCAATGGGCTTACGTCCACGGGCAATCTGCTCCTTGTTCGGATTGGTGCGCATATTATACGCAAATGTAGGATCCATATTATCATTCCACGCACCATTGCCTCCTGGACCTGTCCACGCCAAATTCGTAGACAACTGTGCCTTCTGTGTCGAACGAGCCACATCATCAGGGTCATACACCTTCAAACGGTTCGTAGCCGACGCACCATCACCACCTGCCACACCCATGCGATCCAAATAGATCGTAGACTCCTTCACCGTTGTACGTGCAATGTCCTTCGGATCCCATACCGTAATCGCAGGGGCTCTCTCCGCATACGTAATTGGTGTACCTGTCATGCGAATGTTGCCTGTGGTCTCTCCACGACGTGTCGGGCGCGCATCATCCGTGTAATGTGCCGTCACCAACTGATTGTCCGCTGGCGCCGCATTAAGTGCCATCACACGCTCCGATGTCTCATTACGCTCATTCGGACGAATCTCATACGACGACTTCCCATAATCCGCCTCTGTCGCCCCCATGTCCTTCGTGTAATAACTTGTCATGTCCGCATTACGATATCCCGCTCCTCCATACTGCTGTGCCATCGGCATACGATATGAACCTGTCACATAACTCTCCCCAAAATCCTGCGAAGAGGCTGTACCTTCGTAGGCAACCGATGTCTCTGGACGTGTGGTAAAGGGCAACACCTGTACTGATCGCACCGTCTCCTTAATCAAATCACCTGTTGTCACGAAGAAGCGCTCACCCGACTCATCAATATAAAAGGAATCGGGCTTGTACTTGCGCACTTCACCCACATCCGACACTTCCGCATTGGTTCCAATAAAGTGTCCTCCAGGTACCATTGGCGTGTCATATGTCTCCTTGGGATTGGTGGCAACACGAAGTTCATTAGTATCCTTGGGACGCATGATTTCATTGATTTCCAATTGTTGGAAGCCACCTTTGCCCGCAAATCCAAACTTCTCTCCGATACCCGATCCGACTTTGGTGGGTTCAAAGGGGCGCTCACCGTTGCGTGCCATGGGTGCCTGAGAGGTCACACGGGACTGAAAGAATTCGGTGTTATCCTCCATTCCATAGGGGTTACCATAAGGAGCTCGTGATGTTTCAAACATGTTTTCCACTTCCCGCTTTTTAATCTGAGTACTACCTGATCCGTTATAAGCGTCCAACATGCTGGTATTGGCTTGGGGTGCTGTATTTTGCTTCATGCGTCCACCAAAGAAAGGTTGCATGTTGTTATGCTTAAATTCATTGGAGGGGATGCGTTGACCTGAGAGGGGACTGACTACGAATTTGCTGTCAATGTAATTGGGGTTCTCCTCCGTATTGTCCGAACGAAATTCCATGAGTGGAACATTGGAATCAATAGGAGAAGGAGATGGTCTCGTACCCGGGATATTAGAGTTGGGGGCGTAAGGTGGCTTGTTAGAGGAATAACCGAAAGCGGTACCGTATGGACCTGTGCTTGGTTCGGATGGGTAGGTCTGTCCATTCGACACTTGGTACATCATATCGAGATCGGGTCCAAATCCAACGGCGGAAGCACCTTTGGGAGCCACGGTGAGGGGATCGGAGTTCGGTCCACGAGCGGCGGGCATAAATCCTTCCTGTGTGCCAGGTCGTACAAGAAGGGGATATTCACGATTAGAGGGAGGAAGGGTCTGAGCCGATTTATTATTTTGTTGCATGGGCGACGTATTTGTTATTTGTATTCCTTGCGTTTTCGTTGGCGCTTTTGCTGGTGTTTCACTAATTTTGGAGACGCCATATCCTAATCCAAGAAGACCAAATAGAGCTGCAACTTCCATACTACCAGTTTCCACCTTTAATTTTTGAGTAAAAGACGACTCAATAATTTATACTTTTGGAACCTAAACCTATCTATAAATAGTATCATAACTATGGCGATCGAACTAACTTTACATGATTTTACCCCTTGTCTTCTGGATGATGGTATAACCGTCATTACCACCATTACCAATTATGGTTACTTAATGTACACATGTAACATGTTAAAAAGCCTTGCGCCTTATGGACTAGATAAGAAAGTATTTATCGTGTGCATTGATAAACGGGGTGCTGATATTCTTCATTCACAGGGATATCATGTCTATTGTATGGAAGATGAGACACTCAGTCGATTTAGTCCCTGGAACACCAAAGGATATGATAAGATTTGCTATTTGAAATTGAAAGTGATCTATCACATTTTATCGTTACAGAAGAATGTATTATTGGTGGATGGCGACATTGTATTTCAGAAAAATCCAATGATGGACATTCTTTATTGGCAAACGGATCATCATTTTGATGTATGGGTTCAAAATGATTCTCTTGTCAATAAAAATACGGAAAATATGTGTACTGGGTACATGTATCTTAAATCAAATGAAAATATCATCCGTTTATATGATTGTGTATCAGAAGCAGGTATTCAACGCTATATGACATGTGCTTTTGATAATAATGACCAGACGTATTTTAATCGGTATGTGAAACCTTATTGTAAGACATGTCCTCTTCCATTAGAGCGATATCCGAATGGACAATACTTTTACATTAAGGCAAAACCGTTGCGACGAACCGCCGTATTGGTTCATTTTAATTGGGTGATCGGTCATTTAAAAATGGCGAAAATGAAGGAACATGGACTTTGGATTCTTACACCAGAGGAAGAGGAGACGATTTCATAGGAACAATTGTTTCACGCTCCATATGATACGTAACAGGTCCCTCCTCTTTTTCGATCACGATATGAATAGGGCGTCTCCTAAATAAATGGCGTACATAGAGCGAATAGGATGTCATATACATACATTGAATATCAATCGGTGTAGAAGCATGAATGCGAATAGGAGAACCACATGATAATAAGGGCAGTAATCCATGAGTGTGAATGTGATCTGTTTCGGTAATGCGAAGGGATGAACCGAGTAGATAGATGCGTTGTGGTTCCATGATTTTCCATTGACATAATTCAATATCGGATACAGTGAGACGAACCGTGATGGGATCCGCTAACACGTCGCTCACGATTTTTATTCCCACTAGAAAATCAGCCACCGTAACAAGATCGAGGGGTTTAGTGAGAATGGAATGATTTTCATAACAAACTGAATAGGAAATGGTGCGATTAATGGACGCAGCCACTTCAGATGGTTCGATCTGTGAAAGATCGAGGGCTAAATATTCTATCATTTCTATCTAGTAAAAGAGAGAAATGATGTAATTGTGCGACATTATATTATGTAAAAATGCCAGGAATACGGGGATACATGTCTTTTTCGTGACCCAATTCAGAAACAGGTGGCTGATCCTTTGGTGTGAAGCAGGTTTGCTCACGGTGGGTGTTGTACTTCTCTTTATCTATGTCACGTGATGGAATGAAGAAGTCAAACGGTGTTTCAAATGTTTCCTGGGGATTATGAAAGAGGGGTTGCCAACGATTCCAGCCGGTGGTGCGAAGAGTGCAAGGAGGATCCACGAGACGAGCAAAGGTTTGAGGAACATTTTCATCCTCTGCGTTCTGTAAGGGACGTTGATTCATCATGTTTCGATCAGGGTTATATTCAGTAGGACTGCATCGAATCTTGGATCCCAAGCGATTGATTCCCTTTAAATCTGACTCGACATCAGTCTTCCATTCGCCTTCCACCCACGAGTTACCACTACGCTGAAGACGTGTCGTAGCATTCACTGGAAAAGTGGTTGGACAATTCATAGCAGGTGGGTTTAAATAGTATCGTGCAGCGTAGGAGGTAATGCGCATGTCATCCACTTGGTGAAATGGGTCATTCCGTAGACGGGTTAATGCTTGTTGAGGCGCATAGCATGACATTCTTCTACTCTACAATATTATATTTAATACTTCTCAGGCTTCACACAAACCTCATTCACAATGGGATAGGGTGCGACAACAGCAGGATATCCCATCATTTGGTAGGCTGGAAGATGTGCCTTCTGAATATCAATGGTTAGGGAGATCTTTGTATTGTCACGAACAATATCCTTCTTTTGCTGAGGGGGCTGATATTGACGCCATGGTGCAAACGTATTTGGGATATTGATTCCTCGCAAATCCGATTCCAAATCCACCATGTTACCCTTAATCAAACTGACTTCATTTCCACCAACAATGCCTAAGATATGACGTTGTGGTCTAGGGTTGACATACTGTGATGTTAGATCATCGTAGTGCTGAGGATTCTCTTTCTTTTCCCAATGCGATGTTAAGATCGGACCGTAGGCATCATCTACCGTGCTTAAATAGAGTGCCATCTTCTTCTATGTGTAGATCATATTTTCATATATTTATAAAAATAATATCATAAAATTTGAAGATAGAATCTTCATCAGAAAGTCATAGTCCGTTCAAATAGCAAAAGCAAATGTCGCATCTCATTCTTTCTCTCGACGGTAATATCGGTTCAGGCAAGACGACTCTTCTGAATCATATTCGTACCTATCTCCATGACATTCATGTAGTGGATGAGCCGGTTGGACAATGGACGGAGCTCCATGACAAAGAGGGAAAGAATTTATTGGAGCTCTTCTATCAAGACAAGAAACGTTGGTCCTACACCTTTCAGAATTGTGCGTTGTTGACTCGTCTCACTAACATTAAGGATGCGATTTCGAAATTAGATAATACAGTGAAGGGTCAACAGGTCATTGTGACGGAGCGTTCCATGCTCACTGACAAACATGTGTTTGCGGAAATGCTTCATGATTCGGGTGATTTGAATGCGATTGAATGGGAGCTCTATAATAATTGGTTTCATACCTTTGGTAAAACGTATCCGATTCATGGAATCATTTATTTGTCTACGAGTTCTAAAACATCAAAGGAGCGGATTCAGATTCGGAATCGTCAGGGAGAAGATCGGATTGATATGGAGTATTTGGATGCGTTGGAGGCGCAACATGAGAAGTGGATTAGTAATACGACGATTCCTGTGCTAACGTTATCAACGGAAGTAGGCGTATCAGTGGAGGAAAACATGGAACATATTCGGTCTTTTGTTAAACAATTAAAAAGATAAATTTTCATTTTCAAGGCTTCTTGCTTTTCCTGGTGGTCCCTCTAATTTACGATAATAGGCATGCATCTTGGCAAGACGTCTATTTTTTCTGGTTCTGTTGGCGTATTTTTTAACAGCGTTTACACGTTGTTTGTATTCTGCCGCTGCTGCTTTAGCCTCTTCCGCTGCTCTTTTTGCCTCTGCCTTTTTTTGTATGGCATCTTCATCTATAGAGGAGGCTTGAAGTTTAGCAAGTTTTGCTTGAAGTTCAGCAATTTTTGCTTGTCTTTTAGCTTCCTCAGCATGTTCCTTTTCTACTTCAGTAAGCTTCTTTTTTGCTGCTGGCATAGAAGGTGCATTTGCGACAGCGTTGACAGCTGCGTTAACCGCAGCATTGACTGCTTTTTTCGACGAAGCTCTCTTCTTTGCAGGTGTAGTAGCACGTGCTGAACGTTCTTCATTGATAGCGGCGTTCTTTGCTCTCCGAGTATTTCGGAGAGCGATAGCATTATTAAGTTGTTGTTGAAGTGAACGGGGAGCTGCACGTGATTTAGAAGCCACCGAACTGACACTATTTGTTGGTGATGAAGAGCGAGATGGACCACGAGATGGACCACGAGAAAGAGCACGAAGGGCACTAACGACGTTAGAAGAGGATGAGGATGCTTTAGCGGAAGCGTAAACTTTTTTTGGAGGCTTTAAAGCATTTAGTTGTGCCTTTATAGCGTCCTTCTGTCTTTGAACCTCAATCCGAGCCTGCAGATCTTCTATTTGTTTGTCTAGTGCGATGTATGATGCTGCAGATGACTTTCTTAGAGATTTAGAACGCGGGGGACTTTTCCGATTATTTTGACTCATCTTCTATCTAATTTGAAGAAAATAGTTAATCACAAATAGGATATTCTTGTATACCATTTGTAATAAGTTGTACATAAAATTAACAATTGACATCACGCAAGTAAGAACGTGAAGGAATGCCACCGTGAACCCATCCATTTGCAGCGACTTCTGGAATGAGATTCTTTGGATTCTGAACGTTGTTCTTCAGGACAGGAATCATCGGGGTGTACTGTTGCGAGAAGAACTGCTCCGTCACCGTACCGCACTCCTTGCCCATACGCACTTGTTCGGAGTGAAGCAAAAGACTCTCTACGTCACGGGAAGGGCTTCCACCAGCCATGTAGGGCATGCTGAGGAAGGGACGGGCTTGGGGACGAATTTGGCAACGATTATTCTTAAAAGCGATTTGATTGCGTAGAATGGAATCGGCATCAATTGCAGCGTTATTATATCCGTAGCCTTCACGAGGGTAAATTAATAGCTGATCTGCTGCCACTGGGTTGACGCCGGTAGCCTTAGGCACTAAATTGGTGGTCATGTAACGTCCTGGTCCGACAGATTGGGAATAAAAGGACTGGATGCCGCAAAGGTCATCTCTGGAATGAGTTAATCGGTTAATCTCCATACTCTGAACTAATAAGGCATAAAAAATATAATCCTAGAAAAGAATGAAGTCGCTCGCTACCTCACTCTGCCATTGTATCAAACAGGTGCGTAAAACGGTTCGCCCCAGAGATAAGAGCAAGAAGAGTAAGATCAAGAATCCATCCTTTAAAGAGAAGGAAGCTGCTGCGATTGGTATCTGCATCAAATCCGTTCTCCACACAAGAGGAAAAACACTCAAGCGATTTAAGTGCGGTAAGAAACCTTTTCTCATAACCAAAATGGGTTTAAACAAATAGTAATATTGATAGGAAGGAAAAAGATATGAAATATAATTTTATCATACCGTACCGAAATAGAAAAGAACATCTAGATGAATTTATCAAGCGCTTTACCAAAATGGTAAAAGAGGAGGACCTCGATGCAGAATTTTATATTATTCATCAAATTCATCCAGGTGCTTTTAATCGTGGCGCATTATTGAATATTGGATTTATGGAAGGATGTAAAACAAGATCGGATGGTCTTTTTATTTTTCATGATGTAGATATCTACCCAACCTATTGGGGCTCTATTGATTATCATACAGCAAAGGGAGAGGTTCGTCATCCTGTTGGATTACAAAATGAAAATATAGGGACTATTTGTTGTTTTTGGAAATCCGAATATGAAGCTGTCAACGGATTTCCAAATTATTGGGGGTGGGGAATTGAAGATGTTACCATCATGTACCGATTAAAAAAATTACATATTAAAATAGATGAACAACATATTGTTGATGTGAAGGATACACAAAAATGTATTTGTCCCGTCCATACAAGGAATATCATCAAAGAGGAATTATGTGCGAAAGAGAACACTGCGCTTTATCATGAAGAAATAAAATCAGGTCAATGTAATAATGGATTATCTAGTATCAAATATACCATATTATCAACACTTGCCTATGCACCACTCTTTACAGTAATCAATGTTGATTTTACTTTAGAAAATTAAAAATAGTAATAATCATATTATTCACGTTTTTAATTTAGGACGCCTGATTCAACCAAGGAATGGGTCCACCATCTGTGCCTGCCAAGCATGCAGCACGTCCACCCTCCTTACATGTCTTACCAGGAATGCGATAGAGCCAATTCGCAAACGATCCCTGGTCATTGGGAACTGTCGTCGAAGGCTGTGTCACAAATTGGCGCTGACTCTGATTCTTTCCAAAGACATCGGTGGGATCCGAAAACCACTGAACACGGAAATAATCATCAATGGTCTGCTTGACCGATGGCTGATTAATAGGTGCGGCTTCAGGGCGACTTGGATTGTATTTCATTTCACCCAATAGCACATTCATAAATGGATTACGTGATGTAGGGAGTGTTCTCTCAGGAAGAGCTTCCCCTTTATAAGGAAAGGCATCTACTTCCACTACACCAGATGGACCACTTGGAAGATAAGGTTGAACACTTCCTGCTGAAGAGCCACCATTCACGAAATGTTCGGTTACCTCTTCAAAACGTTCTTTGATAGGTGCGGTATAGCCCGTGGGTTCCACTGTCGTCTCAAATGGTATGGAACGATAGGGATCTGGAAATACATTCTGCTTTTGTGGTGTTTTGGATAATACAATAATAGCTCCTGCTGTGATGCCACCAAATACTAATGCGACAAATAGAGCAGATAATCCTCCTAATACACTCGCAATGAGTCCCACAAAGAATGAGATAAGTAAGATTCTCATGATAAAGTTCCATGTGGAATGTATACAAGTAGGTTGATATTGTAAATTAAAATGACGAAAGAGAACCATGGGGTCTTTCCAAAAAGGAAGTTCACATGTCTCATGAACCCTCTCAGTACTCATTATCCTAAACCTTAGAAACTTTATTTCTTTTGTGCTGCTTTCTTCTTTTCCAGTTTCTTGCGCAGCCGGTCTCTAGCAGTCGCAAGGCGAGCACTACCCTCCTTGCCTGCTGCTCGTGCCATGTCCATGTCTTCAAAACCAAAGGCAGACTTGATACCTCCCAACATATCCACAAAACTTGTATTTTCAGCAAACTCTTTCATAAGTTCTTCTGCTTCACGTGCAATCTCCTGTGGATTAATGGAACCCGACATGACCTTCTGCTGAAGACGATTTCCAATCTTACCTATCAATTGTTGAATAACACCTGGATTATTAGTAAATGTAGAAAAGAGAATTTGTATGGACCGGGACGGGTCCTTCTCACAATCCTTCATCATCTCAGGACTAATTCCCAAATCGGCAGGCGTAATATCCTTTACGATTTCTTGTGCTAGACGTGCCATGTGCCCTTTCAAAAATCGCTCTGGAAGCTTGGGGAATCCATTCTTGAACATGTCATCTACATTAGGAAGTCCGCTTGCCGACTTCTCATCTGACTCCTTTGAATCATCATTGAAATCATCTGAAGGCTTCATCATATTCATAAATTTCTTGATAAGACTCTGAAAATCAACACTTTCCAGCTTCTTCTTCATATCCTCCATGGCTGCCTCCATCGCATCATTCATCCACTTTGGCTTTTCTTCCGCAAATCCCGCCTCCATAAAGCAACAAATCGATAGCACACGTACATGCTCCCAAATTGCCTTCTTCGTATTGTCAGATAGTGTTTCCCATAGCGCATCCACAATGGTTACACCTGGCAAAATCGTAGTAGGATTCTTAAGAAATTCCTCTGCATCTCCACCCATTGTATTTTTAAATTTCACCTCTGCCTGAAATCGATTGATTCGCAATGCGGCAGGAATCGACTGTGCTAGTAGAATCTTTGCCCTATATTCAGGCAGAGCACCCAACAAATCCTCCGCAAATTCATCATACTTTTTCTGAAAAATAGATGGTGTTTCTTCCTTTGCTTCCATTCTTCTTATGGATTATGAAAAACCTTTTATACCGTAACGCAGCTTCTATCAATTAGATCGCATGCGATGCCTTTTCGGAAAGGTGGCAAAGTACTTTGAGATATTGCCAAATGACATCCTGATTCTTCGTTCCCATTGTATCCCAATGCTTATCAAAAATAGACAAAGCAGCCAACATATCGTTAAATTGCGTAGTAACCGTATCTTGCATATGACGACGAATGACGTGCATATTTCTCTCATAAATTGCTGTGGAACAGTCCTTGTAGACATACTCCACAAACAAATCAAGGATGAGCCGTGGATTAATTTTTTTGGCACCCTTAATTCCTTCCGTTGCCATTTTAAGGTCTTTTTCTTCCGGAAAGGTATTACATAGTTCGTCAAAAAAATGAACCATTTGGGTAGTAAATGCGTTGAGAACTGACATTTTCTTCTTATTATAAATAAATGTTTAAGCTTTAAATTGTGACATTATTGACGTGTGATACGTTTCGGTATACCGTCATCTCGCTGAGAGAGAAAACTCTGCATTTGCTGGTCTAAGAGCTCTTCCTTCTTGCTTCGTTTAGCATTTGAATTCGTTGTCTGAAATTGACTGGCTTCTCGGGTACCCATCGAATCCTGCCCCTGTAAAAATGTAAAATTATGCTTCATAGAAAGTCCACCATTTCCTTGTGCAGAAGTATCCGCTCCAATAAAGGAATAGCTGTCACCAAAACCGCCACCCATTTCAGTGTCCAGATAGGGTTCAGGTTCCATAGGTCCTGCTGATCCGCTAGCACTATTACCGCTCTTCCCACCGCCATCTCTCATTTTCTGTTCATACAGCCAGTTCATCACATCGCTATTTGTTCGTGGCTCGGGATCTCCTGAAATAACAAGTGTCGGAGTTTGTTTGAGCCATCCTGGAAGCTGAGGACGATTGGGACCTGGATCCACACAAATAAAACGGAATTGTGAATGATAGTTTGTTTTTGAGATTTCTTCAATGAAAGCCTTTGACCAGTCACAACGATTGGAATAAAAACAAATATGAACGGGGGCAGGTCGGCTCATTCTTTTCTACAGGACGAACGAATCTATCTCGCCTTGAACGCATTCTTATAAAATTTGACGGACTAGATCTATCGGAAGATAGTATAGGAATCCATCATGCAGTTCACCAACCTCCAAAAGAAGGATCGCATCTACACCTTTTCCCTCTCCCCCATCCATGTCACCTATGCCAATACCTTGCGTCGTCTCATCCTTACCGGTGTTACGACAGTTGCATTTCGTTCGGACATGACCTCTACGGGTTCTACCACAGATGTCATCGTAAAGAGAAATGACACCCCCATGACCAACGAAATGTTGGCGGACCGTATTGGTCTTCTTCCCATCTATGTTCCAGATCCCTTGAACTGGAAAGGTGATGACTATCTCTTCACTCTTAAGGTGATAGGTAATAATGATGCGACCACTTATGTCAAGTCAAGCCATTTCAAAATTACAAAGAACACTCCGCCCACTGGGGATGATGAAAAAGAGGAAAACATCTCAACGGAGAGATTCTTTCCTGCTAATCCCATTACACGTGATACGTGTCTGATTGCTACCCTTCAGCCAGGTGCGATTCAACAAGCCATTGAAATTGAGGCGAAGGCGACAAAAGGAACGGGTCGAGAACACGCACGTTTTAGCCCTGTATCACAGTGTTCGTATGAGTATACTCCTGATCCTAATCCTCGTCGAGTGGAAGAAATGTTTACTTCATGGCTGACCATTACTAAGAAAGTGGGGGCGATTGACAAAGCCTCGGATCGCTATCAGGAGCTGAAGCGGGAATTCAACACTATGCAAATCAAACGTTGTTTCCTCATCAACGAAAAAGGTGAGCCCTACAGTTTTGACTTTACCATTGAATCAGCTGGCGTCCTAGATGTTTCCTACATTGTGGAGCAAGCCTGCCAAGTTGGTGAAAATATGTGTAGCCGTTATGTGACACTTGATCGTGGCGATGTACCCTCTGACATTACGATCACATCAGCGGACACACGTATCATTGGATATGATTTCCTCTTTCGTGGACATGATCATACGCTAGGTAATCTGCTTCAAACCTGGTTGGTGGAACACCATATTGAAGGAGATGCTCAGCCCAACATCACGTACGCTGGGTACTCCGTTCCGCATCCTCTTCGTGATGAAATGATTCTGCGGATTGGTGTGGAAGATGGTGAGGAATCCACCGCTCGTCTGGCTGTCGCACGTGCAGCACTTGGATGTGTGAAAATGTTTCAAGAGATGCGTGTTGCATGGCGCAGTGTCAATGGTGCACCCTTGATGAGTGGACTGCAACAAGCCATTCCTGGTAGTAAACTTCGTAGCGCTGCGAAAGCGTCAGCAACAGCGTCAGCGTCAGCAACAGCAACAGCAAAAACATCTGCTAGCAAATAATGAGTTGATAACTATCAGCAATTTCACATTCGATACCAAGATGATCTATCTCTTTGAGTGTCGCACCACAACGACGCACATACGTAGCAAAAGCAATCTCAGAAGAGGGTTGAACATCTCTTAAAAGATGCGGATACATTTGTAAGTGTAGAGCACGCATCGCAAAACATCCTAACACACAATCATCATATTCATATTTCAAAGTGAAGACGTTGTAAAATTTTACAAAGGCTTCTATTTTTTCATTCTCGATAACATCCGTAAAAAAATCGGACGACATCATTCGATAGCGTCCTGTCAGTTTGATGATCATATCATTCCCTTGAATTCCACAGATACGAATGACATCTTTGATGTCTGTCATTTCATTTGTCGCTTTACTATGAAAGCGTAACTCATTGTTGTTCGTATACACGACACGAACCGGTTTTCCATCATGTAAAAAATAGTCCAGATACGTCTCTCGTTCTCCATTGTTCTCTACAATAATTGGTGTGATACATGTGGGAAGAAGAGAGAGAGTTCCCTTTATTGCAGAGAGATATCGTTCTTTTCGTTTTGCGGCATTGATGATTCCAAATCGATTATGAATGGACGTGGTGAGAATCAGATAGATCATTGTATTACTGAGCAACAATACGTTTAAATTCAGCATATGCCATTCGATTACAAGGAAGTGCGGTCTGATAATGTTTATGGTGATTGCCACGATTGAGAAATCTCGCCAAACAGAAACGACATTGTAGGGGTTCGCCTGTGATGGCTTGTTCCAAGTATTCATTGACCTTTACATGAATGGGGATTTCTACCACAGGGTGCTGTTGCTCGGCAGGGAGAGATAACCAGGATTGACAAATGGAAGATGTCTGTTGATGACGGGTAAAACATCCTTTCGTAGAAAATATTTTACAACATGCTTTACACTGTAGGATTTCTTTCATTTTTTGTTTTACGAGTTTTACGGGTTTTACGGATTCTTGTTTTACGAGTTTTACGGGAACAGGTTGCATTTGTGATTTCATGGTAATGATTCGCATGATTTGCGCATAGACTTCCTCGAATTCATTAGGAGCGACAGAGGGCTCTACTGGCACGACAGACACTTCACTCTTCGCACTTACTACAGGAACCTCCACTTGAACCTCCACAGGAACTTCTACAGGCTTTCTCCTTGTTGATAAGGAAGATAATTGCGCATAGAGTTTATCAAACTCTGCCTTCTCTTTTTCTTTCTCCTCTTGTGTAGGTGGCTTTAAGTCCTCCACTTTAGGTAAGGGGATTTTCTCAAGGGAAGGTAGCCCAGGAGTGCTGGCGGCGAGAAAGGCATAGAGGCGCTCAAAGGCGTCCTCCTTCTCGTCTGCCTTTGTCTTCTTACCCTTTTTTGGCATATGCTATCGACAGTATTGATTTTAATCATGTTAATAGAATCACTCAATTTTTGGGAATTTAAATTCCGATGAGGCACTATCGGAAGAATACATATTCTAGAAAAGTCGACATGTACAAAAGTAAGACAATCACGAAAATGTAACATGTTCAAAATCGTGACATATATAAAACTACAGTAATGAGCCAAGGTGTACAGGTCCGCGTGTTTGGACTTACGTTTCAACCAGATGTAGCTTTGCTTGAACCCGAGGTAGCTTTGCTTGAACCCGAGGTAGCTTTGCTTGAACCCGAGGTAGCTTTGCTTGAACCCGAGGTAGCTTTGCTTGAACCCGAGGTAGCTTTGCTTGAACCCGAGGTAGCTTTGCTTAAATTAAGCGGTAGTATCCATTTTAATAAAGATCTTACTTTCACTATAATTAATTTTCTAAGAATAAAAATAAATGGCACTCTATATCGGTCTTTTTTCAAAAAGTCATAGACCGGGTTCAGTATCCATTGATATACTATATAGCTCTTTACAATTAATGGAACGTGGTGCTGTTGAGAGGTTTATAAATAATAATAAAAAAACGGCAGTTTTACGCGGTATATCTGACAATGCCCGACAAGCAGCAGTTCAATTAGCAGCTGAAGCTGCAGCTAAAGCTGCATCTAAAGGGTTACATGTGGATAATAGACCGTTTACACCAATGGCGACATTGTCTTATTATGAAAAAGTGTATTATTATGTTGATGGTATACAAAAAGAAAAGGATATAATACATCATGTAATATTGAGGCTTGAAGATTCTAAATACATAGCGGAAGTTAAACGATATATTTGGTATACTGATAATTTATCAGGATTTGAACATATAACAAACATTATAGCAGATATATCTTCTGGTGGCAAACGCAGAAAACGAAATACCTACAAAAAACGCAATAGACGTAGACGCAAGACACAATATCGTCGCCGATAAAATAAATTCCCTTTTCTTATATCATCCATAAAAGAGATAGATAACTTCTATTTTATGAGTGCTTCCAAGTAAATTTAACATCATTTGCTCACGATATTCTATCACCCTCTATTATTTCATATGTAACGAACACATGAAATAATATCATAACATATAATGTATTAATCTACCTCATCCGCATTCTGGTCTGATCCAGGCGCACCCGCCTCTTCATACATCTTCACCATAACCGGGCGAATCTTATCCTCATATTCCTTCTGTTTCGCATTATACACTGCCTTCTCCTCCTCCCTATGCTCCTCCAACCAATCAATGCCCTCCTTCACCCAACTCTCCACTTCCTTCACAGTCTCTGCCCCCAACGTCGCCTTTACCTTCTCCTCCTGAACCGCATTGCGTGTATTGTACAGATACGCCTCCAAACCATTCTTCGCCTCTACACGCTCCATCTGCACCTTGTCCGCCTCCGCATTCTTCTCCGCTTCTTTGATAAGACGTTCAATCTCCTCCTTGGACAAGCGTCCCTTATCATTCGTAATCGTAATCTTATTCGACTTACCCGTCGACTTCTCTGCAGCCGTCACGTTCAGAATACCATTCGCATCCACATCAAAAGACACCTCAATCTGAGGGACCCCTCGTGGCATCGGTGGAATTCCCTCCAACTTGAAATCTCCCAAGCGATTGCAGTCCCGAGTAAACTGACGCTCTCCCTCATACACCTGAATCAAAACTCCTGGCTGATTGTCCGCATAAGTAGAAAAGGTTTGCGACTTCTTGGAAGGAATCGTTGTGTTACGCTTAATGAGCGGCGTCATCACACCACCAGCTGTCTCTAGACCAAGAGAGAGAGGTGCCACATCCAACAGAATGAGTTCAGAGGTGCGATCGGTCGAGTTGGCACCACCCATCAGAATGTGCGCCTGAATCGCCGCACCATATGCCACCGCTTCATCGGGATGGACTGAGTCATTCAACTTCTTTCCATTGAAAAAGTTACTCACCATCTCACGAATCTTTGGAATGCGTGTGGAACCACCCACCATGACAATCTCATGAATATCTGACTTGGACATATTCGCATCACGTAGTACTTGTTCCAAGGGCGCAATAGTACGACGAAAGGTGCTCTCGCAAAGCGCCTCAAACTTCGCACGAGTCAGTACAAGGTTCAAATCAATGCCATCCACAAGCGCATCCACTTCCAGTGACGCCTGAGTCGATGTACTCAAACTGCGCTTGGCTTTCTCGCAGGCGCTACGAAGACGATTCAAGGCACGTGCGTTGTCCTTCACGTTGTGATTTTTATTCTTACGTTGAAATTCTTGGACACACCAGTCCACCATAATATTATCTAAATCGGATCCCCCGCAGTGTGTATCACCTGCAGTTGCTTTTACTTCAAAAATACCATCATCAATGGTGATCAGAGAAACGTCGTGCGTACCCACGCTTGTTATCGTACTGGCTCTTTATCCAATACTTCTTATAGATTTCCTATAAGTTCGGACTATATCTTATTTCACATGTTATATGTAAAATCCTGGCACTCGTGGATATTTCTTCTTTTACCAAAATAGTAAGTAAGAGTACTATATCTAGTCTCTGGACCTTGATCCTATTTCTAGGATCCTTGGCTGCGGATTGCCCATTTCAGCTATTCTTTTCTTTTTTACTATCTCACAGATCATTACTCTGTGCCCTTATCTCTGTTACCAGGATAAGTTAGTAGAAAAGACTTTAGGGGTTTCCCGTCAATTCACCAGGTTCCTCTATTATATAGAGTGAGGTCTTTCACCTCAGGAAGCAGTGTATTTAATATGTTTCAATACCTCCGAAATCAAAAATAACAACATGCTGCTCCCCAGCCGTCTTCTTATCCAGCCCATACGCAAGTGCCGCCGCCGTCGGCTCATTAATAATCCGAAGCACATTCAAGCCCGCAATGACACCCGCATCCTTTGTCGCCTGACGCTGTGAATCATTAAAATACGCAGGAACAGTAATCACCGCATCACGCACCTCTTGACCCAAATACGCCTCTGCGGTCTGACGCATCTTCGATAGAACCATCGCTGAAATCTCCTCAGGCAAGAACGTCTTTCGCTCTCCCTTCGCATCCACTTCCACACAGGTCTTTCCACCAAGACCAGATCGCACAGTAAATGGCCAATTTGGAATATCCTGTTGGACCGCAGCATCCTCTAGCTTGCGTCCAATGAGTCGCTTCGCATCAAATACAGTATTCTTTGGATTCTGTGACGCCTGATTCTTCGCAGCATCACCGATGAGACGCTCTGTTTCCGTGAACGCAACATAAGAAGGAGTGGTACGATTTCCATGCTCATTAGCAATGATTTCTACACGGTCATTCTGCCAGACGCCCACTGCAGAATACGTGGTTCCCAAATCAATTCCAAGCGCATATTTTACGGTAGCTGACATCTCTGAAAGGACAAGTGTATCTATTGTTTAAGCTATTTTATAAAATAATAGAAAATCAAATAGGTAATGTTATGAATATCATTGATTGGATGCCTCGATAAATGATAAATACAAATTCTGTGTTTTTCGGAGAAGAAAAGCGATCCGTTGCCACGGCTGTTTATGAAAATAGTTCTGGATGACATCCACCGTTACTTTTTTGCCGACAGGACGGAGCTGTGTCAGATAGATACCATGAATGCTATACAAATGGGGATGATACATTTTATCCAATGATTCTATGATTTCCTCCTTCGGCTTTGTCTTAATCACATGCATTTCAAGATAGATACGATGAAGATACTCCATAACGGTACTCATACACGCACTTTGTAGAGCAAATACTAACGCATCTTCGGGATAATATTCCAAATACGTATGATGTAAATTTTGTACATACAATTGTGCATATCGTTCCAACCCACCTGGCTGATTTCCACGAAGCGACTTCACCATTGTGTATTTTTCAGATCGAAATTTCCAACGATTTCCCAGCGTATCTTTACAAACGACACCTTGAAACTCATAGGACTGATCTTGAAATAATTGACGTATCCAATCCATGATCGGTACATCCGTTTCAGGAAGAAGAGAAAGAAGGGGGGTCGTGCCACGGAAAGAGGATACGGAATCCTCCACACCAATACGTCCATCCTGATACACCGTTCCTTTCTGAACCAATATGATACGATTACTCTCTATTTTCTTCACAATACGATGCGCTGTGTGCTGTAATAAGAAACTGTAATAGACAGCATATTCATTACGACTGATATCTGGTACTTCCATCGAGGTATCCCATTGCATCAATTGCTCCAGGGTTTCATCACTGCATTCTGCAAGAGGATCGACATTCAGATAAGCCTCCATAAAGAGTCTACGAAAGGACGTCGTGGCGTAAAAGTGTCCGGTTGCGTATAGTGTGGAACGACTAGTAATATAAAGTTGATCATCGCCCATCATTCGAAAACAATTGATCATCACACCATCGTGCTGCTCCTGACATACCATATCATGTTGAACTGCTTCGAGACACGTTGTGTAAGGAAAAGGCTCAGTTGTTGTCTTTGCAGGTGCTACACATACAGGACGATGAAGACGAGTGTTCCATACGACAGAGCGAAACCACTTACTATGAGGAAGCTCCATATTGGAACTCCCCTTTTCATAGCGAATGAGACATAAATCCTTCATTCCATCGGTATCGACGACACGAAAGGATCCACCCTCTTCCGATTCCAAATAGTGACGAAGCGAATGGAAATCGGTGTATTGTTCAATAAGTCCCTTGTACACATTATTTTCAAACGTGAATGACATGATAAATGCTACATGGTAGTCGTCCTTTTTCTTTATATTACCATTTGAAGAGTTTACTCCCTCAATAGATTCTCTATAAGATGATAGGGAAGATGGATAATTCAGCATTACCCAAAGATGATCCGAATGAAGAAATAATACAAGAGCCTATACTTCAACAAGTAAGCGCAGTAGAAGAGCATGATGCTGAAAATGTAGTAGAAGAGAATATTTTACCTAATGATGAGAATGCTCAATTATACCGCGAAATGTCATCTGTTCAGATTGCTCCGACAGGCGAGGGATATAATTATGTGGATGATAACAATCCAATGATGTACATGCAATTGGGTGATAAAGTAGTCATTGATTCTATATATGGTAGGACGGTGGGAAGAGTCTACTACCGCAGTCTTGAAATGATTAGCATCAAACCTCAAGATATTCCTAATGTACTTCAACGATTTGAGTTTGAAGATGACGATGATGATGAAATCTATAAGGAGTCAGATGGTGTGACTTCTACAGTTGTGATTGAAAAGCGCATCTATGAATCATTTGTGGAACAACAAGATTTCCGTGTGGGACAACTCATTGATACAATTAACATAGCTGGTAAACTTGTCAATAGTTATACGATTACTGAGGTGGATAAAGAAAAGGATATGATTACCATTCAAGATGTGGAGAAGAAAGATGCCCCAAAGGATGTCCTCTTTAATTTTATAGGCATTGAGCCCGATGAAGATTTTGCCATCATTAGCATTCGTCAATTTGTCCCCCCTAAGGATGAACATAATCAAGAATCCGATGAACAAGAGGCACAGCAAGCACAGGAAGAAGAGGAAGTAGAGGAGGAAGTAGAGGGAATTCATTTGGAGGGAATTATTAAACTCACACCAGCCATAGAAATTCGTGAAGCCACCTCCTATGAACAACGCATTCCTGACAATTTACAAAAGATCGATGCGCTCAATGATTTCATGTCTGGTTTGGATCCTATGTTACAAAAAGATCCAAAGGCTCTTCGCACCGTTCGCATTTTAGTAGAAACATTATTTGATCTCAAACAATCTACCATCGCCTATCGTGACGACGGATCCATTCAAGGCACCCGTGATATTTCAGCCAGAAGCATTGCCGAATTAATTAAAAGTACGACTGTTCCCCTTGGACGTCCCGTTCTTCAAGTAATCAAAAAACTATATGAATCGGATGAGAAAGATGAGAAATACCCTCAAAATGAACTCTCCTTTATCTCTTTTGAGGACGAATTGAATCAAATGCTACACGGTAATGGTAAAGTAGTATCTGCATCCCTTTCTGGAGCGCAAACTAGTACTATCATTCGTCAATGGAGTGAGCAGCAAGCTTTTAATAAGACGTTTTTATCTCCATGTATCCTTAATCAAAGTGAAGAACCATTATGGAAAGCATTTTCCGATTCAGAATATTTTCGTTCTATGCCACCCTCTTCTACCGAAACAGAAAAGGGGGTGATTCGTTTGTTATCTACCTTGCCAGGATACATCGCCCCTCACCAAAAAGATGTAGATCCTATCCTTGATAAAGTCCCCTTTGGATTAGAGCGTGCTCTCTCCACTACCTACAGAAAGGGATCAAAAGAGCGAAATAAACAGGTATTAAGTGCGGAGGAAACTGCTACCATTGATTCCTATATTATGTTTCCTCTATCCGTCGCAAAATATCTCGGCTCCACACGTTCTCGTTATATCACCACCGATAGTGGACGCAGTCAGTTGCCTAGCAAGACAATGAAAATGATTCTAGAAGAACAAGGTGCACCCAAAGAAGTAGGAACCTCAAAAGACATTATTCTTCTCAATGTCTTAGGAACATCCATTGGTAATATCCCACTTGCCGATTATATTGAAGGTATGACTGTACCCGCACTTGGTCTAGGTGATACGTTTAATACATTGGAACAATATGGTATGGAACATTTAGAGTTGAATCGGGATATTGCGGAAGTTCTTCTGAAAAAGATCAAACAGTATCAATCACAACTTCTAGGTACATTAAGTGAGTTGCGTAATATGAATCGAGAGTTAGTTGCGAAGAAGCCTGTGATGAATCCATTTTTAGAGAATCAAACAATATTAGAGGAGGTTCGTAATCAGCCGACATTGGCAGATGCGCTTGCGGAATATGAGAGAACCAATCTAACATTGGCAACATCGGATATTGGACAAGTTCTCTATTTGCTACGCCATTATCCTATTTTATTTCAGGTCGCAGCGGGTAAGAATGCGGTATTAATTGGAAAAGCGACATTGTACACAGATATGACCAATTATATCGACTATCGTCGTATCACTGCTATCAATCGATACAATGAGAAGAATGCAGGTATCAAACCAGAGCGCAATACGTGCCAACATGTCAGTATGCTGGTATCCATTCGTAAAATCATAGATGATGCTGAACGATTTCAGCAGCTCGATATTTTTTTTAGAAAATATCAGGGAAGTCGTGATAAAGATTCTAGTAATTGGATCAATTGTAACATCTGTAACAAACATTTGTTATGTGTCCATGAAACCCTACAACTGAAAGCGTATCTTCATCCAAAAGAAAAAGATACATTGGAGAAGGAAATCATTTTGAAATGTTCAGGTGGACAATTTCAAGGGAAATACATTTGTAGAAATTGTGGACAACCCATCCGTGAATTGGATTTTGATAACGGTTTAGAATTTGATGATCATGGAAAACCAAAATCAGGTCGCTCGGTCCTTGTTGATGAAGATGCTGTTTTTAATGAAAAATTAGAGCGTATGCTAAGTGAGATTGATGAGCCATCTGAAAATGTGATATCGAACATCAATGCGGATGATATGTATTATTATTACACAATACGTGAAATTGCTGAGCGTGTAGGTATTCAGATGGATGATGCTGGATATCAGCGTATTATTACGAGAGTGATTGCCCGTGTGAACCAATTTGGATCAATTGAATCATATTATAAGACAGCAGGAAAAAAAGTTGTGCCCGATTATCATGTGTCTCTGTCACGCATTGTGATTGGTGCGTGTGGGTTATTTTTATTAATTGAAATTCAGACAAAAATACCATCCTACGTGGTTCGCTATGGATTGATGGGATGTAAATCTCCAGGATTTGATGGATATCCATTGGATCCTAATCCTGAAAATAGGCAGGGTATTGAGTATATTGCGTGTGCCATTTCATCGATTACACAAAAAGAGCCACCATGGAATCAATCAGGATTTCAAGCCATGACAGATGATGTGAAGCGACAGGATAGAATTGCGTTATACATGACAGGCATTTTAAAAGAAAAAATAAGCGATGAAGTGATTCAATCTAGATTAGCGATGAAGCGTGCTTATTTGTTGGACATATTGGGATCATCTAGTTCGATCAATGATGGACGTCCAAAAGACATGATTCCTCCTACGTTTTTACCTGAGCAAATCATTGTGACCCCTGAAGAAGCAGCAAAGGATCCGATTCGTCCTGATGTTGCAGCCAATATAGGAAATAAGGGAAAAATGGCACTCGTAAAATTGTGGATTCGTCGTGCGCATGAATTAGCCAAGAAGACCGCACCACTTATCCGAGGAAATCCCTTGATGGAAATAACATGTTGTCTGTCCACGATTGTTAAACCAGGCATATTCTTTACAGAGAATATGGATATGCCATCCATTGGAAGACGCACTCTGCAGCCTTATCAACAAGGTCAATTCATGCTTACCGAATTTATTCCACGTCTCTCTGAAATGGATGTTGTAAGTGCTAATAAAGATTTATATTATCGAATCTTTTTGAAATGTTGTTTTCAAGGCGACAGAATGGGATATCCTCATGAACCTGGTCTAACTCATCGCTGTCACTGGTGCGAATTTCAATTTCCTACTCATCCAGCTGTCATGGATACCGATACAGAGGGTAAATCAGCTCTCATTTCTCAGAATATTCAAACGAATACGGATGAATTTACCGCCCTATTGGACAAGATTCATACTGTTAATAAAGTGGAACCCATACCCATGAAAGAAATCACATCGGTAGTTGATATCATGAGAGCATTAGGAGAGGTTGTTCCTGAACCGATTGCAAAATGGAGCGTCATTGTTCAAGAAACCACTACTAATTTTTTGAGACTTGGAAGTGATGCGAATCCGAATCGTTCTGATATTGTTGAGGCAGCTGGCACCATTTCAGAGGCAACCAGTATATCAGAACAAATCATTCATCAACGTTTGACTTCGGAAAACTATCATAAAATCATGGATAATATTTCTCGACTTTCGTGGGTGAATTTCTTCCAAGTCATTCAGACTTATTTTATTACACCATTTCAACGATTGGTATCTCAATTTGATACAGAGTCATTATATATTCCGACAGAACTTGCGAAAGCCCTATCTGAAACCCATGTAACTGATTTACAACCGATTCTGAATGATGATATGAAGTTGCTTTCTACGAAGGGAGCAGATATCATGCTACCCAAATTACAATTAGCTCGCATCAAATTACAACAATATATTAATCAAATGAGAGTATTATTGCCTTTTAAGAACAGTATACGTCCTACTGTCGTTCCAGGCAGACAACTTACACTGGAATATATTCAGCAAGCACTCTTTTATGGACCGCTTTCTACACTGCTTCATTCTGCAGAAATTCCTGCAGGTGCTCAAATTAAAAGTGCAGCTAAATCGGTAGGTGATATCTCTATGCGATTTCTACTTGAAATCGTTGGGTTTACACTTAATAAGTATGATAAAGAGAAATTATCGTATGATGATAAGGAAATTAAGAATATGATTGAAGTTCGTGCGGAAAAAGAGCGTGTTCATATTGTTTCTGAATTTAATAAGCTCAGTGATGAAGAACGTCGTATTGAACTTCAGAATAAACGTTACGGAATTGGAAAATGGGCGGTTGGTGGTACAAAAGTGATTCATGCTTATGATAAGGAATACTATGATTTGGAGCGACAGAATAGAATGGCTGCTGGCATAAGTGATTTTCCGGGTCAGAACAGTCATCAGGTAGATGAATTTGGTTTTAGTGAATATAATGAGGATGAAATGGGGGATGACGCATATGATCATAATCAGCACGGGGATGATGACAATGAATAAATGACGGATTTTATGTCTATGTTTTTTCTATTAAGAACAATAAGGAATGTACCTGCTTATCTATTCAGGATTATTGTACTTACTAGGTATTTCAATTGTGCTCATGCTAAAGCCAGAAATCATGTTTTCTGCTGATGGAAAGTGGAAGGAATTTGGAATTGGACGAGCAAAAGAGAGATATACATGGTTGCCATTCTGGTTGTTTGCGATCATGTGGGCGATTATATCATACATGGTGGTACTGGTTATTGCGAGTCATACAGAATACGGGTCGAATTCAGAGATGCCCATCGCAAATGAAATCATCATGCCTGAAAATGTGACAACAAAATCACTTTCACCGACACCGATTGTTCAGTCCAAACAGAAGTTGACATCGCAAGACATGAAGAAGGGATATTATATTTTGAATACGGAGGAGACAATGAAAAAAGGGATTCCAAAGTATATTTATTTGGGACCAGAAGCACCCAATCTTGTCTTTCATTCCTTAGAGGAATAAATAAGACACCTGTTCTTCAGACAGAGTATTCCTTATTTAGGCAGGGACAGATGGCATGCTCGAACCAAATACACCACCAAAACAAATCGCAAAGAAAAGATAGAATCCATAGGATATTCCTTTTATGGTTGGGAATTGTGCTTCCACACCATCCAAGGAAAAAGTTGGACTACAACACGAACCACCTGCCTGCTTTTTGATCTTCTTATGAGAACCGCCACGAGTAGTTGCGTCACGAATAATTGCGTTACGAGTAGTTGCGTCACGAGTAGTTGCGTCACGAATAATTGCGTTACGAGTAGTTGTGTCACGAGTAGTTGGTGGTAATGGAGCACTTGGAGCAATAAAAGAATTTGGAACACTCGTAGTCGTTTTCTCAGACGTGGGCTGACTAACAATGTTAGCAGTAGAGCCTATAAAAATGGGGGCAAATACAGAGGCAACTGGAATACGAAAAAAAGAAATATAAGAAATAAATAATGCTAAATAAGTTGTTCCTATGGTCGGTACGGCACTCAAAAATGCAGTCTTAATATTTGTGTTCTTTTTTGAGATATAGAGTACGACAAACATAAGTAGATAAATAATAATAGGTAAACCAGCATACAGAAGAGCATTAAAATAGGAGGTGTGATGATAGTTAAATAAAATAATAATAAGAATCACTACAAATCCTCCTAATGTAGTGATTCCTCCTATGTTTGTTCCAGTCGTATCCGGATTGGACATTTGCTAATCAATGATAGAAATTAATACGGATATATCTTCTTTTTTTTATGAAAAGAAGATGTATTTTAATATATTGTAAATTACCATAGATACAATAGAGAAATGGCAGATGAACCCAAGGTACCTGAACCAGAGGTAGCTGAACCAGAGGTAGATAATCCCAAGATTGTTATTAAAGAAGATCTAGACGATGAACCAAAGGTAGATGAACCAAAGGTAGCTGAACCAAAGGTGGCTGAACCAAAGGTGGCTGAACCAAAGATTGTTATTAAGGAAGATCTAGACGATGAAAAAGAATCATATAAATATAACTTAAAGAATTTTTATAGGGAAGAAAAGGAACCAGTAAAGTGTGGATCTCAGTGTTCTAAATTACGGGGATTTTATAAGGCAAAAGCCAAAGCAAAAGATGTAAGGGGCGATATCTATGGATATGATACGGATGGTAATTTAGTGGAGAAAGCAAAAGGAACGGTAGTCAAGACCATTGCTTTGCCGATCTATCGTCCTCCCACAACGGAGGAGATTGATATTATGGAGAAAGAACGCCAAGAAGCCATTGCTCTTGCAAATCGTGTAGTAGATGAGGCACGTGCTGCGTTATATGCGATGTCACATAATCCAGAACGGGATGATTCTACGATGGTTCGTTTAAATCGTATGGTGATGGAAGCAGATTGTAAATTATGTGTGGCACGATTTCCACTCATGTATATTAATAAAGAAGAGGGTATCAAAATTAAGCAATTGGATTTTACTCAACCGACTGAAAAACGTGCTCTTCCTTATGCGGTTTCTATCATTGAAACACGCCCATTTCCCTTACAAGCGCAATATGTTCGTATTGGAGAGCCAGCTCCCGCGCCATTCGTGAGTGTGGAGGAGGCAAAGAACATAATAAAAGAAGCAGCTGGCGTACCTATCATTGTCTTTGAAGGTGCAGACTCCAATGAATATGGTTATTTGTCCATGGAATGGGCAGTGGTTCTTGAATACAATTCAACAACCTATCAATCTGTTTATCAAGCGATTTATAGTGAGTTGGCAAAATTGTTTGATGATCAGGAACATCTTCCACAACTCTTAGCAGCAAAAACAGCAGATGAAATTTCTTATTCGGTAGAGGATGTCCCAGGAGATCTTGAACAAAATAAGGAGAAATGGAACGAACAATTACGAAAACTAATCTATCAGGTAAATCTTGCTAAATTTAGACGATACCCTGAATTAGCTGCCAAATTATTGGAGACGAAAAATGCGATGATTGGTGCCTATGAACCAGGAGATGAAATAATTGGCATCGGAATCTCCTTAGAAAATGTAGATTCAAAAGATCCTGCGAAATGGGGTGAAAATGTATTGGGTAAAGCACTCATGAATATTCGTGATGTACTACGTGCGGAACAATCTGAACCGCCTGTTAAAGAACCGCCTGTTAAAGAACCGTCTGTTAGAAAGAAGAAACCAACCGTTTCTAGTTCGACAGATGCCTCTAAAAAGACTATTCCAGCTTCAGTATCAGCTCCAGCATCCGCTTCAGTATCAGCTACAGCATCCGCTACAGCATCCGCATCAGCATCCACTATTCCAGCATCCGCTATGAAGAGAGCATCAGCTACAGCATCCATGAAGAGAGCATCAAAGGCAGCGTCGGTTATACCTGTCGCAACAATTGCAGAACCAGTTGCAGCACCAGCTGCTGAACCAGTCGCAGCAACCGCAGCAGTCTCAGAACCAGCATCAGTCGCAGCACCAGTCGCAGCACCAGTCGCAGCATCAGTCGCAGCACCAGCAGCATCAGTCGAAAGACGAAAGCCACGTGTCGCATTAAAAGTAACGCCACCTACATAGTGATATCTTTAGCGATGTCTTACAAACTGAGTGGAAAATTCTTCATTTTATCCTCATTTTTATCGCAATCCACTTTCTTTCCAGCATACGCATAGCAAATATCATTTTTATCTTTATAAATGATTTTCTGTGAACTTTCTGGATTCGGATATTTATAAACGACGCTCTTTTCCGGTTTAATGAAAATGACGGCAATGATGCCAATGATAATACCAACGATAAAGGGAATGAATTGAATTCGCTTAAACATATTTATTAAGAGCATAGAAAATAATCATGCTAATAAAACAGAAATAATGGGTCTTCTTGAGATCTTACATGATGAACGTTTTAATACGTTCTTTAGTTTTGTGATAGGAATTGGATTGGTTTGTATGTTACGCCCCATATGTTCAGGTAGTGATTGTACTATTAATAAGGCACCTGCTGAGAAAGATTTTGATAAATACGTATATCGTATGGGGAATAGTTCGTGCTACGAGTTTAAAACAGAGATTGTTCCATGCCCTGCTTCGGGGGCAGTAGAAGCTTTTAAAGAATATTCTCAATCTGCCGAAAAGGAGGACGAAGCATTTCGTGATCAGTTTGCAAGACGCAATACCATTGTGGCGCACTGTGCGACAATATAGGAGTAAAGGATTTCTATCATTTTTAAAGAAATGGCAACAGCGGGTACACTACTAAGTGACCTTGATGGCAAGGCTCCGGTATTTAGTAATAAGGACGATGATCTTGTTAATAAAATTCTTGCAGATATGAATATCCCTAGTTCATCCAATCCTGTGATGAATGCGCCGCCTCCTCCGTCCGGTAATGGAAGTCGAATGATTCAGTCTCCTAATCCAAATACAACATATCCAATGGCAACCGATCCTGCAACCGCTACGGCACACATGATTGGTAAGGATTATCCATCCGCTGCTGATTTTGCAAATCTGATGCATTCACCCAGTTATGGTCACAGTGGTTCCCAGTACGCCTCAGTAGGTCAACCCATGGCAGCCCCACCTGTTCTACTAGAGCCCACCAAGGGCAACATCTATTCCGATATCATGTCTCAAATGAAACAGCCATTATTAGTGGCAATTATCATTTTTCTTGTAAGCCTCCCCATTATTAATGTACTGATTGGTCATTATCTTCCATCCCTATTACGTTTGAGTGGTGAATTAACTACGGCAGGCATGGCGGTGAAGTCTCTCGTAGGTGGCTTTCTTTTTTGGTTTATTCAGAAAATTCTCGTACCTCTTATGGTGGTATAAGCAGAGCATATCATACATATGATTATGATTGGAATCATAAGACAATCATAATAATAAAAAGTTTCCTACGAAACATGTAGAGAAATGAAGTTTAATCAACTCACCTATCATATTTCAATTGTGATTCTTGTGATTACAGCGTTATATACCCTTGTTTATGCTGGATTAACTGGTCTATTACTAACATCGGCTGTTACATTATTAGCCGCCGCATTTATTGATGAATTTGAAATAGTTGCTGCTATCACAATCATCTTTGCATTATTCTATACTATGTATTTGAAGCGTTACCTTCAGCGATTGGAACCCTTTACGGATAAGGAAATTCTAAAGCGTGTGAAGGACATGGAAATGCAGTACCAACCGCAGAAGCAGAACATCAATACAGAAACATCACAGCCGGCTGGATGTTATAATCCATCGATAGAAGGTTTTGCAACACTATCCGATACTTCAGAGGGAAAGCCTAATGAAAGCGGACCCGCATCTGCAAAAACAACGGATGCAATTCCTTCGCCAGAAGTTGACAAAGTAACAAAGGCAGTATCTGCACAAGAAAATACCACAAAGAAGGATATGTCAAGCAAGGATATCCCCAAAGAAGAATTCAAATCCGCAACAGGCGGTCTCTTTAAATTAGGGGAAATGCCATCGGAGCACAAGGATGGACCCCATTTGGATGCTGGTAAGACCATTATGCAAGCCATGTCTAACTTTGACCCAAAAACGATTTCTTCGATGACCGATGACACAAAGAAGCTATTGGAGACACAGAAGGGTCTGATGAGTATGTTAAATCAGATGCGCCCTGTGTTAGCGGATGGACGTGAATTGTTACAGACATTCTCAGGAATGTTTGGTGGAAATAGCAGTGGAGGTGCGTCACTCTTTAATAAGCCGTAAATCATATGATATGCTATTACAATATTATGATTCTATTATAAAAATACGATGATAATATTTTACTACAATAGATGGGGCGTTCAAATCGTGTAAAATGTCCTCCTGGTATCCTTTGTCTTTCTGGAAATCTTACGACAGTGATCGCCGTCATTCTAGGGGTTGCCTTGTTATTTGTGATGTTCGCAGTTTTTAATAAGTCACCGACGATTATTATTCCACCTGCTCCTTCAGCACCAATCATTTCAAGAGGCGAATCACGATATGACCGTGCTCCACAACCATTGCGTGATTGGATGATGCCCGCTGAGTTTCCACCACGAGGCGGAATTGCTTCCATTCCTATTAATATTCCGACACAGGGGCTTCCTGAGTCTTTTCAATCGGTGGGTCTGGTGAATGTAGATGGTGCGGTATGGCCACTATATGGTCGTAGAACAGCAGGAGGTAGTGATCGGTGGAATTATTATACGCGTACTGATTCGTTTAATCCTGTTCCGATTCCAATCCGATTTCAGAAGCGTGACTGCATGGATGATATAGGATGTCAAGAAATCCTATCAGGTGAACAAGTCAAGATTGAGGTCGTTGGAAAAGAAGGTACTACGAGAATGTATCGATTCGACGGTCCTAAATATATTCCAGGATTACTTTAGAAATGGTACATAAAGGAAAGGGTCTTATGATTGTGATTCTAATTGTCATTCTGGCATTATGTTACAATTATATGCCAGTGGACAGTATGGTACATACAACGGCACCATCCTTGCGTATCAGTGTGGAAGAGGCACGCATGAAACGATTTGGTCTTATTATCGATGTGCGAACTCCTAAGGAACGATCTGAATTAGGATATCTTCCATTATCTATCCCTATCTCATTAGGATCTTTAGAAAAAGAAATACCGTTAGATATTTCTAATAAGAATACCCCGATCTTAATTTATTCCAATGGCGATTCACGTGCGGAGAAGGCAGCCGCAATAGTCTATCGTATGGGATATCATCGGGTCTCTTATATCGATGGAACCTATTTACAATTGCTACCAGGAAGTAAATAATGTACAAAAGTGTACTTATCTTTTTTCTAGATATTCGTCAAAGGGATGTCTGGGACAGCCAACGTATTATCAGGATTTATTGAATTAACAGTATCGCCTGTTCAGCAACAACTTAATCCAATTACAGTAAAGAACTATCCACTTTCTATTTCCTTTGCTCCGAGATCAACACCACCATCCCTTCAAGGTAATAAGATTATTGAATCTACGGATAATAGTACAAATGATTGCACCTATCAAGGAAATAAGTATAAATTAGTGGATATTCAAATCTGTTCCGTGATGAATAAACGATTTCTTCTTCCAGGTCAAGGAAATCCACCTTCTGCCGAATTAATGATTTCTTTTTCCCCTAAATCATCCAGTACTTCTATCAAACAAATGGATGGTATTGTATTATGTGTCCCCATTTATGATTCAGGTACTCCCAATCATAACGAATATCTTACTCAATTGATTGATCCTAATATGCCAAAGTGTAAGTATACACAAAAAGAGGGAGTCTCTTACACTGCTGGTGAATATAAAAGCATTCCTAATTCAAACTTGATGAATTGTGTGAAATCATGTTGTGGTGATCCAAATTGTATTTCGTATACTTTCAATTCTGGAAAGTGTTCTCTCAATAATATCGTATCTGATTTGCGATCAACATCTGATACATCCATTACATCCGGTACAATTAATCGTAGCGGTGATGGCGAAAATACAGTAGCATACAAGTCATTGAGTCCAACATTAGAAACTATTTTTTATAATTCTGCTGTGGATACATCACAAACATCTCTTGCGTATAAGACAACATTTAATACGGTGAACGCATCGAATGTCATTACTTCAACGAGAACGCTATATATTGTTGTATTTCCCAATGGAATTCGTATGACGTCATCCACGTATCAGCAATTATTATTACAAATGCGAAGCATGAATCCATCTATCACACAGAATCTCTTACCTTATTATGTTCCACTCGTGATACGAAATTATGAAAATACTCTTGTTTCATATGGATTTGATTCCTATGGTAATAAAATCCCAAAGCGTACCTCCAATAAAGGTGAGATTAGTCAAAATACACTTTCTAGTTGTAATGATGAATTTAGAAATCGTGTGCAATACTTTACAATGCCACCTCATATTATTTCTAAATCTTTAAAATCATTTAATTCTGAAAAGTGTCCTTATTATAAAACAAATGAATATAAATGTGTACCTTTCAATCAATTACACGATTTATCAGGGGTCGATCAAGATGCCTATGTGATACCTGGTAATTCAACATTACAAAATATACTAGATAAAAACAAATCGCCTACCTCTGGTTCATCCGTATCAGTTTCAATGGCTACGGATGATATCATTGTTTATTCCACTATTGCTATTTGTAGCATAGTTGGTTTATTTGTTCTTTACAAACTTGGAACGAAAATAAAGGAGGAGTTATAAATAGGAAAGATGTTAGAACTGTACATTCTATTCATCTGTATTAGTGTACTATTATTTGTAATATACTACTATGATATTTTTAACGACAACAAAGTAGAATCATTTGAAAATCCCAAATATTACTTATCAGCGTGTCCAAGTGGATTTAAAATGAATTATAATTCCGATGGAGATACACTGTGTTATATTGAACAAAATCTTAACATCCCTGTTCATTTATTAAAATACCAAAAAAATGGTGGTCAATGTATTCTGAATGGAAGGGGAACTCGAGATATTCCCAATTGTGTCGACTATATTTTAAATTATTATAGGAAACAGAGTATCCAATTTTGTAATCCTTCTCTTCCGTCTTATTTTGAAGATAATTCAAAGAAAACGAAAGGATGTACTCGTGGAGAATTAAATGAATTGCTGAATGGACCTCGTATGGAATCACAGCCAACGTGTATCATTTATCCGAATGAAGAGGATAATCAATTTAATATAAACAGTTGTATGAATCAGAAAGAATTAGAAGAGTATCCCTGCTTTGGATCCAATTGCACCAAACAACTCGTACAATATGGAAGACGTACCCCTCTCTTACTTATGATTAATTTTGCTGATACAAATGGATTTCCTCGTACTGCTTATAGCAGAAAGTCAATTATACGCTTCTTAGATGCTGTATGGAGTGGATGGAGACAGCGTTTAAATATTGATCGAACTATTTTTAATGCAGATATAGCAAAGAAATATTTCATTGATAAGACACTCTCTCCTGCGGATGTTGATATATAACATCTACAGAAACACATATCACTATTTTTATTGATTAAACATCATTAAAAATAGCTGGAAAAAGAAAATTTTAAGAATCACCCATGGTTTCTACGCCATCGACATGTCCAAATCCTAATTGTTCAAATAATTCATCCGAAGCAGATCCCGATTCTGGAGCACCCTTATTCAAAGGATAAATAGTAGCTAATACCGCTTTTTCATTGATCGTGGGTGCGACCGGTTCAAAGTTAGTGATATCACATGTATCGTCTTGTGGAATGGCGGATGTTTCGGTGTGAATGGGTTTATCAAATTCATTGACAGGTACGGTACGCTGTGGCTTACCTGCTTCCTCTACCGTGGCATGGTCGGGTTTAGAAAAATCCATGAGGTCGATCTTTTTTGCGGCGATCTTCACTTTTCGGCGATTTCGCTCCAAATATAATAAGGAAAATGCCATAAGTCCCATAATACCTACCGTAGGTCCAATACTGATAAGATATAATAGTAGTAAAATGGCAGCAATGCGTGCAACAATGCTATCTAGTAATAATAACAAGTGGGTGGGAAAAAAAGGAGAAAATAGAATAATAATGGCAAACACAATAAAATAGGTGACTTCTACCTGATTCATTTCTCTATTTAGTAGATATCATTTGAAATAAATCTTTTGTTCCTGTTCTTATCATAAAATTGACTTAAGCTATCCATATGATAATACGATAGAAACATGGCAAATCAAACACCTATTAATGACCTCAATCGTGTCCTTACATCAAAAGGATATGCTATCAAAAAATCATTTCTTACTCCTACGCAACTACAAGACATTCGTTCCCAATTAACGATGTCACCTAAGGTGCTCGATAAATTCCAAAATAGCAATATGAATTTTCCCATTTATTATGAATCCAAAACACGATTCTATGTTCCACGTCATTGGGGAAAGACCCATTTTGGAGAACCGGAAGCGAATATCGTATCAGAAGGTCTCCCTCTTTCGGATTCCATTACCTTTCGTACTACCTTTCCACCTCACGATTTTCAACGAGACATTATGACAACCTTTATCGAGAAGGGTGCAAATGGATTAATTTGTGTACCATGTGGCTATGGTAAAACATTTATGGCGCTACATCTGGCTGTTCAATTAAAACGGCGCTTCTTGATTGTAGTCGATAAGGAATTCTTAATGAATCAATGGAAAGCCGAAATCGAACAATTTATTGACGGCGCTCATGTTGGTATTCTTCAAGGATCCACATGTCAAGTGGGTAATCATACCGTATCGAATAAAGAATATACTGTGGTGGAATTAAAACAGATGGCGAGAAATGCGTCGTTGAAGCTGGGAGGTACTCGTGATGAACTTTTGAAGAGATTAGAGGAGGCAGGTATCAAAACGACACCTGAACAGCATTCGGTTCAGTATGATGTGACGATTTGTATGATTCAGACGATTTGTCGACAGGAATTTCCAGACGGATTCTTTGATGATTATGGATTTACGATTTTCGATGAGTGTCATCATTTGGGCGCAGCCTATTTCTCCCAAGCGTTACTTAAAATTCAGACGAAATACATGTTGGGACTCTCTGCCACACCTGATCGTGAAGATGGGTTATCCTGCGTCTTTGAATACTATTTGGGAGATGCAGTCTATAAAAAGACACAGAGAGAGCCCGATAAAGAGGCGGTGGTGAAAGCGATATGGTATGATTCAGAGGATCCTGCTTATCAGGAGGTTCCTGTGAATTGGAGGGGTGAACCTGTTACTGCGAAACTATTGAATCAAGTGGCGGATTGTGAGGAACGTAATCGTATGATTTTGAAGCATCTCTATGAATATGCACAGGATCCTCATCGATTCATTCTCCTTCTCAGTGACCGCATTTCACAATTGGAATGGTTCGAGAAAGCATTAGAGGAAGAGAAGAAGTATCCATATGGATACTATGTGGGAGGAATGAAGCAGAGTCTTTTGGATGAAAATGCGGAGAAATGCCAGATCTTGCTCGCCACGTATCAAATGGCATCCGAGGCGTTCTCTGTGAAAAAGCTCAATACAGTCTTTCTTCTGACGCCGAGAAAGCGAGTGGAACAGTCAACAGGGCGTATCTTCCGACAACGTGTCGAAGAACGAAAAGTAGCTCCACATATCATTGATATTATTGATTCACACGAGTGTCATAAGCGCAGATGGTTCATTCGTCAAAAATTTTATAAAGAATGCGAGTATACGATTCAACATACGAATAAACCGAAGAAGATTGGAAATGTTCAACCCAATGAGCATGGATCTTTATTTAAATTGACATAGTAGAATGGCGAGCAAAGAATATGCTGTAGAAAAATTAAGAATGGTTCATGAAGGAAATGAAAACGAGGAAGGGGACGTTAGTTATTACAGAGCGACTCAAAATGGAAAGGTTGGATCTCTCGAAAATGTAAAAGTTGAAGGCGTTGGATATCTCGGAAAAAATGGGATAGATAATAATTATGTTCCATCAAACAATAGTAAACCATTTCCAAAATCAAACATTAAAACCCCATTATTATTTCAATTTACAAGACATGCCACTTCGTGTTTTAATATTGAGGTCTATCCACCTGAAGGTAAAGGAAACCTTAGAAACCTTGGAATGGGTGGAATACCATCATTACCTAATTATGGAATTATAAATACCATAGCATTAGCAAATAAAAATAAAGGAACATCTCGTTTTCAATCACCTATTATATCTGTATCTAATTTAATACGGACATGGATGACAGCTGTATTATTATATGCATTTTCTCATAAAGATTCTGATAAAGAGACAATCACCCTTCGTATTTGCCCTCATTTAAGAGAAACTGGATGGGAAGGAAATAAAGCCTATTCATTAACGGACTCTATTCCTAAATTTGTAAGTTTTTTAAAATTAATAAACACAACTTTTAGCCAGTATCGTAAATTACGTGAGATTATTTTATTAATACCAAACAATACAACCACTTATAGTGCATGGATACCAATAACAATCACTATTCCTACATATGACATAACACCATCCATATGTGATATAGTTGATCCATTACTAGAAAAAGGATATGTAGACGACGGTAATATTGATAATTTTATGAAATGGTATAATAAATCATTACCAAAAGAGCAAGGAACGGTACATGTTGTAGCACATAGTGGTATCATGAAAACATATGTAAAAAAAATATGTAATGGATATGTATTTAATAATACAACATTTGATATGAAAAAATATAGTGTTGATGGAATTCTACTCGAAGTTCAAAATTGTTGGTCATTTACTACACAAATACATACAGTTCCTGATGAATTATTAAAAAGCATACAACCTGGTTATAAAAATCCAAAAGGTACAAGTTTAATTGGTGCACAAACGGAAGAAATAAAAAAAGGATCAAAAAGTCTTTGCCTTGAGCCTGCACAGCCAATCGTATGTCCTAAGAAAGGTGGTAAAAGACGAACCAAAAAGAATCGTAAATCATGTCGCATGAGGCGCCGATTACGTCGTACAAGGCGCCGATCATAAAAGGATGCACCCATCGTCATCTTCATCATCATACTGTTGTGTAGGTGGCTTACGAAAAGAGGCTCTCGGTACAGAAGGGACGATTGGTTTGGTAGGAGACATAGAGGATGGATAGACGTTGATGGTGGGTCTTTTCACGATTTGTTCAATCGTAAGAGAATCGTCTAGTATATAGCTAGTCGCATTGTCGGTCTTACCATGTGAATACATAGGTGTAGCATTTGTGATACCCGCCATTATTTTCGATATGTCCAAGGTATCATGAATTAAATAGAGAAGAGAGGATAAGGTAGAAAGAGGAGTGGAATCGGCGAGGGGTTGTCTATCTCCAGGAAGATGGAGGGTAAATCGATTGATGTGAAGGTGTTCTTGTAGACAAATCATTTCTTTTAAGGTGGCAATCGTATGACAATCATCTATTTCTACCGTAATCTCTTGATGACATGGTAAACGAATGGAAAGCTTCATAGTATCTAATCACTATTTTATTTTAAAGATAGAAATACCCGTTTGCCTAAAGAAATAATATGTTCTAGTAATAATATGAATTCGATTGTAACGATTAACCCCGCACAATCGTTTCAGTATTTGTATAACAGTTTTATGTTTGCGAAGCCAAAAGATAAGGTGGATATGATATTGGAGCCACTGCAGTCGATGATTCAATTGGCGCTTCTGAGCGTCTGTCCGATTGGAACAAAGTTACATATCCAAGAAAACATATTATATCTTCAAACACCCAATCTTATTCAGCCGATTACGAGATGGTATCATTCGGATAAAAAGGACGATCTCTATTTTTTGTATTCGGTCATCAAACGGTTTATTAAATGGTACCATCCTACCAATAATAAGAAGAGTCCCTTGACCTTGGAGCTTTATCAATTGATTTCGTCGATGGGTATGGAAGGATTATCGACGCTGTACAAGACGTATAGTTCATGTGAATCCAATACTGTGATTCATGTGATCCAGATGTATAAAAATTTATTAGAATTTAATAATGATAAAATTTTAATGGATGAATTTTTAGTGGATGAGACTCATAAAATTAATATCGATGAAGTATTTGAGCATATTATTGTCATTTATGATAAAACGATTATCCAGGTGATATTTAATTCCTTATTATTAATACGTCAGCAGGAAATCGTTGAAAATCAGCATAGTATGATTTCTGGATTAAATATTATGTTGCTTACTTATAATAAAAAGATCACCGAATGGATTAAATTAAATTTGGTATTGTAGAATGAATACGAGGAAGCGGTATGTTGCAACAGCCGAAGACAAAATCGCATTACGAAAATATAAGGCAGGAAAATCAATTGGATTTACGAAGGTTGCATCATTAAAGGCGAAGGGACTATTGCCTCGCTCATCAGGAATGTATATTCTTGGACCCAAATATTCAGGAACGGGTAAGGAACGTATGTTGCGTAGTAAACGTAATACACGTAGAGTTACAGATAAATGTTACGGATAAATGTATTTTGTAATTTTATTAATATAATAGGATTGCGGTTTGTATTCTTTAAGGTAGTCGGCAATCGTTTTTTGTGGTTCATATTCTTTTGAAATACGAATGTTATAATATGAAGTCGGACTATCATAAATAATAATATTCACATGATTATTTCCGACAAAAGAATGAGGAACGGGGCTTGCGGTAGGGGAATAAAATGGATTAAAATAGAGTTGATAGGTTTTATCATTTCGTCTGGGGAAATCAAGAATACGTAGACGAAAGGGTACAAAGAGTTCGATGGGGGAGCGGGTGCGTTTACAAAGAGTCAGATAGGCGATACGATCTTTATAGGATAGGTATTGTTTGATGATATGTAATAGTTCATTGGGTAAGGTAAGAAATGTATTCATGTCATATACTGTAATATGATATGAATATAAATAGATGATTTATATACGATTATTTGCGATGAGTCCGACGAGAACGCTTATGATGTCTCTTTTTACGAGATCCACCAAACTTAACAGGTAGACCTTTTCTTGAACCATCAAAATCATAACGACTATCCACTTGCGATACGGTAGCAGGAGCAAACTTTCCTGCATCAAATGCGACAGGAGCGCCACCACGAGTGCGATGCATACGACGTGTACGACGCTTCCGAGAACCACCTGTCTTGATACAAGCCTGGTTGAAGGCACGGGCATCATAGGGGGTGTTCAACATCAATGCTGGGACAGGACTGGGTGCCTTAAACGTCTGGTACGCATGTCCGTATCCAGCAGTAGGAGCGTAATATCTCATGGAATCCGCCGCACCCACTTGAACGGTTGGAAAGTTAGCAACAGAATAACTGGAACCACCATCTACAGGGGAACCTGCCATGTTTGAACCACCACCACGCATGGTATTCATGGGTGGCATCGTAACATAGGGTGGAGTCAGAGGTGCGGTGGTGAGTCGTTGAATGTTATCAGGATTGGGATTCAAAGGATTATAGGTGCCTGCTTCACAAGGGATGCGACCAAATGGTCCTGGTGTCGTACCGACACCATTTGCGGGATTCAATGGACCCATTCCTGGAAAGAATCCATAACGTCCACCTTTCTGAATGGGTGGAACGACTTGACTAGACACGCCTGGCATTTGAGCGCCAGGAGGAATAACACCACCATGTGGAGCAGCGATGACAGGCTGAGCAATAGAACCACCAGCACCATTTGGCGCAGGAAAAGAAGTGGGTGGTGGCGTAATGACTCCGTTAGCGGGTGTATCCTTAAAGTGATCAAGAGTTGCCATGTATGGCATTGCCGCACCACCTCGCTTTCTTCTACGCTTACCACCACGCATACCGGGTAACCCACCTCTCACAGACATATCAGTACCAGAAGGGATCCATCCTGATCGGTGTGACATAGGATTTCCAGTACAGTCCTTCAAGGGGCTAAAGGAAGTCTGGGGTCCAGAATACGAATTGTGAATTAAATTGCCAGGCGCTCCCTTAATCCAATCAGGACCGTCTGAATATCCTGCGCCTCGGACGCGAGTTCTAGAATGACGTTTCTGACGTCGGGACGATCTTTTTGTATGGCGTGCCATTCTATTAGGATAGAAGTTATAAATATTATGAGCGCATATGATGAAAGAATGCCTCTGTCGTAATGGGGGTTTCCTGTGGTAAGACACGTACAACCTGATACTTCTGAAACGCAGCATTCCATTCGACCTCCACAGGAATTCCTGTCAATCCATTTGTTTTATCCGAAAAAAGTCCACGCAATTCAAGAGATAACAGAAGAGTCGGGATAGACGCCATTCCCAATGAATTCCCTTCCTGTGACAATAATGAGTATGTATCAGGAAGAACCATCTTCGCATAGGGAATACAGTAGGCACATAGCAACTGTGCCATTTCCTTGCTTCGCTTCAAAATGGGCGCAATGAACTCTACTGCTCGATGCTCTGGAACCGTGATCACATCTTTCCAGTACCAACGCGCTTGTCTCATATGGTCCGGTTGAATGATCCAATAAATTGCAGGATTGTAATGGAGATGCCAATCACTCAGAGCAATCGGTTGAACCAAACGGGGCTGAAAAGCAAGAAGCGGTTGGTCAGGTGGAAGTGAATTCCAAAAGGTAAGCAATGATAACCAGCGCTCCGAAAATGGTTGATGTGACCACAAATCGGTACCCTGGTGCACAAGTAGATCCTCGATTTGTAGCAGAGATTCGCCCGCAAGAATATTAGCAAGGCACACGGTAGCACCCTTCTGACAAAAGGTAGGAGGAAGCAACCAACGAAAGGTCATTCCCTCTTGACGCTCAGGATACCAAATACACGGTGCAAATCCATCCATAAAAATAAGATAACCAACAGGTCGCTTATCAAACTTTGGCCACATCCATACCGTACCGGATTGGAACGTTGGCTTTACTCGATGAAACGGCATATGAATTTCTACACGGTCTTTTAGAAAGGGATGTGTCTTATACAAGGATTCGATCGCCAAGATATGTTCATTATCTAGGCGATGGAATCGTGCCACCTTCTTCTTCTCAAATTGGGGAGTCGTACTGTGAATGGATTGATTCATGGCTGTCTAGTAGTAGATTGTGCGCATTCTTTAGGCTTTTTTTATTGTTTTTTAAGAGTTTTATTAATAACAAATACAATATCGTCGTATCGCCCCTTCTTCTCTCGCAAATCATACACTTCAATAAAAGGCTTTAATGACTCTGGTGTATGGGTTCGCAACACATCAATCCAATCCATGCTCTGAACATCCTCTATGATCAAGATGCCATCAGGTTTCATCACGTGTGAATATAATGTGATAAATGCCACCATAGATTCTAAGGTATGGGGACCATCATCCAATAGAATATCAAATCGTACAGGCTTATGAAGAAACAGTCGTTTGAAGACATATGGATCGTAAGCATTCATCGCTGCGTAGATATGAATCCGATGCTGATGTAAGATATCTGTCCAAACATCCGTCATCGGAATGATATCCAGCGCATAGATCTGTGCTTGTGTAAAATATTTCTCCCACATCATAATACTTCCACCATTATAAGGAGGATATCCAATACCCACTTCTAAAACATGTGTTGCTGTCTCTTTCTTCCCTTGAAAGAGTGATTCATACAAATCAAGATACGAGTGTGTCGTATTTTTATCAGTATGTTCGTTATCACAATAATCAGACAACATCCTTTCTTACATATCGAATGGTTTCATTTAGATTCTTTCCTAATATGTCTCGGCAGCAAAGGAAACATGTGATGCATCAAATATCTTATTATAGATTCATTTTCTCCCTTATGAAGATTATTGTATAAGTGGAATGTTATTAAATTTTGATGCTACAATAGAAAAACCAGAAACAGAAGCACCAAATATTGTTTTTGAATTTGTCAATATATAAAATTCTGTTATTCCATCTAATACCTGTTGTTCTGTTGTGTTAGGCAAACTAGAATGTCCAATATCACAATTCGTGATAATAATATTATTATATTTTTCGTACAGTTTTAATTTAAAACGATTATTATCACAGCAAAAAAATATTTTATTATTATTATTTTCTTCAATAAATTTATGTATTTTTTCCTCAGAAAAAAATCGTGTATCATCCTTACAAAGTATATATTCTCTTTCTGTTTCTAAATATTTATCTCCTAATCTCAAATGTATAGATATGTATTCAGTAATGTCTTGTGGAAATAAATATTTGCTATTTTGTTTAACATCATCGCTAAAGTAAAATACTTCATTAATATTTATACTATAATCATAATTGATAGACGAATAGAAATGATAAGGAGTTACAATTTCAACACATCCTAATGTTTTAATCATATCATCCGTAACATACATGATATCATATTTTAATTTAATATATTTTTCAATTGCTATATTATTTATTTTGTAATATAAACGTTTTTTATTTTTCATACATATTTCTAAAGCAAACATAAAAAATTTAACATTATCACCTATTCCTCCATCACCTAACATAAAATTATATACCATTCCGCTCTCATATAGATCATAATTTTTAATATAAGATTCCATATATAATATAAATATTTATTATATACACAACAAATAACACAATAAATAAGATATCGTAATTAAGTTAGCGCATTTATTATCTCTTTGGAATGATTTATGAAATAGGAATAATAATCTTCTGAATGTTTATGTAAAAATAATAATTGTTCTTGTTTCTCTCTGTTCAATGTATTGGACAAAAAGTGTAATGGGGTTTTACTTGCAATTCCAATACCAGTATCTATATTTAAAACAGCATAAAATAATGCCGGATTGTGATGTGCAAATTCTATAAAAGCGAGATATGTTTCCCCGCACCAATTGCCACGAATGAATTTAGGATTTGCAACTTGTATATTCCATGGATAACAGTCATGTGAAATTAATATTCCCGATTCATTTAGAAAAGACGATAATATTCTAAAATCACGTGAAGATACGTCATATTCGTGCCATGTATCAACACATATCATATCAAATGTTTTATTCAATAATAATAATTGATTTTCTACATTATTTGAATGAACGATTTGTGTAGAAGGGTGTGATGTAGTTGGTTCTTTTATCGTATCGGTATAATACAATATCCGATTCACATCTTTTCCTATTAATAATTTATCTAACCACGCACCGGTTGTACATGTTCTGATAAAAAGAATATCTTTATATTTATTTTCCTTATACAAGTCTGATATAAATAATGATATAATAGCACCATTAGTACTATTACGATTTTGTAAATAGTTAGAAATATTCATTTTATATAGATAACATATATAAAATAAATAACAGTGAAATAGTTGAATGATATAAAAGAAGAAAATTACTCATATTTTTTGGAAGTATATTCCTCATTTGCATACATTGTAAATAACAACATCTATCTAATAAAATCTAAAAGGCAGAGAAGGAAGCATCATTAAACGTATCATTGGCAAAAATACCAGGCATGAATTCACCACCACCCTGAATCAATTCCTGCTGAAACTGCTGCGAATTATCATTATTGACTTGAAGATTCTGACTGGCTACACCTGATTGAACGGCAATCGTGGTATTGTTGTTCATGGGAGCGGGGCGGAAGGAGCGCTCAGGGTGACGTAAATGTTCGGGGATGTCGGAGCTGTCTTCTTTTTCGTAATAGGGATCTTTGGGGGCAGGGTCGCCATAGACGACTTTCTCACCGTTAGGTGCTTCTTGATTGGGAGGATTGGGGCCGGAAGACGTAATGGTTCGTTCAGGATAAAGAGGAGCCTGACGAATTTCAATGGAAGCGGGGGCAGGAATGGAAAATGCCTCTGCCGCAAAAGAAACATGAGGGGTATCAAAAATCCGATCACGGATTAAAAAATAGACAGCAAAGCCGACCAGTAGAAGCAGTGTAAGGGATAGGTATGGATTCATTTCCTCTTTTTGGTCTCTTGAAAATCGTACGTGTCTTTGAACATCATGCAACAATCCTCTTTTTTTGATGCGAATGATGCGTGTGATGCTGTGGATAACGTACTTTATGGTATTTTTTATTGAATCTGTTATCATTTCCATAGGAAACGGGTGAATGAACGGATAAATGACTCGCTGATAAATGTCCTGCTGATAAATTGATAAGACATGGTTCATAAGAGGTGCTTGATACAAAAGGCTTCGTGAATTCTTTCTTAACAGTATTTGTTAGAACCCATTGTTGAATGCGTTCCCATTCTGCCTCTTTATCATCCACCTCACGATAGGTTGTAAATCGCATCCAATCACCCCATTGTTCTAAACGTCCCAATGTATCCTCTTTCATAAGAGCATAGGGGACAGATAGATTTTCCAACAAATGGGAACCCACCCAATTCGTCGGCATCCATTTGATATCATACACCCATCCGTGATTGGAAAGAGTTTGTTGATTCAAAAACATTGCGCTCTTACAATAAGTAGAATGTTCTTCTAGAAACCAATCGGAACCTGAATAATAGGTCAGAGAAGTAGAAGAGGTAAGAGGCGATGTCGCCTTCCACACAAAAAGAGATGGCATACTATATGATAAAGGAGGCATCTATTTAGATTCAAGTCCAACAAATCACAGATCATAAATCACAAAATTTGACGGCAACATCATCCAGCATAGAAGGTAGAAACCATCCGATATGCCTACTCTCTCCACGGTACTCCTCTCCACAAAGGGCGAATGTCGTAAAATTAATCTTCCATTATCTGCCGATGGCACCCTTACAATGGAGGCGATTCAAAAATATGTAAAGAAGAAGGAACAACCTGAAATGGTAGGTCATTACGAATATGATAATAAGGTCTTCTTTCTGTTCGGTTATAAAAAAGGTAAGAAAGGAACGGAGAATAAGGTGGAACTCCCTATGCCCTATTCAGACATGCAACTGTTTGGTGATATCATCATTGTCACATCACTTGGTCACACATGGGAAAATCCTATTCCGTGTACAGTGGATCAATGGAATGCGTTCTATCAGCAAGAAAATGAGGACGAAAAAGAGGATTCTGAGGAGGAAGTTTCAGAAGATGAAAAAGAGGATGATAAATCGGTAAATGACGCATTTGATGATAGTGATACGGAAAAAGAATCCATCCCAGACAAAGAGGTGGAAGAGGAAGAGGAAGAGGAAGTTCCTGTCGTGGTCAAGCGTCGTCGTGCCCCCGTGTATACAAAAGTGGACACGGCTGCGCTCAAGGAAGAAATCTCAGTCGAATCTCCACCTGAATCAAATACGATGCGACTTGCCTGTATCAAGAATTTGTCCTTTCTTGAAACAAGGTTTTCAACCGATGATATTCGCTCTTTGGAAAAGTCCATCTTTGAATCGTCCTATCAGTTTGCGCAACGTCAGTATATCGCACGCAATTGGAAATCGTCAGGATTCTGTGAAGTCTATCGCCAAATGGTGCGATCTGTCATTAGTAACATTCATCCACAGAGCCCTGTTCAAAATACACGACTATTGAAGAGAGTGGAAGAAGGAGAATTTAAATTAGACACCATTCCCTTTATGTCGGCGTATGAAATGTATCCTGAGCGATGGTTCTCGTTGAAGGATAAATTGCTACAACGAGAACAAAAGATTTTGGAAGGAAATAAAAGCAGAGCGACGGACCAATTCAAATGTCGTCGCTGTCAAAAGAAAGAATGTACCTATTATGAACTACAGACACGCTCTGCAGATGAACCGATGACCATCTTTATTACATGCCTGAATTGTGGCAAGGAATGGCGTCAGGGTGGTTAAACCCTCTTCACCATTTCCCTATTTTTTAAGAATCTTTCATAATGTGGGCAAAAAAATCTTGTTCTAACAAATAACGTTCATACAATTGAATAGGGTGTGCCGTTCGCCGAAGATAATCTAGATGATGCTGTTCATCATTTTTACATGGAAGAAGTTCATTGGACGGCAAGGTTAGTACTTGTGGATTCTGAAAATATTGATGCATATGGGTTTGATACTTATCTCCATCCGTATATCCATATCCAGGTACATGAATGTCAAAATACATCTTGTCTTTTATTTTTTGACCCATAATATATGACAAAATTAAATCATTATTTTTTTTACCGAAACCTGCTTGGACCATACAATTATAAAAGGCATAATCACGATTAGGAAAAACCCATGACACCGACTTTGGAAACCGTTGATGAATATCATAAATCCCTGGATGCCCTGATAAATATTGGATCTGCTTCAATTGAGGAAAGCGCTCTGGAAATAGCAGATGCGATACACCGTTGCGACTACAATCAATCAGTGTGAGCTTTGTCACATAAGGAAAAAAGAGAGTGCTTGGGAGCGGATTCGTTTTAAAATATTGATACACACATAAATGTTGTGTGCGCTGAAAATGCCACAGAAATGGATTCATTTATCTATCTATCATAAAGATATCTTTATATGATCACTTTTTCCGTATGAATCTTGATTTGAACTCCAAAGTGTCGCTGAATGCGTGATTGTTGCTCTTGTGTAGGGACAGAACGATTTGCTTCAATCTCTTTAAAGGTATGGCGGGGAAAGGAGCAGAGTTGATCCGCTTTCTCTTGATTGAGTTTCATTTCGATCCGTTTGCGAATGAGAGCTTGTAGCGATTCGGGCTGAACAGTCTTTTTTGTAATAACGTTTTCTGCCGATTCCAATTTTGCAATGCGATTGCGCTCATTGATTTCGGCTTCTTGTGAGTCTTTTTTGACAGGTCGACGCTTTAATGTAACGGTCGTCCAGTCTTGATGATTGATCATATCAGAATTCATTTTATTAACTACCAGAAATAGAATTTAAGTTGTCAAATTTTATTTCGGGATAAAAATTAAGCGGATGAAACCCCAGAAAGGACTTTCTGTTCGAAGAACAGAACATACTGCCCCAATGGGGCAAGGACCTTCTACCCTGTTGGGACAATCAAAAGAACTCTTAAATATACCTATTTCCATATCATTACTACATGAAAGAGAATATAATAATGTAGTGCGACATTTACATAATGAAAAACGTCGTTCGGTAAGTGAAAAAAATAAGAGTAATATTCCAATACGTTTTTATCACACAGAAGTTGTCTAGGCAAGAATGAGAAGATCGCATAGTCTCCAATATTCAAAGGTTCCATTCGGTAAAGGGCGTTTAATAAGATAAGGGAGACGTTTCTGTTCTAGTTCCAATCGTGCGATGTCACGCACATCGGTGATGTGTTTTGGGACCGATACAAAAGGGACGGAACCTCGGCTGATTTGATTGGCTCGTAGACCAATGATTTTGGTTCGTTCAAAATTCGTAAGGAACGGGTACGTCCGGTGATTCGCATCCGCTTGTTCCCCTCCTGGTGGCAGGACTTGTAGTGGGATTTTAGGAATCACTTGTTCCATGTAGTCTAAATTGCATTCTGGATGTTGCTGATAGAGACGCTTGAGCTCAGGTTTACTATCAGGAGTGACTTCCTCTTCTGCGACAATAACATCCTCGTACGCATCGTCATCATATTCCACATCATCAAATTCATCCTCTGCATCCATGTTGTACTACTATGTTTTTAGTATTTTAAGTCATCAAATTTTATCTGAATAGAATAAATTTGATGGATCATTATTATTATCATTCAGTATAAAGATTCCTTCTTCTATTCTATCCATATGACTGAATTATCCGACTCGCTCTCACTCATGTCTAAGTCTGATGTACTTAAGACATACGAAACCTTTGATGAAATGGGTTTAGAGGACACATTGGTACGAGGAATTTACACATATGGCTTTGAGCAACCATCCCATATCCAGCAACTTGCAATTGTGCCGATGAGCAAGCATACTGATATTCTGGCTCAAGCCCAATCCGGTACTGGTAAAACAGGTGCCTTTACGATTGGTTCTCTTAGCGTAATCAATACATCCATTAAATATCCACAGGTTCTTGTCATTTGTCCCACCCGTGAGCTTTCTCAGCAAACCGAACGTGTGGCTCGTTCTCTTGGTTCTTATATGAACCTTCGTGTTCTCTCTGCCACAGGTGGCAATCAGCTGCGCAGTGATATGGCTTCCTTGAAGGCGGGAATTCACTTTGTGGTGGGTACGCCAGGACGCATCTTTGATTTGATTCGTCGTGGTGACCTCATTCTGGATCATATCAAGTATGTGATTCTGGACGAAGCTGACCAAATGTTGGAGGATCTCTTTGCTGATCAAATCAAGACCATTCTGAATCATAAGTTTCCACCGAGCACTCGTCTCGCTCTCTTCAGTGCGACGATGCCTCAGAACGTATTGGACGTAGCGGAGAAATACCTTCATGAACCGGTTCGCATTCTTCTCCCCCCTGATGAGGTGACTCTCGATGGCATCAAGCAGTATTATGTTGCTCTGGACCGTGAAGATTGGAAGCTCCCTGTGCTCCTCGATATTTATCAGCAGATTACAGTAAATCAGGCGCTTATCTATGTGAATAAGCGTCAGAAGGCGGAGTGGCTTGCGAAGCAGTTGGCGTCACAGGGTTTCACGCTGGAGTACATTCATGGAGAAATGGATGTGGGAGAGCGTAAGAAGCGGATGGACGATTTTCGATCGGGAGCGGTGCGTGTGCTGATTAGCACGGATTTGTTGGCACGTGGCATTGATGTCCAGCAGGTATCACTTGTCATTAACTATGAGATGCCGATTCAGCGTGAGAATTATGTTCACCGTATTGGTCGGTCAGGACGCTATGGCAAGAAGGGTGTTGCCATCAATTTGATTTATGGAGATGACTTGACGGCGATGAAGGAGTTAGAGGCTCACTATTCCACGGTGATTCATGAACTTCCTGAGGATTTGTCGAGTTTGTCTGTTTAACATACGATTTCATATGATAAAAATAATAGTTCTACTATTTTTATTGTATGCTTGAGCTTCTGTCTGAAGGACAGAACACATTTTATCGGCGATGAGTCTTGCGTCGGTGTGATTTGCGTCGATGCGATTTGCGCCGATGCGATTTACGCTTAGAACGACGTCCACCTTTACCTACATATGTGTTTCCTGCTGCAGCAGCAGCAGCACTTTTTTTTCAAAATTTGCTTCTGCTGCCTGTACTTCTTCATTTGATTTTCCTTCTTTGTTATGATATGCGGCATAAAAAGCATCTAATGCGTTATCTGATGTGTTTTCATGATTCTCATATTGTTGATTATTGTTCTTGGAAATGTTTCCATAGCTGCGTTTTCGTGATTGATTCGCAGAAGCTGCTTGGTTGGGTTTATTAGCATTCATATCTACTTACCACACATAAAAAACATCACCGTACTTATTCCAAACGAACATGAATACATTTATTTGCGCTTGTGTGATTTGCGTCGATGCGATTCACGACGGTGCGATTTGCGCTTATTCGATTTGCGCTTATGCGATTTACGTTTATGCGTCTTGCGCTTGCGGTGAAAGTGACGACGCCCTCCTTCTACTCCATTTCCATCTTCATTTTCATGTATAGGATCGTCAATCTCAGTATCATATCCTTCATTGTTACTATTAATATTCATATTATTTTGATCATTGTCTTCATTATTACTATTAGCATTCGTATTATTTTGATCATTGTCTTCATTATTACTATTAGCTAACCTATCAGAACTCGTATTCATATTAATTTTATCTGGAGGTGTCATAGTTGTAATTATATCTACTTACCACACAGAAAACATCATTCCATTCGAACATCACGGCGGCATGTCGGACATGTCGGACGCAATGAAAACCATGTATCCACACAGGAAAGATGAAACGCATGTTGACAAGGAAGACGACGTGTCGTTTGTCCTACCATCACCGCATCCTGACAAATCGCACATTCCATTTCTTCATTCTCAGTAACCGTTTGAACCGTCGTACGATCACGAAGTTGTTCTTCAGTGGGGCGAAGAGGGGAAGGAATCACACCTATGGAAAAATCACTATCCATGCTTTCCCGTATGAAATAGGAAAGTAATTGATCGATAGGAGAAGCAGGCAATAGAGGAATGAACTCATTTGCAGGTACGGATGCAGCAGCAGCAGACGCATCAGGAGCAGGAGAAGGATAGATTCGTGGTGCAATACGACCACCATGAAGTATCATATCAAATTCATCAATGACAGCTGCGCTATGTAATGGGTCGTGATTAGCTTGCTGTGCTTGCTGTGCTTGCGCTTGCTGTGCTTGCTGTGCTTGCTGCGCTTGCTGCGCCATTCGTCGATGATACTGTAATGATTCTTCACGAAAGGATCGCCGAATACCTCTATCTACAATGTACGTAATCACATCATTTCCTGATTGAAATCGTGAAGGATGGTACAGAAGATCGGGATATAATTCATGTAATTCGTTTAGAATCGGAATGGCGTATAAGGGGCGAGACATCTTATTGATAGAAACGTGTCGAGTACTTAAGTATGATATACATAATATTCCTATATGGAACGGTCAGATGCATCAAGCCATGCACAACAACAGAAAGATCCCCTGCTAAAAGGTGTTGTCGGAATCCAGAATATGGGAAATACATGCTACTGTAATTCTACTCTACAATTGCTTCGTGCCTGCCCCGAGTGGAATGCGTTTTGTCTCACTCAACCCTTTAAGGAGCTTCTCAAAGATGTTTCTGAAGACAATGCGGACAAACGAATCTTATTGGCGTATCAAGACATTCTGGTCTCGCTATGGTCGGCGTACCAGCCGGCGTATGTTCGTCCCCTCGGATTTATTTCGGAGGTTCGTAAGGCGGTACGAGGAACCCCTTATGAAATGTTCGGCATCCCTGTACCAAATGATAGTCACGAATATCTTGTCTATTTATTGGATCATTTTCACGAAGCCATGAAGCAACAGATCGCTTGGACGGAACAACCGTGTCCCGAAAACGTAAACCCCCTTGAAAAGATGCGCATCATGGCGCAAAATGGATGGAATCGATATGTTTCCAAAAATAGCAGTGAAATCGTACGACTTTTTTTCGGAATGATGCGAAAGACCGTTCAGTGTACAAATTGTTCAAACTGTACTTATCAGTGGGAAGTATTCAATGCCCTAAAAGTCCCCTGTGAGGGTTCGACGCTCCAGGATTGGATTCGTAATGAGGTAAATGAGACATCGGAGATTGAAGGCTATCAATGTGATGCGTGTAAGGGGCGTCATACTGCACGTCTTCAATCTCATTTATGGCGTTTGCCACCGAATCTCTTTTTAACGATCCGACGCTTCCGATATGATGGTCATAAAATCATGACACCGTGTCCATATGATGGAGGCAATCTCTCGTTCAATGAATTCTTTGCGGAAGAGGCAGAGCAGGCACGTGAATCATGGACGTATGAGCTTCGTGGTGTATCGGATCATCACGGTACGCATATGGGAGGGCATTATACTGCGCAATTTAAGCATCCGACGACGGGGGAATGGTGGTGGTTCGATGATGAACGTGCGGGGCGTTTACAGGCACCGCAATGTTCAGCTTCCAATTATATCTTTTATTTTAGGAAGGCGTAATATTTTGAAGGAGGATAGTAGATGGCAGCTGCTTCGGCGAATGAACGTTTTGAACTTCCTTGTGATGGTGATCGCAGTACATGTTTAGATACATTGTTAGATATTATGCCAGAATTACAATATATAGAAGTACCTGACGATGGAGATTGTTTTTTTCATTCCATTGCAGCATATTATAAAAGAACGGGTGGGATTATAATAGATAGAGATACAGATCTTCCTCTAGATATTGATCCTACTAATCCTCGTGCATTACGTAGTTATGTTGTAGAAGAATTTATAAAATTGGTTGTAGCAAAAAAACCACCCTATCCTGAATTGATAAGTACCATCTTAATAGAAAATCGTACTCGTAAGTCACTCAGTCAACTTGATAAATCAGGTGTATGGGCTGTGAATACATTTGATACCATGATAAATGCTGTTCCAACCATTTTAATGATTAATTTAAATATATATGTTGTAAATCAGAGTCAATATCAGGGATATGTTATTACAAAAGCTGTTTACCGACCAAAACAACCAGAACTTTTAAACGGAAGAGGATTACCCACCATTAATCTCTTTCTTTCAGGAAATCATTATGGACTTCTCTATCCAGTGGGTGGAGATAATGTGAGATCGCTAGAACAGATCCAAGAAAATAACAGTATACTCAGTGCATATAAGGCAAAAAAAGCGAAAGAATATGAAGCTCAAGTGAAAGAAGCACAAAAATATGAAGCTAAATTGGAAAGAGAAATTGCAGCAAAAGAAGCAAGAGCTTCACGTAATGCAAAACCATCTGTTGCACGTAATCTATCACGTAAGGCATCATACAATAATATTGCTGAAATAGAAAGACAATTTGCTGCTTTGGAGATGGAGGCAAAACCATCTGTTGCACGTAATCTATCACGTAAGGCATCATACAATAATATTGCTGAAATAGAAAGACAATTTGCTGCTTTGGAGATGAAGGCGAAATCATCTGCAGCACGTAATGCAGCACGTAATGTTTCACGCAAGGCATCACGCAATTCATCGGCTCTTAACAACGCCAGTAGACAATTAATATATCAACTTTATAATGAAAACGAAAAAGCGTTACACCAATCTAGTAAAAATAATAAGATTGCTTCATTGCGAGAGCAAATTCGTCAATTAGAATCAGCAAGTGTCAGAAGAAAACCAAGTGTAGCTCAAAGACCCATAGCTCCATCACTTTATAATCAGCGAAATATATCACTTCGTAATCGGCAAAATAATGCGGTAGATTGTGACAAATTATTAGCTCCTGAATTAAGAGAATATTTAAAAGCACGAGGGTATATTGGACCACCACCTCTTCGTAATATAAAAAAGCCAGAATTACTCAGCATGTGCAGGAAATTACAAAAATAAATTCATGTCTGCCGATGATCATCCAAGAAATGCGAAGTCATTTATAAATATTTACATATCTTCTTTGAATACTATTGCTATAGCATTCAACGTGGATTTTATTTGGTAAGAAGCATTTCAAAAGCGTACCATTATGATTCTTTTATAATCCATATCTAGTCTTTGTCGCATCATAATTGCGAATGATATCTTCTTGAGAGACAGCGGTATTGTATAGATAGAATGCTCCTACATCGGCAGGGCAGTAACCACCCTCTTGTATTCCTCGTGGAAATTGGAGAGGTGCTTGCGATGGCATAGATGATTCTGAATTTGCTGCGGTAACGACACGTCGTGTACTGATATAGGCATAACTTGGATTACCTGAACCGCCACCAAATCGCACAACAATGGTATAGAGTGCCCATCCGTTGCTATATACTCCTGTAGGAGATGAATATCTTCCATTGACCCCTCCTCCATTCATTGTTAGTTGTACCGAAGTATCAGCAATGAGACTTAGGGAATATCCATCATAGCCTCCAGAGAAACCAAATTGTTTACTGATTACACCATCAAACGAACTAAAATTGGGGGAAGATGTATTGACACGTGCCCAGATTTGAGCAGTAAAGGAACTTCCTGCTGTTGGATTAATCGCAGCGGCAGCAGCAATTTGTGCGATTTGATTCGTGCCATTAAATGTAAAATACTTGAGCACATTATCAAACGTTGGAGTATTTAGTAGAGTAGCGCTATACGAACCGCTTGAGCGAAGATTGGTCCATGCTGTTCCAATTCCAGAATAAGATGCAGGATTGTTCGCATCTAATTCTATCAGCATACTTGTTGTATTCAGACTATTAACCGCAGGTATTACTGTAGTAGGTGCTGATTCTACACTTGAACCTACCGCATTCACCGCCTTTAATCGAATGATGTAAGAGGTACCATTCGTCAAACGTGTTGTTCCATTCGTTGTTGTAATGACAACCGTGAATGAAGTAGAATCTTGTACTTCTGGTATTCCGAAGGTAGGATTAAATGCCTGTACTGGGTTACATGCGATAAAGGAACCACCGTCTACCGAATATTGATAATTGTTGATCGGACTTCCTCCATTACCACTTTGTGTAAGTATGACATAGATGGTTTGATCACCACCAACGCCTGATAGAGCAGTAGGTGTAGGAGGTACTGTCGCCAAAATAGGTGTAACACTAATGGGCGATGATGCTACACTTAGACCGATGGCATTGACCGCTTTCAGTCGCACGGTATAAGTATCACCATTTGTCAAATCTGTCGTTCCATCGGAAGAAAGTTTTGTGATGGTAATAGGACTTGACGCATCCGCAGGATTCAACGCTCGATAGGTTGTACCGCCGTCTGTCGTATACTGATAATTCGTGATGGCACTGCCTCCATTATATCCAGCAGTAAATGATACAACGATCTGTTGATTGACACCGACTCCTGATAGAGCGGTGGGTGGCTCTGGCACGGTAGTATATAAGATAATAATAATACCAGAACCTCCTTTGGCGCCATTATTAAATGCGTTTCCAGGCGCACCGCCACCACGTGCTCCATTTCCAGTATTGACCGCACCTGGGGTACCTGCATTATCAGTCCCACCTGTTCCACCATCGCCACCTGTACCATAGGTTATAGAAGAACCGCTTATAGAATTAGATGTTCCAGTACCACCAAATCCTCCTTGGGCTCCTATCTTATTGGTACCATTGCCTACACTACCGCCGCCGCCACCGCCGCCTCCTAATGCTCCGCCTCCTCTGCCACCATCTGATGCAGTAGAGGGATTACTTGCTGCACTACCGCCTGCACCAGTATTACCTCCTTCGGGAGGCTGTCTAGATCCATAACCGCCGCCGCCTCCTAATGCTACAATGGTATCAAATGAAGAGTTCAAACCAAGAGATCCATTGATTTCAGGAAGAGCGGTACGATTTGATGTACCAGCCGCACCACCATCACCCACCACGACAGTATAGGTCGTTCCTGGTGTAACCGATGTTGTTCCTGATAGCACCATACCGCCACCACCGCCACCTCCTGCTCCGTTATCATAACCTCCACCACTACCTCCACCTCCACCTACAATAAGATATTCAATAGATGTAACTCCGTCAGGAGCTATCCATGTATTTGAACCCACTGTTGTAAATTGTACGATACCAGGTATTGCGGTTACTGTGCTTGATGGAAGACTTTCTCCTACGCCATTTACTGCCTTTAACTGAATACTATAGGATATTCCGTTGGAAAGACCCATGATTATAACAGGACTTACTGTAACTCCTGATGAAATAAATGAACCTCCATTAACGGAATATTGATAATTCGTAATTGCACTACCTCCATTTGAAGTTTGTGTAAATGCAATAGATAACTGACCATTACCTGATGTGGCAATCAGACTGGTTGGAGCAGGAGGTACGGAAGCAGGTGTAGCAGATACGCTATCGGAAGGCACTCCATCTCCCGCCGAATTGACTGCTATGATTTGTATGGGATAGCTTGTACCGTTTACAAGTGGACCCAAACCAGTTGATAATAATGTAATCGTAATAGGGCTTACTATGTCGGCGGGATCTAGCGCTCGATAGGTTGTACCATTAGTAGTATATTTATAATTCTCGATTGTCGCACCACCATCCGATACAGGTGGAGTAAAATAAACATCCAAAAATGCATTTCCAGGTGTAATACTTGTAATAGTGGGGGCAGACGGTGTGGTAAAAGGCGTAGCGGATACGATATTGGACGACCGTCCAACTCCTACCGAATTAACTGCTCTGATTTGTATGGGATAGCTTGTACCATTGACAAGTAGTCCTGACTGATCTGATAATAAACTAATAATCATAGGTGAACTTGTTATTCTTGAAGTAAAAAAAGTAACACCAAAATCAGTAGAATATTCATAATTGCCAATTGCCGAACCACCATCTGATAGAGGTGGAGTAAAGTTAACAGTTAACATGGCATTTCCTGGTGTAATACTTGTAATCACGGGTGCTGAAGGTGCTGAAACAAATGGCATGATAGGTAGTTCAGGCGAATAAATCACACCTGTATTGCTGGGTGTTCGATTGGCGCTACTAGAATCTCTCACCACACCTAGTTCACTGGACACCGCTAATAATAATTGGGTTCCTGGAATATTCGCTAATGGAATGGCAGGAGGAGTAAATGTTGTCGTATAAATAGCATGATCTACCACCCAACGAAAATTGGTGATATTTCCTTTAAAATTTTCTATTTGTGATGGTTCTGATTCATTACCAATCATAAGTGGAGTAGTCGTATCTGTAAAATCATATGCTCCTGGTACATCGCCGATTTCTACACCATTTTGATAAATTTTAATTCCAACATCTGTTGTTCCAACAATCGCAATATGTGTCCATGCATCATAGGGTGGAGCAATGCCGATATTGTTTCCAGAAGTATTTTTCCAAAAATAAAAAAGATTTTCTCCCTCCCCTTGTTCATAACTTACAGCAATCGATATACTTTCTTCAGACCCAATCGAGAATACACGAGGAAATGGTGCTTCACTGATAAAATATTGATACCATTCAATCGTAAAGGGTCGTGTTCCAATCGCTAACGAGCTATCATTTGGATAAGATACATGAGAACCATTTGGTGCAATAGCAGAATCAAAATACATGGAACCAGGAATAGATGGTGGAGGTGGAACCGTAGAGGGTGGAATAGATGAAATACCAAATGTTCCTCCCAGATTAATCGTTGTTGTCCCCGCTAAAGTTCGATAATAGTCCGTTTGCGCCCCTGGCACAAAGGTTACATATCGTGAAGAATTCCCATCGGAATTCTGGGGATTATTAATTAATCGTTGCCCATCCACATTCTGTTGATACAGATTGCGGGCGTAATTTTTATTCTGAAGCCTCTGAATAATGACACGACTGTCAAAATTCCGATTTGCCATTTCTATCTATTTATAGTATTTTAAAATAATATAAATATTGTAAGATAACGGATAAAAAATAGCCGCATAAAAGCAAGTTACATATACATATGAAACGGCGGAGCATCGGATGCTTCCTTCTTTTTTAGAAAGAGGGTCATGTGTTCTTTTTTCACAGTAAAGGGAAGAGCAAAGTCCTTAATATAGAAGGGAAGATCAGGAGAATTATACATACGTAGCATGTTTACTTTTTGCGTGATTTGTTCAATGCTTCGTTTCAGTTCACGGACACCTTTCTCTTCGTTCGCATACTCTTGAATGACGGTGGTGAGAATGTCTGTGGAAATGGTAATCTTTTCCACCAAATTCACTTCTTTTAAGGCGATGGGCAGCAAATAGTTCTCGGCAATGACCGTTTTCTGTTTCAAATCATATCCTTTGAGTTCAATCACCATCATGCGATCGAGTAGAACCTTATCAATCTTATTGATATCATTCGCTGAAAAGACAAACATCACTTTGCTCAAATCAATGGGGACACCTGACAAGTATTTGTCTTCAAAATCGGCGTGTTGAACAGGATCCGTCAAATGAATCAGTAAATTCATGACTTCCTCACCCTTTGATGTCTGTGAAATCTTATCCACTTCATCAAACATAAGGACGGTGCTCATGGACTTGGAGGCAACAAGAGAATTGACAATCTTTCCGCAATGAGACGATTCATAGACCAATTGATGACCGGTATAGGTGCTCGCATCCGAATCACCACCAAGGGAAATAAATTGGAAGGGCCATCCCAGCGCTTTGGCGATTCCATTCTTAATCAGTGATGTTTTACCAATGCCAGGTGGACCCGTCAGAAGAAGACAGAGTCCACGTCCATCAGGATTCGCAATCTTGGTACTGATGAACTGCATGATTTGTAATTTGGATTCCTCTTGTCCATAGATCGCAGCATCAAGACATTTCTTCGCACCTGCCATGAATTCACCACATTTTTCGGGACCATCGTCCAATTGAACAGGAATCTGTTTATAGAATCCGAAAGGAATGCTCACTACTTTGTCGAGCCAGGCTCGAAGCTTGAAATATTCATTGCTACCTGTGTCAAGGCTCTGCAGGCTATTGTATTTGGATAGAATCATGGCTTGGACATCGATTGGTAGTTTGAGTGTCAGAATTTTCAGCATCAAATTCATGCTGCTATCATTGATAACAGGACGATTCTCCAACGCATGAATGATTTCATTCTGTTTTTCGATCGCTAGTTCTTTGAATTGACTGATTTGTGTATCAATGGTATTTTCTTCAACGGGGGAGGTAAGAAGTTTTACAAACTTTTGAACACTTTCTGGTTCGGATTTCATGTTGTATTTCTTGGGAATCATCATGTGTTCGGTGGGAGATCGACCGAGAGCAAGAAGAAACTTTCCAATTCCACTATCATGTGGGAGTTCTGGCATATCTTCTTCGTATTGTTCTTCTTCGTCTTCCTCTGAATCTGATTCTAAATCAATCTCTTCATCTTCGTCTTCGTCTTCGTCTTCGTCTTCGTCTTCCTCTTCCTCCTCCTCCTCCTCTTCCTCCTCTTCCTCTTCCTCCTCAGAATCATATTCTAGATCAATCTCTTCCTCTTCATCGTATGTATCATAATCTGAATCGGTTTCCTCCATAGGAAAGAGTACTTCATTCGATACGATATATTTGCGCTTAGAGGGTGTCACTTTACGTGTTACCGTGGGATAATGAATAATAGGATCGGATTTATCGCTCATTTTTTGAAGTGCAGCAATGGCTGCTTGACGCATAGGACGTGCGGATGGATGATTGGAACGAACGATCGGTGTGGTATCAGAAGCATCACAAGTATCACAAGTATCAGAAGCATCACAAGTCTCCTCCTCGGAGGATGAACCATAGTCAATTAGATTGCGAAGATTTCCGTTCATATCTACGCTAGAATCACTGTCGTTACCATTGTCATTACCTTTGTTACCTTTGCCATTGTCCTTGGATTTGTTCGACATTCTACTTAGTATAGTTACTTTGTTTTCGTGTAAATGAATATGATACTTTTACATGATAATGAATAGAAATCAAATTTTATAATAAATCATAATACCAAGGGGTACATAAAAAATAATTTTAAGAACCTTATTTTGTAAGAGAACGTATTTTCTTTGCTACAGTGGTATTTACTTTGGTAGTCATATGTCTGATACTACTTTTTGTTTTATTCATTAAAGATAATAACTGTTTTTTAACACGCTTACGTGTTTGCTTTACTGCTTTTTTGGTAGAAGATAGTATCGCCGTATTCTTATTATGCTTTCTGCGCTTACGAAGAGATGTCATTTCTATTATATGATTTTAAAATTTCTGAATGCTTTCATAAATATCCAGAAAGGTAAATCGTGCTTTGTTGCTGATCCCTGTATAATCAGGATGACGAAGGGTTAATGGTTGAATCCTATCAATCATATCATGCTTGAGAATCGTACGAATCTGATAGATATGATTCTCATCATCTTCCTGTGGAAGGTTTGTTTTAATCGCTTTCATAATCTTCATCAGACAATCAGCAAATTCTTCATTTAACTTAATGGATTCAACCATACACAGATTTAATTCAATTTGTGTAATGATGGTTGTAATGGTTTTCATAAAAGTGGCAGTATCAATACAATTGTGCTTAATAAGCTCTGTAAGAAACTGCGAATAACCACGACGATATTTCTTCTCCACGTTTCGCTTGCATAATTCGTTATACGTCTCGGAGCTGGAATCGGCAATTTCTTCAAAGATTTTCATGTATTCGGAAAACAGGTTCTCCATTTCGGTAAGAAGAACAGGATACTGTGTGCTCAATTCGCTAAGAAGACGAGCATAGAGTGGGCAAAAGATTTCTTCACTTGCTGCTTTTTCAAAGACAATGCTCATAAAGCATTTAATCATATCGGTTTGTCCGCTGTCAATGATGTGTGTGATAAATTCCTTGATTTCATTGTAATTCGGCTCACTGAATTTATTGAGCTTGCCAAGAAGAATCGTGTTTAAAATCGTATCTTCCACCTTTCCAGTTGTCTTCTTAAATTTACTGATATACTTCTGTGTAGAGGTACGAAATCCATCAGCACTCTCTTGAAAGGTGCGACGAGGTGCTTCTGCTTCATGTGTATGAACTGTATTTTCCTTATGAGCAGTCGCTGCTGTCGCAGCTGTCGCATTTCGTGAACGATTTTGAAAGGAATAGGATGAAGTGTGATCGATTGGTTTCGCCGATCGATGCTGATAATGATTCTTTTGATGTTGTCCTTGTTGCGGACGTACAGAGCCACGCCATTCCACTTTCTTCCAACCATTCTGGTCAGAACCAGTCATCATACATTGATGAATGCTTTCAATTGCCTTAAGAGTAGAAGGCGATAATTTGGGATCCCGGATATCCTTCCGTAAAGAACGAACGGTCTGGATATCCTGATGAATTGACGCCATACTGTTTAGTTACAGATGAAATGTTTAAGCTTGAATTGAATGAGACGATGATGAGGAGAGATACAGACCTTTCAAATTTTTATGATAAGATACTGTGTTGTAAAATCGTTGAAAAAGATAATCGAAAGAATAAGATGAGTTCGATTGAATCCATTGTGGATACTGAAGTATTATCAACATGGATTGGTCTCCAAACAAATGCCTCTAAAAAATGCCTCACACAACAATTACATCATTGGACGCATGATGCACAGCGACTCATACAGTTGAGCGATAAATTCAAGCGATTTAAGGATGCTTTTGAAAAGGATCCTACTTTCTTTGGGACATGTCATGATATTTTTAAAGAGATTTCTGATATTGAAAAGCGTCTTCATCATTTAATTGATGGCGAATCGGAATTAGAAAAGGAATCGTATAATGAAATTTTATTTTTTCACCCTATTCTTCAACCCCTTAATTTTGTACCCTTTCTTTTAACACTATGGTCTACTATACGAATTTATGTTCTGCCAGGAATTTCTCTGCTTTTTCCGATTCTAACATTATTAGCACCCTATATCGTCCTCAAATTCGTATTTCATCTTCCCATGTCATTTTCAAACTACATGAATATGTTACACTCGATTGTATCAGGTAATTTTCAGAGTATCATGAATCCAGAAGAGCTACCTGCCACTTCATCGTCAATTTCTCCTATGGCATTTCTTAAACAATTTGGTGTAGTTATTATATCCTTTGTACAGGGTATTATTCAACCCTATTGGAGTTATAAACATTTAAAATCGATTGATACCATCATTTCGGATCATGGCGCATTGGTATTACGATTTCAAGAATTATATCAATCATTGGAGAAGCATCTATCTGATCGAGGATTTACCCTTTTTCGTTGCCCTCTTCCAGAAATTCCCAATGAGCGCAATGCTACCGCACGAATCATCTTGGAATCCTCGTATTTTAAATTAGCATTAAAATATGTTGGATCGCTTGAAGTCATGATAAATTTAGCCCATCAGCCCGATATTCATTCTGTTCGCTGGGTATCTTCTCCTACCCCCATCTTCAAAGCGGTGGACACATTTGATTTTCATGTTCCCGTGAACACACGTAAAACGATTTCTGCCACTTTTTCGAAGAAGCGTCATGCATTACTGACAGGTCCAAACAAAGGAGGAAAATCAACCGTATTGAGAGCACTATCAGTGAGTGCATTATTAGCACATACGTATGGTTGTGCGCTTGGTCATCTTACTTCGACGCCTTTTCACACCTTATTTGTCTGTTTAAAACCAGACGATCTCCCTGGATCCAAGTCACGATTTGAGCGAGAAGTCGAATTTACATCAAGTACCCTCATACACAAGGAACCCATTTTGGTATTGATTGATGAATTATATCATTCGACCAATCCACCTGATGCCTTACGTAGTTGTCATATTTATTGTGAACAATTATGGAAGAGACCGAATGTAGTAAGTGTCATTAGCACTCATTTATTTGAATTGGTCGAGAAAACACAGGATCACATCCAACGTCTCTGTTGCCCAGCAACGATTAATAAAGAAGGAACAGTGGATTTCACGTATTCATTACAAGAAGGGATCTGTAAAGTGAGTAGTGTCGATACGCTTCTCAAACAATATTCATTTATATAATATTCTTGTTCTGCTCATATAATTGTAAATCTTCTACCTCATTTATATCCAAATCGCAAAAATAAGCCATATTTCGTTGTAGATAGGCGTCACCATCTCCACGAATACACTTCACATTTTTCCAGAAGTCAAGGGATTGACAGCTATAATGATTGAGTACAAAATAGCAGGGATCAAGCATAATAAAGACGGATCGATTATGTTTATAGGAGTCATTCACAAAATCAGCATGATGAACATTTAGAGAGGAAAATTCAAAATTGCTATTAATAAAATATTTATAACATTTTCTAAGATGATGAGCACGTTTGGTAAAATGTTTTACAATTGATGTAGGTTGTGTCACGTATCCATTCGAGCCATATAAATATTGTTGTATTTGAACTTGACCAAATTGTGTACAACCCATTCGTAAGACATCACCTAAATGGACGGATAGGGGAGACCAAACATATTCGTCCAGATCTACTATGAGCATCCATTGCGTATCTTTCTGTTGCATATGGGGTAAAAAGAAACGATTATACAAATTACGCTGTCGACCTTCGTAATATTCTTCTTTTGAATGATACAGTGTAATAAGTCCCTTATCAATATATTCTTGAATGTTTGATACGGTATTATCATCACTATTATCATTAATTAGATAGAAATGGTCAACACCATGATAAAGATAGTGTTTGATCCATTCGACAATACTATCGGATTCATTGCGAAACATCGCACCTACACAAAGAAAATACATGTACTATTTTAGTAGATTAAAATCTTTAGATATCCTTATTCTGCTCCCATAATCGTAGATCCTCTATCTCATTTTTATCTATACTATGAAAATAATCCATGTTTCGTTGTAGATAGGCATTACTGTCTCCGCGAACACATTTCACGTTTTGCCAGAATTCAACGGATTGACAATTATAATGATTATAGATAAACCAATCGTGTGAAATCAACATGAATACATTTGCATCAGACATGTATACAGGATTGGCGAAATCAGCATAATGAACATTGATAGAGGAAAATTCAAAATTACTATTGAGAAAGAATTTACCACAAATACGATATTCATTCTCTCGTTTTGTAAAATGCTTAACGAGTGAATCGGGTTGCTTCACATGACCATTAGAACCAAAGAGTAGTTGATGGATTTGGATTTGACCTAAATGTTCACATCCCATTCGTAACACATCACCTAAATGGACGGCTTTAGGTGACCAGACATATTCATCTAAATCAATGACAAGAAGCCATTGTGTATCTTTCTTTTGAAGATGAGGCAAAAAGAGACGATTATACAAATTACGCTGCCGACCTTCATAATAGGGTTCTTTTACATGGTATAATGTAATGAGTCCCTTATCTATATATTCTTGAATTTTTGAAACAGTATCATCATCACTATTATCATTAATCAGATAGATATGGTCTACACCATGATAAAGATAGTGTTTGATCCATTCGATAATACTATCGGATTCATTGCGAAACATCGCACCGACTGATAAATAATGCTGCATATCGTATTCTATTGTTATATTCTTTCACTCTATTCTTTAAATACAAAATATATCATATGAAATAAAACGCGATTGTTCCTGGATTTGAAAAACCCTACGTTTCCTCAGAATGAGCTATCTAAGTGATACCCTTACTATTGGAGTACTATTGGTACTGCTATTTGGTTCCATTTCGCTATATTTGTACACCCGTATCCAGCAGGCAGAACAGAAGATTCATTTGCTTGAATCGATTTTACTCGATCTGAAGATGAGTGCCGAAATTAAATCCTATACGGAACTACCGGCAGATGATTCGCACGAGACACCTAATTTTCAATCCACTACGGTACATGATAACTATGTTGCGTTAGACGATGTGGAGTTACCTATTACCGAATATACAAGCCTTGATGACTCTGAACCAGTGACAGAGGATACTGTAATTACGTTGGATGAATCAATGGATACATCGGAAGATGAGACGGCTAGTACCGTAAATAACTCTGAGAAAGATACTGTTGTACCATCTGTTATCTATGATTCGATGACGCTAAAGGAGCTCCAGGCACTCGCAAAATCAAGAGGAATCACGGGCGCTGGTTCCATGAAGAAGGGTCCTATTATCGAAGCCCTCAAAACATCGGATCGCATTGTTAAGCCCGGTTCAACGGGAACGGGGTCTAATTCCTTTCTTGAAACCAGTGCCTTGGTTAGCAATGAGTCTGAATGATTTCATAACCAAAACTACTAGTAAAGAGACATGGCAGAACTTCATCAAATTGGATTTTCACAAAATACTTACCCCAATTTATTTACTGCTCCTGAATTTGGTACAGAGTATCTGGCAGCACGTAATGTATATGTACCACCAGTTCAAGACGTTTATCCAGCCCGAGATGATCGCTACCCTGCCTACGCGGGAAAGATGCAGGATGGTCGTTTGGTAACCGATTATCGTCCAAAGTGCAGCAAAAATATCCGTCCTAATGATCAATATTATACCAAAGCATGGATGGTTCATCATGCTGACGAAATGATGGATGAGTCTCGTCGTAGACAAGTGGAATGGTCAGGCGCTTCCTTACCATTAGCAAATACCGTTCCTCCTCCCGCTCAAATCGTTCATTCCAACCCCTTTTATTCCGAAATGTCGGCAACGAACTTGAAATATGGAATTGGAATGGAACGAGCAGATGCAACCGCCCCTATGCTCTTTGGAACCTTTCAGTATGAACCGACGATGTCAGAAATACGCAACAATCGGAAGAACATTGACTTGACTTCTCGCCAGGAGGGAGGACGCAATTCGGTGCGTGGTGTATTTTAAGGTGATTTGTTTGAATATCATAAATAGATGAATATCCTTTATTTATGATATAAATAATTTAATAATTGTTATGATTATTGATGAGCCATTCCTGATTCTGCTGCGATCATAGCACCAGCTAACACAAATCCTCCAATGACAATTAATATAATTGGCATCATGACAAGAAACCAGGATAATCCAGTCCAGCCTTCACTGCATATCCAGTTAAGAACAAATATCCAAATGATAGAAAATAAGACCTGCCACACTGCTTCTGTAGCTTGCTGATTATATAGTAATCCAGCAACACTAACAACCGAAAAAGCACCGTAGAGTTTTGCAGGAGTGCACAGCCCACTCCACGTACCTTGATTACTTCGATTATTTGGTCGATTCAGCGACATCGTTATACTAAAAGATGAGATTTAAAGGAACTATGCTGAAAATGTATCATTTTTCAGAATAGTCATAGACCTGCCGGTAATCGAAACCGGATGTTGGATTCATAAGATCCACATACTACCCTTATATTACAGGTCTTGATAGAGGAATTTCTTCCTACCATTCTATATGAATTCATCTTTAAGTACTTTTACTCAGAATTCATTCGCATCAAGAGGAAGATTTCAAAAGTAATGAACACATAATTCAATGGCGTTTTGTCTTACGTCGATATCCACCTTTATTTTTTTTTGTATGATTTCTTCTGGGACTTCGACTTCGACTTCGACTTCGACTTCGACTTCGACTTCTACGACTCTTTCTATTATTAACCTCTGCTGCAGCATTCGCAAGATTATAGAGAGGATTTCTACCAATATTATGATTATGAAGTGTATAATCTGTAGCAGCCTCAACTGTTGAAAAATACTGTCGACATTCTTTGCAGCAGAGTTCAGGATACTTTGCACATGCTTTATCACGATGTCTTGTATTGATATGTTTTTCTAAATCGGTGTGCTTTCTCTTACAAAACTCACAATAATTTTTAACATGTGATGGAGAAACCTCCCATGGCAGAGGGTTACTTATAGCACTCATTATACTTACTATATTGATTATAAATCATATGTAAAACCGGATACATGATTATAACAGAAAAAATAGTGCAGTAAGGATGCCTGTTACCGCAGTCATTGCTGTTATCATATAGGACCGATCATTTGACTGGTATTCATTGGCAAGAACAATCGCTTGTTGGCTATCAATAGCACGCTGTTGAGTGGATCGAATGGCATCTTCTATATCAAACATGTCTTGTTTCTGAACAGTATCATGTAGAGTTTCTATACATTCTTTCAGATATTGAACATCGTATTCTATTTCTGTGAGAGGGTCTATACCCCGTTGGGGCTGGTCCATTTATTTATGTAAAAGAAAATCTAACGACAGCAAAATAGATTCGTCATACAATACCATATACCGCATCCATCTTTCTCATCGATGAGTGGCACACTATATTGTATAAGATTATTTTTATATAAGGGAATGGTATTCAAATCGGTAGAATCAAGAAGATTCGGGTACTGGGAAAGAGGCGGATGAACATACGTTTCCGAAAACTCTTCTGAATATTCTTCACGGCAGTCATCCATATGGGTATCAGTATATTTACGTGGATTGACATAGGGGAGAATAATCGGTGCGGATACGACATCCATCAATTGTTCGTTCTGGTTCATCTATTAGATTATCATATTTGGATGAACCTAAACTAAATACCACCATATAATAATAATGGAAATGGTAACACCATATAAGAAAGTTCTCGCCTTTGACATTGGTATTAAAAATCTGGCGTTTTGTCTCTTGGAACATGAAACCGTACTTGGATTAGAAAATTGTAATTTATTGGAACCTGTTGAACCGATTATATGTAAACAATGTAAGCTGAAAGCATCCTACAAAGCCAATCAAGAGTCCTATTGTAAAAGGCATCTTCCTAAGACCTATCTGGTATTGCCTGAACTAACGGGAAAGAAGCTACCGTCCAATAAAGTGCTGAATGAATTGGTGAAAACGCATGGATGTGTTTCTACTGGAAAAACGAATGGTGCGTGTATCGAAGCTCTTGCTACAAAGTGCGCATTTCATTTGGAGCAACCCAAGCAAGCCAATGCATCCAAAGTATCATTAGAACACATTCATGATTGTCTTCGGCAGTTTGTGAAAGAGAAATGGTTATCATTTACGGGAGCAACCCATGTTCTACTAGAAAATCAGCCCGCTTTTAAGAATCCGCATATGAAATCGGTTCAAGTGCTTTTGTTTGCGACGTTGAGAGAGCAGTTTCTAATGTATCAGCAGCATCCAGAGTTTCATTTGGTTCATGCGAAGAAGAAGGTACTCATTGCAGAAAAAGGAGATGCTGGGTATGCAGAACGCAAACATAAATCGGAAGAGCGTCTCATTCAACTCTTTGAACAAGGAACCCTACATCCCACTTCGTTATATGATAGGTGGAAATCATCGACAAAGAAGTCTGATATGGCAGATGCGTTATGTATGGCAGTGGATCACAAATAAGTATGAATATTCTATCTTTCGGACAAAAGAGGTGTGCGTCATTTATAGTGCTTAAAAAAACAGCTATGATGAAAGACATATGAGCAGCTCGGGTGTAAGTATATCAGACATGCAAGACTTTGTAGGAAACATGGGCTCCGATATCCAAATTAGTTCAAGCATTGGAAATGTCATTGAGTTAGGGGATGAAGATTTGGGCAATGATTTTGGAGCGAGTCTGTTATCGAATACTCGTGTATCATCACGTCCGGCACAAAGTTCACAGAGTTCACAGAGTATATCGGCGTTAGAGCCGCTTCAGGACATTGGAATCGGTTCACTGGAGCCACTGGAATCTATTTCCTTTGATCTTCCATCGGGCAATTCAAATCCTGAGATTACTGTGAACCGTCAATCAGAGGATCCTCTTTTTTCGAATCAACAGACGGCGTCGGGTCCTTCCATTAATTTGGCAGCCACAAATCGCCTTAGCCCAGAGGAAGAGCGAAAGAAGAAGGCAGAATTGATTAATAAGTTGAATCGTCTGGAATCAAAGGGTTATACGTTGACGAAGCGATTTACCATGGATAATGCGTTGGATGAAATTCAGCAGGAGTATGACCGTCTGGTGGATGCGAAGAATTTGGAGGCGTCGCTGCGATTTCAGCGTCAATGCCTGATGGGTGTGGCGACAGGTGCCGAGTTTCTGAATAGCAAGTTCAATCCATTTGATTGGGAACTGGATGGGTGGTCTGAGTCCGTTCATGAGAACATTGAGGATTTTGATGAAATATTTGAGGAGCTTTATGATAAGTACCGAGGACGTGGTAGCATGCCACCTGAAGCCAAGTTGCTCATGTCGCTCGTGGGAAGCGGATTTATGTTTCACATGAGCAATTCATTTTTCCGATCGAAGATGACCAATGTGGATCCGACGGACATTTTCAAGAACAATCCACAACTAGCGAAGCAGTTTGCGCAGGCGGCGGCGCAGCAGGCGGGTCCAGGATTTGGCAATTTTATGGGGGCAGCGATGGGAATGCCGCAGCAGCCTCAATATGCGCAACAGATGAATTCAGGTCCGTTTAATCAGGCGTCCAATGGAATAGCGCCACCGATGCAGATACCACAGTCATCCTATTCTCAGCAGCAAGCGCCGCCACAGCGTCGAGAGATGAAGGGACCGAGTGGCGTAGATGACATTTTGAAGACGTTTCAGGAAGTGCGCAATGCTGAACTAGAAATTAACCCTATTTCCATTCCAGCACCCGAACCGTCCTATCATCAGCAGCCAGCCCGTCAAGCCGCCTTTGAAATCTCTAGCATTAACACAACACCCGTTTCGGACGTAGGTAGTGATGCCACACGTACAGGATCAACTGGACAGCGTGCGAATCGACGACGTAAGGTACAAACTCCAGTAGGAAATACGATGACACTTAATTTGTAACAGGTATAGTAAATAGAACAACTAATATGACACTTATGATAAGTATCATATTAATCATATTAATCATATCACTATATTATCTGCGAAGCAAAGAAAGATTTGCAGAGTAGATATCGGTATGGAGAACGTCATCATTGATTGGATCACCGTCTTCATTAACGGTGGAACCAGTTGGAACATATCGTAATGATTTTTCAAGAGCGTCTTGATCAGGACGATTCATCTTTTTTTTCGTTTGATCAGCGGTTTGGTAGCGTTGCGCCTTGGCACTCAGACGGTGAAGGATTTCCTTTTCTTCAGGTGTCATTTCTTCACCAGGTTTGGGTCCATCCGCACAGGTAGAACCAGGAGATCCGCCCGCACCGAAGATGCAGAGGGATGAATTCTCATTAAACAAATAGCCAAGAAAGAGAACAAAGATAAGGGTGGACCAGAAGGCAACCCAAATGCTACGAGTAGCGACAAAGAGAACCGTAAAAATGAGAACACGACGAACCCAAGGATGTTGTAAGAATTGTTCTTGTTTCTTGGTGACTTCCAAGCTAATAAATCGTCCACCTAAATTGAGGATTAACATCATCAGTCCGATAAAATAAGGATTATTGTTAAAGATTTGTAAAAAGCCTTCGATCGGACTCATTGCCAATAGAGTAGATGCTTGCTGCCCTGCAAATGCTGCCGGTAGACTCATTCTGTTAGTAGGAAAGCTCTTATCTGCTCCGCATTTTTAATTTATGTGGGTTAATAATTTGTGAATGGTGTAATTAAGGTATTCATATCGCTTAAATAAAAGAATACGATAAAGGCAATAATAATACCGACACGAGGGCACCACAAGGCAGAAGTAAGAACAAGAAGAACGACTAAGATACGCCACCATGGATAAATGTAGAGCGATGTTAATTTATGACTGTACTGCTCTTCAAAAATGGAACTGTAATTAATAAGGAAAAGGCTGGCAAGTAAAACGACGACAGCACGGAAGACTCCGTCTGAACCATGTTGAAAGGACAAAAAATCAGGCCAGGTAGGGGTTTTCATCTCTATTCAATAGGATAGCATAAATAAGGCTCTCTTAATCTTGTATCGCAGACGTATTCACTCTGTCCGTTGCAATTTTATAGGGATTTTCTCCAAGAACCCGTTCTACAAACCAACGATTTCCAATACGTTTCTTTTCCGAAACACTACCACCTCCATCAAATCCTTCGGATGCTGCAGGAGCACCGTTAATAAGGAGAAGAAAGGCGAGGGCTGTTAAGAGTCCATAGATCCACCCCATTCCTTCTACGACTCCGTACACTACTGCAATTCCAAAGACACGTCCCAGCATGGAATCGGCGAAGGAACGATATTCGGATGGAATCAAGGTAGAATAGACAATTAAAACAATCATTACGAATCCATATAACATTTTTGAAGGGGAATCTATGGTTGTTATGTATTCGTGAAGTCTCCCAATCATTTGATGCCCACCCTGTTGTGGTAAAGGAGCTGACATTCTAAGTATACTACTGAATGATTACATTATGATAAATGGATAACACAATATGTACAATAGAATATCATAGGAGAAGCATTATAGAAAACAAAGCGGATTTATCGGATATAAGAATGATTGCTTTTGGTAGTAGAGGCAATGAACTATTGCGCTTTAGACGATGCCTTTCAGGAAATAGGAGGGGCGCCGTCTCCGGGATGTGCCACAGATTATGCTACCCGAGCTGCCCGAAAGGAAGAACGTAAAAAAGCGAGACGGTGTAAAGGACCTGCCGCTACCTATTTGGACCTGGAAGAGAGAGATCCGGATCGCCAGCAATTCACAAAGCTCCCTGAGATTCCGCCGATGAATCCGAATACGGGATTACGTGAGCATTCTCCTGTGGGAGCACCGCAAGGGTCGTGTGAACCATTTATGAATCGTGAATCGATGGAACCGTACAATCAGAACCCTCTTTCCGAGATTCCAACGAATGTCCCTGGACCGGCACAGCGGCAACAGGGATGTGGTGCTAAAAAATACTTTGGACGTGGAATTGACGATGAACCCTTCGCAGATTACATTCCCGACCAAGCCGATTATAAATTACAACCCGACTTTTCCAAGGCATTTGAGGAAGCAGGTGTTGCTCGTGCGGGTACGGGTGCCACTCTTCCCAATCCATCTGTCAATATGTATTGGAAGCCACTTACAGCAAGTAAAGCTCAGACATCCTTTGTAGAGCACTTACCGCCACCTGGTGGCAAGTATTATCAGCCGCCTGCTGATGGATTGAGTGACTTTTCTAGTGCGGAAATCATGAGAAAAATGGATAAACTCTTTGCGCGACTGGATGATATGAACAGTTCGTCTCCTGAGCAAATGGCATCGGAGATCATGATGTTCATTTCCAGTGGCATTTTTGTGCTATTTCTAATGGATTTACTGGTGAAGAAGGGAGGAAAAATGCGGTTTTAGATGAAATATAAATCATCATATCTTGATCCATGGATGGATGAAGATAGGATGTGTTGGTTGAGATGTTAGCGGCGTGTTCGATTGCGTTTGATTTTCTTAGAACGTGTATGATTACGTTTTTTTGTGAAAAAACCGCCTTTCTTTTTTGATGTACCATGCTTTTTCTTAACCTTTTCAAACGAAGCTCGTAATCTATTCATTCCTGAAACAGTGGCTGGCATTTCTGAAACAGTGGCTGGGTTTTTCTTATTTTTGATTTCTTGTGCCTGTCTTGCTTCTCTTACTTTAGTTGGTTCCCGTGTGATCATACTAATTCTATTTTGCTCCCTATTTTGAGCAATACGTATTAGTTTCTGGCGATTTGCTTCTGCATGTGATCGTTTTCGCTCTTCTGCTTCTTCACGAGCAGCTACTTCTGCTTGTGCTCTGGCATTCTCTTCCTTTTTACGGTGTTCTAATTCTTCTTGTTCTTTCTTCAAACGATAAGAATTCGATTCACTTTTCGCAGCAGCGGATGCTTCGTTTCTTGCTCTTTGTTGTGCGGCTGCTTTGTTTCTTGCTCTTTGTTGTTCTGCTTCTGTTGCTCTTTGTCGTTCAACTCGTTGTGCGGCTGCGATTCTTTGTTGTTCTGCAGCTTCTTCTGCTCGTTGTGCTGCAGCTATTTTTCGTTGTTCCGCTTTTTGCTTTTCTGCTTCTTTCACTTGTGATTTTACTTTTTTAAATCTTTCCTTACTTAATTGTTCACTTATACGTTGTAATTCTGCCTGTTCTTCACGTTCTATTTCCTCGTTCTTAATACGCTTTTTATTATTTTCTAGTTTTAGTGAAGCTTTGATTTCAGCACGTTCACGTTCATTGGTTTCTTTACGTATGGATTCATTAGCTTCTGCTTTTACTCTGGCGGCTGCTGCTTCTGCTTGTAATCTAGCGTTCGCTTCCTTTTTAGAGCGTTGTAATTCTGTTTGATTAATAATACGTTGTAATTCTGCCTGTTCTTCACGTTCTATTTCCTCGTTCTTAGCACGCTTTTTATTATTTTCTAATTTTAGTGAAGCTTTGATTTCAGCACGTTCACGTTCATTGGTTTTTCTACGTATGGATTCATTTGCTTCTACCTTTGCTCTGGCGGCTGCTACTTTTGCGCTGGCTGTATAATTTCGTTCACGTTGTTCTTTTTTTAATGTGAATTGTCTACGTTTTTCATTGTTCGCTGCTTTCGCTGCTTTCGCTTTTTCTTGATTCACTTGATAGGTGTTTGATTGTTTCTTTTGTTGCTGTTCCTGTGCTCGTCTTCGTGTATTTGCGTTTCTTTCACGTTCCATTCTTTCTTTTTCTTCCGCTCTTCTCTGATTATTTAATGTTCTTCTTCTATTTAATTCTTTTTGTTTTCTGATCTGCTCTTCTTGTGCTGCAGCATTTTTTATCGCCTTGCTTTCTCTTGCTTTATTTATTATTTTTTGCATTCTCTGCTCCTCTGCTGCTTCTTCCACTTTTGCATTTTCTTTTTGGAACATATTAGATGATGTTGTAAGAGCGGCATTCTGCGCCACTAGTCTAGCATTTTCTAGCGCTTTTGTACGAGCTGCCTTTTCTTGAGCAGCTTTTTCAGCAGCACGGGCTTCTTCTGCTTCAGTAGCACGTGTAGCCTCTTCAGCTGCAGCAACACGTGCAGCTTCTTCAGCAATACGTGCAGCCTCTTCAGCCGCAGCAATACGAGCAGCATTTGATTGTAATTTAGCAATTTCTAGCGCTTTTGCTTGAGCTTGAGCTTCTGCTTCTAATCGTGTAGCCTCTTCCGCTGCAAGACGTGCAGCCTCTTCCGCAAGACGAGCAGCCTTTTCTGCAGCAAGACGAGTTGCTTCTCTTTCACGATTTGCTTCTTCTATTTTATGATTTTTTGCCTCTTGTTCTAATCGTTTTGTAGTCTTTTTCTTTTCCTCCAAATTACGGATTGCTTTCATTCTTTTATTTTCATCAGCATGATTCGACTTTCCAGACGTGAGACGATTCATACGAGTAGCCTCTATCTTTTCCTCCAATGAACGGATTGCTTTCATTCTTTTATTTTGTGCCGCCTCTTGAGCACGAGTCGCCTCTTTTTGAACATCCTCTTCAGCAGCCCGAGCAGCATCTTCAGCAATACGATCCTGTTCTGCTTGTAATCTAGCATTTTCTACTGCTTGTTCGAACATAGTAGATGATGCCTTAAGAGTATTTTCTTCTACTTCCGCAGCACGAGCAGCTTCTACTTCTTTCGCACGTTCAGCTTCTGCTTGAGAGGCTTCTCTTTCCTTTCGATCCTCTTCATTTTTCACGGCAATTTCAGAAATACGTCTGGATCGCTCTTCTTCTGCCATGTTAATTGCTTTCTTTCTGGATACATTACGATTCCTTTTTTCAGCTGCTTGTATATTTGCGTTTTTTTTCGCAGCTGCTTCTATTTCTGCATTAGACGGCATTTCATCAATGATTTTTTTCGTACTTTTATCTAACAATATTGTTTCATTTTCTTCATCAATATTTTGTTTATTTAAAGTCTTTTTAATCTTTCTAATCCTTTCAAGTTGTGCCGATTTCTCCAATTTATTGTTTTCATTTTTTGAGTGTGATAAATCGAAAACAAGCTGTCCAATAATTGTAGAAATACCTTTCGATTTCATTTTTAATTTATTTTTCATAGGTATGATTTTAGAATACCGAGTAAGCGGTTCTTTTAATGAACCTAGTTCTTTTATATTTGCATTAGTAAATGGTTTTTTGTTTTCTAGTTTGCCAAGTTTACCAGTAATAATACGTAATAGACCCTCTATCTTTGTTTTTATGGTTGTATTGTTTTTCATGGATAGAAGATATGTTTCCAGTGTGCCTTTTGCTTTTAATAGATCATTACGATATTCTTCAGATTTGGCTATTTTTTCTTGTATCATAGATGGAGGCGGTGAAGGTAGTGGAGGTAGTGCAGGTGGTGTTATTGCGCTTATGACCGCCTCATCCTTGCCATCATTGTGATCCTCATCCTTGCGATCATCCTTGTCATCGCCATCACCATTATCGCCCTTACCGCTATCGTGATCTTTGTAGGCAGCAATTGCAACGCCAATAAAAATAGCATCATTTTTCTCGGCTTCTTCGGCTGCTAAAGCAGCTGCGTCTACTTTTGCTTGTTCTTCCTCTATTTTTACTACTGCTTCATTAACAGCAATACCAGCAGCTTCTACAACAGCTGGCGGTATGATTCCTGCTTCACCCTTTTGTATGGCTTTTTCAACAACCTCCACAGCATGTTCTACTTCTGGAAAGATTGGATCCTCCTCCATAATATCACACTTCGTTTCTATTATTTTTTTTACTTTATAGGATACAAGATTCTTGCTATGAAGATATAATCCAATCTCATTTATGAGAGTGTTTAAGAATGTATAGTAAGCAGCTGCTTCCGCACATTCAATATTTGCTTCACATACTTTAATCGTTTGTTTATAAATAAGTTCATGAAATATAGTTCGTTTCCCTATTTCATCTTTTATATTATTGAGTTTAAAGTTTTTAGAAATACGGGAAAACCAAGAGGATGTATTAATAGCACGTGATTCTTTCATTTTCATAAAAAGTTCATTTAGTTTATCATCATTAAAGAGTAAATTAAGTGCCCTATTTTCTCTCAGAACAATCTTACTTTTCTTAAAATAGGTCACATCTGGATCCGCACGTCTCTTTTTCAATTCATCTATGAATTCTGTATAAATGTATCTATGTGCTTCAGGTTGTTCTTTTAATTCATGGATAGCAGATCGAATGGGTTCCTTATAGGATTGAGCATCAAGTAATGCGATTACTTTGGGCGTAATAATTCTAGAGACATCGTGCCATGCTCGATTCGCATTAAAAAGGTCGGGTATTTCTAAGGGAAGGACTGTTTTACCATCTTTACGATTAAAATAGTTTGTCATCATTGTAATTAGTTTATCAAATCGTTTTAGTGGATTATTTTCAGTTGTTAGTATATTGTCTATGATATCTATTTTATTTTCCTTTGTGCGATTATTTGGTTCGAACTTCTCAATAAGATAGCGTAATAGTTTGATGTCATAATCTTGTGCTTTCTTAAGATTTGTTATCAAGGGTTTACTAAAATCATTAATCAATTCTTTCGATCCATGTGTCGATTTAGTCATATTCTGAAGATAGTGACTTAGTTTACTAGGATGTATTCTATCTTTCATTCGTGTTATCAACCGTTTTAACATAGCATCCAATACATGAAGTTTGGCATTTCTAGAGGCAATATGGAAATTATCTTTATGTACCGCAATGAATTGGTCTACCAAGAATTTAACCATGAGATTAACATCATACTTATCAAATTGAATGAAACCTTCTAATGTACGTGGATCGATCTCAACAGTAACTACTCCAATGAATGGAAGTTTTTCTGGAATCTGATTCATCATCTGCCCTTGTTCATATAGACCAATAATATAAAATGCAATCTTATCTGGATGAATCATGATGAGTGTATTATAATCTAATTGTTTGTTGAACATTACATCTTCTTTATCATGTATAAGACCTGAAAGGATCAATCCATATAAATGCTGATTAAAATCAGATACCATCTCCGCCAAATAGGCTGGTAATGCTCTAATGATAGGAACTACCTCTTTTTCTATTTGATCTTCAGACATACGTTTGCCATCAGGAAATGTAACTGTCAAGTCTGGGGATACAAATGTAAAATTGTGATAACGTTTTAGATCTTGTTTCAGATTACGCAATAATTCGTTATTTTCTGTAAATTGATCTCCATTGCGTGTTGGTTGTTTTTTATATTTACCTCCAGATACTTTATGTATGAAGGTTCTGAAGTAATCTAACATATGGTGTGTGTCTTTTGTTTTTAATTGTGTATGAAATGGGGAGGGGTTTGTCTTTGTAAAATATGAGAGTATCACATCTCGACTAAATGAATCAAATGAATTTGGATAGTTTTTAGGAGGTTCACGTTCATAGTATTCAATATTTTGTTGTAGTATTGATTTATTCTCTATCTTTGCTGGTAATGCTTCAGATGCTTCAGATGCTTCAGATGCTTCAGATGCTTCAGATGCTTCAGATGCTTCAGATGCTTCAGATATTCCAGGTAATACACCTACCACAGGTGCTTTAGATGCTTCAGATGCTTCAGATGCTTCAGATGCTTCAGATGCTTCAGATGCTTCAGATATTCCAGGTAATACACCTACCACAGGTGCTTTAGATGCTTCACTATCATAAAACTTAAATGCGTCGACGGCAATCGTAGTGAAGATTGCATCATCAGGATCATTGACAAGTTCAGATGATACAGCAGATACTTGTGCTACTTGTGCTACTTGCGCTTGTGCTACAGGTATTCCAGTTGATACAACTGGTAAGCTAGTCAGTTCAATTCCTGAATTATGCTTCTGTAATGGTTGATTTGTACTATTAGATATGGCAGTATGTATAGGTGCTTGTACTATTGATGCTACTTGTGCTACAGGTTCTACTTGTGCTACTTGTGCTACAGGTTCTACTTGTGCTACAGGTTCTACTTGTGCTACAGGTGCTACTTGTGCTACAGGTTCTACTTGTGCTACAGGTGCTACTTGTGCTACAGGTTCTACTTGTGCTACAGGTGCTACTTGTGCTACAGGTGCTACTTGTGCTACAGGTGCTACAGATGCATCAAGTTCTCTAGCTGCTACAGCAGCTTCTTGTGCTTCAAGTTCTCTAGAGGTTAGAGGTGCATTATTTACTCTAGATGCTACAGCTGCGATAGCAGCTTGATGGGATATAGGTGCTTCCATTTTCACATTTGGACCAGGTACGATATCTACTCCATTTGCTCTATTTGCGCCATCTCCATTTGCTCCTTCATGTTGTCCCTTTTGTACATTTGCTTTTCCATTTTGAACACCATTTTTTAATTTTATTACTTCAATCTTTTTTGATGTATTATCCTGTAATAGATAGGAGGGAAGTATAATAGATAATCCAATCGTATGATTCCTTTTCTTTTCATAGACAAGTTCAACCGACGAATCTTCCATTGCTGATTCTTTTAAAATTTTGATATCAGGATGCTGGAGATGAATGAGATCGATAAGTAATGGCTTTATAATTTGCTGAATTTCAGAATAAGGCTTCAAAGATAAGGTGGTCGTACTTTGAGGCGGAGTAACATAAAATGAATTCATAATGATTTTTTTATTTTCATCGGACACTCCTTGTAGCCCTAATTTTTGTAATATGTCATAATCGTAATTGGAAGATTGTAATTCAACCTCCGTACCCAAAATCATGCCTGGTTTTGGAGGAAAATCGACACGAGCAGGACGTGCCATTCTATCTACATGGTATTTTTTAAAATCTGTGAAATAACATGATCATCATATGGATACATAAAATGATCATCATACATATTATATTATTTGTGTTTTCGTATGATTCTACGTTTTCGATCACGAACTTTTCCACCTCTACTATCTGGTTGAGGTGGAGCCTTTGGTTGAGGTGGAGCCTCTGGTTGAGATGGAGCCTCTGGTTGAGATGGAGCCTCTGGTTGAGGTGGAGCCTCTGGTTGAGGTGGAGCCTTTGGATCTACTGGAGCCTTTGAATCTACTGGAGTACTTAGTTCCGATGGATTAATCATCATTTGAAATTTTGTTTCACTTAACGCCTTTACCTGTTTTTCAGGATCAAACTCAATATGCACGGTACGACCAGATGAATCGTTCATATATCCACTATCTAGCAACTTGATAGCAATCATTTGAATAATCTTTCGCATGGGAGCACATTTGATTGCAGTAATAATAGGTAAATCTTCTTCTAAACAAGTTGGTTGATCATAAATCATTTGTTTAATCTTTTTTATTTCATCATCACTAAATATGTCAAAATGTAATCTCTTTAATAAATCGGTCCATCCCTTATTATTTGTATTGAACACTTCAGGATTGGTAATATGATATATCTTTCCATATACGGTGATTGGCTTGGTTTCATCTGTTTCATCTGTTTCATCTGTTTCATCTGTTTCATCTGTTTCATCTGTTTTATCTGTTTCATCTGTTTTATCTGTTTTATCTGTTTCATTTGGTTCATCCTTGCTGGATATACTAGTAGACACCGCCGCAACAGCAGCAATTGCAAATGGATTTGTCTTATCTGATGGGATAGGATCTGACGCAATAGGTGGTTGGACACTTTGTTGTGCACTTTGTTGGACACTTGGTTGGGCACTTTGTTGAGCACTTTCTTGAGCACTTTGTTGAGCACTAGATTGGGCACCTGCCACATTTGCATTAGCACTTGCCGCAACAGCAACCGCAACCTCAGAATTATTCAGCGAACCACCCCTGTATCCTGGAATGGGAACAACAAATGGAGGTTCACCTAACAATGTATTCTTATCAGTGACACCACCAGTATAAGGCGATTCCGTGAATCCTCCACGCATGGCATGGATGGTACCACCTATGGAGGGAAGCATAGAAGCACCCATATCATGTCCAGGAGGAGCACTCATTCTATCCTTACCTTTTCTTTAAAACCATAGGGGTAGCCCACATTCTTTTAATTCTATTTTCAACAAGTTTTCAACAGGGGTGAGGACCTTCTGTCTTTCGGACAGAACATACCACCCCATTTTCAACAAGTTTTCAACAGGGGCAAGAACCTAAGAGTCTATACCATCTATCCATCAGACATGGATGCCTACACATCAGATCCACAAACAAGAAAGCGAAAGATTGAATGCAAGCCTGAACTAGTCATTTCAAGCCTACAGCGTTTCTATGCCAATCATCCGGAAATTGATAAAGTGCTTACCTATCTAAATGGAGATGCGCCACTCAGTCTGCGAATCATTGACTGGTTTGTGACGAAATACAGCCGAAAGGGGTTTGTTCGCTATCCCCTCAACGGTCAAGAATTTCTAGTCTATCTAAGCTATAAGGGTCAGCTAAAAGCGTATTCCAAGCAATATTTTGATCCCAATTGCCGCAGAGAGCGTATCATGTTTACGATTCCTGGTCATGAACAATTTATGACGACGATTGGAAAGCTCAATTTCTTTCGTTGGGCGTTGGAATCAAAAATCCTAGATTATATGGAAGCCCACGAGGATGACATTCGCACGGGATACAATACATATTTGAAGGAAACAACCCAGACACAGAAACGAAATAAGACGGAATCCGTGGAAGAAAAAGAGGGAAAGGGAGAAAAAGCGGAAGTGAGAACAACACGTCGTCGCACGAAGCAGACCCCCTCGTCTCTTACGAAACTACAGGTCTATACCACACCAATTGAATTGGATTTTAATTAATATAAAGGTCCTTGCCCGCGTTAAAAACACAGGCAGCATATTCTGTCCGAAGAAAAGAAGGTCATATTCTATTACTAAATAGAAATATGAAGTTTATTCGTCTTACCACTATGTTGATTCATCCATCGTCTATTAAATATGTTACCATTCAACCCAACCATTATACCATTCATTTTCAACATCATACTGTTTCGGGTATGATCCTTGCTGGATCGGGTATCATCAATTCAGGTAATGATATCATTCATATTAGCAAAGAGAAGAACCTCACAGATTTTGAGGCAATGAGTAAGTGGATAAAAGAGGTATAATAATTACATATCAGCATTACATATCAGCATTACATATCGGCAGGTTTATTATGATAAAAGAGGCGAATATCATCCATTTTGGGACGTAACTCTTCTGCCACAGTCGCTTGTTGGATGGCAACAGTGGGATTTAACCAGCGATTATCAAAATTTCGTTGAAGTAATTTATTGGATTCCTCCACATATCCCGTATTTTTATCTTCATAGACGCTTGCTTTGAGTTCACGTGTCATGTTTCGTGAATCATCCGTCACCGAATATTTATCAAAGTATGGATTTTGAGCGCCACGAGAGGAATTGGCATCAAACCGTGGTTGAGAGCGATAACTGCGACTATTCATTCGACTATCACTCGGTTGCATATCATAAAATGGCGCTTGCTTGTTAATATCCGGACGATTATTGGTACCAAACTTACCATCTGTTTGCCAGTGTTCAAACTGACGAGCATTAATGGAGTCAAAGGTGTTTGATTCACGACGGGTTCGGGTAATAAATTGAGGGTGAGGAAATGCGTTATAGGAAGAAGCAGTATGCTGATCGGGAAAAACAGGTTGTGCCATTTAAAGTACCTTCTTAATAATAACATAAGATGTTTATTATTCCATTTATTCACAGAACCAAACAACTTTCCAATATGACCATTCACATCTTTCAGATTCTGACGATTGGTGGAACCACCTTATGGAAAGAGAATCCGACAGCATCGCTAGAAACAGATATTCTCCATCCAAATGGAATCTATTTGGATCAACCACTTATTAAGAGAAAGAATGTTATGCTGTGTAGTGTAGATCCAAAGAAGACGGATATGAATGATTTCTATCAATGGAATGAACTTCCAAAAGAGAGTGATACCTTTTGTTGGAGAACCTTTTATACATTTGGAGATAAAATTCCGAATGATACCAATTATCATAATTGGTTACCTGTTCCATCACAAGAGCGTATTGAACCTTATTTATGTGAAGAAATATTTGATATGATTATGAAAGCATAGGGTAGAAGGTCTTAGTTCTGTCCGAAGGACAGAGGTCCTTGCTCTGTTTAAAACGGAGCAGCACGTTCTGTCCGAAGGACAGAGGTCATCTAAACACCAAACACGTAGATAAGATAGTATGGATATTCATCGTCACAAGACACAAAAGAAGAGCGCAATGGAGTCTGAACATCCTGTCACGGATGAAACATTTAAGATATTATTGGAGGACAGTGCACGAGAAGCCTATATGCGCCCATGGCATCGGATTGAACGTGGTCTACGTTTGAATCGCCTTCGTATTTTTGTAGAGGATGTTGCACCACAGTATAGTATGACAAGAGAGGAAAAAGACAATTTTTTCATCTATCTTCAGAAGGCACTTGATAAGAAGCTATTAAATACATTAAAGGTGGTTCTCTATAATCAAGAGACGCAGCGAATTACAACCATCAAAGGATTGGAGCTTAGTCGGTTACCTGATGGAAGCATAAAATGGGCATTTACAACAAAGAAACCGAGAGTAGAAGGAGTTGGTACAAGAAAGAAGAAGAAGGATGACGTCTTTTCGGTATCGACCGATGTCCCAGAGAAACTAGCAAAAATTGAGGAAACAAATATGTAAGATATAAATAGTAAAATACGGATATGAAATTCAAAGAAAAATTACAGATTCTGATAGACCTTATTGAAAATTGGCTATCAGATCCTGAAGATGATGCGCAACGCATGGAATGGCATGAAGCAGTGGATGAAATCATTTATACATTAGATTGTTCCGAGGTAGAAGAAACCTGTCTGGCTAGAATAGTAGAGATGTATGATGAACAGATTCGACGAGGATTGAAACGAACTCATTCTATGTTGACGGTTTCCACAAAGGAGGAGTTAGATACCTTGTTAGCAAGAAAACAGATTGAACAGCGAACACCTGCATGGTATGCACAAATGGCTACTATTCTTTCTGCCAGTGAGTTGGGTCATCTCTTTGGTTCTGCTTATGAACGTGGGAAGTTAGTACTATCTAAGACGGAACCGCCTCCACCACGAAATCAACCGCTTGCAATTCCTTCCGATCGGATGAAGCCATTTGATTGGGGTATTCGTTTTGAACCCGTCGTGAAACAGATTTATGAAGACAAATATGGGGTAACCTTGAAGGAATTAGGACGTCTAACCCATCCTATCGATCCTCGTTGCTCCGCTTCGCCTGATGGATTGATCTATGATTGTCCCAAGAATGAGAGAACAGGTCGCCTGATTGAAATCAAATGCCCTGCCACAAGAGAGGTAGATGGAAAGATTTCAAAAAAATACTATTGGCAAATGCAAATGCAACTCCATGTGACGCAATTACAATACTGTGATTTTGTAGAGGCGGTCATCGTATCGAAATACAATAATACAGTACATCAAGAGGGACCTTCACATTATTATGGATATGTGGCGGTCATTCGGTATGCAGAAATGAAGGGAGATCAAGAGTTCTATTATGTGTATAGTCCGATTAATTGTGAGTCAGATTGGACACCTGAAATAAAAGAGGAGGAGGAATTGATCGAAATTACGCCATGGAGATTGTTACAATGGAGCGAGCAGCTTGTGGTGCGAAGTGAAGAATGGTGGACATCGCTGAAACCGATGATGGATACATTTTGGGAGGATGTCGAAAAGGCAAAGCAGGGATTATTTGCGGCACCTGAATCCAGTCGGGCGACAAAAAAGACAAAGGAGGAAAAATGTCTCATCCATTTTCATAAAGTAGATGAAGATGGAAAAGAAATACAAGAAATAAACGAAATACACGAATAATCTCACACGATTATATATTTTTATTGAGAGTTCCAGGTAATCCATGACCGAACAGAATCATATAGATGACAACAACCGCACCTATCAGAATGCTTCTGTTCTCAGCAACCACGCAATTCTGTTTAAGAATAAATACCATCACAAGATATAATACGAAAGCAATAATTATTCCATGAAATACCATTAAGATACCTCTCTCCATGTCTATATGAAAGGACACAATTATAATCCATCATTCGCTTCGCTTACACTACCACCTGTATTATTTGGAGGAACTGCCATCGGATCGGCTTTGTAGAAGTTAAGAACAAGTTCCTGATAAGGTGAGGAGCAGCTGTCGGGATAACCACGCTTGTAATTATTGGTCATTTGACGAAATGTGCCTGTTTTCGATACCATGCGGTCGAAATCAGTCGCATAACACGAACGACTATTCACACAAGAGATGGATTCTTTTTCACGAGGTGGGGGTAAGATATCACTTAATAGGTGATAGGGCTGATCATTGTATAAATCGGCTTGATCTGGACTATCGGGTGGATACTCCATAATCGGTGAATTAGCCATCTTTACAGTGGTATCTAATAAATGAGACTTATCGGTTGGATTTGCAAAAGATTCCCAATAGGAATACAATGGATAACCAAACATCTCTCTATCAGGGCGTTCCCACCACTTCTGCTGTGAGGAGGAGCCATAAGGAGCCACAGTCAAACTTGAAAATTTTAATGTATTAGTAAATAATACCACAATAATAATAATAACGCAAAATACAACAACAGTCATACCAAATGATGTCATCTCTATCTAATTGCGTTATTGTTAAAAATTTGACACACTGTTTTGTGTAAATATATCGCATTCCGGAAACATATCCATGATTAGTATGCAAGTCGTAAAGCGAAACGGTGAAGTGGAAGCGGTATCCTTCGATAAAGTATTGAATCGGATTCAAACCGCATCGGATGGATTAGATGTGAATCCGACACTGATTGCTCAACGTACGCTGCTACGTATTTATGATGGCGTGAAAACTTCAGAGCTGGACGAATTAGCAGCACAACTTTCCATTTCACTTATGACGACGAATCCCGATTATGGTACACTGGCAGCACGTCTTGCTATTTCCAATCATCATCGCAATACATCCAATCGCTTTACCGATGTCATTTACGAATTATCCCATCAAACACTCGAAAAAACAGGTGAAACACTATGTAATATTTCTCAAGAGCTGATTGACATCTGTGAAAAGCACGGTGATGCGATTAATCAGCGAATTGACTATCAACGTGACTACTTATTTGACTATTTTGGCTTTAAAACTCTTGAAAAACTACAATATCTTCTTCGTGACACCAAAGGAAAAACGTTGGAGCGCCCTCAACATCTTATTATGCGTGTCTCCCTTGCTTTATGGGGTGCTTCTGATTTGGAGCGTGCCTTTGAAACGTATGAACTACTGAGTCAGAAATATTTCATTCATGCGACGCCGACCAACTTTAATGCGGGAACGCCGAGACAACAGCTTAGTTCTTGTTTTCTTATAGCTATGAAGGGTGATTCGATAAATTTAATATATGATACGTTAAAGGACTGTGCACTCATCAGCAAACATGCGGGAGGAATTGGTCTTCATCTCCATAACATTCGTGCGAAAGGTTCGCTCATTCGAGGAACGAATGGAACGTCAAATGGAATCGTACCTATGCTAAGGAACTTTAATGATACGGCTCGCTATGTTGATCAATGCTTTACTCCTGATACGTTGGTCTATACAGAGAATGGTCCTAAACTGATTGAAGATGTAAGCATTTCAGATAAAATCCTTACAAGTGATGGAACCTATCATAAAGTAAAAATGCCAATTCGCCACGAATATAATGGAAAAATGCTTGAAATTCAGGTTAAAAATGCGATTTATCCAATTCGGGTTACACCTGAACATCAAATTCTGGCTCTACAGCATCAGACAAAAGGACTCAACTTTGATGTGATTCGCAATCGTCTTGAAAAATCAATTGCTAAAGCAGAATTTGTGGATGCGACGGAATTAAACAAAGGAGACTTTGTTGTCTTTCCGATTCCAACTCATACACATGATATTGAAGAGATAACAGAGGAGGATTGCCGATTTTATGGTATTATGCTTGGAGATGGTCATATTTCCTATGCTGCTTCGGGCGTAACATTGAATGAAACCACTAAAATTAATATTGTAGAATTTGTAAAACAATATCTGTCTGACAGAGGTGTTAAATACAATACCTATAAAGATGATATCACTATTGACATTAAATGGTCTACAGCATCTCCACGATTTAAATGGACTCGTTCTCAAATGTACGATACGAATGATCATAAAAAATGGGATACTCCTATGCTTCATCTGCCATTGAATAAATTACAACAAATTATTAGAGGAATTATTGAAACGGACGGCTGTATTGGTGAAAAAGAAATTACAATTGAACTTTCCTCACTTGGATTAATTGAATCAATTCGTTATGCTCTCTTACGAATGGGAGCACTAAGTTCTGGATATACTCGTAATCGAGTCGGAAATGTTTCAAGTTACAAAAATATTACTACCAGACTGCCCACAAATGTGATTCGTGTTCCTCGTATCAAAGAAATTATGGATATGTTTCCAAATGCACCAGATGGTGAATTCTTTAGTTATCTCAAATATGGCAATAATCTCTATTCACGAATTCAAGATATTACAGAAGTACAATATGATGGAGTAGTCCATGATTTTGAGATTGATGGTCCTCATGACTACACTGTCGCACATCTTGGTATTGCTCATAACGGAGGGGGCAAGAGAAATGGATCATTCGCCATGTATTTGGAGCCGTGGCATGCGGATGTGGAGGACTTCTTGAAGCTAAAGCTCAACACGGGATCGGAAGAGGAGCGTTGCCGTGATTTATTCTATGGTTTGTGGATTCCTGACTTGTTTATGGAACGTGTGGAGAAGAACACGCATTGGACGCTCTTCTGCCCTTCAGAGGCGCCTGGTCTATCCGATGTGTATGGTGATGAATTTAAAGCACTATATGAGCGATATGAGGCGGAGGGACGTGGACGTAAGCAGGTGGAGGCACAGAAGCTCTGGTTCAAGGTACTAGACGCACAGATTGAAACGGGTACGCCTTATCTGTTGTACAAGGATGCTGCGAACATGAAATCGAATCAGAAGAATGTGGGAACGATTAAGTCATCTAATCTTTGTGTGGCACCTGAAACATATGTTCTGACAGACAAAGGTCAAATTCCAATTATGGAATTGGCGGGTCAAGAAGTGAATGTGTGGAATGGAGATAAATGGTCTACTACGACTGTTATGAAAACAGGAGAGCAACAGAAATTGATTACTGTGTATCTCAGTAATGGAGCACAAATCACTTGTACTCCTTATCATAAGTTCATTGTACAGACTGATAATTGCAGTATTAAAAATGCGACACGCGTAGAAGCAGGTATGTTGACAAAAGGAGTGAAACTTGCTACATACACTATACCAGGGCAGGGCTCGGACCAAATTGTGACGGTTCATGCAATTGAAGACAATGGACGTGTAGATGACACTTATTGCTTTAATGAGCCAGAAAATCATGCAGGAGTATTTAATGGAGTTCTAACGGGTAATTGCACAGAGATCATAGAATATTCATCACCCGAAGAAACAAGTGTCTGTAACCTCGCTTCGCTCGCCCTACCCTCCTACGTCGATGCCAAGAAGCGCACCTTTGACTTTGAGAAGCTTCGTCAGGTGGTAAAGGTCGCAACGAAGAATCTGAACCGTGTCATTGACATTAATTATTATCCGACGCCTGAGACGAAGACATCGAACATGAGACATCGTCCAGTAGGTCTCGGTGTACAAGGATTGGCAGATGTCTTTGCGCTTCTGCGCATGCCGTGGGAGTCAGAGAAGGCAGCTGACTTGAATCAGCGCATCTTTGAGCACATCTATTATGCGGCGGTGGAAGCCTCATCCGAGATTGCGATAGAGGAGGGACCCTATTCTACGTACGAAGGTTCTCCGATGTCGCAGGGCATCTTTCAGTATGATATGTGGTCCGTTACGCCAATGACAGAGGTGGATGGCACATTGGATTGGACTGAGCTCAAGGAGAAGGTGAAAAAGAATGGAGTGCGAAATTCACTGTTGGTGGCACCGATGCCAACAGCGTCTACGTCACAAATTCTGGGCTTTAATGAATGTATTGAGCCGTTTACCAGTAACATTTACACACGTCGAACCCTAGCAGGTGAATTTATTATTGTGAACAAGTATTTGTTACAGGATTTGAAGAAATTGGACTTGTGGAATGAGATGATGAAGCAACAGATTATTTCACGAAACGGATCAGTACAAGGCATTGATCAGATTCCTGAGGCGATTCAGAAGTTGTATAAGACATCATGGGAGCTCAAGCAGAAAGTATTGATTGATATGGCAGCTCGTCGTGGAGCCTTTATTTGTCAGTCGCAGAGTTTGAACTTGTTTGTGGCGGATCCGAATTATGCGAAGCTGACATCGATGCACTTTTATGCCTGGAAGCAGGGACTGAAGACGGGTATCTATTATTTGAGAACCCGATCGCCTGTCATGGCACAGAAATTTACGATTGATCCAGAACTTCAGAAGGCAGCTGAGAAATCAGAAATGATGCGACTTCTGAAAAAGAATAGCGAAGAAGAGTGTACGATGTGTGGTTCCTAATCCATTCTTTATTCTATTGAATCCGGATGTAAAGATGAAGTAAAATATACGAAATTAATGAGAGGATACGATAGGATGAATCTCTCAAGACAACAATACCAATTTAATCAATTAAAAGATGAAATTCATATGGCGCTAGCACGTAATACGTTTCCTAGTACTATTTTTAATACAGTCAATAACATTGTACGTGTCATCAACGCAATTCGTGAAACGAAAGGGATACACTGGGCTCGCACTGTAAAGGATAATGGGCAACCGGTTTTCACACCGATTGAACAGCAGCGATATACTGAATTATTACAGCCCTATGTTCCTGCCATTCTTGAGTTTTTTGAAGATCCGATACCACACGGTTTACAGAAAGGTGGAGAAAATCCACTCCCAGCAACAGTGAAAGCATCAGTACCAGCAACAGCTGAAGCAACAGTGAAAGCACCAGTACCAGCAACAGTCGCACCAGTGCCAACAACAGTCGCACCAGTACCAGCAACAGTCGCACCAGTGCCAGCTGAAGCAACAGCTGAAGCAACAGTTGCACCAGTACCAGCAACAGTTGCACCAGTACCAGCAACAGTCGCACCAGTACCAGCAACTGTCGCACCAGCAACAGTTGCAACAGCACCAGCAACAGTCGTAACAGCACCAGCAACAGTCGCAACACCAATGCCAGTAAGCCTCATGGCAATGTCAGGAGCACCAGGAGCACCAGGAGCAGTGCCAGTAAGCCTCATGGCAATCCCAACACCAGTGGCAGAACCAATACAAGAACCAGAACCAGAGGAACCCTCTAAAGTATCACAACAATATGATTCGTTAAAGAGTGGTTTATCAGATAAAATAAAAAGTATTGATTTAAGCACTTTTACACCCGATGTATTATTTGATAAAGTCATGTCTACCTTTCAACGTGTCAATCGTAGTATGAATGAAAAGATGGATGCTATTCACTATGAAAAGGAACTAGATAAGAAGCCAGACATTCCAATTGCAGGAATCCCAATTCCACCACGCTTTATTGTTTTTCTTATTTATTACATATTGGATATCACACGTATTGCTGTAAACGTACATGGAAATGAAACGGGGCGTAAGTTATTATCGATTCTCATAGCAATCTTGGATCTAGTGCGTGGAGATTGGAAGAAAGCTATTTTAACATTTATTGGATACTATGGATCCTATCCTTTATTGATTGGTCAAGCATTAAAGACATATTTAACTGTCATTCAAATGCTTTCTCCTACCATACAAATAAAATTACCATATTTTATGTACGATAGTGTAAAATCAATGGTGTTTGGTGTTTTATTATCTATTATTCAGATTGGCGCACCCAAACCCGTTCGTGATCAATTAGAAAAAATGTTAACTACCTTATCGGATGTTCAGAAAGACATTGATGCGAAATTAAATGCGCTGAATCCTCCTCTATCTTCACGTCCTGATTATTTTAAAGTTGATTTTAGCAATTTAAATGATTTGCAAGCCATTTTAGATGATCCTGTCTATATTTGTTCAAAGGAACATCGTGAGGCGGTTGAGAATTTACTTGCTAATGCGAAAGATGGAGCTCCTATGATACAATTTATACTTTCTTTAATGCGTTATCCTCATACAAGAGGCATGACGCAATATCTATGCGATAGTAATGCGAAGAAATCCTATGTCGATTTATTAGTAGCAGAGGGATTGGAACGAGAAAAAACAGAAGCAAATGCGAAAGGGGATGAGGAAGAGGATGAGAAAACAGAGAAAACAGAGAAAACAGAAAACACAGTACAACCAGGAGAAGTAAAAGGTGGCACTCGATCTAAAAAACGTGTTATTCGGATGAAGGCTTCTCACTCGAAGTAGTCTCCTCCACTTGGACCCCTGCCAGGCTATGAATAAACATCAGATACTCTTTCGGAAATCCCCAGAAGCACGATGGAGCGACATTAGATGGTGGAATACGACGACTCGATTGATTGGTTCCATGCGAAAAAGCAACAATGATTTGCTGTGGTGGAATTTCAATCACCTGATTCTCACGTCCCTCTATCCAATTCTCACCTTCCGCAATGGATACATGAGGAAAGGGTCGTTCTAGCCACGCCGACTTCCGAAACGCCAATGTCGCCTCTGAGATGCGCTGAGCAAAGGGGATATCAAATGGTGGCACATTAACTGCCGAGGTACCCTTCATCAAATCATAGAGCGCCAACGTGGTGCAACAGACAATCGATGCCTTTCCCGTCTCACCACACTTCGTGCCCTTGGTAAGCCATGCGACACGACGGCGAAAGGATGTAATCGGATAATGATCATCATCGTCCATAAATAGAATAATATCATGGGTAGCATGCTGAATAGCAATGTTACGCTTTTCACCAATCGACATACGCCCCTCAATAGGGATATATTTCAATTGAATGCTAGGAGCCTGTACTTGAAATTGTACAATCTTTTCACTTGCCATCTGGCTCGCATGCTCATTATCCTCAATAACAACCCATTCGATCTTTTCATGTGGATAGTCCGTGGCGAGCAAATTGTGAAAAGCAATATCAATCAACTTCTTTCGCTGATACGTGGGTGTAATAATAGTAATCGGTGGACAATCCGCTGCATGAAGAATGGGTGGACAATGAATCACGCTCTTTGCTGACTGACGCTGCTGAATGAGTAGTTGTAGTCTACCAATAATTGGTAGAAAGGCAAAGATGGTAGAAGAGAAACGCTCCCTCGCTTTCATTTGACGTACCCAACGAATTTGACCAAAATCATTTATATTAAATAACCTGAACGCCTCTTCTAGCTCCTGACGAATCATATCACCTGGACTCGCAAGTAAATATCGAACATGCTCTGATGGCTTATAGGAATTAGAAAGCCACGCAATTCCATGATTGTACTGATAAGTATGCTGAAAGACGGGAAGTGAATTCATAATCGTAAAAACACCAAGTACTTCCGCATTGGCAGCGGCATATCCATATGCTTCTCCTTGACTACATATGAGATGTCCCTTATATGAACTCATAATCCGATAACGTGGAATCACATCCATGTCTTTACAGATCACACGGATATTATCAGGCAGACCGAGCTGTTGTAGCTCATCCACAAAATCAGGTCGTGTCGTGTAAATCGTGAGTGGAGGATCAGATGGACGCCAATGAGGAATCAACTTCTTCAGATATTCATACTTACTGGAAGAACCCGCTAGAAAGCAGACAAAACCATTATAAAACCCATCATATCCGTTACATGCTGGAATGTCGTTATTCCATGATGCACACCATGGAATAACATGAATGTGATCCGAACGAATTCCCTTCTTTTCAAAATCGGCACGAAAGGCGGCGGCGGAATCAGGGTCACGAAAGAGTAAGGCATCAAACGCATGTACATAGGAATCATAGGAATAAGACCATTGTTCCGGATTAATAAGAATCACATTAGTATGTCCCCATGGAATCGCACCAAAAATGGGTGTTTCCAAGTGAAATTGAATATCACAGTGACTTAAGGGTTCACGAATATCCACAATTTTTGCCTTTTGTATCGGCTGTCCAATAGAGTCCTGAGCTTTTTTTAGTAATCGTTCGATGACACTAACATCATCTGTCAGTCCAAATGTATTCGTCCGATTATAGAGAATATTGACGGTAAGAGGTGCCATTTAATAAGATATATTTCTTTATCTTTTAAGTTGTATGGATAGTAGATGGCGGAGGAGGTACGAAATATAGGATATCTCGCATGGAAGGATCCATTGGCATGGATGGAGCCAATGAAGGGAAAACGTTGGGAGAATTTGATAAAACAAGAGAAACGTAACTATCATACACTTTCTTCCCAGCGGTCTGTGGAACGAGTTGCCAAAGAAATGGAGCAGGAAATGGATGATGTATCACAATATACGAATATGCCCCCCATTACTGTCGGATATGGAAATATTGATCTATTAATGTATTCTGGATCAAGCTGTAAATGGAAATGGAAATGGGACAAGAACAATGACTATGAGTATGCCTTTGATATGGATACACAGGGCGAGTATGTATGGTATAGTCGAAATGTAGGAGATAATTCTTATTTATATGAACATATTTGTATGGATGCAACGGGTAAAGAACGATGGAGAAAAGGAGGCGTCTCGCCGCAAATGGCAGTCATTGGACATCTCTATTATTATATTAAAATACGTGACACATTTCAAACAATTGAATTGCGTGTATGTAACGCCTATACAGGAAAAGGGGATCGAATTCTTTATCATGAAAAAGATAAGGAACGGAATATTTATTTATGGAAGGCGGTCAATAAAACACTGTATTTTAAATCAGCGGATCCTCAAACGGAGGAATTGTATCGTGTGGATGGATTCACATTAGTTCCCCTCTATCCAAAATCGGTGATGCAAATGCCACTAGGAAAAACCATAGACGGGGATGACTGTGTACTTATCCGAAATTCTCATATGGAGAAATGGATTCCGATGGGTAATCCGATTACCACATGGCATTTCCCAAAAGAAGAAATACGATGGGCAAATCTCTATTCGGGTCATGTGATTACTATTCACGAGGGTGAACAATGTATATGGCATTGTGCCGCTCGCAAACGACCTGTACTCCTGTGCCGATTAAAAGTGGGTTCGATCACACCCAATAATTGGTCGACCTGGGAAAACATGTTGATTGAATCATTTATTGTGAATTGCCCAACGACAGAACCCTATCTATTTCATATCATCAATCATAAGATTCATAAAGATACCCAGATTCGTGTTGTAGATTGCCCTATTCGTTTCAAACCATTGGATGTTCATAAATTACACGCTTCGTCCAAAGATGGAACAAAAGTCCCCTATTTGATTGTGAAACAGAAAGGAGTCAAACCAAAAGCTCAATTCATTGTTGTATATGGTGCGTATGGTACCGTAACGCCAATCGACTGGCCTTATGAATTATGGTACCCACTATTATCCAGAAAATGGGCGGTAGTCTTTGCGATGGTTCGTGGTAGTGGAGATAGTGATGAAGCATGGGGAGAACAAGCACGTAGAGATAATCGCCATGTGGTTGTAGATGATTTTGAGGCAGTCATTCGTCATTCACAACGCCGATTAGAACTCTGTCCCGATCAAACAGTGATTTATGGACGGTCTGCAGGCGGTCTTTCCATTGGTGCCATTGTATCACGCTTTCCACATGGCGAATTGGTAGGTGCTGCCTTTACAGAAGTACCCTATGTCGATGTGCTTCGCACAAGCTCTAATCCTAAATTACCCCTTACAATAGGAGAGTTTAAAGAATTTGGTAATCCGAGGGAGCGTATCGTCAATTTCAAGGAGCTATTATCAGTATCACCTATTAATACACTACCAAGTGTGGGGGCGCCAGGTGTTTTCGTATTATCACGTGTGGGATTATTGGATAAGCAGGTGTTTGCGTACGAATCCTTTAAATGGATACAAAGGCTACGGGGCGCAAATACTCCGGATGAAAGTCGTCCATCGCAACCTAATGGAAAGTATGTGACGATCGAAAGGAATGAGGCACATCAGTATAGTTATACAGCATTTTCAAAATGTCGTGCTCGTGATTTGGCAATTATGAATGCGTGGGTGGATGGTACATTACGGATGGAATAAATTGCAGAGGACAAATTGTAGAATCATTTTAAAATTGGATAGAACTACGGGCATTCAATGAAATCTATTCTATTCCAAGTTGCGTAAAAAAAATATGATCTTATAATATAGAAGATCATGGAGCAATTGATGAAGGAAATGAAGAATGCGCCAACGCAGCAGGGCGGCAACCAGCGTCGCAACTCTCGCAGCCGTCGCTCTGCTGCGCAGAGCCGTCGCAACAATAAGAGCCGCCGCAACGTGGCGCAGCGCCGTCGCAATTCGCGCAGCCGTCGCAACTCACGTCGTCAGTCTCAGGGCGGCAAGCGTCGTCACCGTCGCCACCGTCGCCGCACATGCCGCAAGTAAATGATTTACTCATTCTGCGGTATATGAAATTGAATAAGGCATACTTCGGTTTTGTCTTTTTTATCCTTTTTGTACTTTCGTTTGGATGTTTGTGTCGCACCAGGCAACCATTGTTGTATGTATATTTTTCTATGTAGTTCATGACCTCCATAGATATGTATTCCCTCTCTATGTTTCGCCGTTCCATATCCTTTGGAAGAGAGCAAATGATATCGATCTTCGCATTCAGGATGTGCCAGACAATACTCCTGAATCCATCGATCATGTTCCACTTTCGCAAGAATAGACGCCGCCGCAATTGCCATATATTGATTGTCTCCTTCTATAATGACTTCTTGGATACCGTTCCAGTTATCGATCGCCAATGTACCATCAATCAGAAGGCGACATGCTGAATGGTCTGGAAGAGGAAGGGATAGAACAGCCCTACGAAAGGCTTCTCGATTCGCCCACTGAATCCCATGTTCATTGATTTCTGCAGCGGTTACGATACCCACTGTAGACAATGGAATCAATTCTTTGAGTTGTTTTGCCATTTTCTCACGTTTATTAGGGCTTATTTTCTTAGAATCTCGTAATGTATGAAAGAGTGTTTTTTGATCATCCGTCCATTCCGTTTCAGGTAAAATGACTGCCCCCGCCATAATGGGTCCCCAGAAGGAACCTCGCCCGGCTTCATCGATTCCGATTTCTATTCGATTATCTTGTATAAATCGAGTTTGTAATGTCATTGTTCTATTCAAAATATGTAGATGATAGACAATCAAATTTTAAACATATAATAGGAAGTAGAGATGCTACGATACAGTATATTTACGCTACTTATTATATTAATTGTTACAATTGTCTTATCGTATTCGTATAATGAAGAGGCATTTACAAGCATTACTACAGCAGCTGCGATGTCAGGAGCGGGAGCACCAGCAGCAGGAGCAGCGCCAGTAGCAGCGCCAGTAGCAGCAGTAGCAGCGCCAGTAGCAGCGCCAGTAGCAGCAGTAGGAGCACCAGTAGCAGCGCCAGTAGGAGCAATTCCTCTAGCGTTTTCTAATACAAAAAAAGTAGATACAAGTCCTACAAATACAGATAATCAGATTGTAAGAGATAGAATAAATGTTGCCACTGAATACACTAATAATTTTTTGCGTATTTTTGCGGCAATGCCTTCTCTAAATTCTGTGCAGTCTGTCAAATATAGATTACTTTCAGAAGATGGTACACTACTCACAAATGATCTAAATGTGACAAATGATATACGATATGAATCAGCAAGTATTCCTCTTTCTAAAATAAAGCCTTATTTCAATACAACGGCGTATATTGTTTCAAAAGGTGTAAATAATATTAATGATGCGTATGCATCTTTTATCATTCCTTCTAAAAATAATACACCTGCTGTTAAGCCTGAGGTAACATTGTCTGATACAGGATATGAAGCAATGAAACTAAATAAGCATAGCAATTTATTAAATGACATTCAGAAAATTGTTCACAATGAAATGTTAGCAAATCGATCACTTGATGTCATTGTAAAGAATGCTGGTAGAACAAGATCTGATGTAGGCACAGGTGTAGGCACAGGTGTAAGCACAGGTGTAGGCACAGGTGTAAGCACAGGATCAGGTGTAGGCTCAACTGTAAGCACAGGATCAGGTGTAGGCTCAGCTGTAAGCACAGGATCAGGTGTAGGCACAGGCGCACGCACAGGCACAGGAGCAAGAGCAGGCACAAGAGTAGCTGAATTAGAGAAAGAAATTTCAAAATTACCACCAGCATTACAGAAAAAAGCAATTGCACAAATGCGAAGGAATATAGGTGAAGATTCATATGAAGAGTCAGACGATTCATGTACATCTGATTTATCAGAAAATGATCCCGATATGTCACAATACATTCGAAAAGACCAGATTCCGTGCTGGGGCTGCTCACTTGATTATTAGAGATTACTATCCGGTTTTTATTACAAATGATTTATCATTTATAATAAAAATAATAAATAGAATGAGGCATCATCATCATTTAAATTTTTATGATAATAAACCATATCCTGTATTATCGGATGATCAGCGAGCAACATCTATCATCGAAATGCAAAAACAAATTCAACAATTATTGACAACACGTAATGATCTGATTGCTCGTAAGGATGAAATTGGTACAGATTTTCAAATTAATACCGATTTTTATGCTGATATTGACTATCAAACAGCCTATAAAGCGGACGATCTTATCAATTCTGTCTATACACCAGCATCGATGCAGGGACTGGAATACAAACAATATTCCTACAAACGCCAATGATTCATAATAAAAGTAAGTAATAGATAGATGAAAATACTATATGGATTATTAATTATAATTGTTATTGTATTATTCATAACATATCATTACAATAATGAAGGTTTTCAAACAATCGAACAAAAAACAGAAAGACAATGTACAAATAAAACCTCGACAAACTCTATCTTTACCTGTGCTGCTGGTGAATATGTATCTAAAGTAGCATCCGATGGTAAAGCATATACTTATACATGCTGTCCTGTATTAATAGGACTACAGGGTCCAGATGGACTACAAGGTCTTCCAGGTCTTGATGGCAATGTAGGAATACAGGGAATACAAGGTCCTCCTGGTCCACCAGGTGCACCAGGAGAGAAAGGACCCGATGGACCAAAAGGAATTTCCGGTCCAAGAGGCGAGAAAGGATATAAAGGAATACCAGGACCAAAAGGACCAAAAGGAGCACCAGGTGAAAATGCAGCATTAGATCCAGAAATAGTAAAGAAAATAGGAGAAGATGGAGTCATTACGCAAGTAGGACCACGTGGATTGACAGGAGATGAAGGACCACAAGGACCTGAAGGAGATGTCGGTCCTCCAGGAATGAATTATGTAAAACCAAATGACAATGACCTCATCTTAGAGGATGTGGATTATCGTGTCGAATCCGATCGTGTATCCGATTCGGTACAACGTACTATTCAATTAGTTGCCTTACAACGCAACGCACAAAATATGCTTTCTTCACGTCAGCCAAATACACCGTCCTATGCTATGAGTCCCTCTCTCGCACAAGGTAATGAATTCAATTCACGAGTATAATGTCCGGTTTTAATGATGTATACTATTCCTCATATCATAAAACTAAACTATTAATAGGTATAATGAATAAGAATGTTATGATAGGTTCATTATGTATTTTTATTATATTGATTATTGGTTTATTATATTTTACGAAAGTAAAAGAAGGATTTGTAGATGCTATCGTAGCTGCAGCGACAGCATTAGCAAAAGCAAAACAAGAGGTTACTCAAACAAATGCAGCCGTTGATTCCGCAAAAAAAGCAGTTGGGTCCTCTACTGAAATTAGTACTGCGAAGGATGCATACATGAAAGCGACGAATACTGTTATCGCAGCAAATAATGCCGTTAAGGATACACACTCTATACTTGACGTTTCGAATCTTGCAGAATTTGAGAAGAATGCAAATACTGCAAAGACAAATTGGTCTAACTTACAAAAGGTGATCGCTGATAAGAATGCTGCTGGTAGCGAATATAGGAGAGCGGAGGCAGATGTCAATCCGGCGAATCCAAATTCTGCAGTGGCAAAAGTAGCAGCAGCAAAGGCAAGATTTGATGCTTTGCCAAATTAATGAGAATACATTTATTGTGTACGAATTTTATTATAAATAATACAAGTATAATATGTAAATTATATTAAATATAATTTATCAATCGATACTATAAATGAAAGAACTAGTCCCTATAACAATCGTTATTGATGATTTTTGGATATGATGTAAAAGTAAATAATAAAAGTGATATGATATAGGTAGAATGAGCGCTGATCCAAGTATGGATGGGAAAATGGTGGAAGGATTTATGCAGCCACCACCAGGTCCCTGTAGCAAAAGTCATCGATGGTGGACACCTGGAGCATGTGCGCAAAGAGATAGAGATATAGATAGATATAATGCGTGGGTAAGAGAACAAGCAGCAGCAAGAGAAAGAGCCGCCGCTGCAGAAAGAGAAAGAATAGCAAGAGAAGCAGCAGAAAGAGCAGCAAGAGAGCAAGCAGAAAGAGAAAGAATAGCAAGAGAAGCAGCAGAAAGAGCAGCAAGAGAAGCAGCAGAAAGAGAAAGAATAGCAAGAGAGGCAAGAGAAAGAGCAGCAAGAGAACAAGCAGAAAGAGAAAGAATCGCAAGAGAAGAAGCTGCAAGAGTAGAAGCTGCCCGTGTTGCAAGAGTAAAAGCAAAAGCAGATGCGAAAGCAGCCTGGGATGCTGCTCAGGCGGCTGCAAATAATGCTCAGGCGGTATGGGCAAAACAAAAGGAAGAATATGATACACTAACGAGAACACTACCTTTTTTAAAAACCGTCTACGATAATGCACAAATGGTGGTAGATGATATCAATGCAAGAAAAGCATCCTATCAAGATGCTCTTGCACAACAAACATCCGCAAACGCACTGCTCAAATCCGCAACCGAAATACTTATTAAGGGTACAACGAGTACCAAAGAAAGGATAGAAAAGACAAATGCAGAAAATACTACATTTATAAGGAGCGGAGCTATTTTTCCAAATACACTATTTAACACAGAAAAAGAATATACAGCCATGTCATCCAATTGGATTGTGCATGAAGCAGCAAAAAAAGAACTTTTTGTGATAGAAGCTTCATCAAAATTAAATGATATTGCTACAGCAACTGAAAAGTTAATAGAAACATATAATACATTTATGAGAAGCAGGAAAGCCTATGCTGATGCTGTCATCTCTGCCTTAAAATCAAATAATACAGATAGTAACTATGTTAAAAATGGTAGCAGCGATGCTGAACTTTATGGACCTGTATATGGTTTAACAAATGAATACACCGCAATGGTAAATGCATGGGTAAAGGTTACAAAAAGTATAGAAGCATCAGATGCATCTGGAGCAATTATCAATTACAATATCTATCTTCCAACAAAAACAGCATTTGGTAATGCCTTGCTCGTCGCACAAAATAAAAGAGCAGAAGCAATATTTCAAGCAAATCTAGCAGCAGGTAGAGATGCTGCAGCAAAATGGACAAGACGCGGAACGAACGGATGTCGTAATATACAAACACCCGCAAGCACGGATCCAAATATGCTTGATCAAGATATTACGTGCTATGATACCGAATATATTTCAGGATATACCAAAGTATCAGGATTTGATGCTGCTCCTATTGATCCAAATGTATCAAGAGATAATATTGCTCAATATTTAGCAGTTAAATACTCGTGCTGTGTTGCTCCTGTTGGAGCGAAAGGTCCACAAGGCAAAAAAGGTCCTCCAGGTAAGGAGGGTCTTCCAGGATTAGTTGGTCCAGTAGGTCTACGAGGAATGGTAGGACCAGTCGGCAAACAAGGTCCAGAAGGAAATGTGGGTGAAGACGGAAGTATAGGTCCTATTGGCGAAATAGGTGAGGATGGTGAGATTGGAGAAATAGGAGAATCAGGTAAACCAGGTACATCGATAAAATTACCAATGATTAGACACGTACCAGGACCAGTTGGTCATGATGGAGAAATGGGACCAAGGGGAATACAGGGACCAAAAGGACCCGCTGGATCAATCATACCCGCACCAACAACTGGATTCTCAGAATTAGACAGAACGATCGCATTATTTAATGTACAGGATAAAATTAATAAATACATAAGAGGTCAATAATATTACTATAACAAATATATATTATGTTCTATCATTTATTATATTCATCATAGAACATAGTACATTATGCATAGATACGGTTATGAAACTTATTCCTACATAGTAGGAAATGCAAATGTTATCAATAGGTTTTCTATTGATTATTCTTATTATCGCATGGTACATGTCTAATGTATATAAAGACGGATTTACAACATGTAATACTCAATCAACAGGCGTATTAAATGATTTTAATACGTATACATTGGAGTGTAAACCCAATCAATATCTTTCGCAATTAAAACGAGAACAACAAGGTACGAATAAGAAATATAGCTATACGTGCTGTACAGATTCATCTGGAAATATGCAAGGAATACAAGGAGACCAAGGAGAACAAGGTATACAGCCAAAGAAAGCAATCGATGGTGCGAAAGGACCACAAGGAGAACAAGGACCGCAAGGAGAAAAAGGACCCATTGGACCTCAAGGCAAACAAGGAGCAGAAGGTATTAAAAAAGGAGCAGGACCACGTGGACCTCAAGGAAAACCAGGACAAATGGGTCCTCAAGGGGTACGTGGGCAAGATGGTATTATAGAACCAAATGGACCAGTAGAAAATCCGATTGTAGGACCGAAAGGAAAAACAGGTACACAAGGTCCGAAAGGTATAACAGGTCCTGCTGGTACAGACGCACCTGGATCTCGAGAACAAGCTCGAAGAAAAGCTCAACGTATTGGTGGTAAGGATAAATTAGAAAAAATACAATTATACTTAATTAATGCATTATCAAAAAAGAATCCACCACCTCCTAGAAGTAAATTAAAAATCTATAGGGAGGATGAAGAGGACGAAGAGGATGAAGAGGATGAAATGTATGAGGCAACTACACTCATTGATACAGATGATGTAGATGAAGAAGTGGATATCATAGAATATTTCACTACTAGTTGTGCGCAAGGAAAAGAATATAGTTCTAATACCTATAAACGATCATCCTTTTAATCATAGTATATAATTATTCTAGATCGTACAAGCTATCTAGAGTCATTTTAATAAAACAAATAAATCAAAAGATAGGATAAGAGAGTAGGATGTTTGCCTTCTTATTATTACTTTTTGTTTTACTTGTGATTTACTCTTTTACAACAGCCACAAAAGAGGGATTTAATCCGATGAATACATCACCATCACATCAAGTCAATATACCAGTCAATCAGATTCCATCTATGTTACCTTCTCCTCCGGCTGCTAAGGTATCGAATACGGTATCGACTCTTTCTCAGAATGGGTCTATTTTTAGCAATTGCTCCGTTGAGCCATCGACTCTACCTGGTCAGCTCCCGCAAGCTCCTTATCAACAGATTGCTGCGGCATCACCGTTACCCTATCAGGATACGACACTCATTAAGGCAAATCGTCAGCAATTAATTAACCTGCTGGAGCTTCTTAAGGGTTTTCTTGCTTTTGAGGCACAGGAGATTGCGGAACGATCTGATCCTACCATTCAGTTACCACTACAAACAGCACGTAGTGATTTCCATACGCTACAGAGTGAAGTAGAGGTTCTGAATCGTAATCCAGGAATTCAGCCGAATATGACATTGTCCCATTTGAATGAGATTTCATCGAACTTGGCATTTTTACAACAGAAAGTGCGATTGATAGGAGCTGCTGGTCCGATTCAAGGTCCCATTTATCAATTTACAAAGCCAGTAGAGGGATTTAAGTCAAAAGGTAAGAAATTAGCAAAGAAAGCAATGTCTAGTTCAAATAAATTAACAAATTCAGCGAGTGACGAAGTCACGGCAAAAATAATGAAACGAATTGATCCTGCAAAATTGAAAGCAGGAGCAGCACGAATTGACAAAGCAAAAAGTACAGGAGTAGGATTGGAAGAAGCCGTCACAGATTTTGGTATATTAGTACAATCTGTCGCAACTCCCGAAGAATTTGAAATCTTGAGTGGAGGTGCAGCGATGATTTCAGAATTTGAACAATTATCAGAAGCAGACAAAAAAGCATTTAATGATACAGTATTGGCGGATGTGAAGGCAGCCAATTCCGCCGCACCGAGTGTGGTTCCAGGTAAATCAGCAAAGTCATCCCCTGCCATGATAGAAAAAGACACAACCACTGGCAATGCAACCCTAAATGATTTGAAAAAATTTATCGAACGTATTGATGTCGAATCCATGCGTTTATCAGCAAGTGGTGATACAAGTGAAACTACGAGTGCTCGTATTGTAGCTCTTGCTGAAATTAAATCAGATATTCAAACTATCCTGACACAAATCCAAAGAGGCAGTATCAGCGAATCAGAAATTCCAGTGACAAAGGAGTTATTAAATAAGGCATTGCCCATATTAGGTAAACCAAGTGATCCATTACCTCAACTCATTAAGAAAGCTGGACTTCCTCCTGCTCTTGCGAACTTGTTACCATCCAATATGCTAAAAGATCCAGAGACAACCCGAGAAATTAATCAATTGATAGATAAATACATGGATACCATTGTTAATGGTGTTAGTGCCTCTTTTGAAGTCAAATACACTTCACCATTCGAAGCGATGAAAGGATATGGTGCGATGATGCAGTCCTCCGTTGATAAGTCTGAATTTCCATCGATGAATCAGTCCATCATTGATAAGTCAGGGTTTTCATCGATGAATCCGTCCATCATTGATAAGTCAGGGTTTCCATCGATGAATCCGTCTATGATGAATCAGTCCACCATTGACAAGACTGGTTTTCCATCCATGTCCGATTTAGATAATATTTCCAACGCAAAGTTTACTCCGATGGATTCAGGAATGCCAGTCACCGATCGGATGGCGCCGACACCGATGGATGCAGGACGTGGACCCTCTCATTTTGATTGGAAGGAGCGTTCGAAACAGATTGAACAGCAAGTCAAGAAACGGGGACTCGACCCATCTGATTTTGGAATCATGCCTCCTCAAACAAAAGTATCCAAAGATTTTTCATGGAAAGGATATGCGCGTATGATATGCACACGATTACAGGCAACCATGGATCCAAGTCTGCCTGTTACCTGTGGATGTCCACCACTCGATTGGTCAGGATGGCGAATTGCAAAATAGAAACCATAAATAGTATTTGAACCATGGGTACCGAATATGTGGTAGAATCGGAAGTTATTATGCGAGCAGTCGATCACCCCTTTCATGAACGACAGGTACTTGGTACCTTTCCATCAGAAGAGAGTGCGTACGTCTTTATTCAAAAATACATCATGGATACCAAAGATTTGCACACCTATTTTGCGAGATATTACATTTGTTCGAAAGCGGAATATGCCGAGCGCATTCGTAATGGAAAAATGGTCGCAATGAATATCGTATTAGGACAATTTGAGGATATTATTTTCGTTCGAGAAACATCATAACAAATCATTCCATATTTATTACTATTTAAAAAGTAGGTGACCAACAGAATGACAAGTTCATTAATTCATATAGCAGGAATTTTTGTGATCGGTCTTGCGATTGGTCTCTTTTTCTCAAAATGGTTACAGCAAGAAAACTTTGAAAACTACGATGGTGCTTGTGGTAACTGTGGAGTTCCCTCTCCATGCGGTTGCCCTAAACCCAGACCTCGTCCAGCACATCCGGCATGCCCTGAATGTAAGCAGCCAAACATGAGTAAATATGTGCTGAAGAGCTCTATTCCACCATGCCCCGCTTTACCCGATATGAGTAATTATATCCTAAAGAGTGAATGCCCCCCCGTCCCTGATTTGAGCAACTATGTCTTAAAAACATCCATTCCGAAGCAGAATCCAGTGATTTTAGACTGCTCCAAGTGCCAGAAGGCAAAGGGAGAATGCCCACCATGCCCACGCCCACGCTGCCCTGAGGTGAAATGCCCTGAGCCGACCAAGTGCCCCTCTTGCGCACCATGCCCACGCACAAAATGCCCCCCGGCTGTTGTGAAATGTAAGGCAGAAACACAGCCTCAAAACGATTCATTGGTGCGTCCCTATTTGGCACCTTTGGATAGCAAATTCTTTGGTGGATCATAAATCGCATCGCAACGCAATGCAATGCAACGCATCGTAATACAACGTAATATAAATAGTATATTACTATATCACATCAACTATGATATGATATATTAATCTTGGAAAATGATAGAGAAATGGACACACGATTTTGGGGTCCATCAGGATGGAAATTACTCCATCTTGTGTCTTTTGATTACACGTATTCGGCATCAAACGCTATTACCTATGCACGATTTTTTGAAACCATCCCCTACATTCTACCATGTAAATTTTGCCGAACCTCCCTCACCGATTATTATCGTGAGCATCCCTTTGAAATTGATAAAATGGGAATCACACCTACCTTAGATCTCAAGAAATGGTTATATACCATTCACAATTGTGTCAATCATAAATTGCGCAGTCAAGGAATCTATCCCCATACCAATCCGTCCTTTGCCTATGTGACAAAATTGTATGAGCAAATGCTAAAATGTCCGTGGGAACAGCAAATGGTACAGTTATGGGATTTTCTATTTGCGGTAGGATATCATCATCCGAAGGAAACCTCACGACATTCCCTACCGATGCCCAACTGTCCTAAGGAAGTCTTTCAGTGTAAAAAGCATTGTGAACGAAATAAATGGAATGTTCTTCCTATGAAATGGCGAATGTATTGGTTTAGACGTTTTTGGGTCTTTCTTCCGGCTGTATTACCTCATCCCCTAGCATCTCATTGGCAAAAGGCAGAAAAGGAAAACCCACCTACTCTGACTTGTCGTAAGACAACGATGAATTGGTTATGGAGAATGCGATGTAGTATGGATGCCACGTTCAAGGACCCATATACCTCTGTTTGTAAGAAGATAGCGGGTTATTCGAGTGATTGTGGACATAAAAAGAGTGCCGTGACGTGTCGTCGTATTTCTAGGAAAAAGCGTGTGACTAGAAAATCCGTACATAACTGATAGAGAAAGTAGGATGGAAGAAATCTTTCACAAATTTATTATTTATGCCGCTGTTATTATTCTAGCGTGCTTTCTCACTCTATTTACCTTTGATACGTGGCAAACAGTTCTGATGGTCACACTTCTTCTCATCATTGTGAATTACCTCATTATTTTATCGATGGATAAATTGACAACATTGGATTATTATACGGTGAGTGAAGGATTTGTGGCGGATTCAGCAGCATCTAAATCACAATATCAATGGCTAGGAAATGATGAATTATTTGACGATTTTTATGGATCGATTTTTACAAAGTTGACACAGAATGAGAATTTGATTCAGGCGGAAGCTGCCATTTGTATGGAGGAATTTACAAAACATCAGCCGAAAAATCAACTGATGATTTTAGATGCTGGGTGTGGAATTGGTATTGCGACATGTGCATTTGTGAATTTGGGTGCGGGACATAGTGTTGGAATTGATAAGAGCCCCGCAATGATTCGTTATGCAAAGAGTACAACACTACCGAGTACAACTTTAACCGATACGCAGAAACAGGATGTCGAATTTAGGACAGCAGATCTGATTGGACCAGGTGCAGCAGCGGCTGCTGAATTCTCCAGCGCCTGTCTCTTGTATTTTACGATTTACTATTTCCAGGATTTGGACAATTTATTTCGCAATTTGGCGCTCTGGGTCAAACCAGGCGGATGCTTAGCGATCGAAGTGGTCAATAAATATAAATTTGTACCTGTCCTTGACTGCGCTAATCCGTGGGTAGGAATATCACCGCAAAATTATTCGAAGGAGCGAATCACAACATCAAAAGCTGTCTTTGATAAGTTTGATTATGAAGCCGTCTTTGAATTAAATGATCCACATGCGGAATTTCGTGAAACATTTCGTTTTAAGGATGGATCTGTTCGTCGCCAAAAACACACCATGGTCATGCCGAGCATGGCGGATATTATTAAGAAGGCGGTAAAGAATGGATGGACCTATACTAAGTATGTGGATATGACTCCTCTTTCCTTTCAGTATGGATTTTTACTCTTTTTTACGAGAGATTCGGAATAAGAGTTATCGAAAGGTCATACGTTTATTTAAATCACTTAATTTACTACGTAGATTGTTCTGAAAATAGAGATAGGTAGCGCCCAATACCATGCTACCATTTAATTCTTTGAGGCGAAAATGATCATACCCATGGAATCCATGAAAGGGGGAAGGAATCCATTCTACTATATTTCTGGCAACATATAAAAGAATGAGATCAAACCATATCATACCGAAGATTTCCGCACACAATCGGACAGTTGATTTTTTTCGTTCTGTTTCTGGATGGTATGTTCCATAGATTGCATCGGATAGTTTAGCAAGAATCACACCGATGATGAAATAAATAATAACAGTATACCCCATGTCTGACATTTTGATCAGACGAAAGATCGCTTCTTTTTTGAGATTGGTCATGATTACTATTGATAGTAAATAATTATAAATAGTAAAGATAGGTCAGATACATGTCAGACGTACCATTATTTGATGTCTTTCAAAAAGGACTAATACGGGGCAGTGAGAAGCTTCCTTTTGATCCCGTTAAATCATACGCTTATGTGGAGCATCCTGTGGAAGGATGGCGGGTCTATCTACGTTCCTGTATTTTTCTTCATCCTACCTCGGAGCCTTTCGAAAATCGTCATTTTTTGGTGGTAAAAGATCGAAAGAAACGCGCAGGATCCGCTGCCTGGGAGCCACCGAAAGGGCAAATGGAAGGAAAAGATATGAAAGGAACACGCAAAAGCGTATACGATTTATTAAAAGAGAACGTGCTGAGGGAAACGGAAGAGGAATCGCATATTACTGATGTCAAGAGAGTAAAGCACACGGGGCTCGTCTTTCAATCACAGGAAAATGATTATGAGCCTGGTACCTATTTTCAATATCACTTGTTTCAAGGATTTATTACACCAGAACAAGTTAAACAATCGTTTGATGTGTTTGAATGGATTAAAGAACATCCTGCTGGATTTGAGAGATGGAAACGTGATCGAAAAGAGAAAAATGCCGTTGCATGGTTTCATCCACGAACGACACGATTGAATCCAAGATGGTGTCCTGACATTGCGGCGTTATACATTCGGCATGTGAAGGGACCCGTGCTCCGTTAAAAACGGAGCAGTATGTTCTGTCTTTTTAGACAGAAGGATCCCGTGCTCCGTTAAAGAACCGTTTTACATTATATAGTAGGTCTGCGAGAGCCACATCTACAAATCAAATAGAGTAAGTGATTCCAGATATGATACATGGAATAGGATATACCGCCATAACGGTATTGATTAAATTCGTCAATGGATTCATAATAGGAAAATGAGGTACCTGTACGTTCTTTGGTGATAAGTGAATCTTCAGACATAACTGAGCGGTAATGCTCCATGATCTATGTATCATTAAAGAAAGTTTATATTCTTTTATACGATTTAAGTAATGAAACCATAATACCATAGAATGGTCTTTTGGTTTTCTTCCTTCAATATCTCTACTACAAAATCATTTGAACCCTTTCTTATGGAGAAGAGTTCATTGCCTTCTCCTACTGGTGTTGATGCCATACTTGTAACTAGTCCAACCTCTTTGTCGATTCTAACGGAAATAAGGGAGTATTTACGGAACTATTTTGGAAATCCACCACATACGCCCGTACTTGATATTCCTGAATCGCATCTTCTGGGTCCCATGGATTATTTCTTACTGGCTCGTGAAAAAGAGCGATTGGTGGGAACGATACGTTATCGATATGTGGGTAAATTCATGGCGGATGGTTCGCCCTCCATTTATCGTGTGGATGCGTTCTGTATTCATCCTGATTGGCGGAAAAGAGGAGTGGGTGATTACTTATTGACAGAGCTTCAGCGCTATGTGACAACAAATGGACGCCCTTATTCCATGTTTTTAAAAGAAGGATACTATTTACCTATTATGTATAACCCGATCTATTCAGGACAATATGTCTTTCGTCGCTTACCTATTCAACAAACATCCCCTCATGTTCGTACGATATCGGCAGAACAAGCCTATCGCTTCATCGACGTCTATCATCGTATTTATCCACAAGTGTGTATTATTCGTAATGATACAGGGCTTGGTCAGCAGTGGAGATTATATAAGAAAGGATATCATATGATTTTGGCGTGTTTTCAGGATACGTATCAGAGGATAGATAAGGAACGTATGGGATGGTGTACTGCGTGGTTAGAAAGTTCAGTGGTGACAGAGGAGATACGAGAAGAAGCGGCGATTGCACTGACGAATACATTGCCTTCATTTGATTATGTATGGATGAACAAACGATGGACGGGAAAGAATTTGTGGACCGATGATGGAACATTTCATTGGTATACGTATCAATGGTCTACAAATTGTGTCATGGATATTTCCATGTGTTTATTGGATTAGAAGGTTCTATGATACTCTTTTAGGAGTATTTTTCACGGGCGTATTCTTTCATTGCGTTAAATCTAACAGGTGCCTTTCCAGCAACAGGTGGCTTGCCAGGAACTTTAATGGGTGTTTGTTCCAATTTTCTTGCTTGTTGTGCAGCGATCACAGGGTTAAGAGGTTTTGGCGTTGGTTGCGCTTGTTCCAATTTTCTTGCTTGTTGTGCGGCGATCACAGGGTTAAGAGGTGCATTTGTCTTCGGTTTTGTTTCTGCATTTATTTCTGCTTTTTTTGCTGCGGTAATTGCTTTCTCTTTCTCAAGTTCTGCTTTTGCCTGAGCTAAGCCTGCCTCTATTTTTGTCTCTTTTTCCATCCATACCAATTTCATACCATCCATATATTTTTTTTCACAATTGGTATAATAATCCACAAGAATTTTTCTAGCCTCTCGATTAATACGTTCCAATTCAGGAAATCCCTTGCTAATAAGATTATCATTTAATTTAAACATAATAGGTTTCTTGGTAGTTGGATGAATGGTAATAGTAAATAGCATAGAAATGATTTCAGAACACTTAACTGCATGATTGACTTGCATTTGAAACATAGATTTTACAATCTTATGCACCTCTGTAGTGGTTTGGGGTGTTAATGAAATTTCATCTGTTAATGGTGTTCCATCTGGAGAAGTACATACTTTTTCATCACGTTTATTGATAATACCAGAGAGTCCTTTCTCTTCCAACTCTTTTGACTCTTGTTGTGTAAGTGGAGTAGTACCTTTTGTGTACTGTTTTGCTAGTGTTGTCATAAATGCGACATAGTCTTCAAAGGTAGATCGACCATCTACTTCATTTCTTCCAATGATAAGATCGGGAGATCCAATCATAATGGTATCATAGAATAAATTGGCTAAGGCAAAGAGACCAGGATGCTTACTAAGTGCTTCTCCACTTTTTGGAAGTCCAATTCGTTCACTGCTTTTTCCAGCAAATGCTACACTGCATATCTGAGAAATACCAGGTTGATTGGGAAATGGCTCTGTTTTTAGGAGTTGAAGGGCTCGTGCAATACAATGTCCAAGTGGTCTACGTGTAGTAAGATTACCGATCATGTCTTCCACTTGTAAATGGGAGGTGATACCCACTTCGGATTTGGGAGAGATGCCACGATCGCTACGAACGCCACGATCGCCACGAATACGTTCGCCACTTTCTTTCATAACGCTCTTGATATAGATAATGATTTCTGAGAAGAGATTCGCCATAAAGGAGGGCATATCCGTAATAGATCGATCTTTGATAATATAGGTTGGTTTACCACTTATCACGATATTTTCTATATAAAAGATCTGATCAAACTTATTGACGACGATGGTTTCACCCACTATGTTTTTAAAGGTAAGCTTACCTATTTTGACTTTGATTCGATCGGGACTCATGAGTGTATAAAAATGTAATGTATGATATTGATTGACGCCTGGTATGTTAATAAAGCAGGTCGCATTCTGATAGGTATTAGGTGGAGGAATTCCATAAGCGGGTATGGGTTTGTCAGAGGAATCTTTTAGCGAATCTTCCATTTTGATAGAGACTGTACCTTTATCTTCGCCCGATCCAATATATCGTGTTTTGTATCCAACAGAAGTTTGTGTGTCTCCTGTTAAAAAAGCACGAATCCATTCAAAATTTTTTAATGGGATGGTAGAAGATGGGGGTGGATAGATAGTAGCAGATAATAATTCTGCCGCACCACCTCTTCCATAATAGGGAGCTTGCGCATAATATCCAGGAGTCATCAGACGTGCGTTGGTTCCTTTTGGAAAGCTACTCATCAGACCACTAGATGTCATGGCATTCATATCATCAATGAGGGTAAGGGCGAGTGCTCCATAAATCTGAAAAATACGAGTATAAAAATAAGCGACGATCAAGCATAAGCTTTGTCGCTCTTTTTCTTGTTCTCCTTTTGGATTCACTAAATCTTCTACACGTCGAAAGGTAAGTAATCCCTTGGCATCCTTTTCAGGAAAGACACGAAGTTCATAGAAATGTTGATAGATCGCATTTGCCTTGAATAAGACATATTTTTTACACTCTGATTCTTTGGACATATGTAATAAATCCCGTACACTCAATTGTTTTATCATATAATTAAGTAGTTCATCCATAATCATACGTGTATATTCGTTTTTGTCAAATGCTTGTGCATGTGTTATCCCATCTATCGGGCTCGATGAACTAGAACCCATTCTACTCTCTCTTTTATTTTTCTTTTTCTTTTTATTATTTTCTTATAACACCGTTTCAAGAATCTCGTGATACGATTCCAGTCGGCGTAAACATTTCTGTAACGTAGCCACCGATATTTCACTCGCTTCTGCAATCTTTGTAACAGGAATAGTAAGAATGTCACAGCGTTTAATGACAAACGCAATACAGCCCGCTGCTAAACTGGGTGGCATATTCTCCTGTGACAATCCAGCCTCCTCCGCTTTTTCAGCGATTCGTACACAAAGAGTATGCAGATGTTCCATCTGATTGCGAGGAATAGGGAGACGTGAAAGTGGCAATTGAATGTATTCAATTGCCTTGGTACTGGACTGACTCGGCTTATTCGTCGCATTCATATGAAGGAGACCCTTCTGACGAGCAAGCGCCATCACTTCCTGCATTTGTTTAAGTGCTTTGGTAAAGGTAGCGGAGGTGAGTCCGAAAATGTCTGTGATTTCTTTTGGTTTTCTCGGAGATCCTGATTGTTTCAGACTCATGTAGAGACAAGCGGAGAGAAGCGCATCACGACTGAGACCTTGACGTCCACCGATTTCCTGTAACGTGGTATAGAGATTTTTGGATTCTTCAATAATGGAATGGTTGATACCTGAATTCAGTCCGATGAGGGAAAGTCGTTCACATGTTTGAATGAAAGAACGCTCCTTGTAAGGAACGGTATTCCATGAATGATACTTTCTCACTCGATACATTGCTTTTGCGGTACCGTATCCATGTAGAATGACAGTGCCAAGCGACGCCTCAGGCAATCGTGGATCTTGTGGAGCACCGACACGTGTTGGGTCGCCACCACGATCCTCTTGGGCAAAGTAGCGATATTCTGCTGTATTATCAAATGGACGAGCAATAATGTGACCGCACTCCTTACAAGTGAGCAGGTCGGTAGAATAGAGGCAATCGGTATTGAAACACTGAGGGCATGTATCGATGTCTACAATTTCTGAGGGAGACTCATCGGGGTCTTCCCAACTTTCAAAGGAGGCAATCTCTTTGATAGGTGGGAAGTTGGTACGAAAGTTAAATAATGATTCCATGTTGCCCTATTGTACAGATAAAAAAAGAATCAATTTTTGAGACGCATCGAGTATAAACCAGCCATGAGATAAAATAGTATTATGAAAATCATTTTGGTAACAGGCGGGACAGGCTTAGTAGGAAATGCGATTCGCACGATTTCGAATACATATCCTGACTGCTCTTTTGTCTTTGTCTCTTCCTCCATGTTTGATCTCAGTTCCATCGAAGAGACACGAAAAATGTTTCGCACTTATCAGCCTGACACAGTGATTCATTTGACTGCTTGTGTAGGTGGACTATATAAAAATATGAATAATAAGGTGGAAATGTTGGAGAAGAATGTCCATATTAATTTCAATGTGATTTCGTGTGCGCATGAGTTTCGTGTGGAGAAGCTGGTGGCGTGCCTTTCCACGTGTATCTTTCCAGATAAGGTGACATATCCGATTGATGAGTCGATGCTTCATGATGGTCCACCTCATCCATCGAATGATGCGTATGCCTATGCGAAGCGACTATTGGAAATTCAGTGCAGTGCCTATCGTGAAAATTTTGGATGCAATTTCATTTGTGTGACACCGACTAATATTTATGGACCGCATGACAATTTTGATTTGGAAAATGGACATGTCTTACCTGCTCTAATTCATAAATGCTATCTTGCAAAACAGAAAGGGGAGGATTTTATCATTCGTGGTTCGGGCAAACCGTTGCGACAATTTATTTATTCGAACGATTTGGCAAAGATGATCATGCGAGTCGTAGAAAAGGGAACTGCACCCAATATGATTCTCTCTGTCCCAGAGGAAGATGAAACAAGCATTGAAGAAGTGGGGCGATTAATTGCTCGTTGTTTTGATTATGAGCATCGTGTAGTGTTCGACGCATCGTATGCCGATGGTCAATATAAGAAAACGGTTTCCACGAAAAAGTGGGAGGAATTTATGAAGGAATCATTTTCATATACGCCGATAGAACATGGTATTTCAGATACGGTTGCGTGGTTCCTTATGAATGAAAATACACGTCGTTCTTAATATGGTATGAATAATACCGTATGTCTAAATAGACATGAGCTCGAGAAAGCAGGGTTCAGAAACAAGAGGCTCCATCCTTCCGAATGAATCCATTTCTGCATCAGATTTTGGTACCAGTTATAGTGCTGCAAACGCATTACTTACACCAGTTCAACTTGGTGTTCGTGTAGGTAATTCCATGGGAGATGTCGTAAATGCGGTAAAAGGTGTTGGATTTTACACAGATCAAATTGGGTTTGGCTCGCCATCCACATCGTTAACAAATGGAATGAATCTTCGTCCATTAGGAGTGAATTACTTTTTAAACACAGGATCAACCTGTTCAAATGGTGCGACCATGTGGAAATATATGGAGGGCATTCCCACAGGAGATGCCTTAGGAAAGGGAGCAAAGAAAGCGATGGAAGAAATGGGATTACCGCCCCTCAAAGGATTGGCACCAGGTATGATAGAGGATGCGAAAAATGCTCTTAATCCTGCTCCACTTATGAATACTCTCTTTGGTTCAGGTTATCCACAATGCAAACAGGTTACCTTACAGGTGGGTGATGCATATAATCGTATTCAAGACCCTACGACGGGTGAATATTGGATTTCTGATCCAGAAACGGCACGATATAATGGTAGTCAGTATGTTCAAACACGTTGGGTACAAGACACCTATCGTAATGGAGATCCAATCAATATGGATAAGGAAACATTTGATAATACAACAAAGACCTATAACAAAGATGGAACACGGAAAACATCATCTGGTTTTATGAATTATATGGGGGAGCCCCATCGTATGGTGGTTGTTGGTGTATTATGTCTTATTGCGTATGGTATGTTGCGAAGAAGACGTTAGTAGTGCGCTTAGCGAACCATCTTATAGGCATAATAGGCACTTAGTGCTCCGAGAACCTGAGCAATAATATAGTATAATAATTTAACTTGCGAGAGCGAACCATTCATGTGCATTGCCATAGACACTGCCGGATTTACATGTGCGCCACTATGTCCAGCAATAAGATAGATGACAATCGCAAGGGCGCCACCGATGACGAGGGGGTTACCATTGCTGGCAAAAATGCTAAGAATAAAGAAGAAGGTGCCGAGGTATTCTGCAAGATAGGGAAGGACGTTCATTTCTATGAGGGTCAGCGATTATAACACATGATCATAAATTTGACACGACTAATTATGAATGTAGAACCAGTACGATACACATTATAAAACATGTTCAAGCAAGATTTTCAAAAGACCTATGTGATGATCCATCCGAGTGAACGATATGCAATTCTTCAACGCATCCATCGTAAAGAAGTCGTATCGGAAACGGCAGTTGGTAAAGCACAAGAATGGTGGCTAAAAAAGCACAATCCTGATCAGGATATTCCTAAACAGATTTATCTCTTAGGACAAGGGACGATTCGAGAATTATATGACACTTATACAAATCACTATGGTGCGATGGAATGGGAAGAATTCATCAATTATACTCGTGAATTGATTAAACAGAATATTATGGTGTGATGGGTATAACAACTAAAAATAGATAATATGTTTAGTTGTTATAGAAGTTATATTATTTTTATTTAAGTCGACTTCATAGGCTGGTAGCAAATCAGTTTCTGACTGGTAATCAGTCGTGATCCAATACCCATCGTTTCCAGCTCTTGAAGAAGAAGTTTTGTCGCATAAGGAATATGAATGTGACTAAAGTTGGTTGTATTTCCACATCCGTGACACGCCCAGATGCTTTGTTCGGGGTTTGCTACTGCAAGAAGACCGCAATCTTTGCAGGTGTAGCACGAGAAGGAATCCGAGCACTCCATTAAACGTTCCTTTGTAAATTCTGCCATTCCATGCGCCACCACGCAATCTCTTTCCATTTCTCCAAACCTTAGCCCACCTTCACGTGCCCTACCCTCAGCAGGCTGGCGTGTCAACATCACCAGCGGACCCGACGCACGACTATGCATCTTGTCTGCTGAGCAGTGCCGTAGACGCTGATAATAACACGGTCCAATGAAGATAGAGGTCTCCATCTGACGTCCCGTGTATCCGTTGTACATAATTTCATTTCCATAAGGCTCCATGCCATAACGATCACGTAGCATGCCTGCGAGATCATCCACCGTTGTTTCACTAAAGGGCGATCCATCACCGAGGCAACCTGCCATGCATCCCAGTTTGCTCATCAGCGTTTCCATGAGCTGCGCAATGGTCATGCGTGAAGGAATGGCATGGGGGTTGATAATGATATCAGGAACAATGCCCGAGCTCGTCTGAGGCATGTCCTCAGGATTCAGAATCATACCCATGGTTCCCTTCTGACCGTGCCGCGAAGAGAATTTGTCCCCAATCTCAGGGATGCGGTCCTGTCGCATACGAATCTTCACAAAGGAATATCCTTCGCCATTGCGATTCTTATACACCTTATCCACATAACCGCTCTCATTGTTACGAGGCATCTTGCTCACATCACGAGATTTCTTTGCGCCAGCGGGAAGGACAGCACCCGTGGGAACGCGAAGGGGGACGACTTTGCCGATGAGAACATCATCGGGTGTGACGTAGACATCTTTGGGGACAAAGCCATCTTCTGCCACTTTGTCGTATTTCGCATTTTTAATGTGTTTGGTTTCCACGGGGTCAGGGTGGCAGAATTTCTCTTCATCACCTGAGGACTGATTTTTGCGTTCTTCATCTTTGTAGGTGCGGTAGAAGATGGAGCGAAAGCGTCCACGATCTAACGAAGCACGATTAATCATGTTAGAATCTTCCTGATTGTAGCCTGTGTAGGTCATAATCGCAACGACAATGTTCTGTCCAGCTGGCAGGCTCTGTGCGCCATAGAACTTGCTCATGAAGGGCGAGACCATCGGGATCTCGGGATAGCACAGAACATGGCTCATCGCATCAAAACGCTCACGGAAGTTAAGGGCATAGATGCCCATGGCTTGTTTACCCATCGAGCTATTGTGCGAACCAATATTGTGGCTTGTAATGAAACTGTGATGCTGATTATCAACTGTGATGTCGGCAATACGAACATTCGCATGTTCTACCATGGATTCGATGGGTACGAATACGATACGATCTCGCACCGTCATTTGTTCGCATATCACATCACAGAACTCATGCATTTCTAGATTGCGCATGGTGATGGTACGACCGGCATTCATGGCGCGTTCGATGTCGCCTACACGTGCAACGGTAATCTCATACTTTGCAGAAATCTCCTGTCTCGACCGACCCTCCATAATTTCCTTGCGAATCAACTCTACCTGATTCGTATAGACATGAACCAGTCGAGCCTTGTATTTCAGATATTCAACTGTTTTGAAGCTCTCTACGATCTTCCGAGTATCATAGCGGTAGCCGATTCTATCATAGTAGCGAATGAGATTATCCGACCGATCCGCTAGTTTGATGCCCACAGTATAACGATTCTCTGCACGCCTGTCTTGACGTTCCACCACCTTTGCTTCTACGCCGAAGTATGTAAAGAGTGTCTGAATTTGCGTCATAAAGTAGCGAAGACTGTCTTGTTCATCGATGCGAATTTGATTCGTTGTTTCTGCACATACGAAGTTTTGGTTTTTGTGGATGCGATTGTGACGAATGATACATCCATCGCCTCCCTGAAATCCACCAAGAAACTCCCGTTTTACGTGATCTGACCCAGACATGATCCATTCGGGAACAGGAAGCCGACGTGTCTCTGTGTTACGTCCAAGCGTCGGACCGAGGCACGCCACAAGTGAAGCGAATGGTCCATTGTGACACACATTATAGGCGCTCATTGTATATCCGTTAATGTGTGCCGTTCGTAGGCGAATCGCACACGCCTGAAAGCCAAGTGAGGAAACTTCTTGTTCGAACTGTTCTGCATCATTTGAGGCACCAAAGTCACACGCAACTTGAAACATCCGTCCAGCTTTGTTGTTGTATATGTTAATGGAACCGTCTGTTTGAATGAATCCAAACATGCGTGCCAAGAGGGGGAGGCGTGTATCATCGGACCACAGCGGACAGAGCCCTACTGCTTCAAGAATCGCCAGATGTCGCATGATAAGGCTCTCTTTCACCTCATGATTACGAAGCGTCGTTTCCATTGTTTCTTTGCTCAGCGTGATGTAGTGCTCAGGAAGATGGTCATCCGCCATGACCCAGTTCGGAATAATCCCCAGCTTTTTCACAGGGCTTGTAAGAATATCTCCTACCGATTTCCACCCCTCTTCTGTAATGAATGGATGGTTGTCTGTCGCCACGATGTTACGTCCTGAAATCGTTTGAAGGCTATAGATTTTCTTATCGGTTTCACGTACGTATTGGTTCACCACGTTCACCGATTCCATTCGTCCAGTAATGGGGTCAAAGCTCATCACTTTATCACCTACTGCAACATTCTTGATCGCTCTACGCTCACCAGTTGCCATTAAGACTTCCTCTTCTTCCCACAAGCATTGGTACGCATTTCTCGGCGATTGATTGTGGTCTGGAAACGGAATGTAGGAAGCAGTGGTGCCCAGAATGACACTTGGATGAATCTCACAATGCGTTGTGGTAGGGTCCACTACCGCCTTCTCATAATTCATCGCAATGTAGGCGCCATCTGTCTCACCAGCATCCACATATTCAAACAGACGATTACCCAGAGGCGATTCCCAGAGCATTAACTGATTCCAATCATGAATCGCCAGAATCTGCTCTTTCAGTGTACCTGTTTTATCAGCAGCAATCTCACGAATGGTCGGTGCGTAATAGAGTGGACGAGTCACACGACCTGCTTCCGTAGTAAGCCATAGTTCCTTATAGGCATTTTTCCAGACAATTCCCGTGTACAGATGGAGCTTGCCTGAACGCTTCGCCATTCGTAGGATATGGACCACTTCTTCGCTATCTTGATTAAGCAGCATACCAATCCATGATCCATTCAGAAATACACGGGTGTGTTCATGCTTTTGTTCAATCGTAGCATTACGCAGTGATATCAATTTATTAAGTCCTTGGATAAAGGCATAAATCGTAATCGGGCTGCTAAAGATGGTAATCATGGTGGTCGTTGCCATGTTCTTCACGACACCTACACCATGACCTTCTGGCGTTTCTGCAGGACAGATGTATCCATATTGCGTATTGTGTTGCTTGCGTGGAGCAATCAGTTTGCCCGTCTTTTCAATCGGAGTCGTAATACGACGAAGATGGGAAATGCCTGCGGAGTAGTTCATGCGATTGAGTACTTGCGATACACCAATCTTGTTGGGTCCACCGATTTTGCCGCTGCTAAAGTTGCCCGTCGCCAAGGAGGATTTGAGGCAGACATCCATGATGGTCGATTTGATGATTTTGTTGATATTGTTAATATTGACGATATCGGACCAATTTCCCGTCGCTTTCCATGAACCGCCGTGAATCTCCTTAGACAAGGCGGCTTTCATGTCTTTCACCATGCGATTGTTGTAGGTCTTGCGAAATAAGTCAGCGAGAAGAAAGCCAGGAATATCCACACGCTTATTCGGATAGGCGTCACGATCATCGGTAGGGATGCGTTTGCTCGAGGTCCAGAGTACTTTGCGCACCATGTGAGCCAGAAAGCATGCCTTTTCGTAGTTCATTTCTTTGCCACCGATTTGAGGAAATAGTTCTTCCGATAGGATGTCTTGAACGTTGCTCTGTTTCTGTGACTTGACGGACCATGTATTGGTGTATTCCGCTAGCCAGGCAAGTGCCTGATCAGTGGTACAGATGGAACTCGATTCCATGATGGTTTCCGTCATAATCGGATCATAGCACGGGTCGTATTCCTTTCCGAGGATAAGTTCATAGATATCCTTATCAGCAAGTACACCGAGAGCACGAAAGAGAATAATAATCGGAATATCGGTCTTGATGCGAGGAACTGTCACACGAAGCATCATGATGAGTTGATTTTTGGGATGGTATATGATTTTGATAGTATTGGATTTCGGAACCTGGTCATTGTCGGGTCCGATGCATTTGATTTCTACGACTTCCATTTCCTTCACATTGCCACGTCCGTTGCGAAAGACAAAGGGACGATTTTCGGACATGCGTTCCATGGAGATCATCGCTCGCTCACCGCCTTGAACGATAAAGTATCCACCCACATCCTCGGCACATTCACCCATTTTAGAGGGATGAACATGTTTCTGGTCATGAAGGAGACAGTATTTAGATCCAACCATAACAGGAATCTTTCCAAGGTGAACATTGGGAAAGATACGCACATTAGATTCACGAATACTGTTGCGGGTATGGTCAATGAAAGTAGTAGTCACTTTGACATCTACATTAAGAGGGGCGGCGTACGTCAGATTGCGTAGGCGGGCATCATTAGGCATCATCGGATGAATCGCACCGTTGTTTTCAAAGATAGTCGGTTTACGAATGGATATTTTTTCAAATTCAAGAGTGACCTCATACTCATATTGAACCTTCTTTCCAGCAGTAAAGGCACCGTCCACCGAAGTGCCCATGAGAGCATTGGCAGCGGTAGTAGACAGACCTGTGGCTGTCGCCAGAGCGGAACGAGGTCCCGCTAAGGGGATTTCCGGTGAGCCATACGAAGTAATAGGATTTGCCATGTGAATAATTTCGGGAATGTCCACTTCAATGAATTGGTTAAATGACTCAATCTGATGGCTGATGATTTGTTTTCCATCAGATTGAGTAATAAAGGCTTGTAGAATGTGACGATAGCTTGGAATGAGATCATTAATGGACATGATGAAGATAGAATGATTTAATGAACCACTGAGATAAAATAATGAATCAAATTTTTATAATTATCTATCAATCATAATCGTCTATTTGGTTTAAGCTCCTATATTAATTATATCAAATAAAAGTTCTCCTCTATAAGTAATACGATGGAGGATGGAGTGAGATCCGTTCGAATTACGGGCGAGGCAGCAAAGATATTAGGTGGTGAAGTAAAAAAGAGGGCAACACGAAAGAAGCAGGCGGGTGGAAGTACGATTGTGCGAGGGGTGTCTGAGGACATAATGGCGGTGAAAGGTGTAGAACCAGCAATGAATGCTGCTTCTACTAATCCAGCCAAATGGTTATCATATTCATCTACTACTGCACCTGCCCATTTTGTTCCACCACGTACACCTGTGTCAATGAATCCAAATCCAGTGAGTGCCAGTGAATCTGCTGCCCCTACCGCAATGTATAGAGGGCAAGGAGGAGAGATAAAGAATATTCGTGTCGAGCTGAAGAAGAGAGAATCGGCGAAGAAGGTGAAACTTCATCCAAAGAAGGAGTCCAAGCCAGTTCTAAAAAAGAGTCTAACAAAGAAATCACGGAAAATCACACTGGGTGTCGCATCACTTCATAAGAGAATGACACGTGCCAAGAAGGTTCAACATACGATGAAGGCGATGCCGATTGACAAATTGAAGAAATTATTGATTCAGAAGAAATTGATTAAGCCGACAAGCAAGGCACCTGAATCCATTTTACGTCAGATTGCGGCGGATAGTCAAATCGTAGAAGGAAAATCGTTGTAAATCGTGATTTAAACAAATAGACCATTATTTAGATATTTATATGATGAATCGATTAGAGAGAGATAATCAATTTATCACCAATCGAATCAATAGTGGGCAACCTTTCTTTATTGGAAGAATTGCAGGAATTGAATTAAAAATAGCGTATTCTCTTTTATATAGAAGAGCTTTTGATATGGTACATGAAATGAAAGAGTTAGAAAATAATGCGGGGATTCATGTGAAAGATATGGATTCATTGAGGGCATATGCAGATCAATTGGTTTTAGCGTATGATCATTGTACTGCCATTGCGGAATGGGAGACAACTGGTGCGGTATTTGCGATCACGGGAGATGGTCAACGACTGATTGCGGAGAGAACACCATCGATTCCAAAGATTGCCGCACAAAGCTTGGAGCCCTATTATGTGAGTCCATCATGGATGCCTGCGCTATCTGGTAAGAAGGTTCTCATTATTCATCCTTTTGCGAAGACAATTTATCAACAGATACCGCTTTTACCGAAATTATTTCCTGGACGGGAGTGGTTTCATCACTGTATAATAACATGTATTGCTCCGCCACTTACCTTAGCAGGAAATCATCAGAATAAGGATTGGCATGTTCATTTGGATGAATTTTTGGTAACGATTCCAGAGGATTTTGATGTGGCATTAGTTGCTGCAGGTGGTTATGGAATGTTGATTGCAGATCATATCTTTACGAAGATGAATCGATCCGTCATGTACATTGGAGGAGCACTACAACTTTTTTTTGGAATCATTGGAAAACGTTGGTTTGATAATAAGGAGATTCTTGCATTAGTCAATGATGATTGGATTCGTCCTTTGTCTATCGATAAACCTGCGAACTTTTCTAAGGTAGAGAAGGGGTGTTATTGGTAATACAACATAAAGGATTCGTACTTTATTCATGTAATACATTCACTTTCATTATGTCTTATTCAAGCATCTCGTTTGTCTGCGCATCACATATGTGCCCCAGTCAATACACTACAGGTCTAGCAGATGGATTTTATCTGTGTGCTATGATGGTATTAGGTATTTCCTTCATTGAACATATGGTGAATCATACGCATTATGGTATAATGTATAAGATGAAGGAAGAGGAAGAGGAAGAGGAAGAGGAAGAGGAAGAGCCTGTGGAAGACGTTGAGAAGGTCCAAGAGCCTGTGGAAGACGTTCAGAAAGTTCAGGAGCCTGTTCAGGAAGTTGAGAAGGTCCAAGAGCCTGTGGAAGACGTTGAGAAGGTCCAAGAGCCTGTGGAAGACGTTCAGAAAGTCCAAGAGCCTGTGGAAGACGTTGAGAAGGTCCAAGAGCCTGTGGAAGACGTTCAGAAAGTTCAGGAGCCTGTTCAGGAAGTTGAGAAGGTCCAAGAGCCTGTGGAAGACGTTGAGAAGGTCCAAGAGCCTGTGGAAGACGTTCAGAAAGTCCAAGAGCCTGTGGAAGACGTTCAGAAAGTTCAGGAGCCTGTTCAGGAAGTTGAGAAGGTCCAAGAGCCTGTGGAAGACGTTGAGAAGGTCCAAGAGCCTGTGGAAGACGTTCAGAAAGTTCAGGAGCCTGTTCAGGAAGTTGAGAAGGTTCAGGAGCCTGATCAGGAAGTTCTTGAACATATTCAGAAAGTAATTCAGGATGTTCAGGAATTTATTCAGGAGATTCAAGAACAGCAAAAGGATAACTCTGTAGCGATGGAGGAGGTTCAAGAGCAAAAGGATGACTCTGTAGCGATTGAGGAGGTTCAAGAGCAAAAGGATGACTCTGTAGCGATGGAGAAGGTTCAAGAGCAAAAGGATGACTCTGTAGCGATGGAGGAGGTTCAAGAGCAAAAGGATAACTCTGTAGCGATGGAGGAGGTTCAAGAGCAAAAGGATAACTCTGTAGCGATGGAGAAGGTTCAAGAGCAAAAGGATGACTCTGTAGTGATGGAGAAGGTTCAAGAGCAAAAGGATGACTCTGTAGTGATGGAGGAGGTTCAAGAGCAAAAGGATGACTCTGTAGCGATGGAGGAGGTTCAAGAGTAGCCAACAAAAGTAGAAAATGATATAGTGGAGGATAGCGATAAATCAGAAGTTTCTACCCTTGTAAATAATGCACCTCGTCTCCGAGTTAAAATCGGATGGATGGACGAATTCTAAATGACGTCAACAATTATGCTTAAAGATATAATATCATTTTTATGAAGTAATGTCGTTCGATAAAAGTGAAATATACAATGAAGGATTTAAAGAAGGATTCAACGAAGGTAATAAAGATTTCAGAAAGCGTGAATATCATGCTGGATACAAACAGGGATATCGTGATGCATGCGAAGATCGTTATTGGCTAGGATGGTACAGTGGTATCATGATGGGGGCACTTACAACAATGGGAGGAATTCTTATGTATACAACGAGTAAAAAGAGTCGCCTCACGCCATTTTAAATACAAAAGGGCTTAAAGCCTGAATGCGATATTTAAATGAAGCCATTTAGAAACGAAAACACTGTGATTAAACAATGTATAAAGAATACATTGAACTTTATAAAACATACACTCAACAATATGGTAAGAAAACTGCCATATTTTTGATGGTAGGATCATTCTACGAATTATATGATATTCAGAATATAGAAACAGGAGAAACGCAATGTAATGTGAAAGAAATCGTAGATTATCTTGGCATTCAGCTTTCTACTAAAAAAGGGGATTATTCAAAAGATTGTGACGGATTATTTGCTGGATTCCCCGATTATGTGATGCATAAATGGGCTGGTCGTCTTACATCAGCTGGATGGACGGTTGTCATTGTGGATCAGATAAAGGATGCGAAGGGAAAAGTGAAAGAGAGAAAAGTGTCACAAATTCTCTCTCCCAGTACGCACATTGAAAACATCTCCGCATCGGATACACCTTACATGACGACACTTTATTTTCATCACGAAGGTATGGTAGCACCACGATTTGGTGCTGCTCTTTTAGATTTAACAACGGGAACGACACGCACCTATTCAGGGATAGCACAGGGGCGTCCTGATATTTGGACAGCAGATGATCTTGTTCAGCTTCTTAGTGTGTATTCGCCCAAAGAAATTATATTGTATTGGCATTCATCACTACCAGTCGATGAAACACTCTTTCGTCGCATGTTTGGTCTAGTACCATCGCTACCTTTTCACATACGCCAGATTGATTCGGTAGGAGCTTTCTCTAAGGAACTAGTGCGATCGGAATATCTACAAAAAATGTATTCGATTAAATCATTACTTCCTGCCACTACGTATCTAGGACTGCAAAAAGAGCACGATGAAATGGCGCTTGTCTATTTATTACAATTTGTGGAAGAGCATGTCCCTCGTATGTTGAAATCTCTTCATCGTAATGAGCCATGGGTACCTCATACACGACTGATTTGTGGAAATCATGCGCTCACTCAACTTCAAATGACAGGTACGAATTCACAGGAAACAGTGATTGGACTATTTGATAAGTGTATCACACCGATGGGAAAACGTGCTATCAAAGAGAGACTTCTAAGCCCCTATTCTCATGCACGTGATATTCAAATGCGATTGGAAGAAGTCCAAGACTATGTTCAATGGACAGAGGAAAAGACAAAAATCATGGAGCGTCAATTGCGATTTATGTCCGATCTACCTCGTCTTCATCGTAAAGTATTGTGTGGAACCATTGTATCACAAGAAATTGCTTCTCTCTTTCAAACCTATTCTGCCATGAATGTGATTATGACACATGTCACAATTCACACCACGTTAAAGGAACCATGTACACAAGAGCAATGGAAAGAATACAATAGTGTCTTTCACCACCATTTTACAGAGGAAAAAGCGCTTACTGCAAATGCCGACCAAACCGCCTTCAATACTGTACACTATACGGAAATTGGACAGAAAGAGAAAGAGATTCAAGAAATTCATCAACAGATTCAAGCATTGCGTATATCTGTTGCTAAGCAAGGAGGGGTGGCAGAAGATGCGATTCGTTTGGAAGAGAGAGAAAGAGAACCTTATGGATTCAAGGGTTCTTCCATCACGATACACCAACTCAAAAAGAATGTTGCACAATTACCTGAAGGGACAACCTTTTCAGAGTTAAAATCGGGTGGGTGGATGGATTGTAAGCGACTTCAACAATTGAATAAATCGCTAGAACGTCTTCGAGAATCTCTAAGTCATCTGATTTCCACTTATCTATTGGATGCTTGTTCGGCAATTGCGAAAGCAGGAGAGTATATTTGGTACATCATGGAGCATTGGGTATCACATCTTGATTCTACACAATGTATTGGACGTGTATCAAGAGAAAGAGGATGGTCTTGTCCTACGATTGTACACGATCGATCATTTATAGATATCAAACAAGTTCGACATCCGCTGGTAGAAGCAGCCGCAAATCGTATTTCCTATGTTGCTCATGATATTTTGTTACATCCAGAGACAAAGGGATGGTTGGTATATGGTATGAATGCAAGTGGAAAATCAACATTGATGAAGGCAACGGGACTCTGTGTTTTATTGGCACAAGCAGGATGTTTTGTTCCAGCAAAAGAAATGACATTTAGCCCGTATCAGGCAATTTATACACGGATTTTGAATCAGGATAATTTATTCGCAGGGCTCTCCTCTTTTGCGGTAGAAATGTCAGAACTTCGTGATATCTTACGAAATGCAAATGAAATGACTCTGGTACTCGGCGATGAATTGTGTTCAGGGACAGAATCAACATCGGCACAGGCACTTGTTGCGAGTGGAATTCAATGGCTTTCATCAAGAAATTCCAATTTCATTTTTGCGACCCATTTACATGATTTGCCGAAATTGCTTGATATGGATGCGTTAAGAGTAAAAGTATGGCATTTACATGTAGATTATGACCCAGCGACGAAAAAGCTGATATACGATCGATCGTTGCGTCCAGGAAACGGTTCCTCATTATATGGATTGGAGGTGGCACGGGCGATGGATGTGCCATTTGAATTTATTGAGCAAGCGTTGAAGTATCGCCATGCGATGATGGCATCTGTCACACAAGAAAAGGCAACAACAAGTGCATGGAATACGGATATTGTGAGGAAAGAGTGCGAGTTATGTAAAAAATCGATCGTAAAAGAGTTGGAAGTTCATCACATTCAAGAGAGAAAAACAGCAACCAATCAACGTCTAGAGAATGGGACACATATGAATGATAAGAGAAATCTCATTGTAATTTGTGAGGAGTGTCATGATAAAGTTCATGCTGGAAAAATGATGATCGATGAACTACAAATGACATCGGATGGACCTGAGAGAAAAGTGACGATGGTGGAGAAATCGGTTAAAAAAGGGAAATGGTCTAAGGAGGAAATGGAAACGATTACGGATACATTGCGTATGTATGCGTCATTGTCTTTGAAGGCAATACGTGCCTATCTTCATTCCAAGCATGAGATTGACGTGAGTGAAGGCATATTGGGAAAGTTAAGAAAGGAGCTTTAGTCATTAGCGACGAAATCCACCACCTTGTACAGTACCACCACCTGCTTCACGACGATTCTGTGCATTGGAACCGGAAGAAAGGTCCATTAGATCCTTGGTGAGTTCACTGCTACCCTCTTCCGACTTCTGAGAGAGCTTGAGGAGGTGCTTACGATAGACGAGATTCTCTTCGGTGAGAATCTCTAGCTGTTTCCGGAGTGAATCGACTTCACGGCGAACTGCCATAATTTCCTGACGGACGGGGTTACCTGTCTGATAGTTGAGTCCAGCGCTGTATAGAACAGATGTCATTTCTGAAGGGCTCCGTTCTTTTAATTGTCACGATATAGCGCACATTATGAAAAAATGATAAAATTTGATGGAATAAACCTTTCCATTTCAATCATAGAAGTCATGATTATTCCGATCCGTTGTATGAACTGTGGAAATGTGCTTGCCGATAAGTGGCTCTTTTATCAGCAGAAAGTGAAGGAACTACGTGGATCAAATGAAATCAAACCGATTTACATGGATGGTCAAACAGTTCCTAAGACTGCCGAACTAGAAGTGCTCAATTACTTGGGGCTTATGCGATATTGTTGTCGTAAACATATGTTAACTCACGTTGACTTAATTGATAAAATCTAATAAAGCATAAAAAATCATAAAATCAATCATCATAAATGATGGAAAGGTAAAATCAAAAAATACTATAGAGGAAATGGAATTCTTTATACCAGGAATCGTATTATTTTTACTATTTTTATTCGTTGCTTTTTACTTTGCACCTAAGGCAACTCCCATGATTGCAGCAATATTATCTATCATTTTTCTCATTTACGGAGTCCGTGAGCATTCCAAGATGTTTGCCAGTGAGTACCGTTTAAGTACATGGCAGGATGGATTAAAGATGTATGCCCCGGCTGTTATGATTATTGTTATTATTGTTTTTGTGATTTATTCTATCATGGCATTTTTCACAGGAGGTTCGGTACCCGTTCCTTCTATGCCAAATGTGGAAATGCCTACCGTGAATGGTCTTGCTACTAATCTCACGAATACCCTTAATACAGCGAAGAATACCATTTCGGATGGATTAAATCTTAATGGAACGAATAAAGGAAATAACAAAGGAAATAATTCATTATTAGGTTCGCTCATGAATAATACAAATACCAATAGCCGAGGAACTAATAAAAATAAAAATAATAGCAGTTTTCGTAAAAGTATACTGGAAACTGCTTGAAACATTTTAATGGTAAAGAATAGAGATGGTTCGAAAAACCAGAAAGAATATACAGCATAGGAAGGAAAAAGGTGTATATTCCATTCCTCAATTACGGCGTTCCTTTGAGTATATTGAAAGATCGGTAGATGAGAAGATTCATAAAAAAGATTCACGTGAAAAGATCACACGTGATTTACGTAAAGAATGGCGTTCCATCTTTATGAAAGACCTGGACAAAAAATCAGCGGAAGCATTTATTGATGATCGAATGAAGCGTGGGATAGGATCCAAGGGACGTCGTCGAACTCTACGAACACGTGGTGGCGCAGCCATTTCTGGAGCGCCATTGGATTATATGACACGTCAGGGCGTCTATTTGGCACCAGGACTCATTCCAGATAGACTGGGACATCTCCCATTGACAGGAGATAAGCCATCTGATTTTGGAAGCTATTTAGAGTATGTGTCGAAGGGATTTAGCGTAGGCGTACCAGAGCCAGGACAGAGTTATGATCCTGTACCAGGACAGACTTCTTGGCCACAGGTTCCTGCAGGAATGGGATCGAATGCGGTGCATTTTGCCAAGCAAGGTGGTTCACGACGAAAGATAAGACGTGGAGGTGGTTTACTTGATAAAACAGGAGCAATATTATCACAAGCATTTAGTCGTCCATTTGGGGCAGGTGCTCCACCAGGATTGGGACAAAATATGCAGAGCATGTGGTATGGAACGAGTGTGGGTCCATCACCTGATCAAGTACAGCGCCAACCTCAATATCAATTAGGCAGTATCTATCCAAAGGCAATTAATCTATCGTAATATCAGATAACTACTTATCTTCATCTATCATTTCTAGTAATAGATAAAAATAAGGAAAGAGCCAGTATAAGAAGTCTTTTATTCTATTAGGTCAGATGGAAGAAGCTCGTGAGTTATCCCGTCAATTAATTGATCGGTATTTTCGTACAGTATCTTATCCTTATACAAGACACCATATTGATTCCTATGACCAATTTCTTCAACAAGATCTGATTAGCATCATTCGCTCTCAAAATCCCATTTTAATCCTAAAAGATTTAATCAACGAGGAGCCACCTATTTATAAATATCGTGTAGAAATTTTTGTAGGAGGCGAGGATGGTTCCGCCATTGAAATCGGTACTCCGACCATTAGTTTACAAAATACCGACGAAGTTCGTATCTTGTATCCGAATGAAGCACGTTTACGGAATGTAACGTATGCTTCTATTGTCTATGCCGATATCCTTGTTAAAATTTCGTATACCGATACCGTGACACGCACTGTAATTGATTTATCACCAGACAAGGATACCTTTAAGAAATTTCAGCTTTTTACCATTCCTATTATGCTTCACAGTCGCTATTGTATTCTTCATAATAAGCCAAAAGAGTTTCTAAGAGAAGTGGGAGAATGTCCCTATGACAATGGAAGCTATTTTATTGTAGGTGGTGCTGAAAAGGTGCTCGTCACTCGTCAAGAACAGGCTTTTAATACATTATATATTACGCCACAGAATGATCCGAAAGTAGCAATCTATGCTTCGATTGAATGTTTATCGGCGGTCACACGTCAAGTAAAGCGCATTTCTTTCATTATGAAGCGTCATGTGGAAAAGGAGAAATTTACATCACATGCCATCATTGAAGTGTCATTACCTTTTGTACGAAAGGCGATTCCCCTTTTTGTACTTTTTCGTGCGTTGGGATTTCAATCCGATGAAGAAATTCTTAAAATGATTTTTCCCGATTTTGACAGTTCCGAAGCCAAATTATTGCTACCGAAATTACATCCCTCTATTATTGACGGATTCCCCTTTCTCAATACCTATACAGCAGTTCAATACATTAAGACGCTAACCAAGGGATTCGGTATAGAGCACGTACTTGATATTATTAAAAATCAACTCTTTATTCATATGCCAAATGATCCAAGTTCACAGGGACTCTTTTTAGGAGACTGTGTCCGAAAAATCTTACGTGTCAGTGAAGGATATGATCAGAAGACCGACCGTGATGACACTCGTAATCAGCGATGCCTTACCAGCGGCTTCCTAGTACAAGAACTCTTTAATAACTCCTATAAATTATGGGTGAAAGCATTTGTTCTCACCATTGGCAAAGAATATAACAACAATCGAGCGGTCCTCTATAAGGACGAAAATTTCAAGAATATCTTTCTTGCAGGAAATGGTTCCAAGATTTTCATGGCAGGTCTCCTTACCGATATGATTATGAAAGGGTTTAAAGGAAAGTGGGGCACAGGGCTCGGTGAGGAGAAATCGGGTGTGTTACAGGCGTTATCTCGATTATCCTATACCGATTTCATGTCGCATTGTCGTCGTGTGATTCTCGATTTTGACACGAACATGAAATTGACGGGACCTCGTAAATTACATACGTCACAATATGGTTATTTTTGTACATCAGAAACACCGACGGGCGCCTCCATTGGTATTGCGAAAAATCTAAGTATTATGACGGCGATTTCTACCTCTTCTCAAACGGACCGATTCTTTGAATGGTTACGAACAACAGGGCGTGTCTATCCACCTGAAGATGTTACCATTGAACAACGTATTCGATACGTACCCGTGTATATTAATGGAGGCATATTCGGTTATACTGCAAAACCAGATTTGCTTACCTTGGTGTTAAAAATGTTAAAACGTTCAGGATGTCTACCTTATTCTGTGAGTATCACCTTTTCGATTCGTGACCGAAAAGTATACATCTATATGGATGCAGGTCGTCCCTTGCGCCCATTGATTTGGCTCCACACATCTAAAAATGCTCTCAATGGATCACAACGAATGCCTATTGAAAAAATACGTGGGATGAAAACGTGGCGTGAACTTGTCATGGGAAATTACGAGATGCGAAAAGAAGCAGGTCTGGAATCCACCGATTTTATTGATCCCCTGCACAATAAATCTGCAAACTCTAATGATAAGTTGAATGATTATGTGAAAGAACTTGCTCCTTATACAGGTGCGATTGAATACATTGACCCCTATGAACAAAATGAAGCCTTTATTGCGAATCATCCAGCATATGTTACAGTAGAGACCACACACATTGAAGTTCATCCCTCTACGATTATGAGTATGATGACTTCATTGATTCCGTTTGCGCCTCATAATCAGTCTCCACGTAATCAGTTATCCTGTTCGCAATCGAAGCAGGGTCTATCTATTTATGCAACCAATTGGAAGAATCGTTTTGATAATACAGCACATGTTCTGTGCTATGGAGAAATGCCATTGACACGTACGATTTATAATAATTATTTGGGTGAAGGCAAAATGGCGTATGGAATGAATTGTATTTTGGCGATTGCGTGTTGGTCAGGCTACAATCAGGAAGATGGTATCGTTATGAATTATGATGCGGTTCAACGAGGTATGTTCCGATCCATGGCGTATCGTTCCTATCAAGGATTAGAAGAGGATGATGCGAAGGCGAAAGTAAAAGTTCGTTTTGGCAATCCTGCTCACATCGGAAATTGGAAGGCGTTGAAACCAGGCATGGATTATTCCAAATTGGATCCCAGTGGAATCATTGAAGAAGGGAAATATGTGGATGAAAATACAATTATTATGGGTGCCTACATGACCAACGAAAGTGGATCTATCAGCGATGTATCGATCGCACCACAAGTATGGACACGAGGACGTGTAGAGAAAGTAGCCATTATGGTGAATAATCTGGGTTTGCGTCTGGTAAAGATTCGTGTGGTTCAGGATCGCATCCCTGAGCTAGGGGATAAATTTTCCAACAGACACGGTCAGAAGGGTACCATTGGTGCACTTCTAAGAGCGCATGACATGCCGAGAACAGAATCGGGTATTGTGCCAGATATGATTATGAATCCGCATGCAATTCCGTCACGTATGACGATTGCGCAGAACTTGGAGCAGCTTCTAGGCAAGACCGCTGCGCTATCAGGAGGCATTGGAGATGGTACGTCTTTTATGAATGATGGTTCACCACAGGAGGCGATTGGTGGAATTTTGGAGGAAATGGGATTTGAGAAGTATGGAAATGAGGTGATGTATAATGGTGCGACAGGAGAGCAGATTCCTACTGCGATTTTCATTGGTCCTGTCTATGGAATGCGTCTAAAGCATATGGTGGAGGACAAGTGGCAGGCGAGAGGACAGGGACGGCGAGAAATGAGAACGCATCAGCCGACGGGAGGACGTGGAGCTCAGGGTGGATTGAAGATTGGAGAGATGGATCGTGATGCAATTATTGCGCATGGAGGCATGTCGTTTGTCAAGGAGTCATTTATGGAGCGATCCGATGGAGCGAAAATACCATTGTGTGTGGCATGCGGTATGATTCCCATTTTTAATCCACGATTGAATTTGGCGATTTGTCCCATGTGTGATGGACCCGTGAAGTATACAGGAAACACTGTTGATAATTTAGAGATTCTTCCCCCGCTCGGACGCCCGAAATCACGCATTGTTCAAGTGGAAATTCCCTATTCGACAAAGCTCCTTACGCATGAACAGGAATCGTATTTGAATATGGCGATGCGATATATGACGACAAGTGGATTTCAGAGATTGACACCCTTTGAATTTTCGGGTACGTCGAGTGAAATCGTAAAGACTCTTCCAGAAATGATTTTACCACCGATTATTGCACCTGCTTATGTGGAAGATAAGCCTGTTGTCACATTAACGGTGGAACAATTACGTTCGATGGGTGCGCAGGTCAATGATTTGTCGAAGGAGGAGAAGGAGAAGTTGGATGCGATTCAAGAAGAGCGACTATTGGATGAAAACGGAGAAGAAATCATTCAACTGGATCAAGGTCAAGGTCAAATGGTATCCCAGCAATTTTCACAAATGGATCAGGGTTTTCAGCAAATGCAACCACAAACGCAACTACGAAATCAAATCATTATGCCACAGACAGGTGGAATGGTAGCACCATCTTTTGAAATGCCAGTAGGATCGAAAGGTATGTCTCCAATGGGCGGAATGATGGCGCCCGATTTTGGAATGCCAGTCGGATCATATGCGGAATCACCTCATCAAGATGGTATGATAGAAGGAGGAACGGTTCCAGGAATGGGACCGATGATTGCCGTTCGAACGGATCAGGCTGCATTTGAGAAGGATGGTATTCCGATGGGTGGAACGATGGGAGGTCGTCCAATTCGTAGAAATATGTATCGTGGAGGAATGAATATGGGTCCGATGGGTCCGATGGGTCCGATGGTAGAACGGTATACACCAGCGAGTGGAGGGTATTTGTCAGCAATGGGTGGAAATGGACAGCCCTCAGTGATGCAACCAATCACCATCACTAAATTGGAATAGTTCATTTGATATAAATTTGACTACCTAAAATTCAATTGTGTTGTTAAAGAAAATGGCGGATAACTTTGTATTCATCGATAACATTTATCGTAGCCGTCAATCGCTACTAGACATTCTGGAGGCTCGTGATTATGATGTTGCTGCCTATCGTAAATTTTCCCCGGCAGAGGCAACCGCAGCAGCAGCTGCGTTTACGGGTTTGAGCTTTAAGGTTTCCAAGAAAAGTGACCCGACAAAGGTATGTGAGGTGCGATATGCAAACATTAGTCGTCAGAAGCTAGATACGTTCTTTGATGACATTTCCGATGATGCGTCAGATAATACGGAGGTGATTGTGATGATGTCAGGAGCAGTGACGGATGCACATCATTTGATTGCATTGAAGCAGTATACGAAACTAAAAGAGGAGACGGCTGATCGAGTAGAAAAGGTACGACGAAAATTGAGGGTCTCCTTCTTTAGCATTTATATGCTGGTAGTGAATCCATTGAATCATGTCTTGGTTCCGAAGCATGAAATCGTACCTGAGGCGGAACACAAGCAATTGATGGAGTCGATGTATATCACTTCGAAATCAAAATTTCCAGAAATCAAGTTCCATATAGATCCCATTGCCCGTTGCATTGGAGTGGTACCAGGTGACATAGTTAAAATTACACGAGCGAGCGCATCATCGGGTGAATCAATTGTTTATCGTGTATGTGCCCCTTAATAATAGGCTTCCTATTACAACTTTCCTATTTTTTATGATGTATTGTCTTTCTACCATACATCGTAAATAGAAGAAAAAGAAGAAATGAAATTACGAAAGGAACGATAGGAGAATCATGGCGGATGTAAAATGGATGGAAAAAAAGACAGAGTTTCAAGATCGCTTTAATACACTAGTAACTCGTAATAATATCGATCAACTTGTCGCAAATTTAGATGCTGCTACAGCAAGATATATTTCAAAGGGTGGACTCTCTCAAAATTCAGATCCGAATGTGAATCCAGATTATGCAGATATCATTCGATTATCACAAGAAGCGGAACAAATTAAAACAAAGTATATGTCATTGAATGATGATATATTAAAATTTGTAAAAGAACAGGCAAAATACAATAATATGTCTGATTTATTAACGGAAACAGGAACCTTACAAATGGAAATTAATGGTCTACAACGGATTCAAGAGGAGATAAAAACGGATGTAGAAAGCGCTGTGGCAAGGGAGGAATTGCTCCGGTCCAGAGACACAGATCTGACTACCCATCAACTTTTTATATTAAATCGTCCCGTTCGTCGAAACATGATCCCCTATTTATGGGTTTTATCTATTGTATTTGTGGGAATAGGACTTGTGCTATTACGAATGATGCAGCCCGTGCTTGGAGTAACCAATGAGGAAATGGCAGCATTATCTTTATCCTTTTGGTACCAGCTCACTTCTTTTTTTACAAATAATGTAACATGGATTGCGATTGTTGGAGCATGTATGATAGTAATTCTCTTTTTAGGGTTAAAAGTGGGAGGTGTCTTTGGATAATTAAAACAGCCTATCATGGTAGTAGGCATGTCAATTTGTCCAAGACAAACGATATCAACCGATAGCGAACTAAGTGCAACATTTGGTGATGCGACGAATATAGGGGTCCTACCAGGTTCTCCCAATCCTTCTTCCGATCGAGATGCAAAGGGTAAATTAACACAAACCGCTCTTTCTACGATTGTTACTAATTTAAAATCGATTGGTATCATTCCATCACCTACAAGTTATACACCAGAAGAGTTTATTAAAAAACAACAAACGTTGATACAGAATCTTCAAACGGAATATTGTTTTTATGAATCACGTTATAAATATGCTCTTGATAAGGTATTTAGTGCGATTCGCAGTGGATATCTTTCTAATACATCAGATACAAAGGCGATTGTAGAACGCTATTTGAATACAACAAAAATGTTAAATTTGCGTTTAAATGATATGACACAAATCATGAATGCGATTACGGAAAATATGCTTACCACATCCGATAGTATCCAGAATGAAATTGAACAATATAACAAACAAATTAAAGCACAAAAGGAAAGTTTAGATAAGCAAAATAAAATTATTAATACAGGTGAAGCTGTAACCAACATCCGAAAAGAAATGGTAAAGTACACAGAGGAAAAGGCAAAGTATACCGATAATTTGCTTAAATTATATAGTTTCTTAAATATTGTTACACTGGGTCTATTGGTATATATTTATAAGGCGGCAGGCAATGAATAAAAAGAGGGATGATATAATTTCTGATGAGGATCTAGGAATGGCAGGGTTAGATGCGATTATTAAAAGTACATCGATGTCCCAAGATGTGGAATTAGCCACAGCACTTGGTTCATTCAGGAATAATCCCGCTCAATTACAAGCTTTCTTACAAAAACAACAAGCTTCTATTTATGATGACATTGTAAAGCAAAAGAACAATACATTTAATAAAGTCTACGGAGATTTAAATCGAGCATCCAAATCACAAGAATCCGTGCTTATGTATAATCAACGAAACAAAGAGCTTTCCTCGATACATGATCAAGTCTATAATAATCAAAAGAATATGGCGATGGCAGTAACAAATGATAAAAATTTAGCAAGTCGTAAAAATGAAATGAATGAATGGACAGTTGGTAATAAAAATGATACATTATTTGTATATTCCTCGCTATTTATTGCGCTTTCAGGATTGCTACTCTGTGTTGTTCTTTGGAAATTGGGAATCATGAGTGCTTCCTTTTGCGGATCATTAGCCGCCTTATTGATTATCATTTTTGTACTCACTCTTATGAATCGTTATCAATACACGGATCTTTTACGTAATAAGAGATACTGGAACCGAAAGAATTTTGGTGGCAAATATGGAAAGATTCCTGTGCCATCATGTCCAGGTATGATGGATGATATCACATCGGGCGTAGCAGCTGTTACTCAATATACTCAAGATGCTCAAAAGAGTGTAATGGCAGCAGGAGAAAATATAAATAATGTTATGCCATCGTCCGCAAATCCAGCGCAAGGAGCACCGGTTGCCTAGAAATCATAATAAGATACATGATTTGTAAAACATACAACTATTTTTTACAAAACATTATATCCGAAACATAGTAGGATATTCTATGTCAAGTTCAATTAATTCAGTGGTTACTACAAATCCAGCGACTTGTCGTGCATTGCCCACAAGCATTGATACTATTTCAAGAGGAATTACGAATTGTTCTCGCCCAGAAGAAATGACAAAAAAAGAAAAATTTATTACAAATACCCTCCATCTAAAAGAGGATATCAAATCTCTTAGTGCTAATGTAATGGATTCCCTTTCTATAGGTGATTCCATGTTTGGAAGTTATGGACATAGTGACGTTACAAAACAGATACGTGATCGCAATATTGATCTTGCAAATAAGAAGGAGAACTTAATTCAGGATATTAATAAAAAAGAATCTATCATTGAACGTGCAAATCGTGATTTTACCGATGTGAAACGAACCCTTCCTGAAAAACAACCCAAAAAAATATTACATTTTATTGAAGATTACACTCTTGCAGTATTATCCATATCCTATTTATTTATGCTTTGTATCGGTATTTATTATTTTTCCATTGTAAACAGTGGTGAATTTAATACATCTGATTTTTCTAAGGCACTTATGAATAGTGCCATTCTCAGTGTTGTCGTTGGAGTAGTCCTGTATTATATTTCTTAGGATTCCATTTATTCCATTTATTCCATTTCAGCTTCAAACTGTTCCATATCATTATCATCTTCAAACAATCGTAATTGCTTGAAGGATCTCTTATTGGACGGTTCGCCACACTTATCTGAGAGGCGTTTATAGAGCTCGGTTTGTGACAATTTTCGTCCGACTCCGCCACCAATGCCTTCGTACCAATTTTTATAGACACGAAAGATATCTTTGATTTCTGCTTCATATCCTCCCTTCGGAATTTCACGAATACGTGCCTTCATGAACTTCGCCACCGAATCAAAGGACTCCTGATACTTGCTCGACTCTTGTGTCACAATGGCGGGGATTTGTCCCAGACCATGAGGGAGATATTCCATTTTGTAGATATGAACGAGACGAGACATGAAGAAAGTTCGCCAACGGTACATGTTTGCATCCAATTTATTGTCACGGCGATAAATATTCTCCTTTTCATTGATCTCCTCCACACCTGGATCTACGAATTTGGATTCAAAGGGAACAGCCCGAACACGTCGCCATGTACCTCGGTCCATCGTATTAATCGCTGGAAACGCATTACACAACATAAAGATTTTGCCAGTAATTTTGAACTTGGTCTGATCCTCAAAGAGTCCACGAGCTTCCACATCATCTTCTCCAGTGAACTGCTTCATACGTGACGTATTCAGAGGTTCTCGGTCATCGGGTTCTGCCATATAGATGAAACGTTTATTGCGGATCGCCATGATATCAGGATTCGCCGCTCCTGCATCAGGTCGCTTTCGTGTCATGGCAGTCGACTGAAGAGAGGATGCGTAATCACCGAGCACCATCGACATGAGGTCCACCAGCTTCGACTTACCATTACCACCTACACCAATCCAGGTTTCATAGGTCTGTTCTTTATTGGCACCTTCGAGACAGGATGCTAGTTTACGCCACATGTATTGACGCAGTTCGACACGGGGAAAGAGTTTTGCCATAAAGTCATCAATCTCAGCATGAATGATGGCTTGTTCTTTGTCACGTGGATTGTATTCGACATAGTCAATGGGATCGCAATTCTTGGTCGCATAACGTCCAGCCATAAAGGTGATAAAGTCAGTGGGTTCTGCCTTGCGGAAGATGACTTCATACTCTTTGACATCATCGTCGCTGGAGCGAACCGAATGCAAGTCAATGACGCCATTATTGAAACCGATAAGGTATTGATTGGAATTTAGTTTCTGAGCAAAGTCCTCTTCATAGAAGAGTCCAATACACTCTTTCATCACCGCATCTTTGAAGCCAGAAGTATAGAGGCATTGCTCGATCTTTGTCATTTTCTTCATGCGTGTTTCTTCAAAGCTGCGTTCATCATTTCCCAGATTAGCAAGACGATTACGAATCTTGGTACGTGTATCAGATATGACTTGTGCGACCTCCGTCGTCATTTTGTTACGAAGATCGATGCCTTGTGGTAACCGTTTCCAACAATTTCCAGTGAATTCAAACCATTCGACTTTCTTTGAATCGACTGATGCGCAGTAGTTATTGCTGTACATTTTCTTCATGAGACGAGCAATATGCGTATGAGTCGCATCCACTTCTCTCTCCACAAAGTCGACAAAGCTCTCATTCATGATTTTGCGATATTTCTTTGGATTATCCATTTTTGCCCACATGTGAAGGGAGCGAATGGTAAAGTGACGATCGGAACCTGGACGATTCCATCCACGCTGCCAATCACGTTGCAGAGCAGCAATGTTATTTTCACTTGCTTTCATGGATTTGGCGCTGAATTCCATCCAGACATCGAACATTTCCAGGGAAGGATCGATGTGATGAAGGCACCATCCTACTTCAATCCATGTAGCATAAGAAGTTGCTCGTTCGGCGGTCAAGCATTGAAGAGCGAGTTGTTTTGCCATGGAGATGGTGTCACGCTCCAATTGTTCGCAGACATTATTACTGGTGAGATGAACAACAGGGACATCAAGAGGAGCGTCTTCGAGAACAGGAAGCATGGATTTCTTTCCTGTGCAGTAGTCTAAACGTGATTTCCATTCTTCCTGTGTTTTTTCGTCAAAGGGAACGCTTTGTAGGCGAAGATTATAACGAATGGATAAGAGTTCGAGCAGTTGACGAGGTTGATAGATGGATTCATCTTCTTCGTAGAATGTTTTGGTGTGCGGATCGTAGACGTAGACAGAGGCGAGATGATAGGCGGGAATGTCAGGTTTGGATTCGCCATAGAAGAACCAGCCGTTCTTTTTTACGATGGCTTCATCAAAGATGTCTTTTTCAGCATTGATGTATCCTGTGTTCTTAAAGGTGGAAGTCAGATTTTGATGTTCAAGAGAGCGGTGACGAAGTACTTGTTGATGTTCAGAAGAGAGAATGAGATCGGGGCATTGAATATGAACACCGTCTTTGATGGCACGTTGAAGCGAGTTTACTTTTTTGTCTTCATAGGGCGCAGGACGCAAGGTAATAAAGAATCGGAGAGGTTGATGGTCCTCCAAGTCATAAAAGTGGGTAATGTTTTTAACGTATTCACGAACAAAGTCGTGGATGTGAGATAGTTCAAATTGTCGTTCAATGGCTCGTTCGGCGGGGTATTTGAAATCCAGATCAATTAAGATGGGTGTCTGCCAATCGCAGCGGCGCTGCTCTACTAGATTAAGGGGACGACGCTGCTGAGTAAATAGGTATTCGTGGAGGAGGTCGAGAAAGGTTTGGTATTCATCATCTTTGACCATGAATTTTCCGCGCATCATTCCCATCCCCGTAAAGGAGCATGGATCACCTTTTTCGATGACTCGGTGTGAGTCAAGAAAGACGCCCAGCGTGGTTTCTAGGAAATTATCAGTAAGTGTCGGCGGCATGTTGTTACGACCTGACATCCCTTTTTGAATCAGTCAAATTTTATTCATACGAAATCACTCATTATCATATAATGTATAATTAATACAATGGATAAGAATGAGATAATATATTATGTTAAATAAAGGTTCATAAATGCAAAACTTACAAAAATTGATTTAAAAGGTTCTAACAAATAGGAGTAGGAACCATGAAAGAGACTGACTTTTGCCCGACTTGTAAATACTATTTGTATCTAGATCAACAGGATGTGGAAAGCGCTGACAAGTCATCCAATAAAGTAGAAAAGACACTCCGACGAATTTGTCGTAATTGTGGATATCAACATCAAGATCAACAAGGTGGTCTGATTCTTGAAATCGATTTGAAAGAGAAGACCTCGGAGGGATACAAAATTCTCATGAACGAGTTTACAAAGAATGATCCGACACTTCCTCACGTCAATACTATTAAATGTCCCAATGTAGGGTGCGAGACCAATACATCTGGAAAGGAAAAGGATGTCATTTATTTGAAGTATGACTCCATTAATATGAAATTCCTTTACATCTGTAACGTATGTAATGCGCAGTGGCGTTCTAAAGCATAAAATCAAATTAAAAATCATAGGGATAATCGTTTCTCCTCATATTTTTTTATAATATCCATTATGTATTGTTTGGCATCGAGCAGTTCACGAGCAGTAGGAATGATAAAATCTTCGGATCCATCAGGACCAGGATCATAACGTAAGCAGAATTCTGCTAAAATGTCCTTTTCAATCAATTTCACATCCAGAACGTGGCACTGTAGAACGAGATAGATTTCAGACCCCTTCGTATATTTATGAAGGCGTGTGATTCGTGTATCAGGGCACTGGGATGTCATTCCCACTTTGTACACCTGCCGATTCAATGATTTGAATTCACGAGTGCGAACCAAGTAAATGTAGCCATGCTTTTCATCAATGTTGTAGGTCATCCCTTTCATAACACGACGCTTTTGACCTTGCTGGACAGCAATCGAAACCATTTTGGAATCTGGCTCCACGATTTCATTTTCCTCATCGGATGACATTTTCTTAGATGATGGATTAAAAAGATATGGATTTCACACAATATATGGTATGCAAATGATATGATATTATTTATATATTCTACAAACCCTCTTCATTATAATTAGGTTGTGGCGCATTTCTATTAATTCTATTCTCTTCAGGTATATATTCACCAACCCACTCTCCTACAGGATAATTACCAATAAGATCTAATAGCCAAATACTATTTCCTACACGCATATAATGTACACCCTCAAACGTCCAACGACGTGCTTGTCCATCATTCTGTCTCTGGCTGTTCCATTGAGGAATTCTTTGTAAATGTTCAGGTAAATCAGGGGCATTCAGATGTTGTTGGCGTACCTGACGATTTTCAGCTTGAGCAATAGCTACTAGATTTACATTTGGATGACCAGGATCGTGTTGTTGGCGTGCCTGACGATTTTCAGCTTGAGCAAGGGCTACTAGATTTACATTTGGATGACCGGGTTGAACCTGACGTTGTAATTCTGCTGATAATTCTGCCAATTGTGCAACCACATCATTAACATCTGTCACAATGTGTTCCATTGTTCTTTGTGCTCGCATCGTAGTAGCATAGACATTTCCACCTCTTACCTTTCGTCTTTTTGTAACGCCTCTCTTTCTATTATTTTTTTTAGATGTATGAGCCTTTTGTACCATTCTATTATAAACCGATATTTATGTTTTCATTCTCTATCAGAGAAACAAAACAGAAATAGTATACTTCACGCCCTTTACAAAGCCATTCTACCTACGAGCACGTAGGTGCTCTACTCGAACAGTGGTATTGTCACTCATTGAAAATGCCTATTACCAATGTAAATGTCGTAACGTTATGATATTTCTAACGTGGAATGGAACTTCTCTCTTATTTTTCTGCATCCCGTTTCAGATAACGGTTCTACTGTACCCCTATCGACGCCCTTCTACATGTGATGTATTAGAGCGTTATCATAAGAGAAAAAACAAACGATACCTGAAATTCAGTATTTTTATAAAAAATAGTTATTATTTTGCTGTATGGACACTACAAATAAAAGATTCATTCCATGCTGTATCCTTTTATAAAATCGTGACATGATTTGTTTATGGGTATTGCTGTCAGGATACGAGGAGGACTATATGCTAACTGTGTTCGCTATTACATATATCGATGCCCGTACATAAATTGTGTATTTTTGTTTGCTGTACGAACACACATATAGAGCCTCCTACCCATCAGAAGGGTGGACCCTTTAAGTTCTAACGCCGCTCTCTTGTATCGTTGGAAGGGCAGAACCATGACTCAGCGATTTTTACATATCGCTCATCATCAAGAAGCTTTCTCATGCCCTGATAAGGAGTTGTCACTTGAATAGGACCTTTTTGTAGCGCTTTCAATACATTCGGACTCCAACCCGATAGTTCAACAACACCCTCTTGATGCGCCTTGGCATGAAAATCCTTATATTCAGCACGCAAATTCCACACAACAATACGAGGCGCTTTCCAACCCTTGCCCTCACCCCAGAGTTTCTCTCCTGCTTCTACAAATAGCGTGCGAATGCTCTCGATTTGAAAGGGACGTGATGGCTGCCCCCGATCCATGGCGGCTGCATCAAAACCCATATCAGTAAGGACAATCAAATCCTCGGGCTCTTCTCCCACAGGGACACGATGTTTCACCATACGATTCAAAATAGACATACACGCCTTGTAAAAATCGGTATTGAGCCCTTGTCCCAGATGGCTTGAAATGGACTTGAGCTTCTTTTGTAGTGTTGCACCCTTCTGAAAAGCATGCCATTTGGGTTCGGCATCAAAGGTTAGAATGTGATTGCGAAAAGCGGGATGCGTCAATTCAGAAATAAGAATACCGAGACCTAGTGAAATCAACTTAGGTTGTGCAGATATACGTGCACTATACCCATCCATGCTTCCACTAAAATCGCACATCGCTACCGCCTTTCCCAATCCTCCCTGCTTCTCTGACTCTTTGAGAATCGAAACCCACTGACCCTCATTAATGTCATGTTCTTCAGTGGTTGTCCGATAATCAAGACTCTTCTCAATTAATTCATGGGGCATCACTACATGGGCTCCATGCGCTTTCTTCGTACCAGCACGAAGACCTTCTGTAAACTCCAAAAAGTGTTCACGACACAGCATTCGGTCCTTGGAATCAGGATAACGAATCTCCTTCAAGCCGCACCGCTTCTGGTTAAAAAATGCCTTCGTATGCATCTTCAAACAACGCCCTGGAACTGCATCAGGGATAATTGTAGCCCACGTCTTGTCGCACATGTTGACTTCTACCGTCTTAATCGCACGATTCATCGCACTTACCTCCTTACGATATGTCATTATTTGCCCCATCTCAGAAGTAATAAACGGATACAGAGCCGCTGCAATTTGATTCGCTATGTCTGGATACGTCTTTGAGTTCTCACGAGGCAACCACTTGGACAAGAGAGACATCTTTTCATGAGAGTGAGCTGCCAAAAGGATGCGATCAAAAAGAAAGCGTTCCTTCACGACCGTCATGATGGAATCGGTGAGTTCAGGAACACGATGCATGAGCTCCCACATGTCACGCCAACAACCATACTCAGGAATGTGCTTTATCATGTTCCTAGTTGTACGAGGATCCAGTTCATAGAGTGTTTCCATCATATCATAGAATAGTTGTTTCTCGCCCTTTCCGCCGCGGATGTCACGAGTTTGAAATGCCATCAGAAAGAGATCCAATTGATACTGATGTGTTGGATGCGTGTCACTCTCTGCAAACAGTTTGCGAATGGCATCCTGGAGATACTCCTTGTCGAGACCACGATTCAACATAGTAAAGAGGGCAACACGTCCATCCTCTACCCCAGCTTCTGTATAGACAGAGGCACCATTAACACCCGTTTTTGTAGTATCTGGAGCGGTCATCGCTTGGAGAAACGACATGATTATATAGGATATCATTTCAATGCTTTAAATGGATAATCAATACTTAAAAGCAGCCTCCGTTGTACAATGAGATGGATCCTCTATCCGAAGAACAGGGCATCGTGCCGAAAAAGCGCACGGTTCATTTTCTTGTACAGGGTCAATTTGGAAATAATTTCTTTCAATATCTGGCGGGAGAAATCATGAAAAAGATTTATGGGTATGATGAGGTAAAGCCCACTTTCTTTATCAATTTGGAATTTAATACGGTCATTGATGATGCGGCGTATAAGAAAATCATTTTGGCATATATGTCGGGATGCACACTTGAAATTGATACGTCCAAAGATATTTTGCTGATGGGATTTTTCCAGCGATCGGAAATTCTGATCTATGAACGAGATTTTATTAAGAGTCTCTTTTGCGAAGAGAACATGAATAACATTAGCAATCGTATTAAGATTGGAAATATTGTAAAATACAAATCAAAACATACGATTATGCCAACAAAAAATGATTTGACGCTTCATCTTCGCTGTGAATTCTTTTGGGATCATGAGACGAAGCGATCACAAATCTTTGATCCAGAGGGAATCAAACAAATTGTTGCGTCCATTCCTCATGAGAAACTCTATATTGTACATGTCCCTGCCACAGTAGAATGGGAAAAAAAATACTATGAACAATTTGAGTCACTGAACCCGATTTGGATCAATGGATCACTGGGAGATGATTTTGATTTTCTGATGAAATCACCGAAGCTGATTACGAGTGCATCGACCATGTGCTATTTGGCAGCCTATTTTGGAAATGCCACGGAAGTTCATATACCCTATAATTCGTATTATGGGGGAGAAGAAGGAAATGGTCAACATTTGACAGCATTTGATGACAAATGTAAGATGTATTACAGTATTGATTATTGGAGTCCTGTCTAATACTAAATAAAGGATTGTAAATCGCTAAGAATGCGTACTGGATAGGAATGAAAGGTGTGAATTTTCTCATTTCCCGCCATGAAATAGAGCCATTGTTTAGAATTTTCTCCGTCTTTTCTCATAAAATGACACAATTTTGCACCTGGTTCTTCGATCCATGATTCAAATAAACTCCTTAAGGTAGGGGGTAATACAGCATGATAATCAATATAAAGAAATGCCAAAAATAAATATAAATCACGTCCATCTTTTGGACATGGATCATTTTTAGGATATACCGTACTAAGAGACATATCAGCAATATGTGTCTTAATCGATCCCAAACAAGAAAATCCAAAATCAATCAGAGTCAAGGAATAACGTGAAGAAATCTCAATGATTTCATGTTCAATCGTTAGAACTTTGCGACGTGGCTCATGTTCCGCAATGAGAAAATTACTAGGTTTTAAATCACGATGATTAATACCAACACGATTATTAAGATGCCATACCATCGCACTGAGTTGAAGAAGGCAATCAATTAATACATTAGACAATTGTTTGATAGGAACTTTCTTTAAATACATATGTAGTGTTGAGGCATGTTGAATCGGTTCCATGGCAAAACAAATAGATTCGTCACGAAGACGAAAAATGTGAAGGATGCGTGGAGCGCCTGTCGGAAATCCAATTGCTTCGATATGTTCTCCTACCAATTTTTGAATACATGCTTCTTGAAGCAAACTTCTACCTGGAATAATGGGTCGTTTCACATAGACCTCCATCGTAATGGTTGGCGTTTTATATAATGCAAGGTCAATGTATCCAAAGGATCCATGTGACACATTTTTAATACAAGTGATGGTAACGGACGGTGTATCCACATAAATCATTTGATTTAAAATGGATTGACTACTTGGAAGTGAAATAGCAGATAACCAATCGCTCTTACGAAGGCATCCTTGTGCCGAAACACCAACTGATTCCAAGGACACCATAGCATCACATAATTTTTGATTACACATAATAAATCAAACACACCCTACTATTGCGTATGATTATTCACAGCCAGGCATCAATGATGTAATGATCTTCCATGCTTTCGTATGACGATATTTCTGAGGTTCGGCTAATAAATACGCAGTGAGCTCTCGTGGATGTTCATAAGCGCTTGATGGTAAATCAGGAAATTCTAATGCTAATGAGGCGGGAATGTTTTTCGCATGGTATTTCTGTTCCACATGATAAAACCATATGTCTACATTTCCTAACACTGGATTCGAAATATCTGTAAAAATAGGAAGAGGTATCCATTTGTTCTGATAGATCCACAACGGACTATCAATCGTATCTGGATTGTAACGGCAATTCTCCTCTAAAGAAGGTGGAAGTTTTCCTGTCCATTCTGTCCATCCTAACTCGGCAAATATCGATTTCCATGTGGGTTGAAAATTACGCTGATGAACATGCCATAGTTCATGGGTCAGGGTACTCATCGATTCCAAATGTTTGAGATGCGGAACACAAATCATATTATAGGGACGTGTATGAGGCATTCCACCATCCGCCGAATACATCAGAGGAATAATATGGATGGATCTTAAATCCGTCCGTAATCGTAAGGGAAGTGCTGGTATCGCATCTTGTAACCATTGTTGATAATGTTGTCCATCATCAAAGGAAACATGATTTGCTGCATACGTTGCTGATTTACGTGCCTTTGAATTGGCTCTGTTATCACGACACTCCGCAAGATATAAATCACGTTGTTCTGCTTCCTGTAATAACTGATTAGCCTCCTCTTTATTCAATACAAATTGAAAAGAAAGTGATGGTGTAGAGGGAGCATGACCCATTTCTATTGTAGTATTGTTATTATCATTTAAATCCAAATTCATAAAAAATAGGATATCATACTGTTTATGGTGCTGCGCTTATTGTTGCGCTTATGGTGATGCGCTTATTGCAGCATCCTCTTTCTTTTTCTTCGCAGCTCTTTCTTTCTTCTTAATACTATCCACAAGGAAGGAATCATAGAGGAAGCTGCTCATGGTGGTTTGTGTTACTTTTTTTGTTACTGTTGCAGTCGCAGTAGTCGCAGTAAGCGCAGTAGTCGCCACTCTCGGTTTCGTCTTTGTTAGAGAAGGTGTAATCACTACATTTCCTCCAAACATATGATGGATCGCACTTCTTGTACTTGTCATGTGGAATCGCTTCAAACAATCTTGAAAGAGGAGTTCCGCCGCCTTTCCTTCACGAAACGTCAGATATCGATCCAAATCTGTCTCCAATGATGGGCATCCTTTCATCATCTCTTTGGTATAGCCTGGAACTTGCTCTAATAGCAAACCAAATGCCTGCGAAATAGGATTCTGTAATTGATGCTCAATGTAATGCTGATAATCGGGTAATAGTCCATGCTCCTTGATAAAGAGCGGTGTCTCAATTCGCTCTCCTTGTAGCTTAGATGCTTGCTGACCTGCTTTCGCACTAATATAGACATAACCAATTCGATCACCCGCAGCAGGAGCATTACCAGGATCTCTTTCTGTGATTCGATCTGCAAGTGCCTTGTGAGCAATTCGACTAGGATCAGCATAATCGGCTCGCAATGATTTGGTGACCGTCAGTTGTCCGAGAGATACTTTGCCCTCCACCAATTCAAGACACTTTTCCTTTACGAACGTAAACGCTCCGATCACATCTCGTTTGTCCAATAGCATCTTCATGGCTCCACCAAAGATCGTTTTAACAATAGGAGCATTATCACGACGTTTTAATGCAATACCCATGTACTTGTGAACATATTCATCTGGATTGCTTTCATACATGTTTCCAGCATAACGCTTCTTGGAAAACATCAGAAGAGGATCAAAACATTTGTCAAACTCAAAATCGTGTGGAGGCGCAAGTGTCTTTGTAATAAAGGCGCCTGCTTCGTCCGTCATTTCAATGGTGGCGACACGTGCTTCTCGCCCCTCCAATCGCTCACCAGTTTCTGGGTTTCGTGGATTAAATTCGACAAAGAGTGAGTCGGTATTATGCACGATGAGAGCACCTGGTCCTACACCAAAGTGATGATTGTCTGTTTCCAAATCATATACATATACATCACCTGGATGAGGCAATTCTCGATATTTTTTAATAGCGTCTGCTGATTTTCTCTGTATTTTCTTTGTCATGGTATAGCGAAAGATACACTCTTTTGATGCTCGTTCATTAATGGAAACATGATATCCAAGACGTCGTGCTAGAAGATACATACCCGCACCAATCTCCTTACCTTTCTGGTCAAACCGTGTGTATCCATGGACATCCTTATCTCCATCTCCTGCATAGAATCCATTCCAGAATGATTGAATGATGGGAAGAGGTGCAGTAAGGATGCTATCTGGAATTTTCTTTTCACGGTGAGAATTATAAAACAGTTCACGATATTCAGTCGCAATCTTTGTTATATTTCCAACAGGTACGAGTTTATAGACACCTGAACTTTCTATCGTATTTAAGATCGTAGCAGGGAAAGGACATTTTTGCATAGCAATGGTCAGAAGATCTAGATCAGCTTTGTTAATCGCCCATGATGCTTTCCTACCAGAAGGGCATTCATATACATCGGATGAACCATCCGCTACAAAGAATCCCATCACAAATGCCTCATCCTCCGTAATCATACATGGTGTATCCACATGATTAAACTCCTCAAAGAATAAGTCGTTATGTAAGAGTTCAGTTCCTATCACGACATCACATGGTTTGGCTTCCTTACCATTCTTTAAGACAAGACTGTGATCTTCTGTAACATCTACAATCCCAGTATGAGTATTGATTCGGAATAGTTTCTTGTCCTGATGCAAACGATGACGAATGATTCTATGAATGGGAGTGAAACCACGCTCGGTCCATACACTGATTCCTTGGAGTGAAATCGCATCTTTTGTATCATGATAGGTATGCCATTCGTCCGAACAGAGTTCATCCATTCGTTTCATAAAGAGTGCGCCCGTCACTTCATTGCGCAGAACAAGGGGTGTATCGCCTGTTACGGAATCACCATAGACAACTTTTGCCATCGCACGTGCGGTGCATCGTGGATCTTGCGCACCAGGTCCATAAAATTTTTCGATGGCGGCTTTCGCAAAGAGAATCTGTTTGCGTCCATAAGAAGTAACAGATGCGGCAAGTGCTTGGAGACGAATCTTGAACGTACCCGAACCAAGTTGCCCATATAGTGAATTACCCGTTAGTTTATATGCGAGCTGTTCGGCATCCAGTAGCGCATAACGTTCAGGATCTTTCTCTGCTTTCATTTCTTTCTTCTTGGCACTGCGTGCATTCAGAAGCCACGTGGTAATCTGAGGAAGGGTAGATTTGGTTCCGTCCAATGGCTGTGCGTAGCGACAGATACGACGTCCGCATGCTATTTTTCGAGGATGTTTTCGTCCATCCGTCGGATCGGCTCGAATGATATCGAACTCAATGTCAGTATAGGCATATCCATCACATTCATCATAGGCTTCGGAACCCCATTGATGCTGGATCAACGTGCCATCCGCCTGAAAGTCTTTGATCCAAAGGAGAGAATCATGACTGATGTTTTCACTGACAATGGTGGAAGGATACAAGGAGGCAAAGTCGCAGACACCGATGGGGCTCTGTGCGTAGAAACCAGGCTCGGGATCCAACACAATCGCACCCTCGTAGGAATCATCGGATCCGCCCTGTGAGGGAATGGTAAGGACGGGAATGACAATGTTACGCTCCCTGCATTGTTTGAAGATGAGTGATTCGATCTTAATGCCTTGACCACGTGTAAAGATGTAGCTGACAGGCACGGAGCAGACATTCGCCATCGACATAGAATTGTTGAAGGTTTCTAGTTTCTTGTACAAGTCAATGACTAGATCGCAATCTTGAAGACAGTACTTGCCGACTACCGCACGATCTTCGGCGGAGCCACGGTGAAGACGAAAGATGTCCTGCGGTGAAACATCGTCCTTTACAATGACCCACTTCGTCGCATCCTCCATTTCATTCAAGGCGTCCTCATCCAATCCACATTGAATGGTAATGATTGCTCCATCGACAGCAGTCACTACCAACTTCTCAGAAACGGTTTCGCCTGTCTCATCGAGAAGAGCAATGGCACGTCCCACTCTCACATCCTTCACAGCACCCGCAACTTCTAAGACAAGGAGCTGAGTGCGAGGATCATAGGATTGTTTCTTTAGTTTTCCAGACATGAAATGTTTCGTGACTTCATCTAGCTTGTAAGAGGGCAGCACATTGTTGCGTTTGATGTAGTGAAAGAGGTCGATCTGGAGACGTCCGTGTAATGACCAGATGTACATGCGATTATCGCCCATGGCAGAAGAGCTGAGGAATTTCTCTTCCAATTTCACTTCACCCGCTAATTCAAAGAGGCGTGTCAGTTCATGAATGGGGGAATTGGCATGGATAAGTCCAAGTTCCTCGGCACGATACCATGTATAGGATTCATCAAAACCAAATACATTGTATCCAATCATAATGTCGGGATTTCGCTGAATCATCCATTCAAACCATGCGAGAATCATTTCCTTTTCGGTAGCAAATGCATGTACTTCGATGTTAGGAATGGGCGCACAATCGGGAAAGACAAAGAGGTGTCGTTCCGTGGTCTCAGGCGTTCCACGAGTCAATGTCGTGCCAATTTGAATGACTGGATCTCCCACCAATTTAATCACAGGATTCAGAGTGGACTGGAGAAGCGTCATGAGAGTTTCCTGTTTCTCATCGGTTGCCGAGCTGAGAATCTCTTCTAAGCTTTCCAGAACGGTAGGTTTGTATAGTCGAGTGCGAATGACATCCATTGATTTCTTGAGTTGACAGTAAATGGGTGTCATGCCTTTGGGAAGCGTGTCGACTGGAAATTGTGTGATAGACAGACTTTTCAGAATGAGATCACATGCCTGTTCTGCAGTCGTCGCAAGGGAGCACAGATCTTGCGCTGCTTTTTTCCAGGTACGTTTGGGAACGGGAAAGTCACCCGTCATGGAGAAGCATTCAATATCCCAGGAGGCGGTCAGAAAGGGAGCGGTGACACGGGGTCCTTTGGTGGGAAGAACTTCTTGGTAGTCGCAATCGATGAGGATGGTCGAAGACAGCGCATCTTTCGAAGACAGCGCACCCTTTATGGATACCCAACCGCACGGTTGAATGTTTTGTGTGTGGAGAAAGCGCAACATCGGATCCAAGTTGGCTTCAAAGACTTCCACTTTCTTCCCTTTCATAGCGCCATCCAAGGGCTTTTTTGTGACACAATTCATGCTTTCGTCAAGGAACAATTGGCGAAGGGTGCGAAAGAGACTGAGAGATGGCACGGTGATTTCAAGGAAGGGATAGAAGGTGTTTGCAGTGAATCCATAGAAGATTTTTTTGGTGACTCGTTTGATAGTGAGTTGATCCATGGGAATTCGTTCTTGTTGAATATATTGTGTGATACAATCGGCAGATAAGTTTGTTTTCTCTTCGGGCAATCGTAGGTATAAGGTGGGACGGAATCCAGTGACGTCGCAGCGAACAGGAGTTCCTGTTTCGGTGGAGCCGAAGAGGTGAAGAACGAGTTCGCGAGGTTGGAAGGTGGATGTTTTTTGTTTTTTGCGATAAGGGATTTCGTCGTCGTCGGAATGGGATTCGTAGACGACTTCACGAACATCCTCTTCTTCGGACTCGACACGCATGTCACGAGCTTGGATGTCGAGCAGATGAAAGACAAGATCTTGTGACATCGTTGCAGACATGATTGGATTGCTATTCTTCTTTTAAAAAATAGCGATTCAATTTTATCTACATTGGAAAATTAACGACGAGAACGACGAGTGCGCTTACGATCACGAGTTTTCTTCATCACCGCTGCAGCCGTAGCGAGGAGAACAGCAGCAGGAGCAAGACGGTAGGCGGATTGCGACATAATTCCGTAGAGGCTTCCACCTTTGATAGCCTTTGTACGAATGGGTATTGTATCAGATGTCTGAGAGGGAACAATGAGAGAAGAAGTCGTTTCATTACTTATGCTACTCAAAGGTTCACGACGGGAAGTCATTTCATCTATTTCTTTTTCTGTCATACTATTTTTGATGGCACTCTTAGGGATATTTATAGTAGAAAGAGAATCGGAACGAGTTCCAACCTTTTGAGAATTACGTTTCATAGAGGGAAGCATAGATGTATATTTGGTAGAAACAGATGGAGCGACACCAATGTCTTCGCCACGATTGATGATATCGTCATTGCGGAGATGTTCAAAGGAGGGTCCTGTGGCAAGACCTGTTGGTTCCATATTGATTTTTTCCATGGTGTTGTTTTTGACTGAATTGCCACGAATCGAATTGCCACGAATCGAATTGCGACTGGTAGGTATAATATCGTTTTCAACTACATTGTTCACGATTTCTTCAGGTGACTCTTTGCGTGGAGAAGGGGCACGACGATTATTAGACAAGGAAACAATCGACGCAGGTTTTGCCAATCCTGCCTCTACCGCAACGGGTGCCACATTCACCATGGCGCTTTCCAAAGCCTCTTTGGTAGAGGGAATTTCAGATAATTTTGTGCCATCAGGTCCTATGAGGAGAACGCTTGGGTATCCTTCTACATTTAACTCTGGAGCAGAGCTATTAACACTATTAATTGTCTTATTAAATTCTTTTAGACTATAATCGGGAACGGAAATCACTTGAGCATTGCGTTGAGGGAGCTGTGAAGCGGCTTTGAAATGGGGCATCAGGGTATGACAATGTCCGCACCAATCTGCGTAGACAAGTACCACAGTAACGGGACCTTTTGTAATACGTTTAAGGATTTCCTGAACATCGTGTGGAGTTCGTACATCAAGAGGAGGATAGAGAGTGCCGGTCGTGGAACGACGATGTCCCCGAACTGTTTTACGTGCCTTACGGAATTTTCGTTGACGTGTCCGTCCACGTTTGTAGCTTCTAGATGTTTTACGTGGAGCCATTCTACTTTGGTAGGATTTATTAATATATAGAAGAGATAGGTGTTAGGATGAATAATCTGTTACTATTCATACTCGTCATATTGATAGCAGGTATGATTGCACAATATACAACGATTCCCATACCAAATCTATCGGTACTATTCACATTAAGTTTGATTACCTATGCGATTCTTTACATTAATGGACGCAAGTATTTAGAAACATTTGATAATCGTTTTCGTGGAGATGGTTCGCCGAATACGGAACCACCGCCTAAGAATAGCATACCGGAAATGCCTTATAGAATGAATCCAATTGATGATCTGTTTGAATATGATGATGCAGCAGTATATCAGAACAGAGGATCGAAAGAGGCTTCCAAAAAACAAATTAGCGATGCGATGACCCGGTATCCGATGGATTGGCCATCTCGTGGACCCGATTCGCAAGTCTTTCAAGAGGAGCAGTCACAATTTGTAGAACAAGTAAAAAACACCATGAAACAACCTGCTGCCACCAATTTCTATCGTGAAGTGGATGGAACCAACATGAAATTACCTGATACCTATGAAATTGATGATGAAGAGAGAAAGATATTACAAACGTATAAGCCCGAGTCCAGCAAAGGACTTCTCGAGTATTCAGTGGATGATGTGAAGGGACTTCTTCATAAGATGTATGATAGAAAAGGACTGATTCCTGTGGTAAAGAAATCAAAACAGGGTGAAAACATATGGGAGATTGTGGAGGTGAAGGAGAAGAATCCCAAGATTGTATGGGAAGATGACGTACAAGCCGATACACAGCGTGCAATCATGGAACAGCGAGGGGAAGAGGTGATTGAAGTTCCGTATACCACAAGCGATATTAGTGCTGGATTAGACCCATTTTTCCAACCAAGAAACTCGGTTCGTGATGGAAAGTTCGATTATACGAAATGGACGCCAGGTTTGGAGCGCATGTTCGCTCCGACCTATCCACAAAAATCATGGTTTTAATGTGATCATACAACAAATTGTGCGTTATAATAATATAATAAATATGATAATGAAAGTAGCTTATTCATTATCATATCTAGTAGTAGATGGGTAATTATATATATTACGGATATAATTCTTTGCGACGTACTGTTACATCAGAACCAGCGGTAAAGAAGGTAGATACGGCTACATCTGTAGTTAAAGTAAGTCGTCCAGATTGCGAGAGCACACCTATCGAAAAAGTAACAGTGATTACTACACCTGTTGTAAAGGAGGAACCAAAAATGGAGGTCGAAGTCAAGGTAGAGCCAAAGAAAGAGGTCAAGGAAGAGCCAAAGAAGGAAGTTGAAGTCAAGGTTAAGGAAGTCAAGGTCAAGGAAGAGCCAAAGAAGGAAGTCGAAGTCAAGGTTAAGGAAGTCGAAGTCAAGGTAGAGCCAAAGAAAGAAGTCAAAGAAGAGCCAAAGAAGGAAGTCGAAGTCAAGGTTAAGGAAGTCAAGGTTAAGGAAGAGAAGAAAGAAGTCAAAGAAGAGCCAAAGAAGGAAGTCGAAGTCAAGGTAGAGAAGAAAGAAGTCAAGGAAGTCGAGGAGAAAATAGTAATTGACCTGAAAAATGTCACAAAAGAGAAGACGAAGAGCCCTTTGTTAACACCTATTGAGGAGGAATCTATATATGTTCATCCATATCTTCTTGAATATGGTACCGAACCATTCAAGTCAGACATCCTTCTGATTCAGAATGAAATGTATCAGCCAAATAAGAAGAAGAATAAGAAGAAGAAGAATCAACCAAATGTATTTTCAGAAGAATAAGTGATTCGTAATAATCCATCAGGACTACGATGTTTTTCATACAATTCAAGGAGAGTTTTACTCTGATCTGGAATGGAATTATTGATAAAGATAAAAATAGCATGTTCTGGTTGTAACTTAAGCCACTGGCGAATCGTATGATAAACATGTGTAATTGTAAAATCTTGTGGTATTAAAAATTTACGACGCTGAATATCTGGGAGAGAAGTATCTGTTTGTGATGCTTTTGACACATAAACAGGGATTCTTCCTGGATGTTTCTTCATAATTCGTTCTATGTCAGTCGGGGTCATCTATTACTCTTTTATTTTATTTATAGGTAGGTTATTTAAACAGAGAAACCTATGATACCATAGATGTATTGGTTAGATACGAGAGAAGGAGAGTTGATTCGCTTGTTACAGGCGCCACAAGATATTGTAAAACAGCTTCCTGTGGCAGACATATGGATAGGAATCACAGAATCAAATACTATTTCGGAGGGAGGTCTGCTCATTGAACGAAAATCCATTCGTGATTTGGAAGCATCTATTTTGGATGGACGCTATCGTGAGCAACGAGGACGTTTACTTGCCTCTTGTCATGAGAACAAAACGCAGCCCATGTATATTTTGGAAGGCTCTTTTTCTTCAGGTACGGGGAGGCTGACAAAGAAAGCCCTTATGAAATTTATCAATCGTCTTATTTTTCATTATAACATTGCGGTCATGCAAACCGCTTCCATAAATGAAACCGCTGAATTGATTCAAACATTGGCGGAACAGTGGAAGGAGGATCCTACTTCGCTACAGAGAACCACAGAGCTTGTCAAAGTCACGGATGGGATTCATGTTCAGAAGAAAGCGAATGCAATGGATCCGAGGCAATTTGCAATTTGTTGTATTGCTCAATGTCCAGGCGTATCTGTGAAAGCAGCGGAACAATTAGTTATTACATTTGGATCACTACCAGGTGTGATACAAGCGACCAAGGAAGAGATCGAAAAGGTAAAAGTGGGTGCGAGAAAGATAGGTCCTGTGGTTTCGAAGAGATTGTATGAATTACTACATCATTTATAATACAATTAGCCACTATCACACATGCGATACATGAACCCTTTGTCATATACAATACAATCACCCTCGGGGTTCATTAATACATATCGATCATCTGGTTTCCATTCTTGGGCGGTGTATTCTTTAATTAGGCGTTGAAGGAGGAGAAGGACATCACGATCTTCTTCAGGAAAGGTGGTACATGGAATAGAAAGGCGAATGTGATTATGGTATAAGGAATATTGACTCATGTCTATGGATAGATAAGAGTCAATGCTTTAAGATTAGATGGTATGTTACAATCCATAGGATGGATTGTAATAAACCATGACGGAAAATAATTGGAAGATATGAATGTAATTAAACAACATCACTTCGAGTATAGTTGGGGGGAGAACGCCAATCAGTCTGAAGTAAGACTCCTTGACCAACAGCAGTCACTTGATATTGATCAGCCTGCTGGTTAACAAGACCTTGACCGGTACTTACTCTTCCTCCCATCACAATATAACGGGAGGGGATGTTTCTACCTACAGTTGGAGAAGCTAACGGACCAGTACCAGCATATGTATTTTTTGTAATGTCAAATCCGTCAGGAGATCCAATTGCAGTAAAACCGACTCCATAACATCGCAATGATATGGCATTACTCACAATTCTAATAAACTCGTTTTCGTCTCTCGGATTTCTATCCCCCACCGACAGGTCAACTTTTAAGATACTAGCTGGTACTGGTTCTATTCCTGAACCTAGAGGTATTTGAACTCCATTCTCAGTAACAAAGGCAGGGAGAAGAGAGGTATCCCATAAAACATCAGCATAAACCTGACCTGGAGTTGGAAGTCCTGGTACTGTCGCCATATTCTTTTATACTATACCCATACATTTTTTTTGAACCATCCGAAATCAATCGCACCGTATCTTTTTAGTCTACATGATTTATTTCTTCAAATCATACATGATAATGATGTTGTCTGTGATATACCGTATCTATCATATGTTCCAAATAAATAGGAACCGGACATCTTATTCCATCAGCTTCTTAAAATTTCCTTCTGACTGATGATGTAGTAAAAACGCCGATAATCCAATGAAAGTGTCTATCAATAGAACGATCCATGCTCTACGATTACCAGTAATCGCAAGATATGCAAAGAATGCCCATAGAAACATGTGAAGAGGACGAAAGTTTTTCCACCATATGTATTTACCAAATATTTCAAAGCCGGTATCTCTTTTACCGACAAAAATAATATAAAACCAGCCCAGTACTGGAAAGATAGCAATCATTCCCAGTACTCTTAGAAACCAGCCTGAAGCAACGGCACTTAAAATGGTAAAGGATAAACGTGAGCCCATACAAAGAAAAAGAAATACAAAAAATCGTATTTGAAATGTATTCATACCTACTTTAACGTTTAAAATAGTCAGGTACTGATTTTGGCTGAACAATTGTATTTTGTGGATTCGTCATTTGTTGTAAGAAAGTGGTGGGAGGAATGTAATCGGAAGCAGATGGTGGTGGTGGACCAGCTACTGGATTGGATAGGGGGCGTTGGAGTACTGTATGAATGGCGGAGGGACGATGGACAGAATATGCTCCGCCGTTAGAAGGACCTGGTGGCATTTGTGGCATACCATACATTTGTCCTTGCATCTGTGAGCCCTGCATTTGTCCAGGGGTTTGAATGCGTACTTTTTTGCCCGATTTGCGTGTAGAAATAAGTCGTGAAGCTTCTTTCTCTTTGCGTTCCATTTCCGCCTGTGTCTTTTCAGCGGATACCATCATCGCCTGCATAATGGGAGATTGTTCCACCAAATACGATTTTTCATGATGAAGCCATGAAATATAAATTAAATTGGGGGATGTATAGCGGACTTCATAAGCAGCATGACGTAATTGATAAATCAAATAGACAATACAATCCTCTAAATCAATCTTTGGCAATCCAAAAATAAAAGGTGGGACTGTGTATAATAAATTACATTGTGCGTTGGGTAGCTTGGATAGGGCACGAATACGATTATAGATTTGTTCTAATATTTTATTGTAGGCTCGAAGACGTCCAGCATCTTTGGATCGGCGTTTATCATATAATTCGGACGGGTCTAATTGGGGTGTTTGTTCCGCCATTACTGATGATAGAAAGCAAATGATGTTGAGAGGATGGTACACGATTTTATAAAGCAATGCGTGTTTAAAAGAAAAGGGTAGCTTATGAAAGAAGAGTAGAATGATCCCTTATCGCATTTATTTCTCAGGTGGAGGAATTTGCGCCATAGCGCATGTGGGGGCACTCATTGAATTATCAAAACATGTCCCTCTCCATGCCATTAAAGAGTGGATGGGAGTATCTGCTGGTTCTCTTGTTGCCATGTGCCTATGTATTGGATTTACCTTAGATGAATTATTGGAATTTTGTGTTCGTTTTGACTTTACCCATATCAAAGAAATGGATTCGGTTCCGGGATGGATACTACATTTTGGGATGGACACGGGAGAAAGACTCCATCGTTTAATACAAGCATGTTTACACGTGAAAGGTCTTTCTTCTGAATATACTTTTCAAGAGTGTCTTACTCAATTTGGTTTGTCTCTACGAATCGTAGCCACCGATTTAAATGATGCAGCGCCTGTGATTTTTAGTCCCACCACAACACCCGATTATTGTATTGCGGATGCAGTACGTGCTTCCATGAGCGTCCCTTATTATTTTCAACCCTTCATTTGTCCAGAATCAGGACATTATCTCGTAGATGGCGGAGTGATTAGTAACCATCCCTTATTTGTATTACCCGATGAAGAGCATCGTAGAACTCTTAGTATTTTGATTCGTACATCGATTGAAAAAATAGAAAATGCTGCAGAAATGGAAATGGACGAATTTATGATGCGCCCGTTGAATATTGTTCTTGCAGAAAAGAATAAAATGGAGTCACGATTTTATGATGCACGATGCATCCAGATTATGCTTGGCGAATTAAATATATTAGATTTCTCTATGGATGATGATACGAAACAACTCATTATTCAAAAGGGAAAGGAAGCGGTCATTCAATTTATGGGACATCATAAACCAATGCGTCGGCATAGCATTTCATAGCATTTCATAGGCGCAATTCATAGCTTAGATCGTACTTTCATAAGGTATACATCGAAGAAAATATCAATATTCATTTTGCCACGTGTATACATAATGATTTTGACTGGATGAGACATCAAATCAAAATTCATAGATGGCGTCACGATGATTTCCTTGATATAGGATGATTCCACATCTTTATAATACATCACCATTTTACAGTTCCAACTATTTCGAAGATTGCTAACCCAGCAGCACTCTGGAGGAAATGTCAATGTGATTAGATCATTTGCTGGATCATGTAGTATATGTTTGACATATGCAATATCTAAATATGGATTTGTGGTACTGAGTGTCTGTCGATAGCACAAGATGGGATTGGGAATGGAATGTAGTATTCGGATTCCTTCCTGTAATGTCCGAGTTTCATGATCATGATAAATCATTGCGTAGGGTTGAGATGTCATTTATCATAATAATAGTAAAATCCTTTATGTATTCATAATTTCTCGTTTATGATTACAAATGTGTAGGATGTGACGAAACGCAGGATTAGGATTAATAAAAGGTCGTTTGGATAGCAATAATCTAAAAATAGCTTCTAATGGCAAATAGGTCGTCATCATAAAATACATGATCGCAGCGGTAGAGCTACGTGATATTCCAGCATAACAATGAAATAAAATGCGTTTTCCTTTTGATTTTGCTAAATAGGGTCCTAGTTCCATAAAAATATATAACAGTTGAATCGTATAAATTGTCGTGTCTAGTAATCCAATCGTATAAATGATTTTTTCAGGGGTTTCGGTCGTATGAATTTTTCCAAGAGTGGCGCCATTTTGCGGATAATTAAAATTAAAAATGATATCAAATGGTTCATACGACGATGTAAAATCACCTACAGCAACCGTATTCGTAATCATGTGATAGGATTGATAGGGTGGAGGTAGAATATCCTCCATATCAAAGACAAGATCGTCTGATTTCATATTCTATCACGATATGGATATTAAAATAGATTACATACCGTTTAGAAATTCAAAAACACCATCAAATGTTCTAGGACCCGGATACTCTGTCATATTTGCGCCATCTGAAATTAAAATGGTAGGGTATCCTTTCACCTTTAGTTTGCTCACCTCCTCTTTATTCTGGTCCGCATCTAATACCTTAACATTGACCTTGCTACCATCCTTTAGAGTGAGAGGAGCCGCCGCCATTAATTTATCAAATTCAGGAGCTGCCTGTTTACAGTGTCCACACCAATCCGCTTTGCAAATGATAACTGATTTAGAAGAGCCTTCAAATCCTTCATCCGAATCTGTATTGAATCGAAGGAGAACAAGAAGAAGAAGGATAATCACAAGAATGATGTAAATCGTTTTCATATCTATTTATATCCTTTTTATTTATGGTGGCGATCTATGGTGGCGATCTATGGTGGCGATCTAAACCAACGAGGCGATAAAGATAGTAAAGATGTTGTATGGGTCTTCTTGGATACCAGTAGGAGGATGGAATCGTACATGGACGGAGAAGGAAAAAATACAGTGTTCTCGACTTTATTTTTTCTTTCATGATAAAAAGCACTATTCGGAAAAGGTTTCAAGCATCATGGCACAAATGGTCATTTATAAAGAGAAATATCATGTACACTATTCAGAGGAACAAGAACAAGAATTAAAAAAAGCACTTCAGCCTATTCATTTGGTAAAAGCATAAGTCCTAACATGGTGATAAAAAAGAGAAAAGTACTGATAAAGATGCCATAAATAGTGGGTCCACCGCCTGATGTAATGATATGCATATTATGACCAAACGCACGTTGAAGAATAGCGTAGGACTCGGGATTCGCAAAAAGAAAGAAGACAAGTGCGCTGTAGAAGCTGTACTTTGCCTTGAGAAGGATACGATTGTAACTAAATGTATTTGTCGACGTTGTTGTCGTAGATGCTTTCGTAAGCGTATTAGTAGAATTCATTCTACTTTGATCGTTTTTCTTTTAAGGCGATAAAAATACTCAATACAAGTTCAGCATTGGTATAGATCGCATTCTCTACCAATGGGACAAATTGTTGAAGATCATGTGGATGTGATGTAAAATAGCTGTCATGTGTCACAATAGGAATATGAGTATCCTTGGTATCCACTGTGGAGTAGTCAATTTCGTAGAGATTCATGGGAATTTCGTCAGATGGTGCATACACCATATAAATGTCATCTTTTGTGAAGAAGTCCGTGATCGCTTGAAAGGTGCTCTCTTTCTCTGCTTCGGAACCCTTACGATAGAAGCGTTCAAAGGGTGGAATCGTTAGATTACCGTCAAGGGTGATGTACTGAACAGTTGGAAGAGGGGATTCTTTTTTGATGGATGGAACAGCATTTCGTTTGGGGAGAGAGGAGACACGAATGGGTGAGAGCTGATGAATGGTTTCGAGACATTTCTTTCGCTTTGCTGCTGACATTTTTTGGATACGTGTCATACTACATTGTAACTGAGTAGTGATAAAGGGAGTAAGTACTTTATTTGTGTTGCGAATACGATAGATGCCATGGCATTCGTTACGAGATCCTATAAAATGATTGGAAATATGTAATAGTACTAACAATGGTTCTAATATCTTACGTTTCTTAATGTGACTACGTATCATACATGATTCTAGCATACCATAGACGGGTTGATACATGGATTTGATAGAATCAAAGAGAGGAAGGAGGGCGAGAGACAATTTCTTGGTTAAGACATCATGGAAATCATCGGTGGCAGAGCCACCGCCTATTTGTGTAAATGGGGTTTTGCTCATTTGAGCAACATTCAATACAGTAAAGAGCGCCTTGATATGTGATGACATGTCACCGCCTTTTTGTGTTAGTTTTGTTTTGTTGTATAGGTCTATATTTTTAGAATCTTCTTTTTCATCTTCTTTTTTTTCATTGTCTTGCGACTGTTGCGGCTCTCGAGGTATCTGTGAGATCATGTCATCTAACCGAATATCTGCTAATTCGGATACCATATCCGCCCATTTACATCCTCTTTCGCTACGAATGTCTTTTGGATGTTGAAGTAACCAGGTAAATTCTAAGATCATTTGCTTTTTCAATTCATCATCTAGCTCAATTAATTTCTTCTTGCTTTGTGTGCAAGTCACTGACATTTTTGAGAAATCTTGTGGTTTTCCTCCAATAGCTTCTATGATTTTTTGTATATTATGATAGGTTCGATCAAACATACTATTGACAACGGCTTTGCTTGATATTTCACTGCTATATTTTAAATATTTTAAATAGTGTTCTAATATTTTTTTCAGAACTATTTTATCATTTGCGGGAATGGCTCCAAAATCTTGTTCACGAAAAGGTTCCACACGCATATATTTTATAAAAAGTTGTTGAATTTTCTCAAATGGAACTTTTGAACGGTCTGCTACATTTTTAAAGGTGGTTTCAAAATCATTGTAACTTCGGAATAAGTAGTTAATACCCTGTTTTTCACGATTTAGTGTATATTGAATTCCACCAACATTAATGACAATATCTAATGGTTGCTCTTTTTCAATATGCGGCTTTCCCTCTAACGGTTTCTTTTGCGCATCATTTGGCTTTTCCTCTAATGGTTTCTCTTTTTTAACATTTGGCTTTTCCTCTAATGGTTTCTCTTTTTTAACATTTGCTAACTCTGCCATATCTAATACAAGTCATATAAATTAGTATCTCTCATAAATTCACAGATAGATAAAATTTGATAGAGATAAAAGAGAATATAAACAAACAAATCATTATACGATATAGATCCATGAATACCGTTATTCAATCAGGAAATACAAAAATCTTTAATCCATGGAATTCAAAGAATCGGGAGCTCACTCCATCGGATGCGATCCCGATTCTGAAGCGATATGGATGGAAGGGACGAATTCAAAATTTCAATCTCTTTTCGCAAGCGTGTTGTCATAAATCCTATGTGGATCGTCCTGAGGTGTGGCAAGAGCAAGCGGATTATGGAGAAGAAATTGTGATTGCACCACGTCCCGATGATTGTTTGCCGTTGCGTCGTTGTGACAATGAAGAGTTGGAATATTTGGGGGACCGTGTTCTCGGTTTAATCATTGCGTCGTATGTGACCAAGCGGTATCCAGGACAGGGAGAAGGATTCTTGACACGAATTTTGTCACGCATTGTGAATAACAAACAACTAGGTCAACTTGCGAAGGAGGTCGGAATGGGTCAATGGATTATTCTGAGTCGTCACATGGAGGAGGTGTGTGATGGACGTAGTAATCTGCGCATTCTCGGTTCGATGTTTGAGGCGTGGTTTGGAGCTATGTATCTGCAGGAAGAAGATGTAGGTCGAGGACTTCAGCAGTGTAATGATTTCCTCATCCGTATTATTGAAAAGCACATTGACTTCGTTCAAATCATTATTGAGGATACGAACTATAAGGATCAGCTTCTACGCAAGTTTCAGTCCCTTTATCATGTTCCGCCACGTTATAAGGAAATTGCGGTCGTGGGACCGCCTCATGACCGTATCTTTACGATGGGAGTCCTTGATCCGACCGATAAGATTTTGACGACAGCGACAGCTAGAAACAAGAAGGTGGCGGAGCAGGAGGCGTCACGGGCTGCTTTGGAGATGTTGGATCCCACTCTGAAACATTCATAATAAAATAACCATTTTACTTATTTTTTCAAAATAAAGTACAACAATAGAATGGACGCTAGTCAGATCACCCAATTATTACAAAAGCAGAATACGAGATACATCAATCGATCACAAACGGTTGATTCCAGCACATTAACATGGAAGAATCTGATTCAATCCTCAAAATACATAAAAGGTGTAAAAACATGTGCTGGCGAGCAAAATTGTAATGTTCCGACACAACCCGCTTGTTCTGTTGGAAACGGCAACTGTAATTACGGTGGTCAAGGAAAGGGAACAACGATTATGACAGGTTCCACACAGCAATATCCAAATGTACTTGCGGGAGCAGCAGGAAGTGCATCACAGGTGTATTCCTCGGAAAACATTACACTACAACGGGCGGGAATCAATTCATGTGGTGTTCCTGGAGTAAGCCCCGCACCAGAGAATTCGTATGTGATATTGCCTGCTTGCTATTGTTCGAATACGAATGGACCGACGGCTTCTTGTTCGGATACGCCATGTGTTCCAGGAAATTCAACGATCACAGGGAATCCGAATGATGTGCCGATTAATAATCAGAGTAATCCTTATTTGCCACCCTTTGATACGTATTATCGGTTTAAAAATCCGATTGCGCAATGTGGAAAGCCGGTTCAGGACCAGAATCAGAAGCATTTTGTGAAGCAATGTCATACACGATTTCCGAATGCCAATAATGGTGTCAAGGTGTTATGTACGGATTGTAGTTCACCGACCTATCTTGTCAATGGACAGACGATTGCTCCACCCGCAAATATAGGTGCTACTTGTAACGGTTGCGTTTTACAACAAGATGTACAACAATAATAAATGCCGTTTATTATGATTTGATACACAGTATGTGTATAGGATGATAATATAGTTTCTAAGCAGTTGATAGATGTCCTCATCAAAAGGAGTACAATGGAGCGGAAAAGGTGTTCCACCACGTAAGTCTTCCGTTATGAAGTTAGCCACTCCTGAAATGATTGAAGCCTATAAATCACCTGCTCCTTCAGGACATTTGGATGTTGCTCCTCAGTCGTTTCATGGAATTCCTCCTCCGATCAAACAAGCACAAAAGCGTGATCAAGGTGTACAACCACTATCTATACCAGGAATGGGTTCTCTCATTTCTATGGCGGACAATGGACCGTCTCTACCTGCTCCCATTTTCAAAAAGAAGTCATTGCGAATGGTTGAATCCACACCTGATTATCGTCCCATCCATCGGGCGATTCCTGTGGAGCAACTGGAGGAAATCAAAGATGTGATGGGGAAGCGTGATGATGATTCCAGTATTGCGATAGATTACATCGCAGCGCAAGAGTCAATTGAAGGAAAAAATCCCTATCTAACGGGTACAGTACTTTATACACCACAGAGTAGACGAACCTTTCATCGGTTCATTGAGGATAATTATCGAGAGATTTTCCATTTGGATCCGCAAGTGAAGGGAAAAGTGGATGAGAATGCGTGTGCTGCGTTAGAGGGAAAAGCAGGAGAAGAGGTGGAAGCCTTTTTGTATCAGAAATTTATTCGTGAATACATCCGAAATGCGGGTCCGTATCGTGGTATTCTTGTCTATCATGGTCTCGGATCAGGTAAAACATGTTCTGCCATTGCGGCTGCAGAGGCGCTCTATGGTACCTCTAACAAGAAGATCATTGTGATGACGCCTTTTTCATTGCGAGCCAATTTCATGTCTGAAATTTCATTTTGTGGATTTCGTCATTTTAATATTCATAATCATTGGGTCCGAGAATCATTGATTTCAGAAGGAGGAATTTCCTATATCTATGCGATATCGGTCCTATCACTGAGACCCGATTATTTAAATAAAGTATTGCGTCGTGAGGATGAAGAACGAAGAGCGATTTGGATTCCCGATTTTACACAACCTCCCAATTATGACAGTGAGGAACTTACACAACAAGATCGTGAAGACATTCGTGCGCAGCTTAACGAAATGATTGATTCACGTATTAAATTTATTAGTTATAATGGTATTACTGCTGCGGAATTGAAGAGATATGCGTGCACGGTAGATCCAGTAACTGGAAAGCGTGAGTTTGATGATGCGGTCATTGTGATTGATGAAATTCATAATTTGTCCCGTTTGATGCAAGGTAATATCGTACCTTATATTCAAAAGCGAAAGGGGCGCGCACGAAAGATTGAAGCGGAGCCGATTGTACCAGGACGATGGGTACCTGGATTGTGTGGTAAGCAGCTGAATTATGGACGCGCCTATTTATTCTATCGCTTACTGACGGATGCTCGAAATTCAAAAATCATCGGACTCTCAGGAACACCTATTATTAACTTTCCTGAAGAAGTGGGTATTCTTGCGAATGTATTAGCAGGATATATCGAATGTGTAGAATTTTCAATGCTTAGTGCGGATAAAGCGGTGATGGACAAATGTCGAGAGATTGCGGAGGCAGAGCCACGTATTGATATGGTACGATTTCGTGCGGGAGATCGAAAATTAGATGTGCTGCTATCGGTATTTACAGAGGGATATGAGAAAGTGGTGAACCCAGAGCATCCCACACAATTTATTGGAGTAAAATTCAATGCGGAGGCGCAGGAGGGTATTCGTGATATTTTTCCACGCATCAAGGCAAAATTGGTGGCAGCTCAGCTACCGATTGGATCCGAAACGTATGTATCGTATCCACGACTTCCCATTGATGATGAAACGTTTCGCCGAGAATTTATTAATCCAGTGGATTTATCCATTATGAATAAGTTAGTATTACAGAAGCGTTTGACGGGTTTAATTTCATACTATAAGGGATCCAAAGAGGAATATATGCCTCGTGTGACAAAAGATGATCCTGTACCATGTAACATGAGTGAGCATGTGTTAGCGGCATATTCGATAGCGCGTAATCGTGAAATTGGAATAGAAATGACGAAGAAAAAGGAGAAGGGAGATGTATTTGCGGCGGTGGAAGTGTATGCGAAAATGAAGAATCCTTCTAGTTATCGGTTTCGTAGTCGTGCGATTTGTAATTTTGCTTTTCCAAAGTCCATTGAGCGTCCCTTTCCTACTTCCAAGAAGGAAGAAGAGGAGGAAGTGGTAGCAGATGATGGGCTCGCAGTAGCGGAAGTGGAAATTGATGCAGGTATTGATGCTGATGCTATTCAGCAAGTAGAAGCGGAAGAAGCGATGGTGGTGAATCCTGAAGAGGCAGAGCCAGAGGAAGTAGAGGCAGAAGAGGAAGAAGAGGCAGAAGAGGAAGAAGAGGAAGAAGTGGCAGCACCAGAGGTAAAGAAAGGAGGTGCGAAACCACCTGTTGCTAAGTCTGCTAAGTCTGCTGCAGCACCAGCACCAGAAGCAGCCGCATCTGCAGCATCTGCCGCCGAAATAATAACGGATGCTGCAGAAGCAGATATTGTTGCGCCGATTGTGGCAGCTGATATTGCTGAAAGTGCGGTAGAAAGTGAGACGATAAAGGCTTCTTTACCAACAATTGCCTCTATTAGTAAATCGGTGTCAGGAGCAGTGTCAGGAGCAGTATCAGGAGCAGTAGACGCAGTAGAATCCGTGGTAGCGCCGAAAAAAAGACCACCCGTCGGGAAAGGATCCTTTATGAAGCCAGTGGAAGTAGTAGAAGCATCTGTAGAGAAACGTTCTCAGCGATTGCTATCTTATAAGGAAAGTGTGAGGCGTGCAATGGAAAAATTAGATCGTGAGCGAATGCAATTCTTACAATTAGATACGATGAATCCATCTGCACGCTTAGAGACCTATTCCCCCAAGTTATATCATATGATACGTCGCATTGATTCATCAAAGGGAAGTAATTTGGTCTATTCGCAATTCAAGACAGTAGAAGGATTGGGAGTTCTAGGCATCGCATTGAAAGCAAATCGATATGTCGAAATTAAGATCGAAGGTAGTGACGCCAGTCCGATTTTTTCCGAAGAAACAGAAGCCTCTTTTCGCAAGGGACCCGCCGCAAAAGAAAAGCGTTTTATCACCTTTACAGGGGAAGGTTCAAAAGAGCACAGAGCCCTGGTTCTTAATTTATTTAATGGAAATCTGTCGAAGTTACCAACGGATATGAGAACCATTTTAGAAGAGTCTGGATACAATGAACGATTGAATCAATATGGTGAGATCTGTTGGGTCATTGGAATTACAGGAGCAGGTGCAGAAGGTATTTCCTTGAAGTGTTGTCGTTCCGTTCATATCATGGAGCCTTATTGGAATAATGTTCGCTTAGACCAAGTGAAGGGACGTGCGATTCGTATTTGTTCGCATAAAGATTTGCCATATAAAGATCGTGAAGTGGAAATTTATACCTATTATACAGTCTTTTCAGAGGAGCAGATGCGTGGTGATCTGATTGATTTTTCCATTCGTGAGGCTGATAAAGATCGTATCACAGGACGTATTATGACATCAGACGAAAGTGTATATTTTGTGGGTAAGCGAAAGGATGATATCAATCAAAAATTATTAACGATTATGAAGGAAACAGCCGTAGACTGCAATTTAAATGCGGCAGATAACGATGAAGTTCAATGTATGAATTTATATGGGCGACCTGACCAGTATTTATTTGATCCCAATTTGGAAGTAGATAAAATCATTACCAGCGTGGAATTTATAGAGGACGATCGAAAGGATCAAAAGGATCGAAAGGAGGATATGGATGATGGGGCGAGGCGGATTGCGTTGGAATTAGGATTGAGCATGCGTACCTCCTCGAAGGTAATCAACGTTCCTGTGTGTACCTATCGAGGTATTAAATATTTACTTCAACCGAAGAAGGGTGCGGGTGGTCTAGCATTTCATATGTATCTGATGACGGATACAGATTTTAGGAATGTGGTAGGGGAAGTGGGAGTCAATCCTGGTACGGGAAATTTTAATGGAGCGGTTCCAAAAATGTATTAGACCGGCTACCATACGGATTATTTATAATCAGGATGGATCAAGATATTCTATAGCATGTATGATATACATAAAAATAGAAGATTAGTATGAATTTAATGATCGAGGAAATTGAGTGTAGACCCACTCGCAAGCGGCATCTTTTTTAATCTCATCACCACGAAGTTGTTGGTCAAAATAGTGAACCCATGCAATATCGTAATTAAAATTAGTATCAACATACATGGAAGAGTATCCTGGATAAAGGGCAGTTCCAAATCCGACATCGCATGCTTCACGTGGTTGTCCTGGCGCTGGATTCCATGTAGCATTCATTCCATAAAATTTTGAACCCCAGCTACCCCACCCAGTCCATGCCAAATCCACGAATTTAGCGGCACCTGGATTTCCTGATCGAACAATCTCGTCGATTGACTGTGCAAGAATAAACAATCCTGTATCTACGTTAACAATGGTAAATAGATACCAAACATTTAGACTGAATTCCCATTCAGGGACGGAAAGATGTTTATTGCCACCCACACTAGGATTTCGATATTCAAAATGCATTTTCATGCGACCATTTCCAGAAGGAGTCGCAATCATACAGCAATAGGGTCCTGATCCAGGTTGTCCTGATGCCATACTAAAGAAGGTAGCTCTCACAGGCATTGTATTAAAACGAACCGCAACGGTCATGGCTCTCCAACTCTGAAATGCGATGTTGCGAAGAGACATACAAGAAGAAGCAGAATTCAATCGGACAAATCCCTTCCTTCCAGGTACTTTGCTTCGATCATCTGTGCGATTAAAAGGTGTCAGATTGGTAAATCTACAAAATTGGGAAAAGATACCAGGATTACGTAATTCCTCAAACGTACTAGAACGATTCACTTCAAAAGTGAGAAAAGGAGCATTCTTCTCACAGGTAAGAGAAAAGTGAGAAGGTGTCAATATTTGTTGTGCGGTACCGTTCAATGGACGCATTTTCATGGCATTCCAACCACCACCTGCATCTTCAAAGTAAATTTTCATGATATTGGGGGAGCTGCTATAAAATGTACATGGTTGCTGAGAGATATAAGTGGTAGGACCTTGAAGACCGATGTTTTGAAAGAGTCCTGGCTCATCCGCTTTGACACGGTCAAAGGTCTTTTTATCAATATCAGCCGGTTGGTTCACAGCAATAAAAAAGCCGTCATCGACAGTAACCTGGAATGTGGTTTTGAAATCATCAGGAGTGCGAACATCCGTTATCTGAACCACGCATCCAAATCCTGCTCCACTAAGCTGTGAGACACGTGAAGGACCTGCCTCTAAATTGATAATTTTGGTGTCAATAGTTCTCTTGAGAAAGCCGTTAATAGGCATGATTCTACCACTTTTAATGGGAACACCTGGTGTAGGTACAAACCAAAAAGATTCAACGCCTTGTGTATAGGGAACACGTTTAATGAGTTCATCTGGAGTAACTCCTAATAGTTCCATCATTGCGTCACGTTGCACGGTATAATTGGTGCTCTGTGTTCGTTCGATAATGCTTTGAATGTATTGACGAACCGCTCCCAAACTGCCTTTTGTGTTGTAAAAGGTGAGATTGGATGTGGTGGGATACATAGTGCCTTTTCCGAGACCGCCCATGCTTAAGAAGATTTTTTGGACGCATTCTAATAAAAAAGGAGGGGAAGCGGAATCAGAGTATTCATTGCAGATGTCATATCGTTGAAGGGCGCCACGTTGAATACATAAATCACGGGAAGCAGCGCCAATGGCGGAAGTGGGCGGTTGTTGCATGTTTCCAGCGAGGGTCCGAACTTCTCTCATAACAGCATCCACAGTAGTTTTCCCCAGTTTAAAGATATCAGTGTTAAATGGTGGTGAAACATGACGATTATAGATTTTTACAGCATCCGATTCGGGGAGGTTTTCTATGTAGTTGGTGGGAGTAGCGGAGGCGAGAGCAAGAGACAGAGCGCCACCATCTCCGCATCCAGCAGCTCGTATTTGTTTTCGGAGACATGTGACGGGAAGTTGTCCATTAATCAATTGACAGTCTTGATCAGCATCTACTTGACTTGCAACAGTTGGTTCGGGACATTTTGAAGCAGAAGTATATAAATTATTTGCGGAACAATTGCCCATAGGATCATTGGAATAGAGTAATCTTCCATTGATATCGACTGGAATTCCCTGATTTCGATCTTCACACCATGCACAATTGGAACTGAACTCATCTTTCGCAAGATCCTTACAGGATGTCATTGCGTTACATTTATCCATGAGAATCTGGCGTTTGGCTTGTTCCAAATTAAAAAACCATTTTTTGTATTCGGGGTGTTTCATGTTGGGAAAAGGACCATTCGCATTACCATAAAATCCTTGAGAAACAACAGCTTGAGAACTTCCTTTTACAGGTGGAGTATACATCCAGCCACAACCATATCCATTCGTAGCGGATGGATTTCTAATGGCAAGTAACTGATCAATGGAAGAACCGGCACATCGTGTTGCGTTCGATGTATGCTCCGCACTGGGAGTAGTCATAAAAATATCATTCGGATAAGGAACAACAGGAGTTTGATAATCCAGTCCAAGGGGATCTAGTGTTTGAATGGAATCATTCAGTGGAAGACCGGAAGTAGCCGATGGAATAATATGTTTAAGGGATTTAAAATAGACATCTTGTGTGTTTAAAAAGGTGGGTTGTGTACCATCTTGTTTGCCTGCAAATGCCTCTTGTAATCGGGCAAACATCCTATTCTTATGTTCGTTAGTATTTATAAAAATAAATCATATGATATATGATTTATTGATCATATGTGATTGTATCATTTCTATATATTATGGTTGATCCACAATAACAACGGGACTGGGTGGAAACCATGTATAGGTGCGATTCGTGGTGCGGATGGGTTCCGAAACGTAGACCCGAGATTGGGGATTAGTACCTCCTTCATTATAAATTTCAAGAACAGTACCAAGAATACGGGATTGACAACAGTCCGCACGATTGAACACCACAATCTTAAAAATATCAATCGCCTGACCATTGGGATTAAGATCTACGACAATCCAAGGAACATCACCGCAAGAGGTATGAACAAAATTGTATGTTTGACCTGTATCACCGTCTACGAAGTTTCTGCTGGGAAAGGCATCGCCGTTAAATCCACTCGATTTGGTAACGGGTGTATTACGATTAATAATATTAGGTCCACCACTGGTACTAAAGACACGAATTTCTGCCAAGTTCAAGCACTCAACACGATTATATTGTAATTTAATGTAGCGCCCCCTCATCTTAGGTAGAGGTGTTTTTACATATCCCATGTAGCCTGGATCATTTATTAAACCTGCGTTATGATTTCCTTTATAGCAACCATGACCGCCTCCATCCTTTGAGTAACTAAATCCAGCGCATAAATCTCCAAGACGGTTACATCCTTGTTGAGCTTGCTCAGGAGAAAGCCCATTAAAGCAAGCTGGTTGAGGTCCTGTGGTCTGTAAATAGCCGTTTGGAACTTCGGTATACCCAGAACCAGATGGTTGGTCCCATGATGTTCCATTGAATGGTTTGACAGCGCCTTTCATGACTGTATTAATGGCTGGTTTGGGTCCATAGCAATTGACTCCTGCTCTTCTGTTATCGGGTGTCCACTCAATGATACCTTGTCTGCCACCACATCCTCCAATGACGGAGGTGGTGATCGGCCATTGTCCGTTGGGTGAGTCATTTACCCATGCGCTAAAGCACCAGTCCGCACCATTGGTTTGGGCTTCTGCCAGTTGTGCTTTGGTAGCAACTTGGGCGCCATATCCTGCGCACACCTGTGCAGCCTGATCCCGTGTATAATCATATCCTGGTCCGACAGCAAAAACTTGTTTGGGTCCAGGAGTCGCATTATTTACTACTGGATTTAAAGAAACACCGTAACATTGTTTAATTTCTTTTTCACGTTCCTTGTTGGAACGGCTATCATCATTTGCGATGCGATTGATTTGATTATAATATTTTTTCACTTGTTCTACGCCTCCTAACGTCTGACCCAATTTGAATCCAGCATCGGTGTTGGGATCGAGACTGGTTCCTGGTTGACAGTAGGTATTGCGGTCTGGTTGTCCTTTCATACTGGCATCGCTCCATGATGGTAAATCGTAGGTAGGTCCAATACGCGAAGTATTACCCTGATTCATATACAAATAGGATAAGCACTCCTTTGATAAGGGTCCACTATCGGCATTTTCTGTATCGCATGGGTTGGTAATGGGTGTGCCTGTTGCGAACATACTGGAGGTATTCCAGTCATCGATCGATAATTGTTTTCCTGCAGCATCTTTACCCGTTTGGGCGCGTAACATGATAATAGATAGATTATCAATAATGGTTTCAATCGGAAGAGGAGAACCATCAGAATTTATCTGTAGAGCATCTGCTTTTGCCTTATCAGATGGGTAGCCTGTTCCTTCAGAGGTTCCACCCATAGCGAGCCAGCGTGATTGAAGACATTCTAAACTATAATTTCCAGGCTTGTTGTCTTTATTGAAACAGGCGTCCGAATTCAGGAAGATGGCAGAGGAAGCTTTGGTAATAACGGGTCCATTGGCGCAGGAGCCTGCTTCGTAATCATTTGTATTGATGAAGGAAAACGGGATTTGACAAAGAAGAACAATATTATTACGTTGACCCTTATTAGGAATCATACGTGCACAACGAAAGCCATTAATGCTGACAGTTCCTGAGATTCGTGGTTTCTTATTTGCATAAAAATCTTTTTCAACAATATGAAGTAAATCTAATTTAAACGTGCCTTTTGGTGTATTGCCTTCAATGTATCCACTAATATGCGTTTTGGGATCTTCAGTACCACTCGGTGGTGATGCAAAAATAGCAATTAAATTTCCTTCTGGTCGGTCAACTGTAAGTTTAACAGGGACATTGGGAGAGAAAGGTAGTGAACCTCGTTTATCACCTTCAGGATTGATCACACCCTGTGTTTGATATCTCCCATATCCTTGAAGATACAATGTAAATGGAATTTTCTGTGCTTCAGGACCAACACGAGCAAACTCACGTGACGTATAGCACTGTGTACAATTGGGTGAGTCAAAGGTTTGCTTCTTTTCACAATCCACTTTTTCTTTGACAATGATACAATCATCTTTGGTTAAGGCAAATGTTCCAGGTTTGGCAGTACCAATGGTAGGTTGGAAAGAGAGATAGGGATTTTGACGTTGATCACGTGCTCTTGCCGAGTCAGTCTGTTGTGACACACGGCTACTGGGGGCAACATAGAGACCACCGAGAAATTCTTTTCCATCGGAATTGGTACCTTGTGTATCAAAGCTCATACCGCAATTATTAGCAAAAGTGGCGTCATCAAAAGCAGAACAGGAAACAGGTACGGATTCGCATTTTTTTGCTGTTTTAAACACATCAGGTGTATCACTGGGAATATCATACTTTTCAGTTCCAGAAGTAACATTGTAGTTTGCGGAACGGGGATCAAGATCAATCGAGTTAAAAGCATTTTTTACAAGAGATGCATTAGAGGGTGTAAGAGGAATAATAGGATTTATGAGATTAACCGTATTTGCGATAGGATTAAACTTTTTAGCGGATTCGTCCGTATAATTATTATGTCTACTTGGTAAGTTAGCAAATCCCTCTTTTAGATAATTCGTATAATAAAAAACAATTCCAAGGAGTACAATTGTTACAAAAATAATAATGGCATGAGTCATTATCTCCTAGTAGATAGATAGATTATATCAACCGTATCAATACATGATATGGTTGAAATAGAACGTGACTCTTTTAATAATTATTATCAGGACGAATTTGAGGCAAGGAATCCATTTCACGAGTAATGATTCGGAAGACTAGATTTAATTGTTTGTTCAGATTGATCAACCGAATAGGTGATTCGAGTGTAGGTCCATATGTAGTTAGTGTTCTACCAAAATCATCTCCAAATGACTGGAGAAGAGTGCTACCTGTGGATGGATCCTGATAATCGGCTTGAAGAATGACAAAGTTCGCATATCCTACATGATTCACGCCATCCTGAAGAACCGTAGAGGTATTATTAAGAGTGTATGCGGTGTTGAGAATGATATGCCCTTCATTACGATTGACCCAGTTACAAAATGCTCGTAGGCTTTGACCATATGTGGGATCATTGAGTGATGCATCGGAATAAGTATATCCTTTGATTTGGATCCGATCACCAGTGCAAAGTTCAAAACGGCTAAAATAGGTAGAAGTATTAAGGAAAAAATTGGCAGGGGACGTAGTAGACACTGAATTATTCTTTAATAGGCTATAGGGCGAAGTAGATGTATCTACGTTAAATGGAAAGGTACTAGAGATAATTGCTCCAATATGTGGGGCAATGATGCCTCCTACATTAAAGGTATCGGAGGAAGCGCTAAGAAGTTCGCCGTTGGGTCGTAGAAATTCAATGGTCATCTTCTGAAGCGTCGATAAGGGAGTCGGATAGTATTCCTTTTGGCACTTTAAGAATTTGGGGATCATCGCCAAGAATCCACGGGTACATTCCGTTTGGGTCGCATCCGAAAGCCACTGGGCATCATATTGTAATACACCAAAGCTACGATCTAGAAAGTTATCTGTACCATAATTGTTATTTTCTAATTCCGCAATACGAAGCGACACGTATGGCAAATTGAGAATGTTATCCTGATAAGTGGTAGAATAGGTAGTACTCACTTGACCACGTGCATTCACTGACACATCTAAACTTTCACCTGGCATAATGGCTTTGATAAGTTCAATACGAACAATATTCTTGAACTTCTGTTGGGACGCCAAGCCAACACCGAATTTATCTTTGTATCCAGCCGTATCAAATTGAACTGTAAAATGATAACGATTTTCCTTGCTATTCGTCAGCCAATCACGATCAGCGGAATAGAGGAATAGATTGTTCTCAATTTCACGATAGCCAAGAATGCTGTCTTCACGAATAATATTATTTTGCGGTAATTTGTTTGCAACAGGAGATGCCATCAGAGGATAGACGGTGGTAGGATCCGAATTACCCTGCCCTAATTCACGAGGATTCGGAGATTGTGTCATTGTATCAAACGAACCTACTGGAGCAAGCATCAATTCACGGCGATCAGGCATAATCATAAGGGATTGATCCATAACGGGACGCTGTGATTGGCGTTGAACCAGAGCGAGTTCCGTATCACGATTTTGTCCATCCTGAAGAGCACGAAAGGATTGATCCGCCTGAATACGTTGTTGAAGTCCAGTGTCCGCTTTGTGTAATTCGTTATTTTGTTGAGTAGAACGGAGGAATTCCATTTCACGTTGCTTCTTCGCCTTCTCAAAAATCTCAGCGGCGGGCGGACCGTCTTCACGAAGAGAAATGCGAAAATCAGGGATGGACGATGGCAACGCCTTCATTTCATTTCGCTCCTGGGTAAGCTTCTCAAATCGGGTAGAGGTTTCTTGAAACAGGGAATCGTCCATGACTTGTTTCACAGGATTCACATTCTTTACAGCTTCCTTGCGTTGGAGGTACTGACTAAAATCCTTGGACGCAGCAGTAAGTACTTCCTTGTTTAAAACAGAAATGGGTTTATCGCCTTGTTTTTGATAGACTTGGTGAAGATAATGATCTACGGTTTTTGCGAGTCTTTGAACCTGGGGTTCAGTGAGAGATCCATGACGTTCCTGGAAATCTTGAGAGAGAACCGTTTGTAGCGTTTGATAGTTTTTTCCGCTAAAAAGGAGCTCTTTTACAGAAGGCTGTCCTTGCGAGGGTGTAACCGGACGGTACATTACTAACACTATCGTATAAATCTTTTATATGCTTTTTTTAGCGAAGCAGACCTATAGCACTCTTTATTTCGAAAATAAGATCTTTCGAAGTTGTAACATAAAATCATCGGAAACGGAATCTTTACAAAATTGTTTAAATGAAATGCCATGTATCATACAAATAATGAAATACATACTAAACATACCGCATTCAGAATTTCCATATTGAAATCGTCGGGCGTTACGTCCTAATTTGCAGCTCTTGATTTGAAGTGTAAAGGATCGCATGAGACGAGCGATAAGCGGAGGTGTTTGATATCCATAGGAATCAAAATAGTAAATAGATGGCTTCTTGATGTTCGTGATATTAATGTACAGTCCGACCCAATGACTACCTCCTTTGTAATGAGGGTCCAAATTGAATATCATTCCAATACCTCGCTTCCCCTTATTGTATTCATGGGTCAAATTCAAATCACATATTTCTTTGTGTAAGCATTTCTTTTCTTTTGTGTAAGGATCAGGTGCTGAAAAGTCAATGGGTAAAACGCCCATAAAGCTAAACCATGGGATCGCTTCTTCGTATTGTTTCATCACATGCATAATATTGTAGTTATCCAGCCACATATCGGGATCCGCATCCCATGCTTTTGGACGTTGGGGACGAAGATATTCTTTACGCAATGATTTTTTAACAGTATCGTCTAATGGTGATTTATCGAGTAGACAATGTTCTTCGCCTTGTTTGCATCCGACTGCTTCAAAAATGGAGCCTTTCTTCTGAACCTTCTTGGAAATGTCCGAATAGACGCTGTCAGGTAAGCAACGATTACTACGTGTTCCTTTTTTACCAGGATGGCATGGAGATATTTCTTTTAATGCCAATTTACGTTTTCGAGTGGGTCTCATTCCGAAATTCGTTACTATGTACTACGGAGATAAAATAAAGATGGGAATCATAGTAGGAATGAGTCAATGTATGGTAGATGTTTCAAAGTCTGATTTCATTTTGATGATAGGACGACAACTATTATTTTTATGTATGATTTTATTTGTTATCTTTTTTGGATCGCTGCCTATTTCATTTCCATTGGGCGGTTTAGTGAACATGGTTAAACCAACGACCGAAGTCGCCACTGTAAATACTTCCATAAAATAAAAAGGTGGTAAGGATAGAAATGCCAGACACGCCAACACCAGGTGCCAATTATGGAAGCAGCGTAGGCACCATTGCAATTATTGGATGTGGTATCGCTGCAATTGTCCTCTTTATACGTTCTACGATTGCCACATCCGATTTAATTGGTGATACAGAAAATTGGAGAGCCATTAAACCCCAAGTCACACGAATTTGGTGGAATACTGCGGTCGGTGCAGTCATTTTGTTTATTGGTATGTTTGCCTATGTCTTACAATATGAAAAGGCATCTGTCGTCTTTATTTTGATCATTTCATGTATCGCTCTCGCCTTATCTTTTGCTGCTATTTCTATGGCAGCGATTTCTACATCAGGTGCAGCACCGTCTAACTAGTTATTTGGAAAGATGCCAGATAGAGGGTACGGAATGTTGCAATCGTAGACGTAATCCATGACGATTAATAAATTGGGACACTCCTTGAAAGCGAATGACACAGCGAATCATATCACCTGGTTCCAAATCCGAAACTTTAGTGTTAGAACCATCCGCCATTTTGACAAGTAGCGAGGGATAGAGATACAGTGATAAGACTGATCCTTCTAATAGAAAATGAAAGAGATGACGGATGTATTCTTGAGATTCATAGACATGCTGCAGGAAGCTCTGCTGATGTACATAAAATGTACTGATCAGATATTCATGTAATGTATTGAGTTTTACCTGAAAGGAGAAATGTTCCGAGACATCTAGACGCAAACGGGAATGTTCAGGTTGATAATCAATGACTCTGAGGGGTGGCGAAAGAATACAGACATCGTGAAAATCAATGGAGGTGTCTTTATAGGTGAGTCTGGCAATTAATTTACCATATTTGTCGTGACTAAAGGGCGTCACATGTACATTACCGATTTCAAATGCTTGGTAGGGGATGGTTAGAATCATAATACTGACATAACATAAGCATCCGTATTTAAATGGGCATCTTATATTATTAGATGCGGCATAGAAGTTAGCGGATGCGGCGTAGAAGTTAGCGGATGCGGCATAGAAGTTAGCGAATGCGGCATAGAAGTTAGCGGATGCGGCTTAAAAGTAGCGGCAACAGTTAAGAGTAATGGAACCGTGTAGTTATGCGTGGCGTGGCTGGCGTGGTTGTGGAAAGCGAACCCAATTACTCGATTTTATCAAAGTACAAGCGGATGCCATTGGTATTCCGTTTGAAATCAAGAAAAATGTGTGGTTTCTGAACAAGCAATCACAAAATGCAGATCCTGATGAAGACGATGATGATGCGACAGGCAAATCGATTCCCTACGAAGAATCTCAACTCCATTTGGGATTTGATGTAGCACGAATGTCAATGTCTGATAAGGTATTTCTCCAGTCGATTCTATCACGGTGGACAGGACAGCAAGATGTCTGTTTGATGTCTTCATCGATTCAGGCACGCTATTTGGTGTTATATCATGCCCATTTTTTAACCGATGAATCGGTTCTTCAGTTACAGGAGTGTTTAGAGCAATATCCACATTTTGCGATTTTATTGACGACGGAATTTCCGTTGAGTCCTCGTCTTCGTGATTTTTGTTTTGAGATTCCAGTGACGGGTGATGATATGTTACTGGCGAATTATACGAAGTCGGCTCATTTGGTGGAAAATGATGTATGGTTGGAGTTTTTTAAGAAGACGTTGAATGAATGGTCGACGTCATGGGATGTATCAAACATCACGGATGTGCGCAATTGGATTTATATTTGTCTACAACGCAATTTGCGATGGACCGATGTGATTATGTATTGGATCATTACGATTTATGAGACGGAATGGATCACCCCGAAGATGAGGGGTCAATTGATGACAACGTTATGGCATGCGGAATCAGGATCAGGATGGGTGCTAGTGACGTCGTATCGCATCCCCATTTTGTGGGAGCATGTTCATTTGAAGTTGGCTCGTCAGATGTATACGTTGCGTCAAAATGCTAATAATAATCTAGCACTATAAAAGGAATGTCTATTTTGATAAATAGTACATTAGATACGATTAGACATGAATTTCTTCATCCAGCACCGAAATGGACCTTTAGTCGTGTGATAGAAGAGAAAGAAAGTGAATATTTACGAAAAGAGTGTAATACGGATTCGGAGTTTGATCCTCATAATCGTCGTAGAGCATTATACAATAATATGGTGGAGGGAATTTCTAGCTTAGTGAAGGCAACCTGTGCGTATGGACAGGTGATTGTGATTTTTGAAGATCCAAAGCAAGCCGATGATATTCCGTGGGGGTTATGGGGTCGAATTTTGAGAATGTATACAGAGAACGGTCATCCGCCTTTTACTGTGTTCTTTTTGGCGAATACGCATCTGCGTACGTTTCCATCTGGTACCAAGGCGATTACTGCAACCAATATTAATGGGGGGTATACGTATCCGTGTAATCGTGAGACGATTGTCATTTATCGTGCGGAAGATGCGACACGTGTTCTATTACATGAATTGATGCATTCGTGTTGTTTGGACAATCATGACAATGGTGTCGACCGTGTGGAGGCGGAGACGGAGGCGTGGGCAGAATTAATATACATTGCGATCTTGTCACAGGGAAAAAAGAAGGAGTTTGATGAATTACTACGGTTACAATCGGAATGGATGAGACAGCAGAACAGGAAGGTGAAGGAGCATATGCGTGATCCTGAGTCGATGGAATTTCCGTGGAGGTATACGATTGGAAAGGAGGACATGTGGCGAAAATGGAATATTTTATGTGAATTAAGGCGACCTTTTGTATCCGTGGGAAATTCATTGCGTTTGACGTATCCACCGAGTACGGTGCTAAAAACGAGATTTCAGGTACGAAAGGAGTCTACTATTTTATAGGACTAGAGTAGAATATGGGAGCTAGTGCGTCACAAGAGAAATCGGTAAATCCGCAACAATCAAAGAATGGCGTAAAAATCGAAGAATCAACTACTGTAGTATCAGAACAAGATGGTGGTCGACGAAAGTCACGTGGTAAGCGTAGCAGACGCACGAAGCGTACAAAGCGTACAAAGCGTACAAAGCGTTCGCATCGTCGATGAATAAATTTGATCACTCGTCCATGATAAAAAGAAGATAGAACATGGGCATTAAAGGGTTATTTCAATTTCTATCACGATACGAGCAACGAGTCACGACCGTGGAGGCGGTGAAGGGAAAGTCAGTTGGCGTAGATATCTTCTGGTTTCTTCATCAATCCAAAGGCGATCTATCGATCATTTATCACTATCTGAATCCAATTATTCAACATGCAAAGGAGGTTCACTGTGTATGGGATGGTCCGCCTTCTTCCGACACAAAGAGCATTCGTAAAGAAAAAGAACAGCATCGACAGGAAATCATACAAACAATTGTTCAACTTGATACGTTTCTAACGTATCAAATGGATCAATTATCAGAAGAGGACCAATATACCTTACATCAATACGTGGAACAATTACGGAAGAAATCATGGAAGGCAACTCCTGAATACATCTGTACGGTGAAGGAATGGTTGAAGGAGCAGGGATGTTATCAGTATCAGTCAACAGGGGAAGCGGATACCTTGTTGATGGAATTAGAGAAGGAGCATCATGTGGAGTTGCTCATCAGTAACGATTCCGATCTTCTTGCTCTTGGATCCGCATGTTTGTTACGCGTCTATGATGAGGAAGGAGCTCTATTTGACAAGAAGAGCATTTGTAAGCAATGGGGATGGACGTCTTGTCAGTGGGATGATTTTATGACGCTGTGTCGCTTGATGAAAGAGCCTGACGTGGTGATGGCATATTCGTGGATTAGTGTGTATCGTGAGCTGGATGTAATTTTCAAGAAGCAGGTGGAATGGAAGAGGGGATTGGTGAATAAAAATAGCAATGATGAATAGAAGATGGCAACACGACGTAATCGAGGTGGAGGGCATGGAAAGCCGTCGGCAGTAAGACGCCGACAAACTATGAAATATAAGAGGGAAGCAATGATGGCGGCAAATGCCGCTGTTGCTGCATCGCATGCTGCCTTCATTGCAATGCAAAAAGCAAAACGAGCTTCTATACGTAAAAGAATGAATATTACAAATCTTCTCCCTCTTAGCCCTGAAAAAAGACAATCTTCAAGAATACAAGAATCCACCATGAAAGCGTTACGAAGGAGATTAAAAAACAAAGAAAAAGTGGAAATGAGAGAAATGGCAGAAACCTTTGCTGACGCGATTAATAAAGCGAGAAAAACAGAAAAAGCAGCGGAAAAAGTAAGAGCAGCCGCGGCTGTCAATGAGCTTGAAAGTCTGATGAGTGGCATGAAAGTTGGTCGTAAGAATAATAATGTGAATAATATTGGTAATGCAATGAGACGTATGGGCTTTTAAGTCTTTGGATAAACGTAAAATGGAATCATAAACAAAAAATAATTACTATTTTGTTTATGATTTTTATGTTAGTTTTAATTTTTTAATTTTCTAATATTTATAATGTTATATGCGTAGCATTTACGCAGTCGCAACCTTCTTCTTCTCTGGGAGGAGGTAGAGCTTGTAGAGGAAGCTCTGGATGTTGCGGTAGGTGAGAGTCTCATCCTCCTTGACGCCCAGAACCTTGCGCATGGCAGCATCTGGGTGGATGGTGTGACCCTTCTCGGCATCCTTCAGCTTGTGGGAATCCACATAGGCGCTGAAGGCACGAGTGACATCCGCTGGGGTCATCTGCGAGCCCTTGGACTTGCCGAGGAAGTTGCAGAGCTCATCCTTGAGGGTGACGGGGGTGGTGAAGATGGTGGGGCGCTTCTCCTTGACAACGCCGTCCTCACCCTCCTTCTTGGAGCGACGACGACGACGACCAGCCTCCTTGACCTCCTTGGCAACACGCTTCTGGAGACGCTGGAGAGTCTTGATGGCGCTGACCGCCTGATCACGAAGAGTCTGGTGAAGGGTAACAAGGGCGGCAATCTCCTGCTCGACCGACTTGACCTCGACCGCAACCGCATCAACGACGGCGGTGGCGACGGGGGCAGCAGCCGCAGCGACAGCAGGCTTGGACTTCTTAGCGGCTGGAGCAGCAACGGGGGCGGCAACTGCGGCGACTGGCGCAGCAGGGACGGCGTCCGACTTCTTGGAAACTTTCTTCACGTTCTGGGCGGTGGCGGGGGTGGCTGGCTTGCTCATTGTATTAATACCGGTGGAAGTATTTGACATAAATAAACGCGGGAATGACTCTTTTCAGACAAAAAGTGTTGTCAAATTTTATATCTAAATCAAATATGTAACCCGTCGTTTCACATTTTATAACTTTTTTTTATTGAAATGACCTGTTAACACGATCATCCATCACATTATACTGAAATTACTGAATAAATCTCTCTACCATATCATATGATGTATCCCTAGATAAGTAGATAAATAATAAAATAAATTCATGTATTATAGTAAATCGTATGATACATCCATAAATTTCAATAAAAAAAAGAAAGAGATGAATAGAAATTTTGTTGTATAATATCCTTACGATAATATGTAAATAGCAAATAGGATAAATAACTTGAAGTCAAATCATATAAAATTTGACGGACGTTTTTCTGATAAAACCGGTCAGAAACAACTTGATTCCTATACCATGTCCAACGTCGTCTACCCTTCCACTTTTGATACCAAGCGCATTACTATCTCTGCGTTGCGTTCGCTCCAGAGCGGTGCCAAGTCCGCTTATCTGAACTATGGCGGTGAGCGTCTTGTGATGCAGTCCGCTGTGTCGATGTCCGTTCCGTTTGGACTGAATTGTGCCGACAAGTTTGGTCCGCCGACTTACTCGGTGGAGTTGTCCTTTCGTGGTCATGAGCAGCGTCCTGAAATCAAGCAGTTCATGGAGTCAATGAATGCGTTGGATGAGTTCATGCTGAATGAGGGTGTCAAGAACAGCAAGACGTGGTTCAAAGCGGATCTGTCACGTGATGTTGTCAAGGCGTTCTATACGCCGCTGGTCAAGTACAGCAAGGACAAGGATGGCAATGTGCTGAGCTATCCGCCGAACCTCAAGCTGAAGCTGCCGAAGAACAATGATGAGTTCGAGGCGAAGTTCTATGATGTCAATGGCACTCCGTACAAGGGTGTCCCTGTCGAGGACCTCCTCGTGAAGGGCGTTCAGGTGACGGCGATCATGGAATGCACGGGTGTGTGGTTTGCGGGTTCCAAGTATGGTCTGACGTGGAAGGCGAAGCAGATTGCGGTTCATAAGCTTCCTGAGCGCATTGGTGACTTTGCCTTCAAGGGTTTGGCGTCTGCTCCTGTGGATGCGCAGATTGATGATGATGAGGTCTTCAAGCCGTCTGTTCTGGCGGCGGTGATGCCGTCAAAGGCTCCTGCATCAGCGACAGCATCTGTATCGGCTGCAGGTACGATTGGATCATCCGCAGCGGACGAGGAGGAAGTGGATGACGAGGATGCGGATGATGTCGAGCCTGTCCCCGCTCCGAAGAAGACCATTATCAAGAAGAAGGTGATTGTGACGGGTGCGAAGAAGTAAATCAAAATAAAAATAGCAAAAATAAAATAAAATAGTTCATCTTCCAATGATGTATTCTATTTTTATTAAAATCTCCTAGGATTATGTAGTAACAAACTGACTTCCTCGGCAATTGGCGATAGTATTGACCGTATGCGGGACACCTACATTGGCGGTTCTCATTTGTAATTCCATAACGGATGGTGGAACAACAGGATAAATATAGGGTTGATAAGGTGCATATCGTTGATTGCGAATATCGATCAATTGATTAAAGATATTCTCATTGATCGCGGCAGCATTCGCAATCGTGCTTTGAATCGTACTATTTATCGTTTTTGTTAGATTACATTGTTGTTGTTTTCGAACAATTGCTTGTAATAAGGAGCTTTCTGTTGTTCTGGAGCTATTATTGACAACTTCTGGTAAGGCGGAAAGAGAGGCAATCAATGCGTCGGTTGCACATACAATCGGTTTGCAGCAGGGCTCAATGATACCTGGGGGTTTATAGTTGTAGGAAAAACGGCTTTTTTGACATGGTTGACAGACAATGTATGTAATGGGACTATTGATAACGGGAGGAGGAGGAGGAAGAGGAGCAGGGGGAGAGGGAACAGGAGGAGTTGGAGGATAAAGGGGAATGGGATCGTTGGGATTTGCTAATTCAGTCGTAAAACCGTAAAAAGTATTACCAAAATTACGAATAAATAATCCACCACCAGAAGTAAAATTATATAAATTATATGTTCCATCGCCATTGGGTGGAGGATTATTATTGAGACCATAATCTCCCTCATAATAGCTCATGGTTGTAATACTAACACCACTAAATGGGCTTGTTAAGGTGTTAAATGTATTAAAATTCCCTCCATAGGAACCGAGAGGAGCAAGGATATTTGTTGTTTCATTACCATTTTCATAAAATCCGATGATATTCGGAAGCACATAATTATTTACCACAAAAAAGCCATTAAAAATAGTGGTAGTATCTAGTGTAATTGTAATTAAAATTTTATAATACATGCCAGATGGAGTTACAGGAATAGGATCATTCGTCGAAACGATAAAATTATAAATAATACTATCAAAATTAGCAATAGACCCATTATCAAAATTAAAATCATATAAATTATATGTCCCATCGCCATTAGGAGGAGGATTATTATTATTACCATAATCTCCATCATAATAGCTCATGGTTGTAATATTAACACCATTATTAGTAAATGGATTCGTTATAGATACAAAAATATTATTATTTTCTCCATAGGAACCTACAGGTGCAAGTATATTTGTCTCATTTCCATCTTCATAAAATTCAACAATAATTGGTGGATACATGTAATTATTTACTACAAAATGACCACTAAAAATAAGGGTATCATTCTCTTTAATGACAATAGTATAATTCGTACTCATCGAACCCTACATGAATCCATGATTTTATTTATGAATCATTTTCCTCATCTGAATCGGGTACCTCGGTACAAATCGATTCCGTATGAGGACAATAACGTCCCACATAAGGTCCGATGATTTTCTCTTTTATTTTTTGATACAATTTATTCTTGGGATCTCGAAAATATGTAGTATGACCAATTTCAATGAATGACAGTGGTACATATTCTATTTCATAATCATTTGTATCAATTTCTTCTATTTGCTGTTCAATGTAGGTAGGAATAACAACTTCCTTACAAATAGGGGTCTCTTGTATAGGTACGTTTTCCACTTTAGGAGACGGCTTGGCTGCTTTCTTTGGTTTTGGTGCTTTGATGGGTTTTACTTGTGCGACTTGTGCAACTTGTGCGACTTGTGCGACTTGTTCTACTTGTGCAACAATTGGTATTTCAACAGTAGTCGCAGTCGCTGTCGCAACACGAGGCTTTCTCGGTTTCTTTACTGGTGCTGCCGTTGAAACAGTAGCAACTGTATCTGTTTCGCTAACCTTCTTCCGTGCCATGTCTTGAGAGATAGATGCTATTTTTGCTTTAGATGCTACTGGAGTATATTGCCGTGCTTCTCTTTGATATTGCATAGCAAGAGCAATTACTTGCTGTGAGGGTTCTCCCCAGAGTTGAACACGATTTTGATACCATGATCCGCCAAAGATATGAGAATGATCAGGAATGGGTTCGCTCATGTGTCCGTGTGGATAAGTGCTATCAAATTGGCTTCGGGCTCCTGAATGAATTTTAATACAGGATGCACAACGATTTTGTCCATCTAGACAAGGGCGTTGACAGCAATGTTCCAAATAGAATTTGTGAACGCCATCAGCAAAGTATTGGAGTGTTTTTGAATTGGTAATGCGTGTATGGCACGGAGTAGTCATAACGTAGACAGTAACAACTATTTTATTCCGATTGCGTTTATCAAATTTTATATGAAGTGCGATCATTTTAAGATATTCACTCCGATTCATTCAAAAAGAGTTAATCCAATATACGTTAGATTAATTCATCACATAATAGAAATGACACTCACGTCACAAGAATATCTTGCCATCGGAGTATCAGCCATCGTAACGATAATGATTTGCGTATGTGTGAATGAT